CCGTGCAGCTCCGGTACGGCGGCGAGCACCGTGTTGCAGAACTCTTCGCCGCGTCGCATGAACTCGACGTCAAATGGTAGGCGGTCAGATTGAATTTCAGTTTGCTGATCAGTTTGCTGCGGCGTATCCATTAAAAATCCTTTGTTATTGAACGTATCTTGATTCTTTCGGCAGCAGGCCGTCGATCACGTTGCCTAGCCGTGTAGCAGCCAAGCTGTAGATCACGACGCGTGTCGCTGTCTCGACAATACCGCCGATGCCCGATCCTGCCAAGAGGAGCAGAAACAGGTAAAATGGCGCGTGGTAAGACTTGCAGAACGGGCAATTGATCAGCTCTAAAAGCTTTCCTTTTGCCGTGTTGTATGGCGTTACGTCCTGCAGCGCTTGCGCGTATGCCCGCGCGGTTTCAAACAACGACCCCTTGTGCCATACCTCGATGATCGCTCCGGCCGCCAGCGTGACGGCCAAAAAATCTAAAACAGTGATTGTCATTTGCGCCTGCGTTTAGGGGTGCCTGCTGTATAGCCATTCATGAAGCAGGCGCCACTATAGAGCGCGGCGGCGGAGATGATCAAGCTAGCAACGCCAATCTGCGGCAGTGCGCACAAACCGGCAAAAATCATCAAAACAGTGTATCCCGAAAAAGTCGCGTGCGGATCTGATTGGGCCATCTTATGTTGCCTGACTGTCGCCGTGCGGCCACACTTGTGTGCGTGTGCTGTCCGGCGCGTTGGGGTCAAACTGGTATTGGGGTAGCGGCAACGGCGCCTCAAGTTTAAGATGGTTTACGGCATTGTCCGGCAAGTAAACCTGCGGACCGGGGCCGCGACGCGTACCCTCAACGTAGTGCTGTTTGCGTTCCTGATACAGTTTTGCAGAGCGGCCGACGTTTGCCATATAACCTCCAAAAAGTACGCGCCCGGGTCACCGTTTAGTATACCCGGACGCGCACTAATCACTTGCGAGTTGTTTCTTTGGCGGCGGCTGCAGCAACCTTGCACATGTAACCAAGTACATTTACAAGGCCCGCAACGCCGTACACGAAAACACACCCCGTATATTTGAGGCTGTCTTCGACCCATTGAAACTCGGACTCGCTACCGCGGTTATTGTGGTTCATGGATAAACCTGATCAAACAGTTATTGAAGCGCTTGACATGCCTTCCACAGGCGTGCAATCACTTCTACAAGAATTAATCTCTATCGATGTGACAGATATGCAGTCTGTTCACGCGCGAGCTGCTATTTTGCAGCAGCTCGCCGGGCAGCATGCGTTTCCGTCACTCGAACCGATCTTACCGTTAGTTCTGAACCTTAATGGACGCCCGTACAGCATTCAGAACCATATGCCTTTTTCCCCACTTTTCCGGCTATTGACGCCGAAAAATCAAGTGTGGTGCACGGGGCGTCAGGTATCAAAATCGACCAGCCTAGCAGCGCACGGAGTTGTAGTTGCCAACTCTATCCCGTTTTTCAAGACGTTATTCATTACACCGCTGTACGAACAGATACGGCGGTTTTCAAATAACTATGTGCGTCCGTTTATCGACCAGTCCCCTGTAATGTCGCAATGGAGCGGCACGACGACCGAGAATTCAGTTCTGCAAAGATCTTTTAAGAACAACTCGATGATGTTGTTCAGCTTTGCGCTTTTGGATGCGGATCGTGTGCGCGGTGTTTCTGCAGACCGTGTGTGTATCGACGAAGTTCAGGACATGGATCCTGATCACGTGCCGATCATTCAAGAAACGATGTCTTACTCCAGATGGGCGACTAGTTACTACACGGGGACCCCGAAGACCCTCGATAACTTAATTTACGGATTGTATAAACGATCATCACAGGCGGAATGGTTTATACCATGTCAATCATGCAAGCACTGGAGTATTCCATCGCTTGAATATGACTTGGATAAAATGATCGGCCCATACAGCATTCATATCAGCGAGAACTATCCGGGCACCGTCTGCGCTAAATGTCAGAAACCGATCAGCCCAAGGCATGGTCGGTGGGTGCATAGATATCCCGAACGCCGCTGGCAGTTTTCCGGCTATCACGTACCACAGATGATACTGCCGCTTCATTTCTCCGACCCTGAAAAGTGGTCAACTCTATTGTTGAAGAGGGAAGGCTTTGGGAATATGACCCAAGCTCAGTTCTACAACGAAGTAATGGGAGAAAGCGTTGATACCGGTCAGAAGCTCATCAGCGAAACTGATTTGAAGGCTGCGTGCGTGCTAGACTGGGAAAACAAGAAAGAACCAGACCCTAAGTGCTTTACAAATCTCTCGAATTACAAACATCGCATTCTTGCGATCGACTGGGGCGGGGGCGGAGAAGCAGGTATTAGTTTCACCGTGCTTGCTGTGCTAGGGTTCCGCCCTGATGGGACAGTCGACACGCTTTGGGCCAAGCGCCTGCTCATTGGCGGCGATCATTTGGCCGAAGCTGTGGAATGTATGCGCTGGTCTAACTTGTTTAATTGCGATTTTGTCGCTCACGATTACACGGGTGCCGGCACGGTCCGCGAAACGGTCATGGTGCAGGCAGGGTTTAACCTAGAGCGAGTTCTGGCGATGCGGCTTGTTCGTTCCGCGTCGCAAGATTTGATGGTGTTCAAACCACCTACAGAGATCAACCACCGGGCGCACTATAGCCTCGACAAAACGCGGTCGTTGCTGTACACGTGTCAGGCCATTAAGCTCAAACAGGTCCGGTTCTTCCAGTACGACTGGTCGTCGCAGGATTCACCGGGCTTGATATCGGACTTTCTTGCGCTGGTAGAAAACAAAGCCGAGTCTAGACTAGGCGGCGATATTTACACCATTACAAGGAACACGTTGTTGACTGACGACTTCGCGCAAGCTGTTAACCTAGGCTGCGCCGCTCTTTGGCACGTGAATAACGCGTGGCCCAATTTCGCGGAGATCGCTGGCGTAGCGCGGTTAAGTGAGCGGGCTGTCAAGGCAGAAACGCCGGTGGATGACGACTGGGCGGATGACGCCATCGGGCGGAACTACTTTGGCGGTTATTAAAAGATCCGCCAGCAGTAATCTTCGATAAACTTTTTCATGGCCGCGTAATCGCGAATCTTGGCGGTCTCGATAACGTCAACAACTGCGCACGCTGCGGTATACAACGCCGCGGCGGCTTCTGTGCAGTCCATTGACGAATCGTACAGCTCCCATCCGGCGCCCGAGCGCGGCACCGCAGGCTCTTTCCCCTCGAACGCGTCAGCGATTATCTGCTGAAACACGCCGTCTGGTTCTGTATCCATCGCGCCAAACGATCGATACTTATCCTGCATTTTTTCGAATCTACGAATCGCTTCTTTGAGCGTTGTTACTGCTAGTGTCATCGGATTTGTCGTCAGCTCCGACAATAGCTAACCCCTTTTCGGTGATTGAGAAGCGGAAGTCGTTTTTTTCGAAATCATATTCGGCGTCAAGCAATCCGCGTGACACACCAACTCTTATGATATTTGACAGAATACGCTCACCCAACGCGCGAAACACACGCAACATCTTTTCACGATACTCTCTAAACGAGTTTGCGCCGATGCCGTATGCTCCGTCTGCTTGCACGTCAGACAGTTCGCGCACAATGTTTTCTACCTCCCAGACCTCCAAGAACTGTCGCTGATACTCCAGCGAGCATTCTTCTTCTGTCGGGCGGGTGTCGTTTAGCTTGGCGATAAAACCAGCAAACACCATGAGCACGTGGTCGCGCAGGTCTTCAATCGAGCCGCAGATGTGATGCTGCGGGCGCTCGTCTTCTTCGTCTTCGTATTCCTCAAACATATTTACTTCAAACCGTTTCGGCGGCGAGGCGAGCGGTTGCCAGCGCGGCGTCGTAGTTACCGCGGGCAATCATACGCGCGTGGGCCGCGTCACGGCACTGGCCGAGGTAGTCCGAGTAGGTCGCGTCGGTGTTGACCAACGCTTCGGCCGAGCTGAAGCTGTGTGGCTTGCCGGTCAGCGGGTTGTCGCCGCTCTTCATGATCCGCTCAACCGCGGACATCTTGACTGAGATCCGGTTGTCCTCCAGCTCCGACTCGCGACGGACGGCGTCGGCGAGCGTGCCGGCGGCGGAGATAATGTTATCAGCAAAGTTCTTAGCCATGATCACTCCTTATGTGTCTACGGCGCGACGGACATGAAGTATGTCGTCTAACGCGCGGTCTAGCATATGAGCGGCTTCTGCGCGGTTACCCGCTTCGGCCAACTCGAAAATTAGAAATGCAAACAACGTGTCGCCACACTCGCGAATCGTTTGCTTGCCTTGGCGATTGATATAGTCGTGAAACGTTTCGCCAATTTCCGGCGGGTCAATGCTTAACAGATCTGACGCCGGATATGAATCGTATACTTCTTTTGGCGTTACCGCATTATTAGTCGTCATTCCAATTTTGTTTTTCTTGCCGCGTCGGAATGCGTTTTGGATATTTCTCCGGGTGGCATGCCTGACACCGCGCACGGGTGCACCCACCACAGCGCAAAGCTTTACGGTAATGACCGTCGTCGATTACATGCGCTGGCTTGCCGTTTTGCAGGCTTTGCCGCCATATATCCATACCGGCATTAAGCTGCTTACGCTTTTTAATCCGGCGTTCGATGATGTGCTTTTCGCTGTGGTAACGGCGCATTTTAGTTCTCAGTTGAAAGGGTGACGCCGCCAAACTTGGCGACAATTGCGGTGACGGTAGTGTCGTCAAGCGCAAAAAACTCGTTGTGGCGGCGAAGGTGCCCGTACTCGCGATGAATCCGCGTTTCTAGTTCAACGCAATCGCCTGTCTCGATATAAGCTAGCAGCGCCAACCCGCCCGGGACAAACGTACTGCTCTCCTTTTGTCGATCTGCAATTTTGCGGCGGGTTCTACCGATTTTAACAAAACCTTGCGACGGATCACGCAAGAAGTAAACGTACTCAACTTGCGTCTGCGCCGCCTCGGCGTCAACGATCGGGCAATCAAAACCGGTTGGGACATCTGCAAGATGCCGCGGCATAACGACGGCGCCTTGCCGAAGTTTGAGAACCGGTACAGAACCGCCGGGTCCCGTCCAGTACAGCGCCATGTGCGGATTGCGCCAGTGCGGCGACGTTTCGCTGCGTTGCTGCAGTTCTTTGCCAAAGTTAAAACCGCGACCTTGAATTTGTGCCGCGCGTTCTTCAAGCCAACGTTTTGCCTCTTTGTCTGTTTCGGCGTCGTATTTATCTTGCTCGGACGCGAGTACCGCCGGCATGATCAGATCGTTACCCTTGGCGACCAGCGACAGAAGAACAGTCAAACGAAACAAAAAGTACAGGCGTTCGGTGTACATCGGCAAATCAGCCGCGATTGTTTTTTCGCTGACGCCCATGATGGCTTCTTCTAATACAGCGTTGTGCTGCCAACCAGACAAAGACGAGGCCAACATATCCTCTACCGTGGCAGTCGGTCCGCCGAGTTCGTCGACGAGCTTGTCGGGGATTTGAATCAGAAAACGATCTTCATCGTCGACAACCTCGAACGAGCCGCAGATGAAAACTTTAAGTTCGCCTTCTTTATTAGTCGGCGTGATAAACAAAGGCGCAACCGATTTAGCCGCCGCCGTGTCGAAGTTTCCGATTTTTATGAGCGCGGTTTTGATTCCCAGCGGCTCGTGTCCTTTGGGAAACCGAAAGCAAATCGCATTCGTTGGTAAATCAAGCTGCGCAACTGGGATTTCTAATTTTGTGTTGCGCACTAATTTTTCAACAATTGGGTACACGTTATAGAACGGGCGATTGTCGTCAAACCAGTCCAGCTCGGTTACCGTGTAAAGTGCGTTGCGTATTCCTGTTTTAGCCGCGGCGCATTCTTCTGCGTCGAGCTGGTCGGCGTACGCTTCGTTTTTCGGGTTATCAAAACAGCTGAATACGCGCTTTACAATGTCGGCGTACCCGGCGACGAGCTTTTTCGTTTTCTTTCGCAGGTAATCGTGCGGTGATAACTTTTTAACTATTTCTGCTTCTTTGCGTCGCGCCTGCGCTTTTAGTTCAGTAATTGCGCGTAGCTTAGACGTGACGTATTCATGGAATTTCATACGCTTCCTTGTTGTGCGTTACGGGTCACAGTACGTGACGATCTGGCATCCACATTGCCGCGCGAGTTTAATTACGTCCGCGGCGTATACCCCAACGAGTTGATCTCGTTTTACATGTCCTGCAGTAATTAACGCCTGCAAGCCCAACTTGGCTATACCGCGACGGCGATATTCGGGGTCGACGAAACACTCTACGGTCTGAACGGTTGTTGGTCGTCCTTTAAAAATCTCGGGCCACGGGCGCGAGCCTACCCAGCCGACTAGCGTTTCGTCTAGCCACACTAGCGCCAGCGCCATTTCTGGCTGCGGGCCGGGCTGGATATTCAGGTAGCGCTTGTCTAGCTCTTTTTGAATCGAGCTGTCGCTACCAGAATCAGGCCACGACAATCTGGTCATGATTGCCGTCACATCGACCAGCCCCAGCCGGTTGATGTCTTTGATTTTGATAGTAATATCCATGCTGCGTCCTCCGTGACACAACATGGATTATAGAAAGCCGGCGGTCGGATTCGAACCGACGACAGGCAGTTTACAAAACTGCTACTCTACCAACTGAGTTACGCCGGCAAACATTAAACAGGCTCAGTGATTAAACTAGTTGGCCAGTGGTATGGCAAGTCTATGGGTTCTTGCCAACCAAACCGCGAATAATGACGAAAGTCTTTGCGCAGTAAGTTGCTGCGGTGACTGGAGTGAAATTGCTCGTCGCCAACCCACGGTGGATACACGTTGCGCTCGATGGTGTCGCGCAGCGCTGTATAACTGCCCATGAACTGCGGGCAGAGCGTGTCGTTAAATCCGCGCCGTATCCACTCGCGGCACACGACTATGGCGTATACGGCTAGCGCTGTTTCATATCCTGCCCACATACGGACGGCAGGATGGTTGCGCCAGCTACTTGTTCCGGGCTCGTGCTCGCCAACCGGAACGCCAAGGCAGAGTAAGATCTGCTTACATTCAACCCTTTGTTTTCCTAACCTTTTGTTATCAAGGCAGGCAGCCGAGTGTTTAAATCTCGGCAGGGGCAAAAATGTCTGCATTTAATCAATCATCAACTTCGTCGTCAAAGTCTTCTTCATATTCTGGGTCGTCATCTTCCTCTAAGTCTTCGTCCCAGTTTTCTTCGTCGTCTTCCCAATCCTGCTCTTCTTCTATTTCTTCTTCGGCGTCGTCTTCTTCCTCGTCATCGTCGTCGCTGAAAACATAGTTTGGTTTCGGAAAGTCGATATCGCTATCGTCGTCATCGTCATTGTCGTCGGTGACAAATTGCCACTCTTCCTCGATAAAGTCGTCGTCGAGGCCGTCTCCGCGACCGTTCGTTAGCTCATGCGACGATTGGCGAATCAACGGCGATGTAAAACAGCGCATAGTTATCCGATGTCCCGGGCAAGGTCGGCGGCAGGTAGCAAATACTTATCGCACCAGTTGCTGTCGACCAGAATACCCGGCAGGTTGCGCACAGCTTCCTCTCCGCCGAAAACTCCGCGACGCGCCAATAGTTTAACAAGCCAGAGCCAATTTGGGGCTAGGGCTTTTCTATCATAAAAATAGCGGTCGATCGCGCGCTGATTCAACCACCAGTGCGCGGTCTTTCTGACGAGGTAATTTCCGGGTTGATCTGCCCTGCGCGGTCGCGGTAACACAGCCAGCGCGCCGGTTTGTACGGCGGTCGTTAACTCAGCGAAAAACGCAGTATCTGCCGCGTCTGGCGTTGTTAAATGATTTGTAGCGTACTCCAGCTGGAACGCATCGCCGTATGTTTCTGCCAGCCACGCGTGCATGTCGGTTAACACTGCCAGCGTTGTCAGCGGGTTGGTCCGGCTGATCCGCATTCGCTGGCGCAAGGCGCGCTGCAGGTAGCCGGGCAGGACATACGCCAGCGCGCCAAAGTCTGTATCGGGCGCTGCGCTGCCGTGAATCACCTGCCAGCCATAGCTTGTCGCCACGTTGGCCGCAGTCGGCGACAGTTGCGCAAGCACCGCGCGGTTGTGGCAGCGCGGCACGGTCGGACTAAGGCTTGCGGCGTCGAATACGTTTGAGACAAATGTCGGCCACTCTAGTTCTGCCGTACGTTCGTACATAGCCGCGCTGGAGTCTGAACGGCGCAGCAGATCAATGCGTTTGTGCTGGCAGCCAAGCACCTCGCCAATCGCGGCGGCGGTCGCGAACCCGCCACCCGGGATCGCCGTCGCGACCGAGTCTCGCCGCAAAACTGGATCGATCAAGTCTGCTGCGATCGTTGCGACGACAGACCAGATAAACGCGTTCTCTGCGGTTGGAGTAAGGAACTGGCGAATTGCTGGTGGCGCGACCGCTACCGGTTCAGGAAACGTAACGTGTTTGTTTTTCGCGCTAGTTTGCGCTGCAATGGTCGGCGTGCCGTCGGTTGCCAGTTCGTAGTTAGCGAACCGGAACACTGCTGCGCGTTCGTCCCAGCCGAGGCGGTTTGATACGCACACCAGCTCGGGGCGGCTTAGATCGATGGCGATGAGGTGGCTGCGGCTGTTCCAGCGCCCGTCAAACATCATCACTTTTTTGTGAGACGCTACGATCCCTGCGCAGTACGCCAGCAAACCAGTGCGTTCGATTTTGGTAGCGCCGTCCGCAAAGTGAAGTTCGTCGCCGTCGAGGTAGATCGTGCCGTGATACGTTTTTTCGCCGTCGTCGGCTTGGATGATCTTATTGATAACAATGTTCGCGGCGCAGATATGCTGGTTTGTTACGCTCCACCAACCGGACGCCTTGGGGATTACGGTCCGCTGCCACGGGCGCGACAAGCGCGGGACAATGTCGCGGCACGTTTTAACATTTGTTAGTACGCGGTCGGCAAACCCGGCCGAGAAGTTGCCGCTGATTTTTGTTAAAAACGGCGCCAGTTTATCTGGCATGATTGTGAGTCGGGTCGCAAATGAGTGTGCTGCTATTTCGTTCATTTGGGCAAGCGTGCTGCTCAGCCGCGTTTGCCACGTCTCGGCGTTTTTGCGGATCGACACCAGCCGGGTCATCGCGTCTGTAGCCAGCCGGTTTCGCATTCGTTGCGTCGGCGACACGATGGCCACATACCCGCGCGCAGCGGCAGCGCGGCTTATTAACTCTGGCGAGACTGTGTGACTTTGAAAGATTCTCGGGACCGGCGCAAATGCGTTCCAGCTGCCGCCGACGCTGTTCGCCTCGACGCCGGTGTAGCTCGCCATCACGGGCAGTAACGACAACCCGCGCCGCAGCATTTCGCACTGCATGGTCAGCGCCCACATCGGGTCGTCGAGAACGAACTGCGTGCTTTTTAGTGTCTCGGTGGACGGCAGCAACGCTGTGCGCAGCAAGAAGTACCCAGCCTCGACGCGGCCGCGTTTATATTGGCTTACGGCTAAGAAGTTTTGCTTAGTGTTAAACTCCTCGTCGTACTGGACCAGCAGGAAACCGGTTAGGCGCCCGGGTAGGTCGTAGTACGGAAACACAAGGCTGGCGCCGTTTTCACGCACCGCTCGGTATGGCGGGCGGCGTACAAATTTTTGTAGCGCGGTAATCTGTTCGCGGTACGCCACGCCGACCAGCCCGCCAGCGTTTATTTCAGCTTGAACGCCAAGCTCGCGCAGGCGGCAGGCAATAACGTCGTCGTGATGTCCCCAGATTTGCGATTCAGCCGCAAACCAAAACTGCTCAAATTTGTCAAAGCGTTCGGCTGCTCGGGCGTATTCGACGGCCGCGTTGTCTTTTTCCGCTGGATTTATCAGGTTTAATTCAACAAACCTGTCAATCGCGCCCTCAAGGCTTGTATTCCATAACGCCGCGCCAAACGTTATGATATCTCCATGGGCAAAGCACGAATTACAGTGCAGCCATATCCCGTTCGTGGTCGTATCGTCGAACAGGTGCAGCGTATTTTTTTGACATAGCGGACAGCCCACAACGGCTGGAAACAGCAGTTGATCCGGGGAAATGCCCAGCGCCGACAGGGCGATTGCGTGGTGTTGGCGGCCAATCAAACAGGTAGGAAATCCCATGACAAATATCCCGCTCGATCAGGCGCATGACGTTAGTGGCCGTGAGACACACCGGCTCACCACCCTGTACCCGCAGCCTGATTTTGTTAAGAATGCCGCGCAAGACAGACTTAACGGAGCCGCGGATCTACCACGCCATTTATACGCCGACCAGCGCCATAAACTTTATCCGTGTCATACCGCCCCTGCAACATGGATGTCCGCGCTTTTCTTTGCGGACAAGCAGGCGCAGTTCTCGCCCGACGACGCGGCGGTTATTAAGACTAGGATACACCAAGCGGCCGAGTATTTCGGTATTCGCGGTGCCGTGGCCGAGATGGAAGAGAAGGTTGCGGTCAGCGCCACGCAAGATATCAATACCCTGCCGGACTCTGAGTTTGCCGTCGTGTGGGTGGGCGAGGACGGCTCGAAAGAGCGCCACTGGCCGCTGCGCAACGCCGAAGAAGTCAAGTTTGCGGCGGCGCATTTCAAGGCTCACCGCGACGACTTCGTATTCGACGACCGACATGTAATCGCCACAAAGATCCTCGAAAAGGCTGCCCAGTACGGCGCAGATGTTTCGGGGGCTGAGGGCTCGCTGGAGCTGGCTGCCGGGCTTGGTGCCTGCGCCGCCAAGGTAGCGAGCGACATGATCAAAGACCGCGTACGGCTTACCCGCCGGCAGCACGCGCAGCTGGCGGGCGAGTTGTCCAAGTTAGCCGAGGTTATCGACCAGAACCCGGAAAGGGCTCGTACGGTCGAGACACGGTTAAAGTTGGCGAGCGCGGTCGATAACTTCGATCGGAGCACGCAGCTCCATCGCCTGTACGACGCCGGCGGATTACCGCGGCCGGAAGAAGTCCTGTTTGCAATCACTGAAAAGGTGGCGCGGGACTTCATGTCGAGCAGTGTCGAAACCACTACGGGTAACGTATACGCGCTAGATGATCTGGAGAAGCTAGCGGTAGACGACGTGCGCGAATGGCTGGGTGACGACTTTGCGGACGCGGTAAGCGCCGGCGGCGTCTACATGGACCGCGAGAAGCTGGCCGCGATTGTGCCCACGCTCGATCGCGGCATAGCGTCTATGCTAGACCGGCTTATGCAGGAAAAGTCTGCTGCGCCGGTCGTGAAGTCAGCGTCGGCTTCTGATAGCCTTCTTTCGCTTGCTCGCCTTCACGAGCTTGCGGCGGGCGGTTGACGCTTTCTTTTTTGGCTTACGCTTTTTAACCGGCGGATTGAACAGCGTTCGTATGCGCTTAAGTACGGCCGTATCGCTCGTCCGTTTGTATTGAACGTTGTCCCACGCCTGATCAAGATCTTTGGCGGGAATACCGCGTCGAGCCGACTCAAGATCGTGCGCCAAGCTGTAGGCCGGGTTGTGCCATTTGTAAGCGACGCCTTTGCCGCCTATCGCGTTGTTTAGCGCTTGGTTATCGGCAACCGACATCTCGTACACTTCTTGCGTGCGGCGGTCGATGATCATTTGCGCGCTGGCAACGATACCGAAAACGCGCAATTTTTTATCGACAACGCCTTCGTGAATTGCGTCGACGATGGCGGCGTTAGGGCCGTAGCAGTCCCAGCAAAAATCGACGACTTCTTGAATGCTGTAGTTGCACGCCCGGAAAAACTCAGCGATCCGCGCTACGCCGGCGTGGTCTATTTTGATGCTCATTGGAAAACTAACTCCTTTAGCTTTGTAAGTAACCTGCGCATACTCCAGCGCGGAGTTGCGGTAACCGGCTGCGTATGCGCAGTACCGGGTTCAACATTCTGCGACGAGAGCCCGCCCGTTTGTTCGTCTAATTCGCCGCGGCAGTATTCGAGATAGAGCTGCCAGTTGTCGTAAGAGTCTCGGTCTTCGGCTCGCTCGTATGGGATGTAGGGTGGGTTGTCTGGGACTCTGTCGTTCCAGCCCATTGCTTTTTGTCCTTCTTTTTAGTGCCGTCGATTAACTCGCCGCGAACGATCGCTGTCGCTTTTGGCGCAGTTAATCCAATCTTGACTCGATCGCCTGTGATTCCCAAAACTTTCACAACGATTCCGTCGCCAATTACAACTTCCTGTTCTTTCTTCCTTGAGAGTACAAGCATCTTGTCACCATCATGATGTAGCTGAACCTTGTAGCATTTTTACGACATACTCCGTGTTGCCGTTTTTAAGGTCTAGCGCGGCCATTTGTTTGATAAGTAAACCCGTTTTCAATCGAATCGACTGGTTGATGTCTTCTGTCTTTCCCGCTTCCAAGTCGTAGACCGCGTTAAACATCGTCGGGTCATCTGAAAAGTCTGTAATGTTGGGGCTGACCCGTGCTGCCCGCAACGCGATACGCAGAATGTCAGGGGCGTTGATAATCCCCTCGCTGTCCAGTACGGCGCCGATATAGCCCCGCACTTCGTCAGTGAACGGTTCTTTGTCGTCGTCTTCTGGGGGGCTGATTAGCAACGCCTCTGTGATTCCCCACGCCACCTCTTCGGCGTCCGCGGGGTCCCACATATCCGGACGGTATGTGTCACCACCCAGCACGTTACAGAACGTCACGAAGTCCGGCAAGCTCTTGAAAAATTTGTCGGTCGTGAGGATCTGGATTGCGACCAGCAGCTTGTCGAGCGCCAGTTGGGGCAGCTCGACGTCGAACTCCTCTTCGATTTCGAGGGTGATCGTCGCCGGGTCCCAGTCCAGCGCCTCAATGCCGAACTTATCCAGAAACAGGGTCAGTAGGACGCTCGCGAACGTCTCCCTGCTTTTCCACGCTTCCTGCGCTATTGTCGACATTGCGGCCGTTCCTGCTCTTGATGATCTGCACGCCCCGGCGGTACAGCTCCTCTAGATTATACGCGATCGTCTCCAGCGGCGGCCTAGGCAGCTGCGCCACGCTGTCGCCCGATTCCAGCGCGATCCAGCCCGTTGAGCCAGACCAAGTAGCGTACCGCCCGTCAGCAAACGCGAGTTGATCGCCGCACGGGCTGCCGGTCAAACCTAGTTCGTTTCTGGTGTTGCGCAGCTGCTCGCACACCAACAGCCGCTGCTCGCTGGACAGGAACTGGAGGTTTTCCAGCATGTCGGCCAGTAGGAGATAGAACACGTACGTGTCGCTCAGGGGCATGTCACCCGGCGGCGGGCCGCACTTTAAAGCAATGAGAAATAGGCTGCGGATTTGCAACTTGCTAAGTTTCACGACCCGCATTACCATATCCAACGTGAAGTGTACTTTTTCTTCGGAGGTATCTATGTCCGTTTCCATCATCGACAACCTTTCTAATATCACGCAGGGGCGCGCCGAGATCATCGTCAGCGGCGATGGTATCGAGGAACTGCTGTCGGCTGCAACTGCGAATGCTGTGCTGCAGAAAGCAGCGGAAGCCGGACTGCACCGGCCGGGCGTATCCAGCGCGAGCGGGCCGTACCCGGTTGATGCCGACGGTAAGACCGACGATGACTTGCTCATGGGCAAGCGCGGGCCGGTCGCGGGCTATCGCCGAGATTTTGTTATCTTAGCGTCGCTCTGATCAGGCGTCGTCTGGCCTGTCTACAACAAACATTTCCGTCGGCTTGCCGTTGTCGAATCCGATTACGGCAAAGCACACGGGAGTGCGGCAGTCGATATCGAGCTTCTTCGCCGCGGCGTACCCGGCGCGGAAGCTCGTTTTATTTGCGGCTTCCATCGCCGCTTCTTTCGTTCTGAACAGGCCGACCGGTACGTCGTCCATCGTGTGCCGCCATATGACAAGGTAGCCGGTTAATCCCGGCGGGGCGACGCGGCCCGACTTGGTTTTCTGCGCAGCCAACGCAGACGCCCGCGCGACCCGCAGCTGTGCTGTCGACGCGGTTCCCGTCCACGGAAGCGGCCTGACAGCCGCCGTACTAGAGGCGCGCGGAGCGCGCCTCTTCTTTTGTGTTTTTGATTTCATTCCTCTGCTCCAAACTTGTCGATATGCGCCAGTCTGGCGCAATAGAACTCAGCCACAAGCCCGGCGACGTTGCCGAACCGTTTGACCATGTCCGGAATTACCTGCTCGTTAAACACGCGCAGAATAACTTTCCGAAATTTGGCGATTGCCTCTTTTGTGTAGCCTTCTTCTCGCGCTTTCTCGGCGGCTTTGCGTATGTCCGCATTGCCGTCGAACTGCAGTTGAAGGTAGGCCGGATTTACAAACTCAATGATGTGCCCGTAAACCTGCCGAACTTCGTAGGCGCACGGCACGTCAAAGACACCGCGGCCCGGCCAGCTCTCGCCGTTGACTTTTTCTTCTGACAGGTATCGTAGCTTCCCCAGCATCCAACCGAATGCCGACGCGTCATCATTTGGTTCAGCCATGACAAAGGCTGGTTTTGGCGCCGGCGGTTGCTTGTCAAGTTTTGTTGCAGATTTACTTTTACGCGCCATGATTCACAATAGCTAAGGAAAATTGGGACAGTTTTTGTTCTGACTGCGTAGCCGGGAATCACATCAGCCGTCATAAGACGATTAGATGTGTCCCGACTACACAGTCAGAACACGCCGAAGATCAATCTCCGGCGGTGCAAGCAAGGTACGCATGATACTGCGCTATAGCCTCAATACGAGGATTAATCTCTCTAGTTACTGGCTCATCGTCCATAGTGGCCAGTTCGCCACGCAGCATAGCCGCGGTGTACTCGTTGTACAGCCGAGCCATGTGACCACGTAACCGTCGCGTGGTGCGTTTGAGCACGCATTCCTTCAGAAATGCAGCTCGTTCCCAGAAGTTCGCAATCTTTCCCAATTCATCAGCGAACTTCTCTGCCGTCTTCTCGAACAGAAGATGCGCCTTGTCAGATACGATCTGAAAAGCCGGTGCCGTCTTCTGGCATCGAGTAGTGACAGCGAGGCGGATAGACTCCGCTGGGGCCGAAAGAGACATGCGTTAACTCCGTTGTAACGCGGTAGAGAAGAGCTGCTGATACGACACAGCAGCGACAATAAATATGCCGCGTTTTTGCCAGAAATTTAGCTGCCATTCTGGATTCGCGAATTGCGAAAATGCCTGTAATCACGGGACTTACGGCAAATTTTCCAGTTTCCAGAACGCGATACAACCGCCGCCCCGCGCTGCCTAAGAGCATGGAGCCCGAAGCCACGCGGCGCGTGGCCTTTCAACAGACCGCAGGGCGGCGGAAGATCGCAGCCTACACATGGCAGGTGCGGCTAGAAAGTCAGTTGGACGACTTGACCCCCAGAGTTCACATAAACGACCCGAACCTTCTTGGCGTCCAGCAAAGATTTGAGTTGCGTCTTTTTTTCGCTGCTCATGCCGGCAAGACATGATTTGATCTGCGCCATGGCGTTGCGGCGTTTGTCTTGGCGCTTTTGAGCACAGGCGCTGCACCCACCACTCGCCCCGCTTTTAAACAGATCGCGCTTGTTATAGAAGCACGGAATCGACTCCGAATAGGTCGGGTCGTTTAACATAGAGAGTATGGTGCTATCTTCTAACACAATCATGTCGCGCATACTAGCTAGCCTCACGCAGTTGGCGTAACAGAGTTAGCGGCTGTAACGTACGCCCCGACGCCGGCTACGTTTATCGCAGCAACACGGAAGCGATAGGCCGTGCCGTTGGTCAGCCCGGTTACAGTGAATGTCGGCACCGCAGAGACAGGTCGCGCGACCGTTACCCAGTTAGGTGTGCCGGCGGCTAGTGTGCGTTGAATTCGGTAGTCGGTAATAACCGCGCCGCCATTATTTGTTGGCGCCACCCATGTCAGTACCGCCTGTGCATTTCCGGCGGCAACCTGTAGTGTTGTCGGCGCGGCTGGGACGTTCGGTGGCGTACCAATCCACGTTTCGCCGCCGGGAAGTAATAGGTCCGCAATGTCGAGCGTGGACTTTAATCGCTGCACGTCCTCGATAACGTCTTCGATAAACGCTTTAACTTCGGCGCGTGAACGCAGCAGAACGTCAACATAGTTTAGTCGAAACCACGCCGGGCGATCATTTGGGATCGGCTCGTCTTCGGGATACTCTTCCAGATCGGTCGGGGAGCATACGTGATCAAACGCGCCGACCCGTTCTTCTGCGCCGGGTTTCAGCGGTAACAACTGGTAGGCAAATATTTTGTCTGGCATCTGTGTCGGATTGCTCGCCGTAATCCGCACCCGAATGCCGTCTGTAGTTTCGTAGTTGTACCGGCTGACCTGCCACGTAAGTTTGACGTGCCGGCTGCTTCCTGTGGCTGGCGGCGGATCTAAATCGGGCAAATAAAAATTCAGCCCGAGCGTGTCCGGCAGCGTGATGATTTCTTCGTTGGGGCCCTGCGAGCAACAGTCCGTCATGATATCTTTACTCCGTTAATACGCGGGCTGTAATGTTTACTGGCCCCGGCGTGGTTGAGCGGACATACGCGAGCGCCAGTCCCTCGTTGTCAGTGGGTCCGGGTTGTGTGATTTGCGCGCTCGGGTTGTCGGCAAGAATTTCTACTTGGCGGCCGGCAACAGGTCGGTCGCAGTCGTCGCGAAGGCGGATTTTGACGACAGCAGCTTGTGCCCCATTGGCTAAGACCTGCGGCTTCGAACCATAAAGCAGCTTCGAGTGCGTGGGGCTTACGTAGCTCATGGGTAGGCGTGCCTCTGTGGCGTCGTGCCGTCAGGCGGCGCGTAATATATTGTAACACCCGTCGTTTCGATATTTGGCGTTTTGGCGACGAACTGAATAAATTGCCGCATCAGTTCTTGGTCGCCTTCTTTTGACGCGTTTAAAATATCAATAAACGCGGTCATGCACGGCGACAACGCGTTGTTGTCTGCGCGACAGCGGCAGCCGCGTTCTTTGGCTGACTGTTCGTACGCCGCGTGGCAGTTATCAAACGTTTCTTTTAACGCCAGCATTCCGGGGACAGCGGTGTAGAAAACGTCCTGCCGCCCAAACTGCATTATGTTATCTCGGCTAATCGAGATCATGCGCGTAATGCGCTGCGTCATAACATGGCCCTCGGGGATATGGCCGCATTCTAATCGTCGCGTACAAATGACGCTATGACTGTGCCGCGGCTTTAACGGCTGTGCGTAACGCCGCGTTTGTCTGCAGTTCAGAAATTAACTGCGTTAACGTCAGCTCGCCTTGAGGCCCTGTAGGCCCTGTCGCGCCCATGTTGCCGCACGGCCCTGTGGCGCCCGTGTGGCCCACGCCCTGCGGCCCTGTTGACCCGCGCGGCCCAGTTGGACCAGCCGGGCCGCGTGGGCCTGTTGCCCCCTGCGGGCCAGTTGAGCCGGTGTCGCCTTTTGAGCCTCTTGCGCCAGCCGGCCCAGACTGCCCAGCCGGCCCTTGCGCGCCCTGCGGGCCGGCGGTGCCTTGCGGCCCCATGAGACCCTGCGGTCCAATTAAACCTTGAGGCCCCTGCGCGCCCTGTGGGCCGCGATCACCCTTTGGACCGGTCTGACCGCGGGGACCTGTTGGACCGGTCGCCCCGGCTTGCCCAGCGGCTCCTGCGGGCCCGGCCGCGCCATTTGTCCCGTTGGCGCCTGTAGCCCCGCGGGGGCCTGTTGCGCCGGTAGCGCCTGTGGCGCCCGTCGCCCCGCGAGGACCCGTGGGCCCGGTCGGCCCGGTTGCGCCTGTCGGTCCGGTTGCGCCTGTCGGGCCCCGCGGCCCTGTAGGCCCTGTAGGCCCTGTAGGCCCGGTGACGCCTGTGGCGCCCCGCGGACCCGTGGGTCCTGTCGGGCCGGTCGCCCCGGTTGCGCCGGTCGCTCCGGTCGCACCAACGCGCCCCGTAGGTCCTGTAGCTCCCGTTGGACCTTTGTCGCCTTTATCACCTTTTGCGCCCTGAGCGCCTTGCGGGCCGCGGGCACCAGCAGGGCCTTGCGGGCCGACTGGCCCCGGCACGCCTTGCGGACCCTGCGGGCCGGCGGGACAAATACCGCAACCGCCACCTGTGTTGGCCATTGTTATGCCGTCGTACGGCACAACTTCAATCGGCGCGTCTTCGTCGGGTTGGTTTGTCATTTTAGTTATCTAATATGGCCCGAATGGTCGCGCGTAAATTTGTGTTTGTGTTCAATTGCGAGATCAACTCGTTTAAAAACGCAGCTGATTTAACAATTTCAGCAACGTTAAGCGTCACGGCACCATTGATGCTTGTGTTGTTTGCCGTGATAGTTCCGCTGCCGAGCGCCGTCGGTGTAAATGTAATTATACCGCCAGCGGGTATTACTCCGGTTGCGCCTTGTAATCCGGTAGCGCCTGTTGCGCCCGTGTTTCCGCAGGGCCCGGTTGCGCCAACTGGACCACTCGGGCCTGTTGCGCCGTTCGAGCCTATGGCGCCTGTAGCCCCGCGTGGGCCTGTTGCGCCGCCGGAGCCGGCTTGTCCGGTCGCGCCAGTTGCGCCGCGAGGGCCCTGCGCGCCCTGCGGACCTTGCGGCCCCATAGGCCCAACAACGCCTGTTGCGCCGGTTGGACCTGCTTGCCCTGTTTGGCCGGCGACACCAGCAGGGCCGGCTGGGCCAACTGGGCCGGTCACTCCGGTCGCGCCGCGATCGCCCTTTGCGCCTTGAGCGCCCTGCGCGCCCTGCGGACCTGCGGGTCCGACTGAACCCTGCAAGCCGGATGGGCCAGTAAGTCCACGCGGGCCTGTTGCGCCGGCGGTACCTGTTGCACCTTGCGGACCAGTCGCGCCTGTGGGCCCACGCGGGCCGGTCGAGCCAACAACGCCTGTTGCCCCCTGCGGACCTGCAGCTCCGTTTTGTCCAGCGGGCCCGGCTGGGCCGGTTGCACCAGTGGCGCCTGTTACGCCGGTTGCGCCAAATTGTCCGGTAGGGCCGGTCATGCCCTTGGCGCCTGTAGCGCCTGTGGGGCCTGTAATTCCTGTCGGGCCGCGGGCGCCTGACGGGCCGGTAAAACCGCGGTCTCCCTTATCGCCCTTTGCGCCGACCGGACCCGTAGGGCCCATCGGACCAGTTACACCGGTAACACCCACCGGACCTTGCGGGCCTGTTTGTCCCGGGTCGCCTGTGCAACCTGTGGGACCCATGTCGCCTTGCGGGCCGATGATACTTAAACCGGGTAAGCCCTGAAGCCCCTGATCTCCCTTGTCGCCTTTCTCGCCCTTGTCGCCTTTGTCGCCTTTTAAACCCTGATCACCTTGCATGCCTTGCATGCCCATGAACCCAGCTGGACCGCGGGGACCGGGAACACCTTGAATTCCTTGATCGCCCTTGTCTCCTTTATCGCCCTTGTCGCCTTTTTCACCGGTTTCGCCGGTGTCGCCCGTGTCGCCTTTGTCGCCTTTTTCGCCGGCGTCTCCGGTCGGACCAGCGGGTCCTTCGGGGCCGGTTGGTCCTTGTTCGCACGAGCCGCCGCCGCCACCGCCGCCGCTACCACCACCGCTACTAGACGTGGGGCATTCGGTTGTATTGAGTTCGATGTTGACCGTGAGGTGTCCGCTTTCAACGTCAACTTCAATACTGCCTGAACCGACTCCCGACGGCGTGATATTAACGGTGCCGCTTGTGATACCTTTCGGAATATATGCGTAACCGCCGACCTGATACGCGCACTTTGCGGTTTCAGTTATTTCGACGTAGATTTCTGGTGTGCCGCCACCATAGGGGCGCATTTCCAAACTGCTGCCGGTGAACTCAGGATAACACGCCGCCGGCACACCGATGTTGATATAGAGATCGTATATGCAGACGCCGGGTTCGTCGCCGGTTGTTCCGCCAACTTGAGACGGCGTAACTTGACCCGTGCCGTATGGGTAATCAGACTCTGTAACATCAACATTAAGAGTGATTTGCGGGCACGGCGGCGGTGGGCATTTTGGAATCCAGATGTACGGCGTTAATTTGAATTCGCACAGATCTAGTTGCTCGACGAGAATTTCTGCGCGCGGTTCAATGCCGCACCCAGTCAGCGCGATCCCTTCGCCGCCTTGTATTTTTGGAATACACGGCTTCGGTAACCCGAGGTACAGCGGCAAAACAACGTCGCACGTGTATCCGGGATCGAAGTTAAACAGCGGGCCGCCCGCGAACGCGTACGGATCTGCTTGCGGCGGAAGCACGCGCAAATCGACGACCATTGAAACGGTCGTACAGGGCGGGCGCGGAATCTGAATAAACAACTCTATATCGATCTCGTAGCAACACACAGGCGGATTATTTGTGCCACGTTTTTCGTCGTACTCGGCGCACTTCTGAATGTCGAACTTAATTTTTTGTGGGACATCGTAGCCCACTTCCGACTGCAGGTTTTTGACGCGAAATTGCGTGCACGGCGGGCGCGGAGTTGGAATATCGATATGGATGTCAAACAAAAAGTTGCATGAACCCGGATCGTTGCATGTTGCCGGCGTCGCAACAGCAATCAGGTTAAAGAAGCTCGGTGTGTTGCTGAGGCGACCAGCCGGGCCGTCTTGATAATGGCTGTTGACAGTCAAAAACCGCGAGAGTGTTGGACAGCGCGGCCGGGGAACTGGAACAACAATTTCTATTTCAATATCAAAATCGCAGCGCTCTGGTTGGTCGCAGCCGCTCGCCGGCGTCACAACTTTAGTAATTTCAAAGCGCGACTGCCCAGCTACGCAATCCGTACCGGCAAATCCAGTCTTGACCGTAAACAACTTTTTCGCGATATCGATACATGGCGGCGGCGGAATAGGTACGACAATTTCCAGATCGATGTCAAAATCGCATTGATCTGGCGTGTCGCAGTTACCCGGAGTAATACGCGGTGTAATTTCAAAGCGATTAGATTTTCCTTGCACGCATGTCGAATCGCTGAGTCCCGTCGATACTTCAAACGTATTGATATTAATGCTGGGGCATGGCGGCTTTGGAATTGGCACATCGATGGTCAGCTCGATGTTGAATTCGCACTGGTCAGGATTGTTGCAGTCGCCCGGAATACGCGTTGACGTAATTTCAAATTTAGAACCACCCGACGACGAGCAGGTAATGTCGTCATAATGAACTTTGACGTCGAACGCTGGAGAGTTAATAACTGGGCACGGCGTTCTCGGAATTGGTACGACGATTTCAAGATCTACATTGAAATCGCACTGGCCCGGGTTGTTGCAGTCGCCGGGTGTGTGGCTCGTGCTGATCTCAAACTTCGAGCCTGATTGCACGCACGGCGAATCGCTAAAGCCTGTTTTGACGTCAAATGTGCGCGCGCGTATGAGCGGGCAGGGCGTGCGCGGAATTGGCACGTCAATGGTGAGTTCGATGTCAAACTCGCACTGGCCCGGGTTGTTGCAGTCGCCGGGTGTGTGTTTTGTCGTGACCGCAAACTTCGACCCGGTGAGGCCGCAGCTTTGATCGCGATATGCGGTGTTTACCGTTAATACTGGCGAATTGATAATCGGGCACGGTGTACGCGGAATTGGGATGTTGATTTCTAACTCAACGTCAAATGTGCACTGGTCCGGGCTGTCGCAGTCGCCGGGGGTGTGATTTGGCGTGATCAAAAACTTCGACGGCGATTCGGCGCAATTGATTTGATCGTTGTAGCCGGTTGTGACGCTAAACGTTGGCGAATTAATGACCGGGCAGGGCGTACGTGGAATCGGAATAACGATCTCTAACTCGACGTCAAACTCGCACTGGCCCGGGTTGTTGCAGTCGCCGGGTGTGTGCTTTGTTTTGATTTCAAACTTGTTGTCACCGGTAATGCAAGTACCGGTAGACGAGTCCGCATAACCAGATGTGACGCTGAACGTAGGCGAATTGATGATGGGGCACGGCGTACGCGGGATGGGTACGACGATTTCCAGCTCGACATTGAATTCGCACTGGTCCGGATTGTTGCAGTCGCCCGGAGTGTGGTTTGTGGTGATCTCAAACCGATTGCTGCCGGTAATACAGTTACCGTCGTTGTACCCAGACACGACACTAAACGACGCGGCGTTAATTGCCGGGCACGGCGTACGCGGAATGGGTACAACAATTTCAAGATCAACGTCAAACTCACAGCGCCCCGGGTCGTTGCAGTCGCCGGCAGCGTAGCTTGGCGTGATGCTGAAAAAGTTTTGTTTGTTCAGCAGGCAGTTGGCGTCAGAGAAACCGCTATCAACTGAGAACGTGTTGAGGTTAATAACCGGGCAGGGCGTACGCGGAATCGGGATTGCGATCTCAAGCTCAACTTCAAAACGACACTGATCGGCAGTGTCGCAATCGCCGGTTGTAATGACGGGGTTGATTGCAAATTTGTTTTGCTTATTTACCATGCACGGCGCGTCGGAATATCCGGAGTAGACGCCGAAATCTGTGATTACAATTTGCGGGCACGGTGTTTTGGGCACCGGAATTTGAAGATCCAGATCGATGACAAATTCGCATTGGTCAGGCGTGTTACAGTCACCCGGCGTGATAATCGGCGTGATACGAATTTCGCTGCGGGGTGTAATGCAGTCCTGATAGCCGACCTCCAAACCAAACTCGCCCGCGGTAATAGCGGGGCAGGGCGTCCGCGGAATTGGGACATTGATATCGAGCGTGACGTCGTAGCGGCACGGATCGACGTCGCGGCGTTCGATTTTCAGTTCGTTTTTCGCCGGCGGGCAGGCGTCAACGTCGTCGCCGCTACTTTCAAAACTGACATCGATGCTCGTGAGCGCCGAGAACTCCGGGCATAACGGCCCGACCTCGGTCGGCGGTTCTCTCGGAATAATCGGCGTCTGGCAGCCGTAGATCGGCGGCGGCAGGGGCGCGATATCGCACACCGACGAAATGAAATCAAAGTCAGCCTTCGGAACTGCTTCGATCGGACACTGCGAATCTTTGAAAAGATTTTCAGACATGTTATGTGCAGTTCACTTGCGCGTTTGGTTTCTTTTGCACGGTGATTGTGCCGTTATCGATAAGGATGTTAATCCCCGCGCCGCCGACAAGGTTAACGTTAGGTCCGCCCATGCCGTTGACTGTAGAGATTAGCTCGTTGCATGCCGGGCCGCCGCTGTAAAATTTGCTGTTTTCCGGCAACGGCTCGCCGACGTACAGCGGTACTTCTCCATTATTCTCGCACAGCTCGGCGCTAGTATCTCCAGCGCCCGCGCCTTTGGACGCGGTGACGGCAAGCTCATTGGCGCGGTCGGTCTGTGTGATCAGACAGTTATACCCTTCTTTTAAACGAATGTCGCCCTTCATGCACCGGGCGTTTAACACAATCGGGCGGTTGTCATTGATATCTGTAACGCCGCACGGGGGGACTTTTACGCGGGCATAGTTTCCGACGCTGATAGACCGCAAGTATGCCTTGTTTAAGTTTTGAATACGGCTCGGCTCGATTTGGTAGTCGTTGACCTGAAGCGTCCAGACGTTATTGACAGCGGCTACGTTAAATGCGGCTAGTAGCGCAGCCAGCGGCCCGGTCGCGATAAACCCGGACCAGATCGGTTCATCGGCGCACGGGTTTGTCGTATCCGCGTCCGACTCGCTGTGCGCAATTGCCCACTCGTCGTCTATGTTGGCGCTAAACGTAAGGGCAGCCGGCGTTGCGTTTGTCTGAAATACAAAGTCAAACAAGTTGCCAGTTTTTGTCACAGACGCGAGCCACACAGTGTGTTCAGTCTCGTCGTAGCGCGCGTCGAGACCCATGATGAACCCGGCGTCCAGAATGGCGCTTGTGGGCAGCGCCGGAAGCGTTGCGGGTTTGTTGTAGACGAACGGATACGCGCGGTACTCGTTATCGTTGTAAAAGCCGGGACGAGGCATTAGACGACGCTCCTGTCGACCGTATCAATGACGATTGTCTCGTCGTCGGCGTAAATTCGCAACACTGTGTCTGGGGCGGCTTGGTCTGTTGCTGTAAACGTAAAATTACCAAACTCGTCCGGGCCGCAGCCGTTGATCGTTTTGAGATATCGTTTCGTTGGGAAATCCTCGCTTTGCGGCTCGCACAGAAATCGGCGGAAAAGCGGCACGCCAATAATATCAATACGAATCACGCCCGGGCCGTCTTGCCGCAGGACAACACCCTGATCACCAACAAGCCAGACGTCGCCGGTCAGAAACTGTTTTGTTTCCGGTCGAAGCGCCCGCACGCCCGGCTCGTTCGCTGGAATTGCAACGCTAGAAACAAACTCAGTCTGCGCGAGCGTAAATTCGTACGTGCCGACGCCCCAGCCGGAAAACCGGGCCAACTCTGTCGGTGTAGACAGCAGCATGCCGGCTGGGCGGCCGTACTGATCTTCAAACAGCAAGACGCCGTCGGCGGGCGGGCTGAGTGGGTTGTATGTTGTCGTCGCGCGGGCGGCTAGTTCTGCGTCGCCGACTGTGATTGTCAGCGTCTGCGTCGTCACTGTGATTGCCGAGATATACACACGCTGCTGCCCGCCAATAATGAAAAAAGACGCGTCAATAAACGTATCTGGCGCAATTGAAATGCTGGCGTCAGCTTCGCTTTGCAGCGTGGCGGAATCGGCAAACGGGTAGCGTGACGCTGCCTGCTCGTCGCGAAACTCGGGAAATAGAATTCGAGCGCCTGACATTACTGCACCACAAATTTGTTGAAGAACGTCGACGCTTGATTGGTAAACAAACCAATTGAACCGGTGACAGCGCCCGGGTTTGTAAGATCCGTAAACCCACTCAGCGGTTGCGCGCCGTCAAGCTCTGCTACAGAGAACGTGACCGTCAAATTGGTGCCGTTCAAATTCAGGCTCGCGTACATGCGATACCACGTATTTGTTTTAGCGTTATAGTTGACTGCCAGCTCTTCTGTGAAAACGTTGTCCGTGTAGCGCAGCACCCGAACCTTTCCGCGCGTGCCGTCTACGAGTACGACGACGTAACGCGTGACTACCTGATCGAGTTCTAACGTCTGTACGTAATTTAATACGAGGCCGCCGTTACGCGCTGCACCGTTTGTACCCAGTTTAAACTCGGTCATGATCGAGTGATTGAGTGCCCAATCGGTCGCGCAGTTTTTCAACACGGCGATATTCAAACCACCAATCCCGGTTGCAACGTACGTGCCGTGGTTTGTAAGCCCGGCGCCGATGTTGGGTTGAAATTCACCGGGGCTGCAGTTACCGCAGATCGGCGGCGCAAGTGTTTCTTGCGGAGCGAACGCGCCGGTTTTAGTAACAAAATGCGCGCTCGGCTGGCACGACCCGAAGTCAATACACAGCGGCAGCGGCATGCAAGGATAGTTGGGTGTCTCCAGCGTCTCGTCTACGATCAAGTCGATGGCTTGCGTCGGGTCCGGCCAGCAGTATTCGTCCAGCACGATGTCTGTGTCTTCGTAATTAGCGCCGGTCCAGCGGTACACCTTGTTTGTGTCGTAAGCAACGTACAGTTGATTAAGCTCGCCCGCCGCAGGAAAGTCATCGCGCGTCGGGCGCATGATGACATTTTCGCCGGTTAAGTCACAGCACAAGTCTTTGAACTCTTGTGGTGGTTTTGGCTTATTCGCGTCGCACACTTCTTGCAGACCGGTTTCCGTGACTATGTCTGCGCCGCCGCAATCTTCAAAGTTAATTGCGTTGAAACCGTCAAAGATAATGTCAATGTTGCCGTCGCAGTCTGGCGCCACGCCATTGATCGTTTCAATCGGCGACTTAGCGCACGTGCCGCTCTCCGGGCGCTGCGCGCATGGACCTAAAAACGTGGACAGCGGGTTGTAATCGCCAGTGACCAGCGCGCTATCGAGGCGAAATACGATCGCCGGGTAATCTACCGACTCGTATTCGATCGTTTCGTATTTGGCGGTCACCGGCGATGTGCCGAGCAAGTTTACGACGCCCTGTAATGACGTGCCGAGATTAATTTTGCCGAGTGTCGGAATGGGGAGCGGGCGATACGGGCGCGCGTTGCGTGGTTGCACCAGCGTCTGCCGCGCCGTGCTGTAGCGCCCCGCAAACGGCGTATCGACGCCCGGGCCGAAGGCGACCCAGCCGGACACGCCCGGGACAAGCGGCGTAACCAGATAATTTACGTATGGCGTAACAGGCCGCGGCGCTGAGACAGCGCAAAGCGTCGGGCCGCTTTCGTCCAGTCCGTTAACGACGCCAAAAAGTATTGTTGCGATGCCAGCGGATACAGTGATCCCCTGCACATATACGTACTCGCCCAGCGGGCTTGGAAAACGGATGTGGCAGTCAACAATGATATCTTCGCGAATAAACGCGCCGGCATCGTCGACACCTGTCGAGATGTCGTCGAGCGGGTAGCGCCGCGTAGACTGCAGGTTGTACCAATTTTGATTACGAATCGCCATGGTTTAGCACGGTGCTTCTGTTTTGCCTTCGGCGTTACAAAACAACGTCTGTGTTGTTTCAGCAAGCGCGGCAAGGGGCGGTAATCCGTCGTTCAAGAGCTGCCCGCAGTTTGTAAGAATCGGTTGGTTTGTGGCTGCGTTAGCGCCCGTCAGCATACCAGTTACAACGTATGGCCCGCGGGCACGTGTATCTTCAACGGCCGGGTTTGTCGGATCATATTGCGAAAACTTCAATCGAAACTGGACATACGCAGAGTCACCCGGTTTGAGCTGAGGAAAGACGGCAGAGTATTGAAAACCGTCTCCCGAGACCGAGATACCGACGCCACGACCGCGAATACCCGGGGCGTACATAGACGTATATCCGCACTCCAGTGTCGGCCGCACGGCGACGGAGGTTTGCGTTTCCGGATCTGCTGGCACAAAATTTCCGCTGACTGTTAATGTCAGTGTGACCCGCGTCGGCTCCACGCACGTTTCGCAGGGGTTGCACAGCATCATGACAATGTCCATGTACGGACACCGCTGCGGCACCATGAGTAGGCGCAGCGGTTGTTGCACGCTGCACGATCGCTGATCAAGCCAGCGCGCAATGTTGTTCTCGTGTTCTGTGCGCACCTTTTCTGCGCGCTGGCCGATGAGCTTGTAGCGATAACTGGTTTCGTTCATGTACTTGGCGGTGTTTGCATAGTCGTCACAACCGCAGCACGGATCGCAGTCAGCGCCTATTTGTTGGTGCGCGGTAGTCGACGGGTTTACCGGGTATGGCGCAGTCAGGCCGACCGTCACCGGTCGTCGCAACCACAGGCAGTCAGTCGCAGCCAGTCGGAAGTCTCCGACCGTTGCGGTCACGCCGTTGATCTTTGTGATCGGTACCGCAACGCCGCCGGGGCAGTTCCCGTACCGTCCCAATCCCGTCCCAGCCACCGCGCGAAAATTTACTGACGTCACGTTACGGAAATTTTTTACTTCACTGACGCCGGGCACGATTTCTGTGTTGTAGCCGTTTACAAACTTAAAGCTTCCCTGATAGCGCGCGGTAGTGGTCTGACCGTTACGTACCCGCATAGACAGCAGGCGCCGCGGCATTTTGTACACCGCACGCTCGTCAAGGCGCGCGTTTGCCGGCGTAAGCGATTTATTGTAGTTGCGGCGCGTATCGTCGTCGGTCTGCCCGTTGTCTTCGTCTGGCCACGTGTTGTAGCGCACCAGCCGGCATACCGCTCGTGCGGTTTTCCACTCGTATATCGTGTAATCGGCGCTCCACGGCTGCGCGTTAAACGTTGTGCCGGGCAGCGTAGTGTCGATAATGACGCGATTCAACGAGTCGACAATGACGATGTCTGCCGCGTGCGTCGGCGTCGGAAAACCACTGGCTGGTGTGTTTTCAACGCAGCCCAACCCGTATAGATATTTAATTCGCATCGGGTGGGCAGCGGGCGTGACTGCTGGGTCATACTCGCCGGCGTCGTCATACGACAGGTGCAAGTCGGCAATGAGGTAGCGAATATCAGCTGATGGTGCGACCAGCGGATAGTCCAACCCGCTCTGCGGCTGCACTACGCCGAGCCCGGCGCGACCGTGTTTAGATAGTTGAAAATCGGGGCATGTCATAACTCACCCCGTTGTGCAGCCGGAATCGCCGAGCTGGCTTCCCAAGACCACAAGGCTCATTTGCGTGACCTCAGAGCCCAGCCGAGTAATAAAATTCTGCAGCGTAGTCACACCGTCACCAAAGCGATTGATCTGATTAACAATCGCATCAAGTTCGGTGCAGCCACAGCAGGGTTGCGCGCACGTGTCGGCAAACTTTAAACCGTTGCTCATCGGCGTAATCTGAATACAGTCGTCCGGCGCGATGATGAAGTTGCCGTCGGTGCTGCATACGCCATTAATGCACCGGATGCAGTCACCAATTTCTGGCACTTCGCAGTAGCACTCTTCGTTGAGGTTTGTACCGGAGATGGCGTCAAAGATGATGTCCGTCTCTGCGCCCGACGTAACCGCCGTAATACGCACGTTGTTCCCGGCGACCAGTGTTACGTCGCCGTAGATGGGCGCGCTGAGTTCGCCGTTGTTGGATACGCGCAGCCGAGTAACTGCGCGCAGCGTCGGCCGAATTGCGTCGGTTTCCAGCTCACCCGCCGCGCGCGAAAATGAGTACAGCCCGGGCGGCAGCTGATCTACTTCGTCGAGCGCACCCAGCACGACGCGACCAACGCAGTCGTCAAAGTCACCGACACCGCCAAGCGCATACGAGCGGTTTGGCTGGTAATTGCTGCGGATAATATTGGCCGCGGCAACATCAACTGCGGTGCCGTTGTTATCGTAGCCAACCGTAATATTAAAACCGGTCGGCGCAATCAGCACGCTTCTGATAAAGAAGTTATTGGGCGCGAAAGCTAATCCAGAATGAATTGGTAAATACAGCGCAACAATAAAGCTGTCAGGCAGTCGAATCGTGCCTGTGCTGTCGAGTTTGGTGGCGCGCTCTGTCAGCGGGTATGACCGCTGCGAGTTATGGTTGAGCCATTGTAGATTCCAGTTTCCAATCGGCATTGTGGCTCACCCGTTATGTTGCGCTATAGACGATACCTGTGACGCGCAGTACGCCGATTTCTCCGTATACGTTGTCTTCTACGCGGCCAAGCGTGACGAGTACCGTGTCGCCCTCAGTCACAGCGAAGGCGGCACTATCGCGCTGAATAGCACGATCAATGTATAAGTTTGCGCTAGAGTTAAACGTGAGGGCTGTGTCGGTCGTGGGTAGGGATTGCCCGTCGCCTTCCGGCGTAGGCGGCCGCGCAATAATACGCCGCGTCATGTAAAGTGACGGCATAACCTTGCGCTGCGATTGTGTGCCGTCGCGGCCGAACAACTGCACGCGAATTTTCATCATCAGGTTGTCGCCGAGATTGCTGCCCGGTACGTTAAACCGCAACCGCAACAACGCTGCTTGACTACCCGGGAAACCCAGATACGGGATGTCCATATACAAGCGCTCAACGGTATCGCTCAGCCGAATGATCTGCGGCGAAATTTCGCGTTCAACAAGTTGATCTGTGTAGTCAATTTTAAGTAAGCCCTGATGCAGTGTAATCGGGGCAGTGGTCGTTAAATTGAATTGCTGCTTTTCGCTAGTTGTGAGCACGCGCGGTGTGCCGCGCGACCCGCGAATAGAAATTTGGCTTGACGTTGTAAACGCGCCCTCAGCCACCCAGCCCCGCAGTAATTGATGCCGGTTTACAACACCTTTTACGGCCTGCCCGCCGAGCGCGTCTGTCGAGGAAATCTGTAGATCAAGATTTAACTGCAGATCGCCCGTAGACGCCGAGGCATCAGCACAATTTGTAATCGAGATCGGACTAGTAACTGTTGTGCTTGTTGGCGCGGTAGGTGTTGTTGCATTGTTCGCGTCGTCAACATTTTTGACGAGACTTGTTACCGCGTTTCTGTCGTTGCCGGCTAACATCCGGACATAAATCACCGAAAGGCGCATGTCTTCAAGGCGACAAGGACCAGTTGGACCAGAAACACCTGTTGCGCCTGTCGGACCGGTCGGACCGGTCGGCGCGGGTGGATTTGTGATCTGCCAGTCGCGCGGCCACGGTACGTCGCCGTAGCAGTTGCTCATCCACCAGATGCCGTTCATGTCTACGATCGCGGCGCCGTCTGGCCCGAGCGCGATTTCACTACCACCGCGACGACCTCGTCCCTTGTCCCACACGAGCGCGACCGATTGTAACGGAACTGGCGGCCACGCCTGCGACAACGAAGCGTGTTGCGCTAAGTTGTAACCGAACAGCGCGCCGGACGGAGCTTTTCCGGCAAACGACGGGTGGTTAGCCGGCAACCAGCCCGGCAAATTTGCGTTGGGGTTGTTGATGCGGTGTCGTGTGTGGTCGCCGGGATTTGTGAATAACGCGTGCACACCAGCCGGCTCTGTGACAAGCTCAAAACGATAATGCGTGTGCTCGTCAATAAAGTCGCGCACACTCGGCATGACCAGCACGCGCGGTACAGTCGTGCAACTATCTTTTGGGCCCTGCACCAGACACACACTTACTGTGACAGGCGGTTTTTGCTTTACAAGTTTGCCGGCATCAGCTGCGGACAAATAATAACGGCCGGGCGTAATTGGGCCGGCGATCGCGTTTTGCAGTTCCGGCATATCTACAATGCCGCGCAACACAATGTCGCCGGTTGTTTCCGCGCGTTTTGACAGGCAGATGCCGACGCAGTAAGAGGACGGCTGCATGACCAGCGTCTGCGTTGCCGGCTCCGGTTCGACAGCCGCCAAAGCGCGTTCGTATCTTTTTTCAACCCAGTTCCAGTAGACGGGTTGACCGGGTAGAACATCCGGCGAAATGCTGACGTTGCTGTCAACAAGCACGCGACCCAACGCAGCAGCGTCGAGGCGGTCTTTGAGATAATCGGTGCGGTCCTCTAGCGTGCGGTCTGGGCGTGAAACGACACCAGCCTGTACAGGCTCGCCGGGATTAACATGCTTAATGTTGTGTAGCCAGTTACCGGACATCCTTGTCCTCCGGCGGTTAGTTGATTACAGGAACGCGACATCCCACGTGATACCAATCTGGGACGACGCTTCCTTTGTTACTTGATTCGCGCCAGAGAAAACTGTGCGCGCAAATATGACGTCTTTTGACCGGTCGCTCAGTACGGGTGCGGCTACAAGCGCTGCAGCGTACACGCGGCTATTGCTTGCACTACTGAACTGTTTACTCGTGCCCGAATAAACAACTCGCGCTTCGGACGTCTGCGCAAAAAACGTCAATTGGTTTCCGGATTGATTTACGGGCAGGTTTGCTTCGTACCCGGACGACACGCTCAACGCCGGCTCGATGCTCAGCGGCACCCGAAGAAAATTACGGGTTTGCGAGTCAACAAGCGAGTTGTAGTACGTAATGTCGACGTTACGACCGAAGCTAGGCGTTGAAATTACCTGTTCTGGCGCAGCGTTCTCGTACTCGATATACATTGCCGAGATGTGATAGTCGAGGCGGTCGGGCTGCCGGCGGTAACCAAGTTGTTTTGCCGCGATGAATCCCCAGCCATATTGAATCTGATTCGCTTGCGAAAAGAGCGGTGTTTTCAAACCAGTCTTTTCGTCAATGCGCCACACCGCCACGTGACCGCGTACGCCAAAAGCGGGGATAATGTTATCAGCAGTCATGTGTTGTCCTTATTGACATGTGCCCGACACGAGCCGGGCTGTGGCGCCCAAATCGCTGACTAGTGATACCGGAATCTCGTCTGTTTGCGGCGCCATTCCCTTAAACCGTGTGACAGCTTCAAAAATGTCGGTTTCTGGGGTTATCTTATCTTTATCCGCCGTCAGCTCGAAAACCACGATCATTGCCGTTTGTGGCGGCAATAACTGACGTAGATGCCTAATATTGTACAATCCCAGCTGATCGAACCCTAGCGCGCCGACCGAGATTCTGACGACAAATACGTTGTTGCGCAATACGTTTTCAACGAGGAAACGCAGCGGGTTAATTGTCTTGGGTAGCTGGCTGGTTGTCGGTTCCGTTGCGGCATTAACACGCTTGTCGAGTAAATGCGCCAGTGTGCCTATTTTTAGTTTTGCCGCGCAGTCGGGTTGTGTTTTGCGGAACTCGGCGGCCGCGACGCCGCGGGCGTGGACCTCATCAAAAAAGTATTCGACGTCCGCCGGGTAACCTCCCAGCCGAAACTTTACATATGTATACCCGCTCTCATGCTGCGCATTAACTTCGAGCGGCACGTTCCTGTTTTCAAACACAAGATCGCCGTAAAAACACGACGACAGGAAACCGCTGTCAAGCGCCAGCGCGGCGAGAGTTTTACGCACCGGCTGACATTGCTCGTCGTTCGGGTCAACAAGCAATTCTTCTTCCGTTTCGGTCGTAAGCGTTTCCCACGCGTTGCTAGTCAAAATGTTGTTCGGCGGCGGGCAGCATAGCACCGCATTTTCATCTGGCCGGGCGTAAGTGTTGCCAACAAAAAATTCATGCACATCGACGCCGTGTACCAGCGGCGTGCCGGCCGTAATTGTTTGCTCGACTTCGACACGCGGGACAGCGTTTTCTGGAAAACGGTATACAGCTTTATCGGTAACGATCAGCAGACCGCGATAGTCGTTATCAACACGCTCGACAGTCTCGACAGGGCCGACGCTGATTGGCAAACCACAGATCGCCGAAATGGCGGAGTCGATTATTGCTGCTGTAGCGCCGCCTTCGACTAGCCCAGAAATAACTGCATTTGTTAAATCTTTGTAGCCCTGACTTGTGCGCAGCTTGATACCGACCGCGTATGCAAACTGGTTGAACACGTTGTCGTAATCAAATTGACCACAAAAACTCCAGAGCGTAAGTTCTTCGTCGTCGCCGCTGTCTGTCGCAGGTCGTTTTGTAAATACGGGGTTGTCAAACGGATCTTTGACAAAAACAATTGCGCCGCGTTCTAAGTCGATCAGAAAGTCGACGTTTTTGACGAGTACGCCGGTCGGAAACGTGATGCGATTAAAAAGTTGCGTCACGTCAACGAGCGCGGACGGTAGCGGGAAAGAAAAAAACGGCGCGTCGGTGGCGGCGTCAAAACGTAAATTGTTGTTGTTAAACACTTCGTTGCCGCGGTCAAGTCGCGCAATGGTCGTACGCGCTGAGTTACGTTCTGATTTTTTGAGCACGAGCGGCGACAGTTTTTCTGTGTGAAACAGCGGAACGTCAAACCGACTTAACGCCTCAATTGTTTCGAGCAGGTTGTGGTACGTCTGGTTTGCAACGTGTGCTGTAGCGTCGACATACGAGTGAACCTGATCGACGCCGGTGTAAGTGCGCGCCCAAAAGCTGCCGAGCGCCGCAATCAAATTACGGCTGCGATCAAAGTCTGACCCCGGATATACAAACTCTGGTTTTTTCATAGTCAGCTAGTCCACCCGCCGGCAACAACAGAAATTGACACATCTTGCGGGCTTGTCAGAAACGCAGTAGTGCGCGCTGTGACAAGTCGTGAGGGATCGTGCGGCACCTGCAGAATTGTGTTGTCGCGCACGTACGCTGTGGTGCCGTCTGGGCGGCGGATGCGTCCAAACATATCAATACTACCGAGCGCCTGCTGGCCGGTTAGATATTGATGCGCTGCAGTGCTGATAAGTGACGCGTGCAGCTGGCCAGTAAAACCTACTCCGGCCACGGCTTTGCTCACGGCTTTTTTAATAGCGTCCAAATCCGGCGACGGTTCCGCGGCCTGTTTGCGGATTTCAAATGAAATCTTTGTGAAACACGGCACTGGCGCTTTTACAAGTACGTCTGCGCCGCGCGCCCGAGTATCGCGCGCTGCCATGTAGTCTTGCAGCTCTGCTATCAACGGTAGCCCACTTGTCGTGACCAAATACAGCCGGCGCGTTTGATTTGCCGTCAGCGTTGAGTTGGGCTGGAGGTCTGGGTTTACAAACCGAATCGTAGCCGTCTGATAACGGGTATATGCGCTTTCGGGCAGATACAGCAGATCTGGAATGAAATCAAAGTCTGAGAAGTCTACGTTCCGGTCGTCGCTGAGTACCGAATAGTTAACCGGTGTTTCCGACAACGGATCAATGATTTGCGCAATTTCATAAAAGCCGGGAGCAAGGTCGCGTGCAATTGAAATCTGCCAGATCGTGCCCGTTGGGGCGCCGCCAACAAGCGCGTTGTCGTCGCACGGGCCGGATGTGTTCTGCGCGGGCGAATAGGGCCCGACGTACGTTGCTTCTAAAAGATGTTCGCGTTCTTGCGAGTAGGCGTTCGTGTGCGCATAGATATCAACTTTACCTCCGCCAGAAATCGGAAACAGGGAGTGTTGATCGCGCTGTTGTTCCGTGTCCCCGCAGCCGAGCACAGAAAAATGCAGAGTGTTGGCGAACACGGCTTGCGATTTAAGGGCAGCAATATAACTTTGCCGGCTGCCGATTGTTTTCGCTGCGAGGCCCGTCGATAAACGGGTCAAATACTCGGCGTTTGTTGCGGCGTCACGCCCCTCGATAAAGTCGGTGCTTGCGTACAGATCTACGACGTTACTGATTGAACCCAGAGTCGTCAGCTTTGTGCGTCGCCTAATATTTCCGGCCGCGCCAACGTCGCTCGCGATGACGACGATGGTCGCCGCGTACGTGCCGTCGCCAACGGCAACCATTTTTCGTTGGTACGGCTCTGTGACAACCGCCGTAGGCGCTGTCGGCAGAATCGTAAAATTTTGAGTGGGCGAAAAGCTGATGCTGCCGTCTTCAAGCCCAAAGATCGCGTCTGTTGTAATTTCAGTTTGAATGTCGGAGTTTAAAACAAGCGTGACGTAACCAACCGCGGGCGAGCCGTTGTCTCGCGCGACGTTAAAGTTAGACAGCACTTGATCAACAACGTCGACGTCAGCCAGCTCGGGGTTTTCTGTGATCTTTAACAGGCTTTGACTCTGTTTGACGCGCTCGATGTTTTCTTGGATTGCGGCGTTGAGCAAACCGTCGAAATACAGAACGAGGTCATGAAACACGCCGCGGGTCAGTTCAACTTCTGGGTGGCGCTCCGCCATCAGCTGCGACAACGTCGCTACCATGGCTTGTACTTTTTCTGGGTTAAGTTGCGTGAGGCTTGAGATTTCGATGGGCATGCAGCACCTACGGTAAAGTAGCGACCGGTACAAGGATCTCGCGCGAGTCGCCAGCCCGACTCGTAATGGCGATGCCGAGGTTCATGAACCCCGGCAACAATCCGACCGACAGCAGCTCGGCGTCATCAAGGCGCTCGTCGTCGGGCATTCCTTCATATTCTTCGTTTCGCAGTGTGACGCGAATACGCATGTTTGCGGCGTGAAACGTTTGCGTAACATTGAGCTGTGTTTTGAGCGTTCCTTGCCGCACAAACTTCATAAAATCACAACCGCGCTCGGGTAGTCCGGGCATAGACCCGCGCTCTGTTAAAAACTCTAACAGCCAGCGTTGCGCAAGCTTTTGCGGCCCGGCGCATATTTTGCCGGCGTTGTCGTTCGAATAAAGAACGAGATCGAGCCGGCCTGTACGCGACGAGCTGTCACGCTGCAGCGCAAGGAAGTCGTACTTTCTGTTTGCGTAGTCGGCGAGCGTCATGATCACGACTTTCCTGCGTCAATGTGCGATTGCACGCCGTCTTTCAAAAAAGAAAACACACTTTTCTTTGCCTGCCCGTGTCCGTCGAGCCGCCCGTGCATGAAGCATGCGCAACGAATCAAACTCGCGTGACGCAGCCGCCAGCCGCGCTCTTCTGTCGCCATAAAATCTGCTTGCCATTTCATAGCTACAAGATCGCCAGTTGTGCCGCCTTTGCGTCCGGGGCCAGCCAGCACACTCATCGAGTAAATCTGATTGATGTTGTCCCGGTTCCAGCTCGGTTCGTGAAGGTTGGGTACGTCTAGTACTTCTTTGTCTTTCATCTCGTCGGGGGTGTGCCAGTCACGCGCGCCGTTCTGCTGGCGAAACGTTTCTGACATTTTTTGGGCGCGCTGCTCTAACTGGTTAACGCGCGCTTCAAATTTACCGTCCACCTGCCCGCGTGTTGTTCCAAGTCCTTCTGGTTTACCCATGGTTGTATTTCCTTAAAAAGAACCCTGTGTGTACTGCTTGTCCAACATCGCTTGGATTTTTGCTGCGCGCTGGCTGACGGCACCGGGAGTAATGTTTAAGCGGCGCGCAATATCTTGCGTACTTGCTTTGCGCCGGCCGTTTCGTCCCAGCGTCATGTCGGCAATTAATTTGTCGACCGGGCCGAGATCGTCATATACAAACTTAAACCACGCGTCAGCGGCCTGATTGCTGTTTGGAATTGTGCTGGCCACGTCGCCGCCGTAGCTTTCTTCGTCCATAACTTCTCGTGTCGTCATACCCTCAGATACTGGCTGATTGAACGCCCGAATTTTTTGAATACGACGGGTCGAGAGTCCGGTGGCGTCGGCGATTTCATCGTCACTTGGATCGCGCCCAAGCTGATCGCGCAGCTCGTTCTCGCTTTCACTTAGGCGCGTGTAATCAAGCCCCACCTGTTCGGGTATTGATATGATATTCTGATTCTGCGCAGACAGGCGGCGGAGGCTCTGCAGTTGCGACAGTAAATGTGTGCGGACGTTGCCGCGGGCGGGGTCATAAGTATCGAGCGCTTTGAGCGCCATAAGCTTTGCGCGTGACCGGATTGTTGGACTTGCGGACTGTCCGGCGTAGCTCATAACGGCGGTATCAATTACAGGCTGCAGCGTCTGGAGCAGGGCGGTGCTCGTCTCCGGCGTTTTGTTCGCGGTCCACTGCGGATACAGATTGTCGAAGTCAGGGCTGACGCCAGCTGGCTTTTTCCCAGAAAACGGCGGCGGAGTATCCCCCAAGATCGAGGGCATGCCGGTTTGTGTTGTGTTTTTCATATCAATCACTTCAGCGTATATCCGTCCCATTTGACGCCGGAATACAGCGGAGCCGTTGGATTTGTCAGGTTAGTAATTTTGTCTTCACGTTCGGTCCGTATGTACGACAAGTCAAACGACGTCCCGGCCAACGCGCGTTCGGCGTTGATCGCGTACGAGACCTTAGTTACGGCGGCTATTAAATCGCCTGTTTCGTCGAGTTCTGTATCGGGTAGTTTGATTTTAACAATACTGCCCGGCGCGATATCAAAACGCAGTTTACCCGACAGCTCGCCGTATCGTTGACTTAAATATTCGGTTTGATAGAAGTGTTGCGCAAAACGCGTGCATACTTTGTTGGACATCGCGTTTGCAATTTCCGCCGGTTTTTTCCAGCCCGGCGGCAGGTTTGATTCGCCGGTCTGCGGCGCTAGACAATCGCCCGGGCGTTTACCCGCTTCGCCGGTGGTTGCGCCACTCATAATCGGCCACGGCGACGTGTTCGCCAGCCACGTCGGCAAGTCTTTAAATAGCTTCAATCCCTGCGTCGTTGCCGCGCCGATACCTGCGCCCGGCGGAAACTGACCGCCCGGCTCCGAAAATCGGTCGCTGCTCTGGACGTCGCCGCCGAGGCCCAGCATAGGATCCTGCTGTCCCGGCCAAAAAACCGTGACGTTTTGGATGAGCTGGTGCATAGTCGAGTTAAAGTTTGCGTAGCTGTAATCGTCGGCGTGAATTGTCAGCTTGTCACTACCGCTGAACTTTAACCCGCCAAAAAACGGAACGACATACGCCTTATCGATGCACGGTGAAATAGCAAAGAAAAACTGCGGCGAGTAGTCGCCGGTAAGCGTGCTCCAAAACGTCGTATACGCAAACGATTCCAACGCGTCTTTTGTGAGCGCCGTGCGAATCGACTGCTCGATATTAAGGTCAAGATCGCTGACGTTTAACTTAAGCGGAACCGTGCCGCCTACGATATTTGGCGCCTCGTCTGGCATACGATCAAGCGCCTTCAGCGCCGCGTCGTTTGGGTCGCCAGCGGAGGTTTTGTAGCTCGCCATCTTTTTAAAGATCGGCTTAATCACCTTGCCCCATAGATTGCCGTTAATATTGCCCTGATTAATGATCTGCTCGTTAGCGTCGATGATCGGAACCGACGACCACGTGTCGCCGTCTGTTTGCAGCGCTTCAAACGCGGCATTAGACGCCATGAGAAACGGCGCGTTTGGAAACCACTTACCGTTCAGCGCGGACGAGTTGTTCAGGTCGTCAAGCCAGTGCACGGCGTTGATGACGTAGTTGGCGCTGTTGTGCGAGCGTTGGTAACCGATGCTGACCAGAAACCCTTCAAATATCTTTATCTGACCGCTTTCCATTTTTTCGGTCTTGCCGGCTTTTGATGTCAGCGTTAACCACACCTCGACCTTATCGCGCGGCTTTAGCGTTTCTTTGGCGGTATGAATTTTCGCTTTCGTTTTGCGACCAGACCGCGCATCATGTCCTACCGCGACAGTAAGACTAGCCGTCGGAATAGTGTTGAGCGGAAACGACGCCGATATCGCAACGATATCGTTGTCAAAATTAATCCCACCAATCGTGGCGCTAATTTTGTACTGCGTGTATACGTATGCTGGATTTAGCTCGGTCATCTGTGCAGCCTTGCTTGTTCCGTCCGATAAATAAGCGCCAACACAAGCCCGGCCAGTCGATACGCCGGTAGCGGGTGATCAAACCAAACGTTTTTAAAGGTCTTGTACGGCTCTTCGTCCGTTACGCCAAACAGTTCTAAGAACGCCGGCTCGCCAAGTATTTCGAGCGTGGGTAACAACGACGTAATCGCCGGGACGGGGTTTGCCGTAAGTTTGATGTACCACCGGCCGTCGTAAGTGTCAGGATCTGTTGGTAGCTCTGCCAGTTTGACGCGCACTTCCGTTTCTGGCAATGTCACCATCGGAATCACGTTCGGCACAAGCTGTTTTTCTTTAACGCGCAATTCATTCAATGCTTCGGCGCTGAGCGTCTGAAAATCTGCCGACAGTTCTTTAAGAAGCCGGTCGTCTGTTTCAATTAACAGATATCGATCGTTTTGCTCTTCAAGCGCGATCGGCACTTCGTCGATGCCGACAAAACCGAGAGTATATTGCCGCTGCGCGCGCCCCGTGCCGTTATTCGCGATGAAATCGCCGCCGATAGCGATGCTCCGCGGCGTGCCGCGTATTTGCGTGATCACGATCCCTGTGGGAAACTGAAACTCGGTTTCCAGCCGTTCGGGCCAATACGTGACGCGGCGATCAAGTTTGTATACATACTCTGCCAACTCTGTTTGATGAATGTAACTCATCAGCTCGCGCGCCCGCAGATTTAAAAACCGCTGGTCAGGTTGCGACCCGAACAAGATGCGGCGCAGCGTTTTTAGGTTTTGCGGCAACACAAACGGGCGATACTCGACAGGAATATACTCGTATCCCGCGAGTTGCTTGTCCGCGCTTTGCGCAAAAATATTAAGCAATAGCGTGCGTGCGTGATTGATCATTGAATTACTTCTTTGGCAGTACGTTGAAGCGGAGCGACCATTGCGCGATGCCGGTTTGCGGATCTTGTACCTCGACGCGCATGCCGGTTAAAAACGCCCAAAAATTTGCGTCAGCGCATTCGCCGATATGCACAGACAGATCGCCTTTTTCTTTGATGCGATTAGCGGTGTAAAACTGGAACAGGTTGCAGATTCGCGCTGATGCTGCGCTGCCGCAAGTTTGTGAAAACCCGAAGCCGGACACCACTAACTCGCCGATGCGGTCACCAAAAGCGTACACGTAAATAAAATCATTGACCGTGTGCAGAAACTGATAGTTGCCGTTTAGCTCTAGCGCAAACCCGGAAATCGGCATCGTCAGCGTTGCGCCGAAGATTTCGACTTTAAATAGCGCATCGCCGGAGCAGCCGGGAATCTTGGCTACTGCGCCCGTACAGGGACTAAATACTGCTGGCATAGCGCACCTACCTGTGATACGACCCGGTACCGCCAGCCATATCGACCGGTGTGCCGTCTGGGGTTTGTTCCATGTGTCTGCCGGCGGCCTGCATTACCGCCTCTGACAGACCCTTGAGCACAAGTGTGCCGTTGATCTGCATATTGCGGCCCTGCTCGTTTTCTTGCACGCCACGCTGCGCGCGCGAGGCTTGCGCTGCGTTTTGCTGTGTTACGGCTACAGAATCTTTTTCAGACGCCGCGAAAGCAGCTTGCGTTGTCTGAATTGCACGTACGCCTGTAGACGCCTGCTCGCCGCCCAACATCTGCATCGGGTCAATCGGCCGCGTTAACTCGTCGCGACGTTTCTGTAAAAACGTGCGTTGTTTTTTATCTTCGTCAGAAAACTGCAGTTCGCTGGTAAACCAGCCCGGCTTGCCGCGCGCCTCTATTTCCGCAAGCTGCTTATCTACTGTGCCGACGGGGTCGCCGGTGGCCGCTTCTTTCCGCTGTTGTTGCAGCCGATCGTATTTTTCTTTGTCTTCTTTCGAGAACTGCAGCTCGCTGGTAAACCAGCCGGACTTGCCGCGACCTTTAACCTCCGCGATTTGTTTATCAATTTGTTGTACGTGTTCCTGCCGTGTCGGTTGACCCAGCAATCGACGCATGCCGTCGATGTACAGGCCGGTCATATCGACGTTTTGTGACGTTAAGCCCGCTTCGGCTGGCGGCGTGCCGGCTGGCGCTTGTTTTGCTGCCCCACCCGGCACAAGCTTGCTGGCTTGGTGCTCGGACAGCGTTTTGTGGAGCCGGCTGGCGTTGTCGCGCTCTTCCTGCGACAACCACCGACTGGTTTTTGCGCTTTCTAACCCGCTAATACCTTTTTGCTGGTCTTCTGGCGAAAACTTATCGAACAGCTCGCGGGCGGCTCCGCCCGGAAGCGAGAGCAGCTGTTTCCGCTTTTCTGTGTTGTACATCGCGTCAGTAAGCGTGTCTGCGGTTGGACTCTGGCTGATCTCGTCGACAACTTTTTGTTGTTCTGCCGTTAGCTTAGCGTCGTCCGGAATTGCGGTTTCCGGGTTCTCAAGCGCCTTCTTGCGGGCTTGCAGGTCGTCCCAACGCTGCTGGTCGGCTTTGTTATCAAAACGGATGTCACTAGTTATCCAGCCCGTTTCACGACCGCGCTTTTTGAGGTCATCAAGTTGCGAGTTGACGTAGCCGATATCGTTTTCCGCGTTGTTCTTTGCGCGGAATACGTCGAGTCCGTTTTCTTTTGCGGCAGACTGCGCGTGAGCGTAGACGTCGTTTAAACGCTGAATACCCTCTTCGCCGGAACCGAACATCGCCTGCATGTGTTTCTTTGCCTGCTCTTCGGCGCGGGCCGGGACAGATCCCTCGCGCTCAAAGTGTTTAATCATCTCTTCCTTTAACCGCTTTTGCATAAACTTGGCGCGGTCTTCCGGTTTGGCGTCGACTTGGTCGCCCATTTCGTTGACGGCAATACCGGACGCTGTCTCGGCCGTAATGCGCATTAAGTCTTTTCGCCGCGCCGCAAACTGCTCGTCTGTCATACCAGCGGGCTTTAAGTCGGCGTCGGCGCGCCGGTTATAGTCTTGCTCCAGTTGTTCAAATACGCGTTTGCTGGCATCACGGGTAACTTCGTTTGTCTTCGCTACCGGGCGATCCTGCGCTTCCGTTACTTTTTGTGCAGTTTGGTCTAGTCCGACATGCGCCAGCCCGCCGAACTCTTGTGACGCTCGCAGCGCGCGCGACATAGCGCGCGCTTCTTCTTGCTTTTCGTCAGTAAGTTTGCCGCCAAAAAACCCGCCCTGCATTTTCTTTTCAAACGCCGTCGTATCTTTGTCGAGCGCTGCTGTTGCAAACTCTTCAATTTGTTTCTGACTGGCGTTTGGCCCAAGCACGGACTCTGCCATCGCGCGCGCGCCGGCGGCGACATCTTCTTTTTTGCCGGTGTTATACGCTTTGATAATCGTGCCCGAGCGGCGACGTTGCGCTTCGTTTTTAGCTTGCTGTTCTGGTGTGCTGCCAGCGGCTTGCTCGCCACGGGCCATGACAGCGCGCGAATACAGTGTTTGCTGCTGCTCTTCGGTCAGCTGCTCGTCTGGCTTGAACCCGGCCATCATCTTTAGTTCTCGGGCGGCCGGGCCGTTGGGGTCTTTCTGCGCTTCCTCGTGCAGCTTCTGAATCTGTTCTGGCGACACGGTCGCACTTGTATACATCTTGGCTGCGGCAACTAAACCCTCTTGCATGTCGGGCGCATATTTTTGCAGCATCTGGTCTTCAGACATGATGTTGAAAACGTGCTTCAACGAGTCTGTGCGCGTACGCGCGTTATCAGATGCGATGTTATTTAACTCGTCGCCGACTCGCTGCGTAAACGTAGATTCAGTTCCCATGGCCGCGTCATTAAAGCGCTCAGCCCGCCGTTCGTTTACTTTTTGTCGCGCTTCGGCGTCGCGTTCAACAGACTTGTTTCGAATCTGTTTCTGCGCCTCAATGTTGAGCCCTGTACGTTGCTGCAGAATTGCGCTCGACTCGGTGTAGATTGAGCGCATGTTTTCTTTGCGGGTTTCTGGGTCGGCGCCGTATAACGCATTGAAGTATGATTCGGCCCTAGCGTCTGCCGCTCGCTTGTTTAGCCCGCCGCCGTCTTTGCTCTGGAAGTAATTTGACAATTCTTCCTTGCCGCGCTGTTCTAGTTTGGCGTCGATCTGCTCGCTGGTCATGTCCTTTGTTTCATTGAGCGCGACGTCGAGCATGCGATTGGCCAGATTTGGCGCAATCGTTTCTTTTTGTTTTGCAAACTCTTCGTCCGTCATGCCCGCGGGCTTCACAGCGTTAAACTGCGCGTCGGTCATGCGATCGGTGAGCACGGCTGACTGGCGCTGCGCTAGCCGGTTTTGGTGCATGTAGGTCTGGCCTTTGTAGGCATAACCTTCTTGCACAAACGGCTGCAATCCCTGCCGGTCCATTTGATACGCTCGGAACAACCGGTCAGACGCGCCAGACTCACGGGCAAGGCTGTACATAGCGGATACGCCACCCTCGCCGACCATTTGTGCAAGGTTGTACTTTTTACCCTTGTATTCGAACTCCTCTTGATTGTTTCGATACGCCTGCACGGCGGCTTCCATTTTGGTGCCGCGGTATTTGTCCGGGTTTTCAGACACAAGTCGGTTTAATACCGCAAGGCTCTGCCCGCCCGCGCTAGCGTCGCCGCGGCGAGAGAAATCGGCCATTGTCTGATCAGCTTCTGCTTTCTGTAGTTTGCCCGGCAGCATCTTTTCGTAGGCGCCGGAGTCGTGCATTGCTTGGCTGCGCACCATGTTAACTTTGACACGTTCTAGTCCGCTTTCGCGCGACAGGCCCATCTGCACGCCCATCGCTTGCTCGTTGCGTACCATGTCCTGTAACTCAGTCAGGCTGGTATTAGAATCGCGCGCGGCCATACGAACCTCTCGCACAAGCTTCTCTAGCTTGCCGGGCGCTAACGACGACGAACCGCCGGTTAAATGTTCGAGGCTGGCGATTAACGCTTGAACCGGCGCATTGGCTTGGCCGTTGTCGCCAAAGATCTCGCGGATCGACGCAATGACGCCGTTATATTCTTTTAACGTCCGTGTTGTGCGCTGCGCATCTACTGCATTTGCCGCTACGCTAAACCCGTCAAGCTGTTCAATTTCTGAGGCCGACTTCGCGCGCGGATCTTTGGCGACGTGCTTGTCGATTTCTGCGAACGTCGAACTCATGCGGCTTTTGTAGCCATCCAGTTTGTCGGCCAGCATGATTTTGCGTTCTTCGTCTGTAGCGTTCGCGTAATCAAAATCGCGCGCCATCAGCTCTTCATGGCCAAACTGCTCGGCCATGCGCGTCATTGTCTTGTCGTCGCGCTTGGTTGCGCTCATCGCTTTTACGCGCTCTGCCGGTGACAACGCACCGAGCGCTTGCGGCAGCTGGCCTTTTTGAAACAGGTGCTCCATCATCTCGCCGGTCGCGACAGCGCCAAACCCGCGCATCTCGTCAATGTTGGCGTCAGGTCCGTACATGTTTTTGTAGACGTTTTGCGAGAACTGCCGCAGCGAGTCCTCAGACATCCGGCTGGCACCGGTCGCCGCGTCGGCGCGATAAAATCCGATTCGGTTTGTTGCGCCCGCAATAGCGGAAGGATCGCCCTTTCGGCCAAACATTAAACCTTCATAGTTTTCGGCGCCGATCTGGCTTGCCGCAAACTGTTTAAACATTGGGTTGTTTAATACGCGCGCGCCGGTCGCGGCCTGTTCGCGGTCGAGCTGTGTGATGGGCTGACCGCCGTTGGCGATCTGCTGAAACGCGATTAGCTTTTTTGCGACCTCATCGTTGCCAGCCATATGGGCGGCTTCGATGGTCGCGGCGCCGTGACGCTGATATTGCGCCGCGGTACGCTGATCCATGACGTTTTGCCCGGGCATTTGGTGCATTAAAAACGCATCCGGGCCGAACATGCCCTGCACTAATTGCGGGCCGTACATATTGGCCAGATAGCCAAATGCGTCATCAACGTGCGCCGAGTTCGTAAACGGCGAGTAAACAGGCGGCGCGTAGCGCTGCGCGGCAAGCGCCTCGGCTGGCGCCATGTCGTAACCAGACGGCGCGTTACCGAATAAGCCCGGATGAATGTATTGCGAAGCTTGCATAACCCGCCGCCGTGTTTATTTTTCGTTGTTTAGCGCTTTATATCGCTCCAACATGTCGCTGAGGTCTTTGCTTAACATTGTATCTTTTTTAGGCTCATTGCCGCTTTTTTCGGCGGGTTTTGGGCCGTCGACAACAATCCACGGAAAAACTGTTTTTTGGATATCGCCTAACAGCTCGTTTGAGCGTTTTTTGATATCTGCAAAACTGTCGTCCGTAAGGTTGCCGTGCGATAAAAGCGCCAACCAGTGTCGGTGCGAAGTTGCCAGTAGTTCGTAATCTTCTCTGCGTGCTACCTCTGCTATTAGTAACCGGTGCTTAATTCTCCACTGACGATTTCGGGGATCGGCGCCGGCGTAATCAATTGCGCCGGACACGGCAGCCCGCACCATTAAGGCTGCTGTTCGATCCCGTTCCAAAAACTTGGTTCAAGCGCCATTGCTTCCAATGCTTCCACAAGCCGCTGAAACCGCCGCAAATGCGTGCTGATTAGTCGGCGTGCGACTTCATGCGCCAACGCTTTAGTGTTTACAAACTGCCGGGCTGTCGGAAGGGCGGTCTGGTTCGGTTGGTTTTCCGGCGGCGTAAATTTTACGTCGGCAAGAATCGGATTTAACACAACTGGCTTACCCGTTTTATCCAGTATCGCCTCCAACGAGCAAGCCATGCGATACTCGGAATAACGTAGAAACCATTCGGCCTCGGACAGAATCTCGCCGGCGTTCTGGTCGAGCAGCAACTGGCGCTGAATTAAAAAGTTTTCGTCGGCCAACAAGCTGCGCAGCCGCACCACCATTTTCCCGCCAGCAATTTCATAGTCGCGCGTAAACCGGTTGCCGCCGAGCAGCGTTACGAGAAAATCTTCTTTGTCTACGTCTGAAATATCGACGTCAAACTTTTGTTGCATGTTCCAGCCGCATCGCGGGCAAAACGGTAAAATCGCCATTGGCCCTTCGACGTCGCCTGTCGGGGGCGGCAACGCCTCTTCAGCCGGCTTGTCGCTGGCGGTTTCGGCTTTGTCGTCTTCCGCCGTCTGTACAATGACAACATCCGGCGCCGCCGCCGCTGGGGATTCTTCTACCGCACCCGCGGTCTCGTCGCGGTCGTCAACGATCTGCGTCTCCATCATTTTTTTGTACGCCTCAGCTACGCCGGGCGCCATGTCTGCGGTCTCTTGATTTAGCCGTGCCGCCTGTTCTTGTTTCTTGGCGGCGATTTTAGCTTCTTGCAGACTCTTCTTCACTTTCTCGACGTCTTCTTCGGTCATCAGCGCAGCGTCGATGAGCACGTCTACGCGCTTGGACGGCGGAAGCCGGTCGCGAATTTGCAGCAACAGTTCGCCCAGATCTCCCGGAATTGGGTCGTTTGCGCGCCACCCAAACTGTTCAAGTGTCGCTTTTGTAAAGTCCGACACGTATGGCTTCTCAACTACGTCCATGCCTCTCTCCTTTTTAGGTACGCGGAATAATCGGGTAATTACCGTTGATGATCTTGGGTGTATTCGACTTAAACTCTGGTTCTTTGTATTCGGCCGCTAATCCGGGCGCTGGGTTGCGTTGCTTGTCGATATACCCACCCTCAAGTTGAACTATCTTGAAATCTTGCTCGACATAGGCCGGCTCCGAGTTCAACCATTTATCTCCCGGGAATGGGAACGTCTTACCACACGCAGCGGCGACAACGGGCCGTTCGGTCCACTTATCAGGAATCTTTCCGTCGAGTCGCGCCATCTGTTGCCAGCGGTCCTCGTACAACATGAAGTCAGGGATCTTATAGTCTTCATCGCGCCGGAACGAGAACTCCATAATTGTCATCACGCGATCATTACCAGCGCGCTTTTCTTCGTACCATGTTTGCTGAATTTTCTGTGTATCAATCTGGTCGCCAACGTCTGGAATGTCGACGTCAATAAGTTGTTTAAACAGCTCCACGGCCGCGCGCACTTGTGCTTGACAGTCACCGTCGCAGGGACCAACAAAGATTGCGCCACGAGCCGCCATCTCGGTCAGAATGTGCCCCTTCGATACGAGCACGCTACCGTCGCACAACACGTTGCCGTCGCAGAAAATGTCGCCGTCCGTACCAATCGGACCGCAAAGCAGCGTTAACGACTGCTTAAACAAGTTAGCTTTATTCGTGCCGCCTACCTTTTGGCCGCCGAAGAAGTGATATACCGAACCCGACTCTTTCAGGTAGTTGTACAGGTTTTCAGACTTGGTAATGATATCTTTACTGCCTTGCGCGGCGTCGAGCATGATGTCGCCGGGTTTGATGTTGCCGCCACCTGTGCGCATGTAAATCTGATGCGCCAGTCCCACCACGTTTGAGTAGGGCGCGCGCGCAACAACACCGGCAAACTTGATCTCGTCGCCGCATTGCTCAAAGTCGTATTCAATTGTCTTGCCGCGCGACTCAAGCAGAATCCCGCCTTCCCGGTCAGACGTTTCGTTACCGGCGAACACCAGCACGTTACGCTCGGCCTTGATGCGCACGTTCTTTTCTGTCGCGGATACGTCGATAGACTTGTTGGCGCGCAGAATGACGTCATTACCGCCCCACGCTTGCACGTCGCGGCCGCCTTTGAGCCACACATCGCCCGGAGCCGAGATCGTCACGCAGCCGGCCACCATTCGAATCTCGCCGCCGTAACCGTCTCCAATAACTACGCCGCCATCCTCCAGCAGCGAGATATATGACTCCTGCTCGTAAAACTTTTGCTCGTTGTAGCGGTGGTCGATTTTCCACTGCTTTGGTACGGGCTCCTTGAGATACATCGAGCCCTTTAATTCACTAAACGTGGGAATCTTTTGATTTACGTCGGCGTAACCCTCGGATTTGAGATCTTGTTCTTCCCACGTCTTGTAATCTTTTTCGTGCCAGTAGAACGGGTGCAGGCCGGCATAGTTAAACAGATAGCCGTGCAGATCGAGAACAGCCGTGGCGCGCTGCATATTCGGCCACTTGGAGTCTGTCGTCTTGATGTCGCCGGTAATCTTGTGTTCGGGGCCGCTACCGTACTTGCTGGCGGCTTTGTAGTTCTGGTCGGTCCGGTCTCCTTTGCCGGACTCGGGGCGCTTTAGGCGCTGCGGAAAGGGCAGCAAAATGCGTTTAGATAACACAATGCCCTTGGACGACGTGATAAAGCGCCGGCCGTCCATCGCCACGTTATCTTCTTGTAAACCGTATACGGGCTTTTCTTCGTGGTCCGGGCTTTTACTTCCGCCGCCGCAATCAGGCGCGAAACCCTTATCGCTTACCAGCGGCGACTCAAACGGCGGGCCGGGTTGGCCTTCGGGGTCCGGTTTATAGGTCCACTTTTGTTGGCCCTTCGGCGGCGCGTGTACAACTAGCCGCGTGCCCTGCCCAAGATATCCGTAAAACTTTTGGGTTCTGTGATACGGCTGCGCGAAGTCGTCTTTATTTTCCCAGTGCGAGTAATAGGGCACGCCTTTGGGGCACTGGTAATCTTTGGGCTGGAAATCTTTTACGATGTCTTGGCCGGGCTCTAACAACCCCATCGCTTCCCACGGATAGGGCGCATAGCCGTTGGTGTCGTTGCACTCGGCTTGATCCATGTAGGCGTCGCGCTCTGTGCCGGCTGTCCAGACCTGCATGTTGTAGCCGGCCACGCGGAGCATCTGATCGTGGTAGAACCCGTAAACGCCGCAGAACTCGTTTACAGAGGCCCGAAACATGAAGTCGTCGACCGTGACGCCGATGCCGGTTGTCGAGATCGCGCCCCACTCGCTGGCTAACGTAGCATCCCACGGGCGCCAGCCGCTCCAATCGACCATCTGCCCGTTGAGCTTTTCTTTGATGTACTTCTTGTGGCAGTCGTCAACGCGCTTGCGGCTGGCCTGCGAGATGTAGTCGTGGTACGCCCGCTTACCGATATCTAAAACACCGGGAGCCGCGCCAAGAATGTAACCCTGCCCCAGCCGGTCGTGCACCATAACGATGACGGGCGTACCGGGCGCGTACGTGTTAATCGCCGAAGCGCCAAAACAAACCTGACTCGTTTGGGTCAGGGCTGCCGCAATAATGGGCGCGCGCGACTTCTCGACGAACACTTTGTAGCAGTTGGCGATAGCCGTGCCGTCGACGACCATGCCTGTACAGATGCGCCCAGTGTCCTGAAACCCGGCTTTAAAACCGTGTAACTTACTGTTTGGATCTGCTACAGCTTGTGTTTGTGCGCCCCACGCCGCGGTCGCCGTACGACTAGAAAACTGCGTATTGTTTTGAACTCGTCGCGCAGTCTGTGTTTGGTCGTATGTGTGTTGCTGTCCGGTGGCTGGCGTAAGACTAACTGGTTTCGGGAGCGGTTGCTCGCTCATTTTATTTCACCAAGTTGGCGTGTTACGGGCGCAAGCGCCCCGGGCTGCTAGCCCAATACAATAAACGGCGGCTGCGAAAACCGCAACCGCCGTTTAATTGTTTGTGTTTGCTCGATCAACGCGCTGGTTAGGCAACGTCGATATCGCTGCAAATAAAGCCTAGATTCTCGTTAATCACGACGTCTTGAGCCGTGACGCTGGCGCCAATCGACGTCAGAGTCGCGTCCTTTACGTCGTACCGCACGCGGCCGCCACCTTTGCACGATGTACCGACCAGCTGCATGTTTTTCGGTTGGCACATGTTGCCGTACTGCTGGATAATCTGCGTAAACTGGCCGTTGCCGGCCATCACGCGCGTTAGTTGACACTGCCCCTGCCGACGGTTACCAACGTAATAAACGTTGTTGCTGCCGATCTCGTACAGGAAGTTAACGGTGCGGTTCACCGTAAACTGAAACTGCTGTACAAGCACGGCCTTGGAACCGAGCGTAAGGGTAACGTCTTCTGCGCGCACGGCGCCGGTGTGCACTTGCGCCTGACTCTGCCACGGTACTGCCATAGTTCACCTGCTGTTGTTGGGTTGGTTACTTACAATTACGCGATTAGACCACTAAGTGCAGCTCAATGTTGTTGAGCGGCGCCGGGACAGTCAGATCAAGCACAATCTCGATGCGATCCTTGAGCAGCGGATGAATCTGCAGCTTGCGGATTTCGCCATCAATGAGTTGCGAGCCCAGTTCCTCGGTATTACCGTTGCCCTTAAGGAAATCGATAATCGCCGTGACTTCGTACTCTAACCGGCTGACCATACCCGGCTGCGCGTTGGTGCGGCCGATGTAGGGCTTCAGGCGACGGTAGAACAGGTACGACATGCTGTCGACGTTACGACGAATCATTTCTTCGCGACGGTTCAGATCGAGATTGTCGGTCGTCAAGGCGTGACGCGTATGCGGCGTGCCGTCCTTGTCTTCCGTCACAATCCAGACGCCGGCCTCGGCCATGCGGTTAAGCTGGGTTTCGTTGAGGTACTTGTAGGAACGCGAGAAATCATCGAAACCGGCAACCTCGACGTTCGTCAGCGGCTGGTGGGGCACCACGCCGGAGACGAGACCGGCCAGAGCGGCCGCAAGGTAGTAACCGGGCTGGATAGTGCCGGCTTCGCCGACCTGATCCGGCCACACGGCGCACACGCGACGGTTCGAGAGCGAACCACCCTGCTGCGCGACGTCTTCAACAATTTCGTTGCGGTTACGGTTATGCCAGACTTCGACGCGCTGCGGAACTGTGACAGCGGCGTCAGCGCCGGAGTACAGCAGCAGGGTCGATTCCGAAATAACCTGATCCACAACGTACTCTTCGTACTGCTCTTCACCGAAGCCGTCCACCGAGTAGTTGTAGCGCACGATATCGCCGGGGCGCACTTCATTTGTGATGAAGTACCCATTGCCCGACGTTACCGTCAGCTTCGTGTACTGCGTGTTGGTTGCGTTCGGGTCGTCGGCCAGCGTGGCAAGAACCGGGTCATTGACCGTCTCACCAAGCACACCGGCGATGTTTACGCCTTCACCAACAACCTGCGCGACCGGTTGCGCCTTGAGGGCGAAGAAGCCGGCCTTCCAGTTGTTCGCGTACTCATTCGACTCGGCGCCGATGTGCGCGGCCCACAGGTTTTGAATCCTGCGGTCGAACGTCATCGGAACGAGGTTATACATGTCATCGCGGCCCTTGATGCGCTCAAGCACCTGTACCCACTTGTCCATGTCAGGCCCGAGCGAACGACCTTCTTCGTCGTACTTCTCGGGGTCAGCTACCGCTGTGTACTTCACCACGGTACCGTTGCTGTTGGAGAGCGCCTTGTAGACGCCCCACTTCAGCGGGTTATCGGGATCGAGCTGACCCTTGATGTTGTCGAGATCGGCAACGTCGCTGATCGAGTTGACCTGATCGGCCAGCTCAGACAGCCACTCGCGATACTCGACGTACACCTTGCCGGAGAGAACCGGCAGCGGTTGCTCAGCGCCGGCGCTCGTCCACTCGGGGTGGTAAGCGACGATGCCTTCCTGCACGCAGATTTGGGTGTCTTCAAACCAGAAGTTGGTCATCGGCGCAAATCCGATCCGATTCTTCGAAATCTGGATGTCGTCCTTGATGAACAACTTGAGGTCCATATCTTCGCCGCTGATCAGCTGGCAGGTAGCCGTCGCCAACACCTTGCCAGCACCGGTACCCGGCGAGGCAATAGTTACCGTCGGCGCAACTGTGTAACCTGCGCCGCGGTTAGTCACGGTGATCGCCACTACCTTGCCGGCGTTGTCGCCGGTGCCGAGCACGGCAACGCCCGTGGCAGTTTGATTCTGCACGAGGTTACCGGTCGGGGCCGAAAACGTAACAGTCGGCACAGTGGTGTAACCCGAACCAGCGTTTGTGATGCTGACAGGACCAACCTTGTCGATCGGCGCGCCGTCTTGGGCAAGCAACACCGTCGGAAGGTCGTCGCGCAGGATGAGCTTGCGCACCGGACCAGCCTTGCTGGAGTTAACAGTGATGTACCACTTGTCGCCCTTGCGAAGACCAGCGACCGCGTCAGGGTTGTCGCCAGACGTGCCGATGAACTTAACCTTTACGCCGTTCGTGCCGATCGACACGCCGACCGCGTTCAAGCCAACACCGTCGCCAGTGACTTCGGTCGGGCCAGAGAAGTCGAGACCCTTGACCGTGCGCACAGTGATCTCGGGGAGTTGATCCCACGTGCCACCCTTGGTGCACTCGATGACGTAGGTGTCGTTCTTGGCGCCAACGTACTTGCCAAGGATGTCAACCGCGCCGCTGACACCGTTCACAGACTCTTCAGTCTGGTACGGGCCGTCAGCGTCAGAAACAGCCTTGACCTTTTCGTAGGTCTGCTTGACGTCAAACTTCCACTTCTGGCCGACGGCAAACGTGTCATTGCCGGAGGTTGTGAAACGCACCGAAAGACCGCGCGTACCGATGAAGGTCACGCCGTCGTTGTCGTCAAAATCGTTCGGCTGAATCTCGGCCTGATCGTCAGTGCCGCTGGCCGAAACAACACGCAGACGGGCAGCGTTGCAACCCGAAATGGTGCTCTTGATGACTTCAACAACGTACTCTTCTTCAACAGCGCCAGAAACGAGACCGTCATAGTCGTTCGCGCCCTCGTCTTCAGCGGTCAGAACAGTTACGGCGACGGCGTTATCGACGCCCTCGATTTGCGTAACAGTTACGTCGACGCCGTTTTCAGCGTCAGCTGCGTAGCTGTCCTGATTGTTAACGTCCGAAACTGCCGGCAGGATACGCGACGGAACAAGGTCGCTGGCGAAACCGGTTACATACGTCTCAAGCACAGTCTCGATGCAGTCGTTGTCGGCACTCACAGTGCGGAGCTGAACAACGTCACCGAGCTGCACGTCGCGATCGGCGAACGCGCTTGACCGCGGGTACGCGGCACCGTTCGACTTGAACGACAGCGTGCTGGACTGAATCCAGTTCGTCTTGCCGGGCACAGCTGTAATAGTTGTGTCGCCTTCGCCCATGTTGTGCGCGTAGTAACGCAGCATGGCATCGTCGACGTACAGCTTGACGTACGGCAGATCGACAACCGAGCCGGCTTTACGCTGCGGCCACGGATAGCACGTGTCGTTGAGACGGTCGTACTGACCGAGAAGACAGAACTTCTTCTCGTCGGTATTGCTATAGCGATGAAGAACAGCGTGCGGGCCAGCGATGTGGGCGCGCAGCGGCTCCGTGATCTCCGTGGGGACGATACGGAACTCTTGGAAAACGAGAACTTGTGGTTTTACGTAGCTCGACATACGTCTCGGCCTCCGTGCCTAAAATTTACGTGTGTGCGGTAGGGCGGTCAGGTCGTAGTATACACAACTACGGGTTTCCAAAAAAAACACCCCACCGTGAAAATTTCTTAACAAGACAATAAATCCGATGCCTTGAAGACAATCCGCTTTAGGCGCGGCGCATACGGCTGGAGCAACCAAGCTTCCTCGGCGACGTACGCAACAGTCACAGGGACGGCATATCCCTGAGCGACCTCTTGAACTTCTCCTATGCCGCCTACTTCGGCGACGTAAAAACGAAACAAATCCATTTGATCGCGAATCAAAGGCGAAAAGTTAATTAAAAACTTCAGTACCTCTGTCGCAAGAAATTCGGTTTCTGCGCCGGCAGAACTAAGGCAGTATATCGTGTGGCTACCTTCCCACATACCGGCGTAACTTACTGCTCCAGTATAGTCATTGGCGGCTGCAATGTCACCAATAGTTTGTTTTTGCCAGCGCCAACCATTTCGTTTAATTAATATCGCCGGGCGCTTGTCGGCAGTGTTGGGCGACCAGCGGGTAATACTTTCTATCAAAATGCCGCCTTTGTTGTCGCCGGCGTCAGACGGCCGCCACGCGCCGAGTGTTTCCACGTGCCGACGAATCCGCGGTTCTTCAATGTTTTCTGGGTCGGCAAAGTGGCCCATTAACAATTGCCGTAAAAACCCGGTCATAACGTGCGGCCGTGTACCGTACGAGCACAGCGAACTGACCTTGTCGACGCGGTTTTCCGGTTTGCTGTCTTCCGGAAATTGCGCCTCAATCTCCGGCGGGTTCGGATCGTCGCAGGTACTCATGTACGTTGTCCTTTAGTTTTTGGTCGTAAATCTTGGTCGGAGCAAACAAACTGATCTTTTTGGGTGTCAGCTGAATTTTATCGAGCTTCGGTTCGGCAGGATTTTTTTTGCTCATTAGATATCCCAAAAATCGTCTGGAGTGTTTTGCGCAACAGGTTCGCCGTCACATATTTGCTGCTCGTCACCAGTCGTCAGTGTTTCCCCGGTTTCCGCGGCGAGCGTTAAATTATCGCCAGACTCGTCTTCGGCCGCGGCGATGGGCACGCTTGGTATCCACGTGCACGCCTGCGGCTCGCCAACGTTAACAACGGTAACGTAATCAACATCCGGGCCGTACTCGCCAAGCTTCTCGTACACGATAGCATAGTCGCCCGGGTTTAGCGCCAGCGATTGCGCCCATCGACCGTTTGCCGTTGTAGATGTCGTGGCGAGCGCAAGGTTTTTTGGTGTTGCAAAGCCGCTGACGTCAAATACGGTTTTAGCGTAAATGTAGATCTTAGCGCCATGAATCGGGCAACCGTTAGCGTCTTTGTATACGAACCTGTCGTTACCGTTGTAGTTCTGGTCAACCGGTACGGCGCCACAACCCTCGATCGGCAAAGTGGGCCCAACGCGCTCCGCAGGTTCGCCGCCGATTTCGATGGCGTATGCGGTGTTGCTGAACGGGAGCAGACCCATTTTGACTTGATATACAATCGGCACGTTACGGATTGCGGCCGCTACTTGGATTGTTTCGACAAGCCAGCGTTCGTCGCTAGAGCCGTTAATCCAGATGTCGCTTTTATTAATCGCCGGGAATCCAATGACGCGCGCAGTGATATAGGGGTTGTGCCGAGTCATACCCTTAAACTGCGCGTCAACGTCTTCTTGAATAGTCTGGGTGGAAATGTCCCAGCACTGCAAAGACAGCGGCGGGTGGTAGCCAATTTCAAAGCCGGTGCCGTTGCAGACCGGGCAGTCCGAGTCCAGCACTTCTTGCGTCAGCTGATCTCGGCATCTGCGGCACGGCTTTCCGAAACGAAACGGCTTTAATAGGTAGCCCGGCACGGCAACATATTTAAACCGCAGCTGTTCTTTGCGGATAATCTCGCGCGCGATCAGCCAGTCTTTTTCAGGAAGGTCGCCGTAGCAGTTGGCGGCCTGTGAAACATAAACACTGGTCGGCGTAGTTAATACGACGCGATAGTGGTCCAGCAGGTCGTAGCCAGCTTCGCGCCATTCAGGGTCATAGGCGTTGTAACCGTTTACAACAGGGGCGCCGATGTTCACCCAATCGAGGCCGTCGCGCAGCCCGGTTTTGCCAAGTTGCAGCTGGAAGACGTACGGGCCGGGTTCGTTAAACGTGCGCTCTAGTTGCCACCAAACGCGTGTTGTACCGCGGACCATATGATCCACAGACACGCGGCGAAACGGGAAAATGCGAGATTGGGGCATATGCTTTTTTGAGCCTTTGCGCGGTTCGACATAAAAATATCATGTCAAACCGCTCAAGATATCAATAACGAATCCGAAGCGCGTCGGTATACCCGGCATACTTGTACGTCGACGAAACCTCACCATAGCCACCTTCGAGGTTAATACTGGCCTTGGTTGCTCGGACCCACTCGCGATAGGCTTGCCACCGCGCTTGGCCGGCACGTTCATAGCTGGCTTCTTTGTTCTGGTCGTTTACAGACAGCCCAGCCGCGTTGTAGTCGAACTGATTACGGCGGAACTGCTCGGCCACCATCATGAACAGGTTGGCGCAAATACCCTCCAGCCAGTGATATCTAAACGGGAAAGACTGGGTGTTGTATACGGCGTCGATGGGCGGGGGTACTTCGTTCCAGTACATAACCGGGCGCGCAATCGCCAACGCAATCTCGGCGTCATCGAACATCAGGCTATCGAGCAGAAAGCTTTCGCCCGGAGCCGAATCGCGCAGGTGTAAGCGGATCTCGGCGATGCTCGGAGGCCCGCCCGGCTGATTAACACTGGAAAACGTGCTGCGGCTGATTACGACCGAAAACGTGTTCGAGAAGATCACGCAGGGCTGGTTGCTGGCTTGAGCAGGCAAGCTAACCAGCGCTATCTCACCGTAGTACACACCGGGAACGCCAGTCAGGCTGTTCGACAACGCGACGATTACTTTGCCGGTCTCGGGCTCGACGATAGTGGCCGGAACCTCAATCGGCGCATTCTGATTGCCTAGCGACAGCTGTTCTTTTAGCCGCAGCCTGACCTGAAAGTCTTGCGCGTCGGTGCAGGCTGTCAGGTTTACAGGGCGGCCTTCGCGGTCGTGCATTGTCCACTCAATCGTGGCGCACTGGCCTTGCGTGAGCGTAATAGCGCGCATGCGGGTCAGCAGCGGCTGCCCGTTCACGCCCGAAATAGGTGCGCTAATAACGTTCTGGCCGACGCACGAAACCGGTGTAATAGCTTGGCCGCCGGTATTGCCGTTGCAACACGGCACAATTGGGTGTTCAGCGGGCGTGGCAATAACAACCATGTGAACCTCCGTGTTACACCGTAAGTATACAAATAAAAACGGCTGGCCGCTTACGCAGCCAGCCGTTTAGAAGAGATTGACGAGGTTGACGCTCAGTCCCAACCTTCCGGGGTCTTTGTGCCCAGAGTGTCTGCGTTGAGGTTGACCTGATCGATGCTGCCATCGTCTTCGTCGGTGAGGTAAACGGCCGGCGACTTGGTGATAACTAGCTTGCCGTCTTCAAGCGCGCGTTCGAGCGCTTTGAACTGCCGCTGACCACCGCGTCCGCCCTTGCCTACCGTCGCGACAAGATCGCCGGGGACGGTGTACGTTTCGTTGTCAGCGAGACGCTTGCCGTGCGCACCGAGGAAGCCGAACACCCGGGCGGCGCCCGAGACGTTCTTAACTGTCGTGTATAAACCGGGTACTGCCATTGTTAGTTACTCCATTTCTTCAGGATGCGCTTTGCAGAGCCGCGGCAGCAGCAGCCTGCAGCGTCAGAACCGCCTGCGCAATCGCAGGTTGCTCCGCCGCTACGCTCGCCACATCGCCGTAAGCAGCCGCCTTTTCACCAGTGCCGCCGAGGCCCGCGGCGGCAAGCATCTCGTCCAACTGCTTGTTAGCAGTCGAGAGCGAGGATGCTTGCGCGGCCGCGACCTTTTCTTGCTCCGCCGTGTAGAGCACATGAAGCTTGGAAGCAGCAGCCCACATTTCTGCGGCTTCGCCTTCCGAGCGCGGCTGGATGCCGTGCGCGGCAAGCTTCTCGAAGAAATACGGCGCGGCAAGTTCCGACACGATTGTGGCGTAAGCTTGCTCAGCCGCTTCTTTAACATTATCAGACATAACGTGCTCCTTTGGGTTTAATTCCTACACGGCATCACTTGAAGTTAACGCGAGCCAGACCGTTGGTATGGCCGAACGAGCCACCCGAAGTCTGGTAGGCGAAGTACTCAAGCATGTAAGCCTCACGACGGATGTACATCGTGGTGGGCTCCAGCTCGTAGTTCTTGCCGATGAACTTCGGCGACGCAAACATGAACAGCGAGTCATCGGGGACAAGATCGCGCTTGATCGTGACGATCCAGCGGCAGTTGAGGAAGTTCGTCTCCGCCCAACCGTTCTTGATGATGTCCTGCGAGAAATCACCACCCATCTCGTCGCGACCGAACTTGAGGAGTTCCTTGATCGTGATGTTATTCACGAGGCAGGTTTCAACCTCGAAGTGCGACGGCGTCCGGGGCATGACCTTCAGCGCGTCAACAAGGGTCTCACGGGTGATGCCGCCCGAGATCTCCTCGTACTGCACAACGCCGCTGGCGACGTTGGCAACACCCGGAGTCGGGAGCACGGCGTTGAAGGCGGCAATGAACTTGCCGTCCTCTTCCGCCAGCATGTCCTTGATCATGTTGTCGCTGAGGACCTGACGGATGTCGATCACGTACGTACGCAGCTCGTCGACGTCCTTCACAGCGCGGGGCGACACGATCCGGTCAAACATGACGCGGTAGCGCGGGCCACGGATGTAGAAGTTAATCGGGAGCGTCGCAAACGGGAGCGACACAGCCGCCGGGGAATCGGGCTCCTTGTCCACCACCTTGACGGGCTTGTCAGTATCAACCTGACGGTCAAGCTCGTCGTTGGTGATGGTCAGCGGCGGCATAATCCGCCGGTAGAACCCGTCTTCACGCATCTTGGTGCGCGTGAAGTCGTTAACCGCATCAATGGCCTGCTTCTGCATGCCGGGGGTATCAAGCTGCTCAAAAAGCGTTTCGTTGAGCAGTTGGATCTCTTGCTGAGTGGGCATTGTGGGAACCTCCATGTTCCTTATTTAGTTAGGGATAGGTCAGTCGATTGTCGCCGCGGTGCCCGCCGGCAGGTACACGCACCAGAAGGAGAGTGTATCCACACCATTGTGGTTCTTGGCCGCGCCGCTAGAAACAACACCGCAAACCGGGTTTACGTACTGCACGGCGTTGGCCTTCGTCAGCACGCCCTCAACAGCAGCGCCGCCGCTGGTGGGAGCAGTCAGAAGGTCACCCGGAGCATACGTGACAGCGCTGCCGCCGGACGTCTTCACGTACTCGGTGGTAGCGATTTCATAACCACCGGTCGCAACAAGACCCGACAGCTTGCCCGAGGGCGAAACCGCTTGGTGCATGAAGTTACCGGCCGCTGTGGTACCCGGATTGCTGACGTCAGCATCGGTCGAACCGTTCAGCAGGAAGATCGCGACGCCCGTGGCGCTGACGCCCGGAACGAACACGTCCTTGCCGCCCTCTTTCGAGAGGTGCACAACGCGACCGCGCGGAACATCATACGTGACTGTGCTCAGCAGCTTGGCCGAGTAGTCGAGGGACGCCATATCGAACCAGCCCTTTTTGACGTCAAGGCCGTGTTCAAACATAAGATCAGGAGCAGGCATTGGTAGACCTCCGTGTCTGTATCAATTGGAAACGTGTTCCGGTAAGGGACGAACTCAGGTAGTGGGCGGGTTAAGACCAAGGCCCGTAAACAGCTTTACGTCGGAAGCCTTGAGGCGACCATCGCGGGCACCCACATACCCGCTCGTCAGACTGGCTGTCGGGTCGTAGCTGGCGGTCTTTGTGGCCACCGGCGTACCAAGACGAGCCATTTCAGCTGCGTTTTTATGCGCAGCTAATTTGATAACAAGTTCCATCGTGCGCACCGGGTCTTGAAGGGCGGCAGCAAGCGCCTCCTTCTGGTGCGACTCGATCCGCTCGTTCTCCACGCACGCCTTGACGGCTTCGGGGATCAGGTGGGCCAGCTTTTCGCTGGTTTCAACCTGCGCCTTTTCGGCGGCGGCGGCTTTGGTCATCGCGGCATCGGAGTAACCGATGTAGTCGATGATCTTCTGTACGAGCGCGTTATTCTGAGTAGACATTAAAACCTCCGTGTGATCAACGATTCACGAGTTCGATGACGTGCTGCTTCATCATGTCCCGCAGCTGGCGCGAACGCTTTGTGCGGGCTTCTTTGACTTGAAACTTGCCAGCACGCTTAAAGTTTACAACAGCGCGGCCGATGGCGTCTAAATCTTTAGCAGCTGCCATCTTCGGCTCTTCCACCGGCGGCACGGCCGCTTCCGGAGCAGCGCCGGCTTCCGGCGGCAGACTGCCTTCAGCGCCACCACCCTGCGCACCGGACAGCGCTTGCAGCAGCGCTTCCGGCGGAATGCCAAGTTCTTCAAGCGCCATCGCCAGCTCTTGAACAGCCTCGTCTTCCGACGGCTCGCCGGCAGCTTCGGGCGCCGGGCCACCTTCTGCGCCCATCAGGGCCTCAAGGCCGGCGGGAGCAGCTTCGGGGGCGGGCGCGTCGCTCATACCGGAAGCAGCATCTTCGGGCGCGGAGTGATCTTCGCCTTCCGTGGCTTCTTCGGTCGGATCGGCCGCGGCGGCCTTCGAGTTCAGGAAGCCGATGAACAGGTCGGCCATCTCGTCAGCTTCACGAATGGTGTTCGCACACACTTCGCGAACCGAGGCTTCAGCCGCTTCTTTGTTTAAGCCAAGTTGCGCGGCCAGTTCGTAGCCAGCTTTGAACGCGGCAGCCTTACCCTCGCGAAGAGCGGCGAGATCAGAACCTTCGATCTTGCCATTGTCGTTTACATCGAGCTTGTGCTGGTCGCCTTTCAGGTTGCTGCCGGCGTGCTCGCTTTTCTCTTCAGCGGGGGTCTCTTTTTTTTCTTCGGCCTTTTCCTTCAAAAAAGCCGGCAGCTCAGCGGCCTTCTCGTTGGTCAGCTTGTTGGCGCCAAAGTTAATGAGGTTGGCAAGAATATCGTTGCCCAGCTCGCCAGCGCGTTCGCGGGCTTGCTTGAACGTTACCGAGCTGTACTTCTCGCCGTCATTAGCCTTAACCGGCGACGAGGTGCCCGGGTCGTCTTTGTCGCCTTTGAAGTCTTTTTCGTTGGCCGGATCTTCGCCGGTCGCCTTGGCCGACACGCCGATGTTCGTCTGCACGTCGTCTTGACGACCTTCTTGCGACAGCTCCGGTGTGTTGTCTACAGCGAGAGCGCCCTGCTGCTTCTTGATGTCCGATTCGTACTCGCTGGCGCGCGCACCGGTGCTGGCGTTCTGCACACCGTTGTCGGCGCTGGTTGTCGGGTGCGAAGAAGCGCCCTGATATCCACCCGGATCAGAGGGCACGGGACCGGCAGACTTTTCAGCCGCAGTCTTAACGGGGCTCTGCGCAATCTCGGCGGCGAGAGCGTTGAGTTGATCGAACAGTGAACGTTGCATCCGTGCCATGACTTTCTCCTTTGGGGTCTAACCGTTTCCGATTAGCTTCCGTTCATGTGACATAATTTTGCATTACACAGTGGTTGGCTGTCAACCAATTGTTTCCGTATTTCTCGCAGATAGTAGCGAAGGCAGCGATCTTATACAACGCGTAGTGTTGCGCAAGAGCTGTTTCTGCTTTGCCACTTGCTTGCGTGTCAGACGGAAACTCCATTGCCCGCACGTTACGAAGAGCAGCTAAATATGCGCGTTTCTCAACGTTAACGGGTAATACGCTATGTGTGTGAGCCAACTTCTCAGCCCACACGCGCACGCTAGGCGGCGCAGAGTCAGCTGGGAAGTACACATTGTTCTCAAGTAGCCCAACTACGTCAACGTCGTTTGCTAACTTTGAGAACACGTTAGGCAGAGCATACGCAACTGCACTAACAAGTGTGGCGTTAGCTGACTTAACTGTCAACGCCAAAAAATCTCGCAAGGGCAAGATTACTCCGGCGTCTGCTAGTCCGCGTAACACCTCCGCCATTTTAACAGATGGCGCGCTGTTTGTATCAAGAGGGGGTTGTACTTCTTCAGACCCGGCGAGAGCTGCTTGCGCCCAGTTACCGCGAGCGCCTGCATCCTTCTCCGCCTGCACAAGCTGGGTTAACGCCTCTAACTGTGACTGAACGCGCGCCCCGGGTGTGCGGCCTAAGTCGAAACCAAGCGGAGCGGTAATACCTAGTTGCTCGGCTAGTTCGGCGCCAGAAACACAGGTGGCAGACGCGGCTTTCTGCAGCTGGCCAGACACGTACGCAATACGGTCAGCCGGACGGAAAACGTGGCTGATATCAAAAAACGTCGGGTTTGGATTATCGGCGTGCAGTACGTGGCCGTCTTCGAGCACCCGGCCCATGTTGTGCTTTAACCCGCCCGCCTTGCAGTGGCCGCCGTTTTCAACCGAGTCGCAGTATTCCGCGCGGGTCTTGGCCGAGTTACCGCAGGACGAGCACTTGTCGAACGGGATCTTGCAGGCCATCGACACGGCAATCTCTTTATCGTTGGCTAGCTTTTCCAGTTCCTTGTCCGCAATGAGGCCGCCGTTTCGGTCCGCCGCTTCTTTCGAGCCGTTCAGCGCCACGACCAGCTCGATTCGCTTCATGGGCTCGTGGTAGGCACTGGCCTTTACAATCCCGAAGCTTTTGGCCGGGTTCTTATTGGCATGGTCGCGGTAAAAGCGCGCAAACTTCTCGAACGTCTGGTGGTAGTTACGGCAGCAGTCGCGGGTAAAGCCGTCACCGTTGCGGTTCGGGCCGTAGTCTTCCGTGGCGCCGATCGCGATCATGTGAACCGGCACTTCGTCTTTGGCAAACTTGATGTTTTCGAGCTTGTGGGCAAACTCAGCCCCGGCGCGCTTAACGAGTTCTTGCTTGTCGGCGCCGATGATGCCGCGGCTAGATACTTTAATCAGAGCAGCAACGGGCTCGCTAAAGTCTTGGGCGTGCGGCTGAATAACCTTGATCATGCTCATGTTTACTCTCCCGCGGACGAGCCGCCCAAGCTGTTAAGAAGCGCCGGGACACCGAGCGCGCCAAGGACGGGAAGACCGATGCCGGCCAGTCTGCCGCCAACACGCGGTAGTTTACGCAGCGCAGCTTGCAGCTGTTGACCGGTTAAACGTCGGCCCGCGGTGCCGACGCCAGACGCCGGCTCCGACGCGATTGCGGCGAGTACGTTCGCGGTATCGTCGGCACCGCGGCCAAGTATACCGCCAAGAAAATCGCCGCGGGCGGCGCGGGCCGCGTTTTGTACGCGCCCAGCTACGCTTGCCGGCGTATTAATTTTTGCTTCTTCGAACGGAAGGCTGACGTCACGATTAACGCGGTCTGTACCAAAAATACCGCTTAAAAGTCGATTACGTGTAAACGGCGCAAACGGCGTTTTTCGCACATGCTGTGTCAAGTTATCTGTAATTTTCGACGCGCCGCTGTTTGCCCGCAGTTGTTCAATTGTTGGTCGCAGTTGTTTAACGACCGGATCATCAGACTCAAGCAGTCGGTTCAGTTTGCCGTACGCGTCGATAGAGTTGGCAACTTGTCGGCCACCGTACGCGCCGGCTCCGGCGCCAGCCAGATTAAACAGCGCATTACTTGACGACCCGTCTTGATTCTTTACGGCAGCAATCGCGGGTGGCGGAGCCGTTTTTGTAAGCAGCATGTTCTTAGCCGCGGTTGCACCGAGGCCGCCGATGCCGCCCATGAGCGCGTAGTCCAACACGGCACGCCGTTTTTTCTTTCCTTGTAGCGCACCAATCAACCCGCCTGCGCCAGCACCGATAGCGGCGTTTTGGAGATACGGGTTGCTAAGCACCTGCGAAAGATCAGCTTGCTTCGTTAGCGCAGTGGTCACCGCAGCCACCTTCTCAACCGCCGCGTCGGGGGTGCGGGTTGCGATAGCCGATAAACCGCGCGCTAATTCTTGTGCGTCAGTTGTATTCATGATTACAGCAACTCACGAGCTTTTTGCTGCGCTTCGAGATTACTCTTTATGCTCTCGGCGCGGATCTTTTCCATTTCAATCAGCTGCTTGATATCAAAATCGGCGAGTTGGCCGGCTTCTAACCGTTTTCGCAACAGCGCCTGCATCGCGGCGCCCGAGCCGGTGAAGTTCGGCGCAATTTCGGCGATCTGGTTGTATGCGGAAGCTACCTCGTGCGGGTCGTAGCCGGAGATAACCGGGTCGTTCAGAATAAGATCGTTCAGCACGCCACGCGATTTGATTTGCTGTAGTTTGTTTTCGTGCTCCGCGTCGGACATGCGCATAAACGCTTTTTGTTTTTGCTTAGTCGGGTCATTGGCCTTGCCAGCTTCCGTGTCCATTTCTCCGGCTAGACCCGCTGGGCTCATCAGTTTGCCGAGATGGCCCATCGTACCGCTATAGGATGTCAGGGGCGGGGCCGAGTCTTGTTTTTTTTTAACCGCCGCCACCTTTAAAGCTAGCGGCGCGGTTTTGGGGTCGTGAAGGATTGAGCCGGTTACGGGTGTCGGAGCCGCTTTCTTTTCGTCTGCCGGCGCCGCGAATGCCGCAAGCTTATTCTGTGCGTCGTTATGCAGTTCTACCGCTTTGATAACGTTCTCTACCAACGTCACAACGGGCAGATTACCGAAGTAATCCTGCTTTGTGGTGGCCTGTTTTGTGAAGTGCGGGTAAACCGCTGCAATTTTATTAAGGGTTGACGCGCCCATGTCGCCGAGCCGTAAACCAACTTCGCGCACAGCGTCGTTAAACGACATGTGACCCGGAACGCGGAAATACTGGGCCAGCTCTTCCATTGCGCTTGCCGCTTTGTGGTGCGCAACCGTAGCCTGCCGGCGCGTCTCTTCCATAGCCTGCTTGGCGGCTTGTTTCTGGCTGTATGTACGCATGACCGCTGAGTGCTCATCGCGGGGCGGCGGGGTGTACGTCTTTTCTGGTAATACACTCTTGGCGGCGGCCGCTTTGTTTAATGCGGCGTTGCGGCGGGATATAAACCCAGTTGGCGACACCGCGTACTCGGTTGATATAACGCTGTTTTGCGTTAGCTCGGCCGACGTCTTTACATGTTTTGGATACAACGCGTTCATAACAACGTCTGCATCTGCCAGCTGAAAGTCGGCAGCTTTCTCAAGCGTCGTCTCGCCTAGCTCGCGCTGCTTATTGGTGCGGCCAGTGTTATAGGCGTGCACCATAAGATTGATGTGCCCGGCCGGGATATTGGCGTCCGACGCGCTTTTGATAATTGCAGCGTTAGGTGTCTCGCCGCCGTTAACCAACGTCGCAGCGCGCTCGATGGCGCTTAACAGCTTTTGCTCAGCTTTTTTACTTAGTGCCCGCATCGATTTTCTCCGGGTAGTGCAGTTCTTGAATCAGATTTTGATGCTGCAAAGAACCGCCAGCCGCAATAATCATCATTTCGTCATTGCGTAATTCTGCTGCGCCGTCATCAAAGGGTAACATTTTTACAGCTACGGAATCTAGTTTTGTCCCTACTTTAAACGGCAGCGTAGCCAACATTGCGCCAATATTCTCGACGATAGTTGCCTGTGACTTCGAGGCGTTGTCGCTGTTTTTCTCGATCTCTACGTATTTTACAAAAGAATCGATCAGCGGTAACTGGGTATGGCTGTTGACCGGTACAGTAAGGCTGGCAATTGCCGCCTTGTATTTCATCGAGTGTACGGCGAAATCTTGGAAAAACGCCGAGACGCCGCCCGCAGAATCTGGCTTTGGAATGACCAGCCCGCGATTAATAGCCGCGTCGAGAACGTGCTGGCCGCCGCGGTAGCCGAGCAGTTTCCACAGCAGGTCGTAGTGGCGCTCCTGTAGTCCGCGAGTTACCGCATCTGCCATCACCACGTTAACGACATAGTCAGTGTTTTGCAGTTTTGCGCGAACATCAAAAAACGTGTTCGCGTACGCGTCGATGATGTCCGGTTCAGTACCTAGTTTATCGGCAATCTCTTGATTTGATTCGCCGGCTAAGATGCGCGCTTCGATCGCCCAGCGGCTTGGCTTTTTATCGTCTGCCCATATGGCGTGCGCCCAGTACATCGGGCCGTCGCGCAGCATCGCGCCGTACAGCGCGTCCGGGTTATTATTGGCGCGCTCAAAATGGCGCTTTAAACGTAACGAGCGTTGAATCCATGTGAAGCCTTCCGGGCCGTCAAACTGGCGGGACGGTTTTTTACCGCCGCTGTCGATTTGTACTGCCCGCAACCACCGCCAGTTGGGCGGGCGCAGCGGATTGGCGCAAAAAGCGTTCAACATTAGCGCAACGTCGGCGTGTCGACGGTCACAGTGAAGACCAGCGTCTTATTGGCCGACGGCGTGATCTTGAGATAAAGATATCTTTGCGGATTTGACGGCGAACCATCGCGATTGAGATACGACACGTTTAAATCGTTTTTGAACGGCGTCGTTTGATCAAACGACAGCACCTTAAACGTGTCAGCGGGTAGGTCGCTATTAGGCGCTTTATCCTGTTTGCTGGAGTAGAGCGCCGCGGTAAAGTTGCCGGTGGCGCCGCCAGCGGCCTCGACGAGGCTGTACCCCTTTAGCACACCACGATGCGGCATGGGCACAGCGACAGTTGTCGCGGAGCCGCTGTTGGCTGTAAACGTGACGCTACCGGACCATACTGTGCTGGGCATATTTCACCTTTATGCGTTAGCGATAGCGCCAAGATCAACGTCCTGCGCGGCTTCTTCCGGATACGGCTCGATGGTCTTCTGCTTGAGGAACAGAATAACGTCGCCAAGCATTTCAAACGCGTTGCGCAGCGAGTCTTCCAGTTCCGGCATGTCCGACTTGCCGTAACGTTCAGCAAACCGGTCACCGTGCCAGTAGAACATAAACAAGATACGACCAAGCTTGTCGAGACCCTTGGTTAGCTCGCCCATGTAACGATCAACGAGCGAGTCGTCGCGCACAGCGCGGAGCATGGCGCCCACCATGGCGGTATCAAACACTTCACGCTGCCCGCTCTGAGCGGCGTCAATGACAGAGCGTACGTCGCGCTGATCGAGCAGCGTGTTCGGGTTGTATACGCTGCGGTCGGTTTGACTGGCGCTCATACCCGGGACAGGCACGCCAACGTCGATACCGAGCTGCGTCGGAACGCTGGTACCCATGATGCTCTCACCGCCCATCACCGGGCCGGGATCGCTTGGGGCAGACGGCGCGCCATTAATCATCATCGGACCGCCGTACGGGTCGGCATACTTCACGCGGCATTGAAACTTGCGTTTGGCGGCAGCTTGTTTCAGGATCTCGCGGGCTGCTTCTTCGCGCAGGCCGTGATGCTCAACAAGTGTTACAAGCGCTTTGATAGGCGTTAGCGCTGATTCTTTGTTAAGTGTTGGGTTGATGGACACGGTTGTTCCGGTGTGATAAACCGTCAACGACGCGGTCTTCTGCATTAGTGCTAGTTGTGCGTCGACAAGGTTGCCGGGCATCAGGGCCGGCGGATCGCTCTCGCCGCAACCACACGCGCCCTGATCTTCTGCAGTTTCGGCGTCGTCTTCGCCCTTGGTGACCTTGAGCAGCTTGAACCCTTCCGGCACGTAGATGTCACCCATACTCGCGCGCAGGCTGGAGCCCTTCTTACCGTTGAGGTGGATACGCACGCCATCGCGGTATTTGTCGTAGTTCAGTGGGTCCGTGTAGCAGCAGGCGCCGATAGAGCCCTTGGGCGGATACTTCGAGTGATCTTCGAGGTGCACTTCGTAAATCGTGCTGTCTTCGCTGTTACCGTACTCCTTGATCACGCGGAAAGGCGCTGTGGTGTCGCCGCGCTTGCTGAGGGCGATATAACGGGCGTCCTTGCTCGGTACGCTGTTGGCGTCCGGCAGGCCGTCAAACCACTTGTCAAACTCTTCCCCCTCGATCCGGGCCAACGCAAAAACTTGGTCGGCGCGGGTGTTGAGCCAGTTACGCGCACCGTCGACGCGCACGACCGTGATGAAGTTCTCGCGCTTGGCGGCGCCTTGCGGATGGACAGCCACGTAACAACGCTCAATGTTGCCCGGCTTGACCAGAATCTCGTACAGGCCGCTTTCGGTCGGGTTGAACAGCTTCTTTTCAACCTGAATGTGGTACGGCACCGAAACGTTATCGCGGTCACGCTCGTCTTGAATTAACACGCCGTCGCGCAGAAGCTTTTCCTGATCTTCTTCGCTGTGGCCGACCGGCGCCTTGGTCTGAATCGTGACGTCATACGTGATAACCGTCAGGCCCTTAACAGACGCCGGTTCCTTGGGCGCTTCGGACAGCACACTAGCAATCTTGGTGCTGGCGGCAACTTCGCGAGCCGCGGCTTCGGCGATGGCTTGCTTCACGATATCTAAACCGTGAAACTCGTCGAGAGCGGCGGCGAGCTGTGGGGCGTGTTTGCACGTGTTAATAAGCGTGCCGATCACTTCGCGCCCAGCCTGCTTTAAAAACGTCTGCAGATCCAGCGCTTCGCCCATCTCTTTGAACGCCTGCGCAGTATTTAACGTGGCGCTCTTGGCGAGGGCCGGCATAGCAGCCGTCATCATCTCTTTGAGCGTCGGCTGAGCTGAGCCGAACTTGGCCGGGCTGCGCGAAAGCTGTGTAAAGTCGGGCTGGCGCTGGCCTAAGCCCGACAGGTTGCGCTGCACGCCGCTGCCCAGAATGTTGGGCTTGCGGTTAATCAAGTAGTTAATCCAGTTTTCCTTGAGCGGCACGAACATGTCCTGATTCTTGATGTACAGGAGTTCGTGGCCCTTGAGGTCGCCGTTCAGGAAAAACACCGGCGCATACAGCCAGTTTGAACCGACCTTAAACGCAAACACGCCGACCGCTTTGGTGTTTTCCCGGTTGCGGTCGAGGAGCTGGAAGCCGATTTCGTGGTCGAGCAGCTTGGGAGCCGAATCGCGCAGATAGGCGTGCGCCAGATTGCTAAACGACTGCTCGAAGGAAGTGTCGTCGCCTTTGCCGCCTAGATCGGCGTATTTGGTCTGAGTGCGGTCATACGACTTCAGCACATTCAGCCAATGCTTAACAGACGACTCTTTCGCTTTTTTGTTATACACGGCCAGCCTCCATGCTGCGCTCAAAATTGGGCCCAGTATTAATTTACTGCGCCGAAGTCTCTATATCCTACAAAAACAGGCTCACGGCTTCCACCCGCTTGTTGTGCCGATGACGCCAAACTGCTCGCCCTGCGCTAATGCCGGCACATAACTACTGCCAGCTGTATCGCTACTTAAGCCGCGCTGGACGCTATTCATCAGCCCTTTTTCCTGATAGGACCCCAACATTCGAGTCATCCAGTCGGGGTCGTTTGAAATGTTTGCCATACCCCGTACCATCTCCGGCTGAAACGGTGGCGGCTCTTTATGCGCCTGTACTGTTTTCACGCCGTATTTATTCAAGTTACTGAGCACGTTTTTACCGATCTTCGTGCCAATTGAGTAGTGCAGTACGGGTTTTTCTAGATAATGTCCGGAAAGCGAGCTAGGTGCGGCAGCTACACTTCCCTCGCGCGGAGTCCAGTTGCGCTCGATTGCGGAGTACGGCACAACGTCGTCAGGCACGTAATCGCCGTACTCGTCCGTCAGGCGCACGTGATTTACAAGTCCGCGCGCCAGTAGCTCGATGTTGCGCCGATGGGCTGTAATTCCGCTGTTACCCATTACCTGCCGCATGGCTTGCACAAAGTAGCGCCGGCCTTCGCCGATTCCTTTGTGCCTGACAATTTCTGAAGGATTTGGCATACCGTCTGATAGAACGTCGCCAGCTTCCAGCTCGTCGCCTTTTTTAATAGAAAGCGCGCGCTCGGTCGGGACGTAGTGGTCTTGTCCGTTAATTTGGACATAGTGCCCGCCTTGGGGAGCCGGGCGAATTTCTTGTACGCGGCCGTCGATTTGAGCGTGCGCGGCCCCGTCTGGATATTTTTTTGGCACCTGCACGAGCGCGTTGAGAGCTTTAAACCCCGAAATCGCCCCCGCGCCGCCGACACCGCCCGAGTGTTTCGAGCTGATCTGGCTTTGCGTGACGGGCTCGGACAGGGCTTGCGCCGCTGCGATGCCCACATAATCGCCAACAGGCGGTAAACGCCCTTTCTCTCGATAGCCGACGTCTCTTGCATAAACTCCGCCGTCTCCGGGACCGCCTACAATTGGGCTACGAACTAAAATATCTTTAGCGCCACTTTCTTTCAGGTCGCGCAGAATTTTGGGCGTTAATATCGTGTTTCGCTTGTACGGCCCCACCGCGCGCGCCAGTAACGCGCCTTCATTGTCGGGGTCATCTACGTCGGTCGGGTAGCCGCGTTCTTCTGCGGCCATACGGCGCTCTTCGTCGGTGTCGTCGTCATCGTCGGCTGTGACCAACAAACGGTGCGTCATCTGCGCCAACTGCTTGCCGTAGAAACCAGCGTCGGCCGTCGCGGTCTTCAGGTCGATCACGCCTTTACGGGTACCGAACGCGCCGGCAAAGTACTCCACCGGGCGTAAACCTTGGCTGTAACCGCGCAACACCGGAATTGGAATCGGTTCGCCGCGGTGATCTAGGTACTGCATGTCGGCGCCGAGAATTGAATTCAACTGAAACTTGTTGCCGACGCCAGACCCGGCGATTTGATGGACGAGGGGGTTATCCTGCCCTTCCGCTTCTTTGTAGACCTTGTCGAGAAGTTCTTGCTGGGCTGTTTGAGCAAGTTCAAGCAGTTTGACGTTGCGTTGCTTTTCGTCGAGCCGTCTGTCGGCAAAAATGTCGCGCATCTGGTTTTGTACGCGCAACTGAACGTGCCGAGCCGCCAGCGTCGGTTTGATATCTTTAAGCCCGAACGACAGGCCGTTAGTCGTGTACCCAGCATCACGGCCAATATCGTGCAACCGCTTCATAACCTCGCGATACTTTTCCGGGTGGGTTTTCGCCAGCTCGGTTGCGAGGCCCGACATTGTCTTCTTAGTTAAAACGCGGTCATAGTCGCGCATTTCTGGCGGCAGTGCTTCGTTTACCAGAAGTTGACCGAGCGTCGTTTTGAGCATGTCACGGCGTCCACACTATGTTCTGCATCGACTTAGGTTGAAAGTCAGAGACAACTACTGTCTTTTCGATGCCGAGCGCACGCAACATAGGGTGAAAGTCTTTTTCACCTACAGTTGAATACACGATGGCTTCGTCAACCTGAATGGCCACAAAAAGCGGGTTGCCTTTGTCGTCTTCAACAACAACGCTGTGCGCTTTTTGATCTGTCGGCTGCAGGCTGTGCTGCGTTTTAACCCGCATTGTCCGCAATACTCCGAAGCATGGCTGCGATCGCGTTCGCCTTGATCTGCGTTGCTGTCGGAGCGTTTGGGTCTTGATAGCTGGGCCCAAACGGACGCCCGATCGACGCGGCCGCCTTCTCGGAACGGTCCCACCACGCGGCTGCCTTCGACGGGTCGGCTTCGGGCGGGGCGGCGTTCGGGGGCATGGGTCCGCCCGGAGGCGTCGGACCGCCCGGAGGTTGCATGCCGCCCTGCGCGTTCGGGTCTTGCGGCGGCGGCGCCATCGGGCCGCCCGGAAGCGCGGTTTCAGCCGGCGGGGCGCCAGTTGTGCCCGGCGGCAGCACCAGCGACTCGGGCGGCACCTGAACGCCCATCGCATTCATAATGGCCGTGAGCTGCTGCTGCATGTTGTACAGCCGGTAGTCAAGCATCTGCATCATCTGCTCGGGCTTGAGCTTTTGCTGCGCGCCGGCAGGAGCTGCGCCCGGAGCGGCGGGTGCGGCGGGCGCTGCGGGAGGTGCAGCGGGAGGCGCCATTCCCATAGCCGCTGGATCCACTGGCGGTGCAGCTGCTGCAGCGACAGCAGACGGATCGGCCGGCGGTACAGCCCCCATGGCGGCTGGGTCAACCGGCGGAGCACCACCAGCAGCAGCGGGATCCACCGCCGCTCCGGGCACTAATGCAGATTTTTCAAAGCGCGCTTTCGCGAGCGCGATAAGTTCGGGGTTGACCGTGAACATACGACCTCCGTAGGTAAGAATTACTTATTATCTTCCACAATATGCACCGGGGTGTCTACTTCAATTTCGCCGCGCCGGTACGCCTGCACGGCATCCTGCTTGCTACGAAACACCCGCGGTTTAGACTTTTTGTTAATCCGGCTCGACGCCAAGTATAGCCCGGTTTGGTAATCCTTGTTCGGCACGTAGTGCGCCCGGAACGTCGAGGCGGCAAACAAGTTCTTGCTCGGCAGCATCTTTTCGACGGCTTCTTGCGCGGCGTCGTCCGTGCTTGGCACGTGGTACTGCATGGCGTCGCCGTCGAAGTCGGCACCAAACCCCTTGGTGATTACGGGGTTTACTTCCATGACTTTGTTCTTAGTTAACTTGGGGTAGAACGCCATCATGCCGTAACGATGGAGTACCGGCGCGCGGTTAATCACAATTGGGCGCGACGACATCTGCTTGTTTAACTCAGCCGCGGCTTCTTTGTTCTTGTCTTCTACCGCCTGCATAGCCTGCATGCGGGGAAGACCGCGGCGGACCAACCCGCGGACAACGAACGGTTTGTAAATATCCCACGCTTTCTCTTCCGGCAGCGCGACTTCGTCCATGTCCAAATCGGGATTCGGCGTGATCACCGCGCGGCCGACGAGATCTACCGTCGAGCTGAGCAGCTTGCGCTGAACTGTGCCGTACTTGGGAGAGTTCCCAAACACGTGCCGCAAGAAACCCTTGACGTTGCGCTCGACGTTTTTGGGTTGTTGCGGTTCACCTAAGCCAGTCACCGCCTTCATCGAGTCGTACACACTCAGCCGCTCGTCGCCGTAATCTGCCAGCGCGCCCGATGCGTCTTTAAGCGTGTCGTTGGCGTCGAGCAATTCTTTGTACAAATAGTTTGCGTCAGCAACGAGCGGAAGCTTTTTGTTACCCATCGTGCTGACCGGGCGGAACATGGGTGGCAGGACCGGGACTTTACTAATCATCCAGTCCTTGGGGTGCACACCGGTTGTTTCGGCGCTCTTTAAAAAACCAAGCCGACGCACTGCAGCATCGCGCAGGGTTTTACGCCCTGATTTAATATCTTCGCGCGCCTGCTCAATGGCTTTTGGTAAGTTAATGCGTTCCAGCGCGGCTTTGATCGCCGTCGGTCCGGTTTTGTCGCCCAGCTGTTCACGCCCGGCCAGTATGCCTCGAAACTGCTTCTCCGTTAGGCCCAGCACGCGGCGGATCGGGTCTTCCATAACGGGGTTGGGCAGCGGCTCGTGCAGCGTGATCTTGCTCCACCGGTTACCGCCGTGACCACCTGTTAATGTTTCATCAAACAACCCACCAGCAATAGGTTTGAGGCGGCCCTTCCAGTCAACAGTTTCAGAACTCTTTAACTCGCGTGCGCCAGCCAGTTCATCGACGTCCTTGTCCGTCATGGCCATCAGATTTGAACGCGTACCTTTGCGCACAACGTTAATCCCAGACGCGCGAAGTTGATTTACAAACTTCTCGTAGACGTGCGGCACCTTGGGCAGCGGCGGTGTATACCCAGCCATGAACTGCGACCAGTATTCGGGATTGGCCTGCCCGCGCACCATTTTGGCGTCACGAATAACTTTGCCGGCCCCGTGCGACAGTAGCGCGCCGAGATCGAGCATGCCGACGCGCTTAGCGCCCTCGCTGCCGCCCTTGGCCGGCGTGCCTTCAGCGGTATACGCGCCCATCGAGCGACCCTGCGCCTTCGACTCGCTGGTGTGGTGCAGTTTCATGAAAAACCGGCTGCCCGTCAGGACGCCGCCGATTTTGCGGCCGGTCTCTGGGTCGATAACGTCTTCGGTATCTGATAGCCCGTGCTTGGCCAGCTCTTTCTGCGCAAACTCAATCAAGTCGTTTTTGTTATCAAAGTCCTTGAGCTTGTACGGCGAACCGGTTTTCATCGCCACTTTACCCAGCGCAGCTTCGATCACCTGCGCGGGGTTAATGCGGCTGATTAGACCCAGCGGCGAGACAAGCACTTCAAACGGATTGCCGTCGCGGTCCTTGGGCATCTGGTCGTCCGGGACGATCTCTGCCACGACGCCCTTGTCGCCGAAACGCCCGGTGAGCTTATCGCCGACGTCCATGGGCGCTTGGTTTTTAACAACGACGCTCACGCCCTTTTTGGTGTGCATGACATCGGTTACAACCCCGGGCGCATGATGATCCCACGTGATCGTTTCGTTAGTGAAGCTGCCGGCACGCCCGCGATGCACCTTGCCGTATACCGTGTCTTTTTTCTTTGCCACAAGCACGAGTGGATCGCCAAATTTAACCTCGGTACCTTTTTTAATCGCACCGTCGTCGTCAAACTTGTCGAGGTACTTTTTGTCGTACTCGGTCGGGAACAAACTCACGAACGCCTTCTTGCCAACGTGAGTGTTGTCGTCCCACTCGGCTTCGTGCTGATACATGTGCTCAGACGTCAGCCGTTTGGATGCAGATTCAGAAATCACTACGGCGTCTTCGTAGTTTTTGCCGCGAAAAGGCAGATAAGCCGTGCGCAAGTTAAGTCCAAGAGCCGCGCTACCGTTTTGATCGGTAAAATTTGAGCGGGCTAACAACTGCCCCGGATTCACTACGTCGCCCGGTTTTACAAGCGGCGTCTGATGTAAGAACGTCTTACGGTTGTACGGCATCTCGTTGTACAGATCGATCGTCTTTTTGTTGCCGTCTTTGTCGCGCAGCACGATACCGTCCGGCGTAACATCAACAACTTGCGCCCGCTCGGTGGCCCGCGTGGCGCCTAATTTCTCGCCCATTTCGTCTTCGTGCGACATGCTCTCGTCGTCAGCTTTGGCGGACTGCAGCAGCGGCGCCTCAGCGTTTACGAGCGGAAGCGCCTGCGTAAACATTCGACTACCCATGATCACGCGATGACCTTTGATCATGGACTTGATCGGCACCATGTTGGACAGCGTCGAGAACGTTGTGTCCATGTTTGGCAGGCTGAACTGCGCTTCTTTTCGCGGCACGTACTTGAGCTTGCCGTTTACAAGCGCGGCTACGACAGGTAACCCGTTGTCTTCTTCGCCCGGAAACACGAGCGGGGTATCAGATAACTCTTGCGGCGTCTTGTACACCTTCTCGCCGGTTTTCATATCTACAACAGGCGTATAGACCTTGCCGTCCGCGCCTTTCATAGCGCCGCGGGCAAACCGCATGTCGACGCCCACTTTTCCAGACTCGGGCGTGCGGAGGTAGTCGATAAAGCCGAGATGGCTGGGTTGCACAGAACGCGACTCAGCGGGCACGGCGTCGAGCGAGCCGATGCCGCCCTCGCCCATGCGCGTTACGCGGGTCTGGTGGTCAAAGATCTCGGCCGGGTTGATCTCTTCTAAGCTCGACCCCAGCCCGCTGCCGATCAACGCCGCAGAAATAGCTTTGTCGAATACGCCGGACGGAATGTGGTCAATCGACTTTTTAGCCGTGGCTTTCCAGAGCAGTTTATTTAGTGCTTGCCGATCTTTAGTAAACCGCTCAGCAATAAGGTCTTCCGGGCCGACAACTGACTGGTACACCATGTTGTCGCGGTCGTCGCTATCGGCCTCGCGGCGATTCACTGCGATTAATTTCTTAGTGATCGCCAGAATCGTCTCCGGCGTCATGTTCTTGTATTCAGACCCAAGCGTGCGGCGGGTAACTTCGGGGTCAAGTTCAGTCTTGGCAAACTCCGCGGCAATAGCCTGCGCTTTCGCAATCGGATCAGCGCCGGCAACCTGTTTATTCACCAGCCGGGCATAGATCTTGTCCATCGTGCCCGCGTCGCCCTTCTCCATGTTGACCGCGGTGATCTCGTTGCCCCACGCCGAGCGGATGTCCTGATCTGACACGCCCATCGACTTGAGCAGCGGCATGAGCGGAATCTGCGCCTGCCCAATGCTAATCTTGAACACGCCGGTTTTGGGGTCGAGGAAGTACCGATGCGAACGGCCTTTGCCCGGCAGCGTGTTTACGTGCGCTTCAATCTCGCCGTTGTCTTTCTCGCGGGTAAAAACGCCGGGGCGCAACCGCATCTGGTGCGCAAGTGTGTACTCCACGCCCCCGTTTACGAACGTGCCGGAGTCGGTGAGATAGGGCACGTGCGCAATCGTGGCGCGCCGCTGGCCGACGGGCTGGCCGGTTTTGTTATCTGTAAGCGTCCACGTACCCTGCAGCCGCCGGGCAAGTGTCCCGCGGGAAAGGACAGCTTTCTTCTGATCTGCCCTTGTGAAACGTTCGGGCCCCGTGTACCCGACGTCTTGAAGTTGCAGCGTATACAGGTCGTTCTGCAGCGGTTTAAGACCTTGCGCGCTGGTGAGCGCTTGGTTGAAGATGTTGTCGCGCATCACACCAACGTCGCCGAACGAACGCATCGTCGGCGCAGCTGACTGCGCAGCTGACTGCGCAGACAACGACGGCGTCGTTTTAAGCGGTGGCAACTCGGGGGTCATGGCTCACCCCGCTTGCGACTGCTCGGCCTGCTGCTTCAACGCAATGATCTCGTCTGGGTCGACGTATGTCGGCAGAATGCCAGCGATACGCGCCTTGGATTTCGCAGCTTCTTCCACCGCTTTGGCGCGTGAACGATCGCGGGCGCGGTCGTACATCAGCTTGGCCGCCAACCCGCCCAGCCCAAGGCCCGCGCCGACGTATGCGCCGCCAACTGTTGCCGGAACACGCTTGGCTACGTCATACGCGTCAGTCAACCACTCAAACAGCGCTTTCTTCTCCGACGCCGCTTTTTCGCTTGCGGCGTCATATGCGCTGTCTAACTTTTTACCCCCGCCACCAGTGAGCGCGTCGTAGTATTCTTTTTCAGCCGCGGAAATCTGATCTTGCTGCTCACGCCGCTTTTTTCGCTTGTGCAATGCCTCGATAAGTTTGTACCCGCCAATACCGCCGAGCGCTCCAGCGCCCCACGTAGCCCCCGTACCGAAAGACGACCGAATGATGTTTGGATCAAACGAGTTGGGCTGCTTCGGCGCAACGTCGGGCGTAAACGGGCGTAAAAAGCTGAGCACGGAATCCGGCAGCATCTTGCCGACACCCTCGGTTACGCTGTCGTAAATACCGGCGATTTTGGTTTCTGTAATCTTGGGCGTCTCTTCTTCCTCTTCCTCGCGGGGCTTGTTTAGCGCCTGAGACAATCCGCGGGCCAAATAATACAGGCTAGCAGCAGTAGCGCCAGCACCGAGCCCGCCGATACCAGTGCGCACAATACGATCGCCCCAGAAACGCTGGTAATCTTGGGGGGTAGGTTTGCCAACAGCGGCAGCGACTGGGACGGCATTGTTTGAGAGTTTTTCCATGAGTAAGGCTCACTAATGCTTGGGCGGAATCATGCCGTAAACCTGTGCCCACTCCAACCAGACGCGAAAGTGTTTGTGCTCGTCGTCCCAGTTGTCAGTGCGCTTTAACAGCCGATACCAACCGTTCACCATCTTATCATTTATGTTGTCAAATTCTGCTTTTTGCGCCGGATCCCACAGCTCGAACATTCGAGATTTGAAATCATACTGTAAATCGATATTTTCCAGCTCATCTTGCTTCAGGTCGGGGCGGTGACCCGCGCCGATTACTGGAAAGCCGTCGAGCGTGCCGGGCCAGTTCAACTGGGCGTTATTGTGCTGCGTGCCACCAATTTCGCCGTGATACTTGCGAAGGCTCACAAATTACCTTTCTGGGCGGTAAAGACGTAACTTCCTGTTGGTCTTTGCCCGGGCAGCGTACGCCTTGTACGCCGCAGCTAGTTCGCGGGCTTTGATATCTTCTTCGTCAACGTCTGGCTCGGTCATTTTGCCGGCCAGATGTCCGGCCAATCCGCCGCCAACCGTAGCCAGCATGAGCGGGGTATACGCCACATTACCGAGCGCCTTGAACGAGTCCGACAACGACGGCAGTTCCAGCGCGGCTTTTACAAACGCATCCGCTGCGTCGAGCCGCTGCGTCAGTGCCGAGCCGGTGAGTTGTTCTTCAGCGCACCGCTGGAGAAAACCCAGCTTAAAAGCTTCTTTTTCAGTGACATCCATGTCAGAGGTCTCCGGGCAGAATAAGTTTCTTGGTGGGCGCGCCGACGGTAAAGTCGGGTGTTACATGCCGGCCGGTATCTTTACCCAGCGGTAAAGCACCCGGCAACGTCGATGTAAAATTAGCGCCGCTGGCCAGAGATATCTTACTCTTTCTGCCCGGGCGGTGTCGCTTAAACCACGCATCGACGGCCGGATCGTCGCGGTCGCCCTGCTCTTTTGCCTCTTTTGTCACCGCGACCATGTTTTCAATGGCCTGCTGTAACTCCACGCGGTCCGCAGAGAGCCACGCCGCTTTCGACGGATTTTCGGCTGCCATGTGGCGCAACCGGCGGGCTTCGTCGCTAATGGCCTGCGCCCGCTGCAAGAACTCTTTGCGGGTCAGAACAAAAAATTCACCTGTCTGCTCGTCATGCAGACAGATGAAGCCATTTTGCGCGTAAAACTTGAGCCCACGATACGAATAGCATTTACCGGTCACACTGGCGGTGGACATTCAACACCTTATTTACGGGTCGGACTGATCGGACGCGGCGCGGTTGCCGGTTTCGCGGTGCCAGAACCCAACGTCGGAAGCGGGCAGCCGTTTTCGTCACAGCCGTCCGCGCTGATCGGCGGCAACGGGCTCACCTGCAGCCGCATCGAAGGCTTCGGGCCTGTGTTCTGCATCTCGCCCGGTTTCGACTCGCAGTCCGGGCAGTCCGTCCACGGGTGATTGCTGTCGCCGGTTGGAATCTGCCCCTTGCCGTTACACTTTTTGCAGTCTTTGGTGTCGACAAGCGGTTTATCTACCGGCGTATCAGGTAGCAGAGAAGCATAAGCAACCTCTGCAGCGACCACCCCGACAAAGTCTTTTTTGGGCGGTTCGGCATGGGTCACCGGTAGCAGCGCTAACAACCATTCGAACATGTGTCACCTGTAAATTTTAGCAATTAACTAGATGCGCCCGCGAGCGCCATAACTGCGCAGCTTTTTCGGCGGCCAACCATTTACGCCCGACACAGCCACCATGTAGCGGTTTTTGATATCAGACCATTTCGCCCAGAAAGAGCCAACAGGAATATCGATGGTCGTGCCGAAAATACGCCGACCGCCGCCATTCCACGCGCCCCAGCTGTTTTGGACAAGCACCAGCGGCTCGCCGTAGCGCTGTTTAATAACGTCGCGGTCGTCTACGCCCAGATAGGCGAGGGCGTGCGCCCAAGATCCTTTACGCTTACTTACACCGTTCTCGTCACGGTCAGAGGAGAAGCCCTCGCTCCCGCAGCTACTAACGCAGTAACCGTTAGCCAACAGGTCCCGGAGCGCTTCATACTCTTCGACTTCAGTAATCGTCTGTACAAGATGCAGCTTGCCGATAGTGCGCCACGTCTCCGGCGGCGTGCGCGAACCGTACAAGCCGGCATTACGCGCCGAATACTGCGTGAAGTCGACGTTGATTTCGTCGTACTTTTTGCGCAGCCACAGTCCGCTATCGTTTAACATTACAGCCGCCGCTTCAGCGCAGCTCCAACCGTCGCCGCCGTGCCGCCGCCAGTTGTAAATCGCTTCGGTCGAAAGCACGCCGTTGAGACGAGCGGTGTCGCTGACTTCTGGCGCACCCTCAAGCCGGCCGCTGTTGGGATCTGGCAGCCCGCTAGTAATCTCGCAGCACATCGTTCCGAGTGCGGCGTTTCGGCTCGACCAGCTGACGCAGTCGCCGCGACCTTGCGCTCCACCCGGCAGGCAATCCGGGTAGAGCTTCAAGATCTCAAGCACGGGAAGACTTAACTTATCTTTGCCTGTCTCTTCCAGTGCGTACGCGGAGCACGCCATGGCGCCGTCAGGAATACCACCAGCAGCTTTAATCTGGTCGCGGAGCGCAGACGCGGCTTCGGGGTTGCCGTAGGCGCCCACGAAGCCCGTTTCATACGCTGCCACAACGTCATAGACATTGTCAAAAAAATGCTCTGTGGTCGCCATGACATTTCTCCGGCTTAATCAAGCGGTCGGCTCTTCACCCTTGGTCTCGCTCACCAGCGTGACACCTAGCGCACCCGGCTGGGCCGGCGGCAGCGTGTCATTAGCCACGAACTCAAGCGTCGCCGGCTCCGAGCGATTGCCAGCGTCGTCAATGTCAACGACTTTGAGCACAACAGCGGAACCCTGCGTTACCAGCACGTCGCCCAGATCCGTTGTAGCCGGCTCGTAGGCACGCACTTCACGCGCTACGTCGGCGCCGTCAACGTATACCGACAACTCGCGGGTAACGACGTCGCCGTCGACAACCGGACCGACAGAAACACGATAGGTCAGAACGTCAGCCATAGTTAAATTACTCCTGATTTGAACCACACTTATTTCTGCTGGAGTCACTGGCGCTGCAAACGACAGCGCCATGACGGCCAGCAACCACAACACCAAACACAGCAAAAACGCGGCAACGAATGTGCCCATGTCACTTCGCAGTCACGGCCGATGCCGCGATAACGTCGCACGCCTCCGTAAGTTTTTTGAGCGTCGCAGGCGTTCCGGGCATCACGTCATCCGTGCCGAGCGTAGTTTGAAACACCCGCTCGATCGCTTCGTCTAGGCCGGGATATTTGTTTACCTGCTCAATCGCCAGATCCAGCGTATGGCCGTGCACTTCTTCCCACTTTTCAGTCGTCGTAATACGCTGCGGCGCCGTCGGGCGCTGGAGCACCGTCTTGAGTGACGTGTACACATCGTAGATACGCGCACGGTCAGCCGGGTCGCTGCCGGTGAGCAGTTTTACGATCTCTGTATCAACGGCGGCTGTCGGTGCGACCGGGCGAACGACGGGTTTTGTGCCGACGTTCAGCTGCGGGCCGTTGGGGAACACCAGCGACACAAGCAGCAATAAACCGGCGGCAAGTACAAGCTTTTTCATACAACACCCTTTGACGGTTGTTCGTATTCCACGATCACACGCAGCAGCGCCGTGCACGCGTCGACGCCGTCTTTGCATCCTTCAGCGGCCAGCTTATCGCGCAGCTTCGTAACGGCCAAAATGTCATCCACCAACGGCACGGCAATCGACTCTTGAACAGCCGGACCAACCGCTGTACCGGTTGTCTTACGCAAACGGGCCAACAGTTCTTTGCGGTAGGTCACAAGTAAAAGCGCCACGAATACGCCGGCGCACACTAACTGAAAAGTAGTCATGATTTCTCCTGTCTTACCGGTGAGCGAATATCTTATCACGTTTGAGGAACAAGTACATACGGGCGGCCATTGATCACAAGTGTACCGTTAATATTTAAACCAGCGTCTTTGGTAATAGGATATGCCGTGGTGCGCTTGCCGTATAACTTAATTATTTCAGCGACGTCACCGTCTTGCGGTTTTGTCACGTTTGGATCGTAATACGGCGCCATGAGGTTACCATTCGCCAAGTGCGGCAAGCCGAGCGCGTGGCCGAGTTCGTGGCAAATGACGGCCACGGCCATGTTGAAGCTCCAGTCCTCCGCCTCGTCGAACATCTGGTCGAGCTGGATATTCTCGGCAACGCCGCACGGTAACTCGCTCCACGCGAGTGTGCCGCCTTTGCTATCTAAACCGTTTTTCTTACCCGAACCTGACCGCGCGTAGATGTTGGCTTTTTTGTGTGTGTCCACGCGCAACGGGTCAATCGCACACACTTCGGCCCACTGCGAAAACGCGATGTCGTATGCCTCGGCCACCTGCGCGTTGGTTAAGCCGGGCAGGTGCATCTCGTGGTAATAGGCGATGTTTGGCATCGGCCATTTGCACGGGTCGCCGCCGGGGGCCGTGATGTTGAAGTCCGGCAAGCCGCAGCGCCGGCGATTGATGCGGTGCGCGGTCTTCGGCCCGACGGTGCCGGTCGGATTCAGGCCATTAAACTCTTGAAACGCACGAACTGCTTTTTGCAGCTCGGCACCCTTGATCTTTTTGACCTGCGCCAACGTCTTGTCGCCAAAATACCCCAGCGCGTGCAGGCGCCGGAGAATTTCGCTGACGGGCAGAACATGAGTATCAGCCGGTTGATTTGTTGGCTTCCGTGCCATCGTGCGCATCCTTGCAGAGGTTATTGCGCGGCAGCCAACTCCATTAGCCCAACCGCGGCATCATCCTCAATTGTATCACTCAGGTGGTACACAGCGTTAACAACGGGGTTATCAGCCTTATACTGTGTGCCCGTTTTCGCGCAATGCTCGCGCCACACGTTATTTAAACGCCGCCGCAGACGCATGAGTTTACGCGGCGGTAACGTCCGCAGCTCGCGCATGCTCTGCTGAATCGTTTCTTCCGTGTTTTGCTCGCGGCAGTGAATGATCACCTGCACGATGACCGAAATGATCATGATGATGGTGATCGGATCAAACTGAAACGAGTTATCACCCTGCGCAACAAGCTCATCCGTGAGCTTGTCACGTAGGGACGACAGCGCAGGCGACTCGTTCACGCGACGCTGCAGTTCTTCGAGTGTCATTAGTTGGGCGTCCGTTCAGCACGCATTTTCTCAACCGCTACCGCTTCCATATAGCGGTACCGAGCGTCGATCATCTGAGCGCGCAACTCCGTACGACTGGCAATAAATTTCCAAACCAGCGCGCTGTTCAGCACCACAATCTGTGTCGCGCCAGCAATCGCGGTAATAGCCTTTGTCAGCACCTCGGCCTGCGTGCTGTCAACCCAGCCGATGAGCACGCCCACGGCAATCAAGTTTGTGCCGGCAACAGTTACCATTGTCCAGAACTCGGGAGTGAGCCAATTGGAAGTGTCTACGTTGGCGTCGTCAGCCGCGGCGTTAAGCACGCGCAGCTCTTCCCGTACCGTTTCAACGCTTTTCTTGTTAGCCATGTTTTCTCCTTAAATACAGGGTACGCGTCGTATTGTAACGGACACAAAATATCGTGCAAGACAGCCTACCGCCCGAACAAACTCGGGACGACGGCGTGCATCATGCCGCCCCACAAACCCAATTCTTGTAACTTATTTTGCCCTGCGGGCGTTAAGCCAGCCATGGCGGAGAGCGCTTTGCCGGCCACCGTCGCTGTAGCAAGACCCACGCCGGCAGACGCAATCCCGTTAATAACGTCCACGGGGCGGATAATCGGCGATCGCCGATTGGCGCTAATACCGGCCATAAGCCCCGTGGCCGCGGCGGCGTACTGGGGCGGCGTGTGATTCTGAAACCCGCGATACATACCCATGTTTACGTCCTGCCACGCGGCGCTATTGAATTGCGGCACCGACACGGTCGGCGCAAATATCGGATTATTCGCGAACGACTTTTTTGTCATCTTCGCTTCGTACGGGTAAACAACAGGCGTTTTGTTGTGCGTCAGGAGTCCGCGCAACATGCTCGTACGAAGCGCGCGCGCATTGGCGTACGAGTTAATTCCGGCAACACCCACGCCCGACAGCGCACCCATTAATCCAAGCGTGCGCCGAAGTTTGCCGCGCTCCAAATAGCGCTCAGGAAAAAACTGTTCGGCTAGCGTCCCGGCGCCGTAGCCCAGCCCTCCCGCCAACAAACCGGTCATCAATCCGTTGGAAAGCGGCGTCGGCCCGCCAAGTAGTTTATTGCCCGTGTTCCAGACAGTCGGCAGTCCGGGGACAAGCGAGCCGGTTTTGATAATAATTTCTTCGGTTACGTCAGGTTGCGCGGGACCGTACGTTACAACCGCCGCGCTGTACCCGGCAGCTTTCATCGCCGCGACGTAGGCGTCGCTGGCAGTTTTAGTCGTTTGCGCTGGCGCGTACAGCGTGACTAACCCAACCTCCGGTTCCCATGTCGCGACAGTCGTAGCCAGCAACGCATTGGCAGCCGCGACTTGTTCGTGAGCGACTTTGAGACGGACGGCGAGCGGAAAGAGCGCTGCGACACGCTCCGGCACTTTTTGCCACTCGTAGATAGTTGGCGCTGTAGTCATGTTAACGGGCGACACCCAGCATAAATTTTGCAAACAACGACAACCACGCCAGCACACCGCTGATAGCAAAAAAAACAATCACGCCGCTCAGGCTGACAACGCGCCCGAGCTTGTGAAACGGAATTTCCTTAAGCAGCCGCCACGCTTTGACGTAATCCACCACATTCGGCTGGTGCGGTGCGGCGGGAACAGGCGTCGGGGCGGGCTGGGGCGCGTCGGGCGTCTTTTTTTTCCGGATCCAGCCCGTCAATTTATCGAGCAGCGGTGTGGCCATTGGTCTTCCCCCAATTTTGAATCGTGTCAAAGATATCGTTGCCGTACAACTGCGTCGCCTTATCGAACATGTTCATCTGCGGTAGCGTGCCTGTCGCGGCCGCTTGCGCCATCTGATAGCGATACTGCGGATCAAGTGTTGTGCGATAGATATGGGCTTTGTTGCGCGCAGCCAAAATGAAATCGCCGCGCTGCTTGGCCTTCAGCAAGTGGTCGGTCACGTTCGCGAACACCGGTTTGTTGTGGTCATAAACAAACGGCGTGCGGAAATCGAGCAGATTGCGAAACTGCTGCGCATACACGCTGTTGGTCGCCGCCTTCACATGCGAACCAATCACCTTAGCGGGCGCATGAAACCGAAACTTGGTCGGCGCATGGGTGATGCCTTTGTATTTAGGCTTCGGGTCGTCCACGTGCCAGTCTTGCGGTGATTGCGAGATTAATCGCCGCAGGATTTCGTGCTTGCGGTCGTATTCGCGGCGGTCTGAGTGGGTTTTTGCCGCACGCAGTTCGTCGAGAACGCCGGGCTTTTTGGACTTGGGCTCTTCTTCGGCGCCCTTCTCTATTTTTTCGATTTTTTCGTAGTACAGCGGGTCTTTTTGCAGATGATCCTTGGCAATTTCTTCGGCAACTTGGTCGTTTCTTGTGTGCTCGTGCTCATGTTTAGCTCCTTCAGCTAGCGCGGGGGCAGAAAAATCCCGATCGGGTAAATTATCAGCTTTTCCACCCGCTAACAGGTCGTTTTGTCCCGAGCGGGAAAATTCGGCGGTGGCGGCTTTCAGTGACCCCCTGCTGATGGGGTTACTAAACCTATGCTCTTCCGTCGTTTCGGCAGAGGTTTCGTTACACTTCGACGTGCCGTTATCGAGCAAAACGCCTTTACGTCTGGCGGCAACGGTGATGTGAAACGGATGGTCATCATTGGGGAGCGCCGACAGGCCATAGCTCTTGCGGAGCGCCGAAAGTGCCGGGCTGCTGACCTGCACAGCCCAGACTTTGCTCACGCCATCGACGTTTTTGACGTCGATTTCTTTCAGCCCGCCCAGCGTGTAGCCGAACATATGGCCGCGCTCGCTGATCTTGTCAGCGCCGATAGATGCAACCTCGTCAGCCGTCATGACCGATATATGCGCATTTACCAGATCGCCCTTAACGTTTGGAACGTTAAACACGCCGGCCGTCGGTAATTCCGCGCCGGGAGCAGTCAGCGCGTCAAACACGCCGCGGACCAGCGCGTTCGGTACAGATAACAAAAGCCAGCCAGATTTGGCGAGATACAGCCGGCCGGCAAGCGGATAATTCGTGGCCGCCTGTTTGTTGCCGCTGCAGTAAAGCCAGCCGAGCGCGTTACCGGCGGCGTAGGCGGGATGCTCGCGAAAGTACTGCGGGTCCCAAGCGAGCGGATCGAGTGCTGAGAGGCTGTCCATAGCGCGCTTTCAAACTGCCTGAGTAGGACTCGAACCTACAACCCCAGCATTAACAGTGCCGTGCACTACCATTGTGCTATCAGGCAAGGTATGTCACGGGGTCGCGCTAATTGTTGGTGTCGTCATACCTCCGACCGCGTGATGTGCCACCGCCGCATATGCTGACACAAACAGCAAGAGGCAAAATACTGCGGAAGCGCCCCACGCGGCTACGCTCAATTGTTTACGGACGGTCATTGTCATGCTCGTGCTCCTGTTCGCGATCACGTTCGTGCACAATGGTTACTTTGATCCCGGCGCCAGACAATAGCGATATTGCCAGATCCGTTAAAGTTGACCCGCCCATGCCTGCCAGCACGCAAATGCCAATCAGGCCGTAGACGTTTTCGGCTTTCCGGTAGTTTTGATACCAAATCAAAGCGATGGCGAGGCCGAGGAACCCGGCGTTCAACATCGCACTGACCACCGCTAGTTTAGACAGTTTCTTGGCAAACCGCAAAAGCGTTGCCAGACCCGCGAACGCAGAAGCGCCAAACGCGCTCAAAAGCACCGACAACGAATGTAAATTTTCGTCGCCCATGATTTTAACCGCCTGTAATTGTTGATGTTGTAAATGTGTCAAAAGCCCCTGCGATCCCCTGTCCGCAGGACCTACCTCAACCGAAGTTGTGGTTCTGCAGCAACTTTCAAGGACATATATTTCGTCCCGTGTGGCATTTGCTGCTCCTCCGCCCGTGAGCCCGACAAAATCTGACCACGGAACCTGTAACCCCCGCGGCATCCCTGCCTTAGAAGCTACGCCTAACCAGCCGACCACCACGGCTAACTTTTGACACAACTCAAGTTTAACATGTTTTATCGGGCGCAAGGAACGCCAAATAAAACAGCGACAGCGGCAACAAATTGTCAAAGAGCGCAACGCTAAATGTAGCGTGACGGAAAATTGCTGCACAGGCCGGCCGGCTCAAATTTTTCGATCCAGCCGGGCGCGTCTTCCGGAAGAAACGCGATTGAGCGTGGAGCGAGCGCGTGGGGAGCCGGCGTCCAGATAAACTGCGCGCTCGTCAACGTGGGCAAATTGTCAGTCGTAAAAAAAGCATGCGCGCCAACGTTGCATAGCGCGTCTAATGTTTCGCCGTCAAAGCAGCGCGACCAGACGCGCTGCTTGGAAAAAAAACCGGGCGGCGCAACATTGAAACCGCCGTCAAAGGGCAGCAAAAAACTGCCCTGATGAAACACGACATCGGCGCAGACGTGCCAGCCAGCCGCCAACGTAGCTTGTAAATAAGCCAGCCGGTTTTCCTTGTCCGGCCGCGGTCCGTCGATGTTGCCCAGATGCGCAATCAAGATGCCGTCGAACCGTGCGCCGCGCCCCATACACTTTTCCTTGACTTGTTAACAGCCGCCACGCGTTGTGCATGTGGCGTATCGTACCCGTGCCCACAAACCGTGTCCACGAGTTCGGTCAAAGAATCTTGGCGGCAATTAAGCACCCGCGGGCAACAGCATGCAACGGATCTTTGGCGTGACGAACTTCTTTCACAGGAAGTGGGAAGCCGTTCTCTTCCAGCTTCTTGGTAAACATGTCCACGAAGCCCTTGGCCCGTGTCGTGCCGCCGGCCACAGATATCAAAATCGGCTCTTTGAACTTGGGCAGCGCTTTGTGCCCGGCCAGTGCGTGCGCCAGCATCTTGGTCGTGTAGTCAATCAGGCGCTCGTAGTACACGCTCACGGCGGCCAGAATCGTGTTGTCGTTCTTCTCGCCGATGACAAACGCGCCGTGCTCCTTTTCCGCCTGCACTACAGAGTCAGGCTCGTTCGTAGCCACTGCGGTCATGCGATCGACCCAGTCGCCCGACTTGGTCGTTGAGAACATCACGGTGGGCTCGCCGTTGAGCATCACGCAGACGTTCACCATACCGGCGCCCCACGACAGGCCGATGCCGGTGTAGTCGTCGTGCTCCAGCTCCGAGTAGCACAGCGCTTCAGCCTCGTTAATGGCCCGAGCGGCGTAGCCCTGTTCGGCCAGCACCGTGCGCACCACATCTTCGTGGTACGCCACGTCGAAGTCGTCGTCTTCGTGGTCGACGGGCTGCGCCGGAACGCAAAAGATCAGCTTCTCGTGGGGCTGGCTGGCGGTGCCGACCACTTCCTTGAGAATGAACGCCAGCACGCGCTTGGCTTCTTTTTCCTTGGGGCTGACAACGCCGCGGTACATCGGCCGGCGCGCAGAGTCATTGCGCTCGACGGCTTTCTCAATGGCGTCTTGGCCGAGAATGATGAAGCTCCCGTCGGCGTCCTTGACGAAGACTTTGCCCTGCAGGCCCTTCTCAATCATCTTTGTAGCCACGGGCGTCGTCGGTTTGATGACGTAGAACGCGTCGCGGAAATCCTTGTATTCCACGTTGCCGACCGCGTGCGGATCGGTCGTGGAGTTGGCGGCCGCGGCCTGCGCGAGCACGATAAACGAGGTACCGACGTCGAGTCCCTTGGCCATGGTTACTTCCCTTTCTTCTTGAGCTTCTTTTCCAGCTGCTTGATGTACTTAGCTTGCGCGTGCAGCTTTTCGCACTGCTTCTTGACCTTCTTCTTCGTCCATTTGTCCCAGAAGCTCATCACTTCGCCTTTAGCTGCGCGAGCTTGGACACGGACGAACTAATATCATCGTCGGTTTTTGTGGTTTTGCCAAGAGCGATGTCCTGCGTCTTTTGCATGCCGGTTGTGTTAATACCGCCGACGTATGTACCAGCGTCAATTTCAATTTTGTTTTTACTGGGCGCGCTCTCTTTCATGGCTGCGCGCAAAGTATTTGTTTTGGGCGCCGCAGTTGTAGCATCGTGCGAAACGCTGCCGGCTACACGCGCCACCAACCAGTCAAGCCGGCCGATGATATAGCCCAGCGCAACACTGCCGGCCACGAGGAGCACAAAAACAGAATAAGGCAGTACTAGCATGTTTCAGGCTTGCGCCATCCCCGGTGTGATTTGATGCGCCCGGCGTTGACGCTACGCATATGGCAGTCGCTGAGCCCGTTGTGGCGGCAGAAGTCTTTGAGGTTGTGGATAATAACTAAATCGCCGTCCGGGTTGAGAAAATTGTACGTCTTGGAGTACTTCTCGCGGATCACTTCTCGGCCGCGTTGGCGCAGCTCTTCCATGCGTTTTTCAGGAATACCGTGCACGCCTGTTTTCAGCTCTAATGATTTGCTGCCCCCAATACTCGCCCACATTTGCCGGGTTTCAATGTCCATGCCCGCAAAGCCCGAGCCGCTGTCGTGCGAGCGCTGGCAGGCTAACTTGCGCTGTTCGGGCGTGAGTAAAAACCGACCGCCTGCGTTACGGTTGAGGCAGAGTTCAGGGCCCAAGTGTTCCGTGTTGGCGTGCGCGTCTTTGATCAGCGTAATTTCAGCCTTGGACAATTCTGTCGCGGCTTTCTTGGATTCCCGGCGATATTCCGCGCGCAAAACCACCTTGAGTGCGTCGGCCTGATACTCGGCGTGCTCCGGATCGTTGTAGTGCGCGAATGTAACAGGCGAACCGAAATACTGGTGGTCATCTGCCGGCGCTTTGTCGGCGATGCGCGAGCCGTAATAGAACTTGTACCCCAGCGACGGGTACAGGATCACGTACAGATAGTACCAGCGTTTACGCATACACTGAATCCGTTCAGTGCTGGTTTTCAGCCAAATCCGTTTGGCTGCCGGTAACTTATGTCACCAGTCTGCGTTATTGTAACAATTTACGCGCGATGATCGGAACCGTGGTGTACACAAGAATGACAGCCACGAGCCATAGAATAGACAAAACAACGCGCCGAATGCGCATGTTTGTGTGCCAGTACCGCGCCCGAATCTCGTCCGGGTCGTGCAGCTGTAAACAACGCGCATTATGCTCAATGCGCTCTTCAACCGTTCGAAAGACGGGCGGCTCCCAAGGCATGCTCCAACTCCTTGATGCGGGCCTGCAGCAGCGCCATCTGTCGCTTGGTCTCGCTGTGCGCCGTCGCGGCCTGCTCGGTCATGTACACAACCAGCGTATTTAACCGGTCCAGCTCATCGGCGGCTTCGTCTAGCGCGCGCCGGTTGACCAGTCCGGACATCGTGCGCAGCGCAAAACTCATATGGTGTCGCATGTCTTCACTCATACTTCGATGTGCTTTCCGTCACGGAGTACAAACGTGCCCAGCTTTTCTTCCAACCGATAAAACTCAACACCAGCCTCACGAAACATCTCATCGCCCCGGTCGCAGCTTTCTTGCCACGCGCCGTGCGCCGGTGGAAACGCCAGCCCGATGACTTTAGTAATCCCGACGCAAATGATCGCCCGCGCACAATCGGCGCAGGCAAACCACGGGCAGTACAGCGTCGCGCGCTTGAGCAGTAAACCCTGCTGCGCCGCCGAATAAATAACATTGCGCTCGGCGTGTTCGATGTAGCTGTACTTCTTGGGGCGCTCTAGCCGCTCATCGCTCAGCTGCACATAGGGTGGAAACCGGTTAGCGGCCGCGACGATCAGGCCGTCTTCTGTGCGCAAGACAGCGCCGTTGTGCGTGCGCGTGTCATGCGAGTCAGTCTTGGCCACGTGGCAGGCCAGCCGAAGATAAAACCGCGCAGTTGAAAGTTCGTCAGCCATAGTCATAAAAACGGGTTGGATACTGGCAGCAGAACCGCTCGTGTTCCGCTTGTGCTCGTGTAACGTTGGGGCGAAGGAGGCGCTTGGAAACGTTTGAAACCCAGCAACCAGTATCCGGCACCACGGCTAACCAAGTGTGGTGCAAACACCGGGAGGACGACCGGTGTTCTGCGGCGTCACGTCCGGGCTGGCGCAGAACGGACGGGAGTGATCCGTTCGCAGCGCATTCCGGCCACCATGCCGCAACTCTCCCGCATGTTCAACTCCGTGGATCCATGTTGTTTAACTTCCGCGCTTGCCGCAGATCGACGTCAGCCAGAATGCGCTGGATGTGCCGGGCGTCCTCGAAGCTGTCTTGCAGATGATCTTCGTAGAACACTTCGAGATACGCCGCGGCGACCTTGTCATCGAGCGACTTAAGCTGTTCAAGCCGCTTGGCGTAGTTCGTGACGACTTGGCGTTCCAGCGTGTGCGCCTCGATTAAGATATCTTCAACGCGCGTGTACGTGGGGAACGGATGCCCGCCAGCGCAGGGCTGAACGAAGTCAAAACCGTACAGGCAGTCCAGAAACTGCTGCACGTGGTTTAGCTCGCTCTTCGCAGCCTCGGTCAGGAACTCTTTGTATTCCTCGGCGTGCAGGCCCGTGACCGCGCTGGCGTGATAGAGATAGAACTGCAGATGCGTCCATTCGTTCTGCAGATCTTCGTTAATTAGCGTGACAAACTCGGCCAGCGTGTATTTCCCCGGCTCGCCTTCTGGTCCGGGTTCGCCGCTGTGACTCGTTACTCCCTCGTGGGACATAGCTACCGCTCCTTCAGTTACGGGACAAACTTAAACTGCGCCGCGCCAAACACAAGTTCAGCGCGACCAAATAGATTGTTACCGGCTGCCATTCTCGGTTCGCCGGGTTTAAACGCTTCGATGGCGACGTCCAGCGCCATTTCAATGTGCGGCGGAATGTGCACGTGTGTGGGTCCGACGCAATGGTCTTCGCCGTGTCGTAGCGGCTCTGACAAGTACCGCATGTGGGCGTAGTTGCACATCTGGTACACCGCCCAGCACGCTTCTTTGAAGTCTGTAGCCAAGACAGTTACTTCTTCGGACACAGCAACTGCTCCTTCAGGTAGGCTGCAAGGCGTTGGGCCTGCGGCGTTTCTTCGCGAATGATCTGCTCGTAACAGACCGCGCCGTACTGCCGAAAGATCTGCACGTTATTGACGAACCAGCCCATATGGTAACCAGCCCGCATAAAGTTGACCAGATGATTTGTGGTTTCTTCGTCATACACATAGTTTTGGCAACCGAACTTATGCGCCCAGTATTCCTTGGGCTGGCAGTTAATGTGCCCGTGTCCGCCCTGTCCCGGAAGCGCCGCGCTAAAGATAATCGTGGGCGCTGTCTGAACTAACTTTTGCACAAACGCATCGGCCAGTTCCGGGTTAATGTGCTCGGCAACTTCGAGGCACAGGCAAATATCATAACCCCGGCACATGTCGAACTGCGGGTCGAACACGCTGAATTTATCGTGCGGGCATGCCGGGTCAGGGTCGATGCCGTCTACGATAAAGCCGGCGTCACGAAGGGCGTCGACGTAAATCCCGGGGCCGCAGCCGACATCTATGACACGCATGTTGCAGTCAGCGCCTCTCTAATTTGCTGCGCTTCTTCAAGCAATAAATGAAAATCAGCGGCTGTTTGTGGTGGGGCAAACATACGGCCGTATTTTACGTTCCAACAATTCTCTTTGAAACAATACAAGTTGTGTGGGTTGTTTGGTTCTTCACGTTCGCCTTTGTATCCATAAAACGAAAACGCAACGAATAAATCTTTCGGCAGGGCCCCGCAAATGTACATTTTAGAAAAGTCTTCAAGCACGCGACCGAAAAAAAACCAGTCACAGTCAGGTAATGCGCCCGATTTACGTTTGTCTGCGACAGAACCTAAAAAATTCAATTTTGGTTGTGACGTACACGTTTTTGCTTTGAATTCTGTGCGTCGCGTAAGTGGATGCACGCGATCACAGTCGTATATCTCGCGGCCAGTGCTTAGTCGCCAAATTTCGCGGCCGTAATACTCGTCCATACCTACCTCAAAAAGCATTCCGTGCGGCGTGCTTTTACCGAGGGTAAATGAGTTGGGCAAATACGGTTCCCCGTGTATATCCTGACCTTTGGCTGCCAACTCTGCCGCCAGTTGTTTGGCGCGATTTTGAGCGGTTTGCGATGGAGTGACTTCGATAATCCGCGACATGAATACGCGTCCTTTCACTTCGAGATGGGCGAAGTGTAGCTCGTATATTCGCTGCGCGCAATCTGTCGTTACAGCTTTTTGAGCATGGCAGCGACGAGCGGATGGCGCACAACGTCACTGTGGGCAAACTGCACAACATCAATGCCCGAGATGCCCTTGAGTTTCGTCACCACTTCATTCATGGGTGGCGGCGAAATTGGCAAGTCCGTCTGCTGCGGATCACCCGTGACGATGATCTTTGCGTTCTGTCCTAAACGAGAGAGAAACAGCTTGAACTGCGTATACGTGGCGTTCTGGGCTTCGTCAAACACGCACACTGAATCATTGAACGTCCGGCCGCGTAGATAACATAACGGCGCCAGCACCACGGCCCGATTCACAAACTCACGCTTGGGGCCGAACTTTCCCAAGAGCGTGTCCATAGCGTCGTACAGCGGCTGCATGTACGGATTGACCTTCTCGCCAAACGAGCCCGGGAGATAGCCAAGCTTTTCACCGGCATCGACAATGGGCCGGGTGAGCACGATCGAGGTGGCGCGCTTAGCCAACACCTCATTGATAGCAAAAGCCATCGCCAGAAACGTCTTGCCCGAACCGGCCGAGCCGAGCAGGAACGTGATGTCGTTATCGTTTAATGTCTTCCACGCGCGGCGCTGAGTTTCCGTGCGCCATTCAATATCGCACGGCGTTAGCGGGGCTTTTGCTTTTTCCTGTTGTTCCTGTCGTTTTTTCGATTTCTTTTCGGCTCTCCGCACATTCCGTTGCTTGGGGGCCATAAAGTGTAGCCTTCCTTGAAGTAATGCGATCTCCGGGTTGTCTATTCAGCTCAGCGCGGCGCAATTGGCGAGCGGAACTGCACCGGTGATTGAAACTGCGGTTGGCCTGCGCCGTAGTACGCCGCCGCGCCAGCTACCGGAATAGCCGTAGCAGCGTGTTGCCCGGCGGCTTGCAGACCTTTACCGGCTAACTGCCCGACGCGCCCGGCACCACCAGCGGCGGCGCCAGCAAGCGTCCCGGTCGCACCAACAATATCTTTTGCGATCGATTTACCCGGCGCGTTAAGCATGTTTGCGCTGCCCCGCATAACCGCATCGCCACCGCGAGCCAGCGCGCCGCTCGCAGCGCCTAGTCCTTTACCGGCCGCAGTCACCGCGCCACGCGCTCCCGCAGCCAGCCCCCGCCCAACCATACCGCCAAACGCAGCTAAGTTAGGCGCGGATGTCTTCTCGTTCACACCGTAGTCTTGTTGAACGTTGCCCGCGCCAGTCGGCACCGGGCTATTAGCCTCGCGCTGCTTGTCGTCGATCGGCTTGCTGCTGCCGCGAGAGCTAGGCGTGCAGCTCATTTCCGTCTTGCCGCGGGGCGCACTGGAGACAGCTTTCTTTTCTTTCTTGGTTTTCTTCTTGCTGCCAACCGGTCGGCACGAATCGTTGCTGTACGGCTTCTTGCCCGGCACGGCTTCGTAGCCTTCCCAACAGCGGGCGACCTTCATGCCGAACTCAAGCGCCGAGCCCTGTTTGACGCCAGTCACGCTAGCGTTCTGCAGCTGCGGCATGAGCTGTTCAATGATATTTTTGTTGTGGGTCAGAAAGTCGTACATTTGTCGCCCCTGTTCGCTGTTCATGTTGGGATCACGGCCCATCAGCATCGTGGTACCAAACTCCGGGCTTAACTTACTGAGCGCGTTAATCTGGTCCATGGGGTTGCCGCCCTGTCCGCCGCCGACCATGTTGTAAAGCGCATTGGCGCCTTGGCCAACCATGCGCCGCGGGCCGTCGCCAAACATGCCCGCCCCGGCCGCGCCCAGACCAGCAGCACCGAGACCCAGCGCGCCCATCGCGCCGCCCAGACCGTAGTTGCCGCGGCCGCCCATGAACGCGCCGGCCAACGCCAGCGGAACACCAGCACCGATGGCGTAGCGCGCCTCCGTCGGCAGGCTGTTCCACATGCCCATCAAGCCGCCGTTGGCACCCGCAGCGTTGGGATTCGCCTCGCCGTGCTGCTGCGCCATCGCCTGCGTTGACGCCTGCTGATTTTCAATCGCCTGCGCGGTGGGTTCAGCCGCACCGCCGCCCACAAGACCAGTGGCGCGACCAGCGCCATACATCGCGCCGGCACCAGTGGCCACGTTCAACGGATTGAGCTTGTCGCCAACCGGGCTCGTGCCAAACATGCGGCCAGCTTCCGTCTGCACGGGACGCACAACGCGGTCGCCGAGTTTGCCGCCGGTAGCCGCAGCACGACCGGGGCCGTTCATGGCATACCGTGCAGCGTCATCAGCGTAATTCAGACCGTGGCGCACAGCGTCTTGCGAAACTTGGCCGACGCTCCCAACAAACTTCGCGCCCTGTACCGCCTTGTTTGCGACTGCTTGCCCGGCACCGCTGATGCGATTTCCTACCGCGTCGTCAACTTTGTTAAAGCCTTTTGCGACCGCAGCGCCGACGGGTTTGGCGCGGTCTGCCACGGCGGTAACAACCGGCTTGGCGCGTTCAACACCCTTGGACACGAGGCTTTTTGCAGCCGGCAGCGCGCGATTCGCGGCGTAGCGGGCAACATTACCAACCATGTTTTTTACGCCGTCTGCTACGCCGGCGTCTTTTTCCATGTCAGCGTTAGCAGCGAGAAACGCGCCAAAACGTTGTGCGTCATTCATGATCGTTGGTTCCTACTGAAGATTGTTCAGATTGTTCTTGCGGATATTCACACCTGCCGCCTTCGCAACAGGTTTCTAGAATGATGCGGCAAAACGGACAGACCAGTTTGCCGCGGATCTCAACTGGCGGACTTTCGCACAGCGGACAGATCACCACTCAAACTCCACTGGATTGCGTGTCTGATAGTCGAAGTTAAAATCGACGGGCGAGCGAAACTTTACACCGGGCAGCGGCAGCTTCGGCGCCACTGTAGCCGTGCCGCCGAGCAGCCCGGCTGCCGCAAGCGTCGGTACGCCGTACGGTGTATCGGCCAGCCGCGACAGCCCGCGACCGCCAGCTTGCAACGCCCGGCCGGCATAATCTGTTACGTGACCAGCGCCTCGCGCGGCGCGACCAGCAGCCCGGCCGCCATACCCGAGCGCCGACATCAGGTCGCCATAAAAGCCTGTGCTCTTGGCGCCGTGGTCGATCACGTTCTTGCCGCCCTTCATTGCTTCGCGGCCCAACCCCTTGGCGAGCCCGGCAGCACCACTGGTAGCTTGCCCCACACCTTCCGCTGCGCCGCCAAAGCCGCGCACAATGTGTTTCGCGCCCTGATTAATCGTCTTGGCGCCGCTGGCAATTCCGCGGCCCGCAGCACCGAGCCGCGCGAAGATAGAACCGAGGTTAATACTGGGCGCGGCAGATTTTTCTAGCTGCCCGACGGTATATCCAAACTCAAACGGCGTCATTGGTAGCTCCTTTTGTTATGAATTAAGGTGTGAACTGCTGCGATGCGATCTGCGCTGCGGTGTTTTGCGGCGGCGCAGAACTGGTGGTCATCGCCACGGTGTTAATCGGATTGCGAATCATGGCGTTCCCCAACGACTTCAGCGGTGTCATCGGAATCGACAGGCCGCCCTCGCCAAGACCGGCGCGAAGTCCCGGAATCGGAACTTGTTTCCAGCTGGTTTGCATCAGCGGAATGTGTTTCTGAATCCCCTGCGACATGGCGGTGTTCAGCTGGGTCGCGCCGCGGTTTGCGGCAAGCATGCCGCGCGCGGCTTGTGTACCCGCGGCGCCTGTTGCCTGCAGACCTTTACCAACAGCCTGCGCCACGCGGCCGCCGCCCATGAGCGCTTTGCCGCCCCGCATCAGACCTTTCGCTGCGCCGCCGAGCAAACCCGCGCCCGGAATCAAACCCAGCGCCATCATGCCGGCCGAACCCAGCGAGCCGAGCACGTTACCTTGGCTCACATTGTGCATTAAGTCTTGCCCGGCCTGTACCGAGCTGAGCCCGGGAACAAAGTAACCGACGGTGCGGGCGAGCTGATTGTCTTGGTTCAGCGGGTTAAAACCACCCAAACTCGGCCCGAGCGCGCGTTTCTCAGTGGCTGCTCCAACACAATAACCAAACTCGTACGGCTGCATGATCCACTCCTACAATGTTATTTAAACTGAGTGCACCGGCGACGCGACATTTGGGCCCGAAACCGGCGAGCCATTTGGCGCACGTCTTTGTTGTAACAATGATAACTGAAAAAGTGCCCAAACATGAAGTGGCACGGGGTTGCGCATAACGTAATGAGGTTATTTTCCGTCAATTCCAGTTCCGGCGCAATGCTAACCGGAAAAATATGATGCACCTCAAGATTGGTCTTTCGGCCACAGACTTCACACGCCGGATGTTTCGCTAAATGTTCTGCCCGGACTCGCCGCCATTCTTTAGATCGCTGCCGCTGCTCAAAGATGTATCTGGGGCGCAACCAGCGCGGGAGGTACTGGGTGAGGACGGCAAGAAGTGTCGAAAACATGACCGCACCCCGCGACTTCCGCACACATGTTTTGGTTCATACGGGCAGTTTTGACAGCGGCGACCACAACACATTTCTTGCTGCAATAAAAATTGCCACGACAACGGCGCCGGACTCATAGCACCGTGGTAGCGTGGGTAAACTTCTTCTCGTAGTGCGAATAGATTTCCGCAAACGCCACACCCCACGCAGCGTCATGCGCTAACTTGTTAAACGCCTCGTCTGTCTCGGCGTTGTCTAGCCTGTGGTTCCACGCACGCGCATGCGCCCACTCATGGAGCAAGACGTCCATAGAGCGGGATTCATCCAGACTCTTGTCGATCTGGATGTGAAACTTCTTGCCCTGCTTCCAACAGCGGCCCTCTAGTTTAGATAGCTTGACCCGGCGCACGCTCACGGGAAAAGCCGCGGGACACTCGTCTTTGAGCATCCGCAGGAGGGCGTGGTAATACTTAAAACGAGCCGCCATGCTCCGTCCTCCTGTAGGGCGTCCTTGCCACAACGGAGTGATTATACTGGAGCCGGCGAGCTTTGGCGGCAGTGATTATTTTGCGTTCTTTTGCAGCTGCGCTAACACCCGGGCAGCGCTTTCTTTAACTTCCTCGTCGCCCGCGTCTTCCGCCTTTTCTTCGGACTTTTCTTCCTTTTCGTCGCTCTCGGGTTTTTCTTTCTTTTTGCTAAAGCTCCGGCCGATGTCGGCGCCGATGTTGCCGCCCATGTGAGCGCCGGCACCCAGTCCAGCCGCCCCACCAGCGAGGAGGCCCATTCCCGCGCCCGGTGCGCCGCCCAATGCACCGCCGCCCAACGCGCCAAGAATACCGCCGCCTGCGCCGCCAGCTAAACCACCCAGACCACCGCCAGCGAGACCGCCGAGCACGGAGAGCACAGAAGCCTCTTTCTTTTCCCACGACGGCTTGCCCAGCGCGCTACCCGCGGCTGCATAGCCTAGACCACCGCCGCCAACTGCCCCGCCGACACCGCCGGCTGCAAGCGTATTAAGTAGCTGCAGTTGCTGCTCAGGTCGAATGTGGCCGGGGCGCATCGCTTTTACAAACTTGCCGGAGCGCGCTAACTGCCGCACATAGTTCGCCAATTGTGTGCTCGACGGACCGAACACGGCCTTACCAACACGCGGATTCATGAGCGCAAGCGCGAGTGTGCCCACAGCGCCAACTGGAGCGCCAATCGTCGCGCCAAGCCCGACGCCTGTGCCTTTTGCGGCGCCGCGGCCAGCGCCTTCCGCCCGATGACCAGACGGCGACGTGAGCGCGCCCAGACCCGCGCCGACACCGGCAGTTGCAGGAATCGTCACAAACGATTTCTTGATCTGCTGGCCCATCTGCATGCCGAATTGCTGCGGCGTAACACTCATGCGATCACCCGTGGCTTGAATAGAGTTTTGAATCTTGCGTGTGGCGACGTGTTGCACGATTTTCTCGAACAGCTTGCGCCGAGATAACGCCAACGCCATCAGTTTATTTGGCGGAATCGGCGGCATCGTCGTCGTCCAGAATGCTCTTGCTGGCTTGGGGTTTGGCGTCTGGATATTTTAACAGCCGGCGCTTCTTTTTTGAAAGCGGGCGTTTCGGGGTGTCCGGCGTGAGTTTAAGCGACTGAAATACCGCGCTTTCTTTCTCTTGACTGTCGTCTTGTAGTAACAATTTGCGTCGGCGTTTGAGATACTTTTGTAACTCTTGCTCCTGATACGCTTCGAGCATAGTTTTAACGCGATCAGACCTAGCCGGTGCGACTAACTTAGTGGGATCAATCGCCCAGTGTTGCAGCGCCCAGCCGCGTCTTGGCGTGGGATTGGTCATGAACGGCCCGCCATGGCGCGCCTTGAAGCTCGCCCAGCGCTTAATTTGCCGCGCATCTTCGTCGGGGATCCGGCGGCCTGAGTTATAGTTCTGGTACCACTCCAGCCAGCCCTTCGGATCATGCTCGGTGACCCATTCCGGCTTCCACTCTCCCAGACTGGCTAAGCGCGGGCCTTCTTTCTCATACAGCGACTTGTACACACCCATGCGATGCAGCTGGCCGGGTGTAAAGTCAGGCTGAAAAGCGGGCAGCTCGGCGCCCTGCTTCTCTTGTTCTTTCTGCTTGCGGTACTTGTCGCCCTCTTCTTTCAAGATCTTGCGGAAGATCTCGTTGAGCTGTTCTTTCTCGGCGGTGAGGTGTTCGAGCACTTCGTCGCCGGTGCGCTCGCGCTTGTAGCCCATGAGCTTGCCCACCATGCTCGGGGCTTGGCTGGCGCTTAGATATCTTTGCACTTGGACGTTCTTGAGTTCTTCTGGCAGATCACGGTGCGAGTCAAAACGTAAGCCGCGGCCACGAGCTTGCTGGCTGCGTGACTCGTGCCAGTGCGGGTCTAAGAGCTGGATAAGACTCGTGCCCTTGGTAGACAAGCCCTCGGCGCCAGCAGGGCCAATGAGTAACGCCCGGAGCTTGCCTTGGTTGTATGCGTCCACAGCGGCTTGGCGCGCCTTTGAGCTAACGCCGCCATGGAAAAACGCATGCGGGATCTTGGCTTTCTCTAGGCCCGCAGCATAAGGGGCCAAGCCAGAGTCAATGAAATTGGAGTAGATAATAGCTTTCTTGCGCTTGTCTTCGCCCAGCGTCTTCTGCAAGTTCTGAAAGGCTGTCTGAAGCTTGGCGCTCTGCTGAAACGCTTTGGCCGGGTCTTTGTCGGCACGAAACGGCTGCGTGGATAAGCTCACTTGGCGCAGACCAGTTAAGAAGCTATTTAACTTCGCCAGCTCGTCTTTAGATAGCGGAAACTCTTGGTCCAGCTTCCAGAGAAACCCGGGCGGAATCTTGGTACGAATAGCTTTTTGAATCTTGTCTTGCGCAGGAGACAGGGGCACGCGCACGACTTCTTCTTTGACGTCCACTCCTTCGGGCGTCTTGCTGGGCTGGTAATCCACTTTGCCCTGTAGAAGCTGGCGCAGTTCCTTCTCGTTCTTGACGACTGGCTTCACACCCGGCTTCACGCCCCGCAGCCAGCCAAACAAACCCGGTTTAACAGTCTTGTAGTCGATGTAGCGCTTTTCGAACTCTTCCGGCGTGATCGATTTGTTGTGCAGCATGGACAGCAAATTCGCCAGATCCGTGGGCGAATTCGTGATCGGCGAACCAGTAAGTAACATTAAACGGTTCGCTTGGGCAGCAGCTTCGGCAGCTCCGGCAGAACTGGCGCTCCCCGGATTGCGTAATCTATGCGCCTCGTCCATAATCAGCGTCTTGGGCGGCTTCTGGAACTTCTTGCCCAGCGCCAATCCCGTGTAGCTCATGATCTCAGGATTAGAGTTACGCGTGAACTTCTTGATCTCTTTGTCGAAGTTGCCACGTAAACTGGCCGGGACCACCACGCCGTACTCTTCGCCGTCCTGCTCTTTGGCGGCTTCTGCAGCAGCCAATGAAGACAGCGATTTGCCGGACCCTAGGCCGTGATAGACAAGTAATCTGGGATCGGGGCCCGCGATCCTGTCGGCAATGCGTTGCTGGTGCTCTTGCAGTTGAATATCGGGCAGAAGTTCGGCTTGTTTACTGCTGCCAAATTGGCGCTCAGAATTTCCGGCTGCCAATTCGGCCACTTTAGTCCAGACGCTCTCGGGCAGCGCGGACTTGTGGGGCGCAGAATCGTCGAGAATGCTGTTCATGGCGGCCGGGCGAGTTATTTTGACGCGCTGTTATCTAAATCAGCGACTGGAGTCGGCCCCAGTGTAGCCTGTGCCGCCAGCTCGCGCTCCTGCTGCTGGATCTGCAATTCTACCCAATCCCGGTACAAACTCACACGGACAAATGCCGCCTCGTCGGCGTAGTTGCCGTTGGGCGTCTTGTCGTCGTGCATCAGAAACGAGTTAATCCCCGCTAACTTATTGCCGATGAACATCCCGCCCCCTGAGTCGCCGGGCGCAATGAGAAATTCCAGCGGCATGCGCCCTTTGCCGGCCGTGGGCTTGCAGAACAAGACTGCATCCGCCGAGCTTTCAATGACGTTGTGCCCCGCCCGCCGTTTGCCGTCGGAGTCTTGAGTGACGCCAGTTGTAAACGTGCCGTGCGAACCAAAGCCGGCAATCGTGATCGCTTTGCCCAGCTCGTCTTGGTCTGTGTACAGCGGCGTATAGAACTCTAGCTTGAAGTCTTCCGGGCTATAGCACAGCGCCAGATCATGCCAGCCCACGCGGTTCTCTTCATAGTCTTTGTGCCGGACCATGCGCGCGACGGGATATTCTTTGCCCTCTGCCGTGATCACCGTCTGCTCAAACGTGTTATTTACAACGTGCGCTGCTGTTAAGACCCAGTGCGGGCGAATGACCACCGCCGAGCCCAGCTGCGTGTGTTCTTTTTGCGGGCAGTCGGGATTCGAGCACTTCACTTTGGCCCGCAGCCGCACCACGCTGGGAAACTGCTTGCCGAACTCCAGATACTTCTCGTCTGGCGTACCGGGGTCGCGGGTGCCGGCCAGCGCCACACGTGACGCGACGAGCAGAATGATCACAAAGCGCAGCAGGCGGGCAAATAGTTCTTGCACGTTCATGGCAAGCCCCCAGTCTTTTTAGATATGTAAGTAGTGTGCTATCTCATACTTGTTGTGGTTGCAGGAGTTTCATTGACTTCGCGAACATGTGTGGATCAAGCTTGGGTGGCAGCGGCTTGGCGGGCGGAGCTTTGAGCGAGTTACCAACTGCCCCGGCGCCGTAACCAGCCGCGCCCATGAGCCCCGCGGCGCCAAGGCCCAGCAGCGTCCGGTTGCGGGCCATGAGATTCAGACCCTTCTGGACGAGCGGCTTGTTGGTAATGCCAAGAATCTTCACGCCCGGCCGTGTTAATAGCGTGCTCGGCAAGACATCCATGTGCGAGAGCTGCGGTTTCACGGCGCCCACATCGTCAAGCACCTTTGAGACCATCGAGCCGCAGTGGTTGCCCCAGCAGGTCGAGCCTTGGCCGCGGCCGCCAATAAACGGAATCTTCTGCAGCCACGGAAACTTCCGGCGCAGCATGTTAATGCCCAGCACTTCTTTGGCTCCGGCACCAATGGCGGCCGTACTGGCGTAGCCCTTGTTCGTCTCTTTGTTTAATGACTTGATCAGCTGGTCGGTATCAATGTGATCGCCGGCCCGCGCATAGATCGTGCCGCGGGGCTTGCCGGAGTAATAACCGTCCGGAAACAGCTGCGACTTGTCGCGCATAGCATCGTCGTACACGTTATCAATGCCCAGAATCGAGTCGCCAGCGTTGAACTTGAACGGGCGTTTCTTGGCGTCGAGCCTGCCGGCCGCCATAGCGCGCCTGTTCTCCGCCAGCGCTTTTTGCAACACACTCAGACTGACTCCGTTTCGGGATGCAATCTCTTTTTGTGTAGCTTCCGGCAGCGTGTGCAGGATCTTGAATATCGGATCGTGCACCTCGTCGAGCATTGCGCCGCCGTGATGCAATGTCGGAATCAGCCGCTCGAACGCCTTGGGTTTAAATAACTTTGAGCGGCGCAGCGCATTCGTCGGCATGCCCACTTCATCAATCGCTTTGGTAATTTCTTCAGCCAGCGCCGGCGAAGCTTTGGTGCCCCGCTGCCGAAATAAATCAGCCAATGCTTTGAGCCGGTCTTTCTTGGCCAGACTCTCGGGCGTATTAGGATTCACACCCAGCGCCCGCACGTTGTCCATGACTTTGCGCGCCTTGGCCTGCGGTGTGTTCTCAAAGAACTCGCGCAGGCGGCCTTTGGCTGGATATGTGCCGCCTGTGGGTGTCGTGCGCTCCGGCGTCAGAAACGTCTTGAAGTTTTTGACTAACTTATCGCGCTGGGCGACTAATTTACTGGTGTCAGCGCCCGTGGCTTTAGCTTCTTGGATCTGCCGCGACAGCGCCCACAGCCGGGCTTTCATCAGGCCGTACTTGTCGCCGCCGCCCTCGAAAGCCGTGTAGCGTGCGGTACGTTTTGCGGCGTCACGAATAAACTTGCGCCGATTACGGGCCAACGCCGGGCTGTAGACTTCGCCAGCGTCGTTGACCAAGAATGACAAGGCGGGTGGCCGGCCCCCTTCGGGCGTGTTCGTGAGCTTGAAAGGAGCTTGAATGTGCGGGCCGACCATTTGGCCGTGCATGCCCGGGCCGCCAGATGCTGCGCCTGAGCCCTGAATCAAGAAGTTCACCAAGCCGCCGTCGTTACTCTGCTGTAATCCAGACAGCCCAAAGTCACCGGGGCGAAGGGTCTTGAGCGCCTGCGCAACGTCTACATTGCCGTTGCCGAGCGTCCAGTCCGGCGCGTCTTTCAGCGCCTTGCGGTACTTGGGAAGCGTGCTGAGCAGGTATTCCAACAGGCTGAGCGTAGGTAGAGCTGCGCCCGCCGTGGCACCAATGGGCCGCAGATCGACGCCGTTTTCGTCGCTTGGGGGCATAGTCTGTCTGCCGTTTTGCTAACAATATCTCGCCCATTCTACTGCGCTTTATTCTATTACAACAGCGCCGCCGGGCAGAAAACAGTTATTGGCGGGGCAAAATAGTTACCAGAGCGCTGATAGCTAAAAAAACGCTTACGCGTGCGGAGCCGTCGCCTCCGCTGCCTACAAATTATTAACGCTCAGAACCACCGATTCAGGCAGTCTTCCAAGGAGCGTGTAATCGTCGTGCCGTGGATCACACGCTCCCACGCGATTCCATATTCGCGTGTATCGCCGCGAAGATCGGCAGACTTGGCAATCGTCTCTTCGCATCGCACACATGTACGCACACAGTCCAGCGTCTCGGCGAAAATTCGCTTGACTGTCTCGCTGGAGCCGAAATTGCGGTGGCATTCCATTGCGTGCGTCTCCATCGCAAACAGGTCGTTAGCAAAACGCTCTTCGTCCGCACGCTGCAGGGTGCCGGTCATCGTCGTCATGTTATTACTCCTTAAAACGGGGTGAAAGAAAGAATGCCACGAACGCGGACGAACACTACTCCGGAGTGTAGAAAAACTGCTCTACCATCCGGGTGTGTTCGCCGTCGTGACGCACCAGCTGAATGATGTACACATCAGCGGCGGGGTTCTTGGGGTCGCGGCACTCCGGGCGGTACGTGGCATACAGACGGAAACCAGCCGTCAGCGACACCGCGTCCATGTAGTCCCGATCGTCGATCAGCCGCTCGATGTCGTCTGCTTCGAACCCGTGCGCCGCCATCTTCCAGTCAGCGGCATTGTAGTTCAGAACTTCGACGTCCATGGTGACAGTGTTCATGCGATACTCCTTGGGTAGAACAATACGGCTGGAGACACAACACGTGGCTTACCAGCAAAGAGCTAGGCTCCTTACTAGATATACCCGGGTTTTGCCCGATATTTAGCTCCGGGCTTTGATAGCTAAACAAAAGCCTGCAGCCCCGGGGCTTGGGCGGCACCCGGGGTCTGCAGGACTTTGTTACTGCACTAGGCAGCGGCCACGGCGGCCTTGGCGCGCAGCGCCTTCACCTTCGCCTCGACGGCGGGGAGGATCCGCGCCAGCGTGCTCTCCTGCACGCCGCCCTCGAACAGCCCGTAGAGAGCGCCCGAGGTGCAACCACCGGAGACCGCGGCGAACAACAGCGCCGTGGCCTTGGTGATCGTCTCACCAGCGCCGAGGCTGGCTGCGAGGCTGCCCGTCGTGACACCGACCGCGAGGCCGACCGTCGCGCCCACGCCGATCGCAGCGGCAGCCGCGACCAGCTTGAGCATGCCGGCGTTGATGTCACTCACGTTCATGGAGCTAACCAGCGCATGAACGGCGGTCAGCGCCTTCTTGGCCCGACCGTAGGCCGCGTTGGCCATCTCCTTGACCCACGCCACCATCGCCGCCACGGCTTCCGCGAACGCGTTGTACACGCGGCCGAGGAACGCCCAGACACCGCTGGCGATCTTCTGGATCGCATCAGCGAGCGTGCTGAGCACCGAGGAGACACCGGCGCCGAGGACCGACACGGTGTCGACCGCCAGCGCGCTGGCGCGGCTCAGCAGGCTCTCGTCGGCGAGGGCCTGCTGAACGATCGCGTCGATCTCAGCGTCGGTCAGCTCGGGCTTCTTGACCCGGTTGACCTTGCCGACCTTGACCTTCGCCTTAACGCCGCGGGTCTTGGCGGGGATCTTCTTCGTCGCACTCATCTGATCAGCTCCTTAAACATGAGGACATCGATTGCGCAGAAACCCATGCAATCCGTCTGGGGACGCCAATAACACATTGGCATCATTAGATATACCCGGCTTTTCGGCTTTATTTAGCTATCAGCCGTTATTCCGGGTTTTCACCACCATCTGCTGCCGGGAGGGCCACAATACCATCTGTTGCATTGTGTCCTCGTCGGTTGCGTCGGCCAGTAACTGCAGAGCTGTCACGGGCCGCTGCGCAATACTTTCTTTGCGCTCGTCGGTCAGGCTGTTGCGCAGCACAGCCTTGAGCGCGTCATACCGGGGATACGTCACCCATCCTTCAGCTTTGTCCGGGTTGTACTCTTCGTACTTCCTGTGGACATAGTGATTGGTTTGCACCAGCCCGTTACGTCTGGTGCGGATGGCGTCGTCATCTCCGACATGCGTTACAACAGTGTGTTCGTGGGCTTTGGAGCCGACCACGTGCGCAAAGAACGGCACGATGGTTTCATAACTCCGTAATCCCAGTACCAGACTGTTGTAACTCTTTGGCAACAGGTCGCACGCTGCTCGGACTCCCTGTAACACGGGCCATTTAAAGAGCAGCTTGGGCGCCCGCAACCAATTAAACACACTGTCAAACAGGTTCAGCGGTTTGTAAACAACCGGAGCCTGATTGACAGTAACCGCCCATGAATCACCCATGGCAGAGATCACGCCCACCATGCCCGCCACGCCTACAGATGTATAGGCTTGCCGACCACGATGAAAGCGAAAGATCCGCGTGTGCCGGCCAGTACTGCGCGGCACAACCCAGTCCATGTTGCGGACCAGCACGGGGGACTTGTCGACCTCGAAGCTGATGCTGGAGCACCCACAACCGTACATCTCAGCTAGAGACGTAAAGTCATAGATGAGGTTTCCCAGCATGAGCTTACCCACAGGAACTTCTGCGTGCTTGGCAATGCACGCTAACTCCTGTGTGTAATCTTCGCCAAACATGTCCACGATTTGGCGAAGTAACCAACCGCCGCCATTGGCCAACATGTGCACAGCCGCCATGAGCGGACCGGGCAAGTTTGGCGCCAATGTCTCCTCGATTTCTGTTTCCACGTCGTCGAGAAGGGACTGAATGGCGTCTCCGTTTTGGATAGCAAAATCAGTCCAGCGCGTATCAGCCGGCTCGTCGAGGTCGATGTCCCAGACCTTGCCTGTGTAGAGCTTCATCTGGGCACCTCCTCCTGTGCGCGCCAGAGAATCCTGACACGCACGGGCTTGGCGGGTATTGGCGGCACATGAAGAAGCAGACGCCGCTCAATGCGGGCAATCCGTTTTTCCACGCTGGCCATCGCTCGCTCAAACCGCTGCTCAGGCGGGACAGGGAACAGGAACAGCATGATGCGCTTAACCATTGCGCACCGCCTGTTCCAGCAGCTCGACACGCCTGTACAGCACGTCGAAAGACTGCGCCCGGATTTTGTCCATCTCGACGATCTTTTCCATCAGGTCGAGCAGGCGCAGCTGGGCTTTCTCTAGCTGCGCGACCCGATTACGCAGGTCAACGATCCGTCCCTTGTCGGTCTGCGGTAGATCGACGGGGAACAGGGACCCAATGTCGGTCTCAAACATCTGACTCATCGGTCATTCTCCTTGGCCGCGCAGAAGCGGCAGAGAGGGTTCAGAACCACCCAATACACTATGGGCGTCACTGAATATGACCGGAATCAGGCTTTTATTTAGCTATCAGCGCATTGGCTAACTTAGCGCCAAATTCCATCGCACTGGAGCACTTGCAGTTCCATTTGCGCAGGGATTTGTTAATGCGCGAGTCAGGGTCACTTTTGGTTTTTGCGCCGGTGTTAACACGTTTCATGCCGCACATCCGGGAGCAAAAAGAGTTCTGGCGCTTGGCTCGTTCGCCCTTGGGTTTACTCTCAGTCACGGGCGCTTTTAAGTTCCCGCCAGTCTCGCGCTCGTAGCTTTTGCGTCCCTTTTCGTTAAGCCCGCCTTCAGGATTCTTGCCAGCAGAACGTTGCCAAGCCGGAGTGCTGCCTAACTTCTCGCCGCCTACAGAGTTTGCCGTCCCAAACGCTGCGTTGCCTGTAATATCACCCGATGACGAGATGGCGCCATATGAATTAATCGGGTTGGCATTCGGAGAAGATCCGCCGCCTACTGGAGGAAGCTGCCCGGAGGGTGCCGGCGAGCCCATATTCGGAGGCTGCGCGGCGGGGGCTTGCGCTTGACCTTGCGGGGCGGGAGCCTGCATCCCCATCGGCAGGGGAGTACCAGCGGCAGGCATGGCATAGCGTTTAATGCCGACGTTTGCAGGCTGCATGGCGGCCTCTCGGGCCTCCAGTTCAGCTCTTTCATTCTCTATGGCCTGCATTATGGGTTGCGACAAGACAGCAGAAAGCTTCGCCATCAGCTTGTTTACACCATAATTTGGCTTTGTTTCTGCATTACACCGCTCGCTCTTGGTCTTGGTGACTTGGGGTGGATTTTCGCCGGCTACAGTGGGCTTATCACTGTGCGGCTGAGTGATATACACCTCTTTGGTATCCGCTTTCTTGGAGAATTTCCTGTAAATATCGAGGGCGACAGAGTTTACAGCCGATTGTTTACTATTTGTTTCGGCTTTTTCAGGCTTCTTTTTGTCATATGCGTACATAGGAAGTTTCTTTTTGGTTGGATACTCGTGTGCCCAGCGTTTAGCAATGTCTGGATGCGCGGCCCAGAGGAACCGACGCTGTTTTTCTGATTGGAATGGCACGGCGTAGCTCGAAAGATAGTGAACTCAGCGGGATTTCCGGATAGTTGGGGTTTGAACTAGTCGGAAAAACCTATGAGTTGGTCGGCGCTATGTGTTCCCAAGCTGAATACGCCTCATTTTGGCAGAAGGGCCGCGAGAAGAAAAGGGCGCATGGGCGTCTGGTACACTGAAATGACGTTGTTAGTGGCTTCGGGCGTTTCGACAAGGAGGTCGCCATGAAATCTCTACGGATTCTAGCGTTTAGCCTGCTGTGCGTGATCTGGGCGGGGAAGGTTTGCGCCGATACTGTGCTCATGTTCTCTGCTGAATGGTGCAAATACTGCCAGACAGCCAAAAAGGATTTACTGGAGCGTAAAGAAGAAGTAGCCGAGTGGAATGTCGCGGTTGTAGATACCGACGAGAGCCGGGACATGGTGAAAGAATACGGCGTGAAGAGCTTGCCGACGTTTATTTATCTAAATGACGAGGGCAAAGAGGTCGATCGGCTGACGGGCTACAAAGGCTATCACCGGTTGCGGCGCTGGGTTGAGAAAAACAAGCGCTGATAGCTAAAAAAAGCGCATGCAGGGTCAGGGTTGAATACCTGCATGCGCTCCGCCTACTGGGGCGCCGAGAGGGTGGTCCACTCGCCGCTGTAGGTCTGTTCCAACGGATTGACGATCCGTGGCTTCTGCTCAGGGGCGGGGCGTGGAGCCGGGGCGGGCCCAGTGACGGGCTGTTGCCAGCGCGTCATGAACTCGTCCCAGCCTTTCGGGGCTTGAGCGCTTTCCGAAACCCACCCGATGAGCGCAAGCCCACCAAGGACCATGAGAACCGTGGTCATGCTATTTCCTTTCTATACATCGTGACGGGCAAGACGTAATTTTTGGCTTACGCCTATCCGTCACTAAATATGACCGGAAATAGCAGGTTATTTAGCGCGCAGCCAGACGATAATGTCAAAGCCCCAGTCGTCGTCTTCGTCGTAGTCGGTAAAGATATTAATGGAGCTGGCGGCGCGCATATGTACCTCCCGACGACAGGCGTTGAAAACGTGTCGCAATTATACGATTTTGATAACAAGTCCCCTATTCGGTAAGAAAAAGCGGTTGAATTTCTTACAGCCAAACAACGTAACATATTGCTACACATAGACTTACGACAAATGCGGAATTCCGGCGCGGCGTAAGTCTTTGTGCAGCAACATGTTACGCCTAATAGCTAAGAAAAAGCGCGGTCAGGGTCCGAAGACCACTGCCGCGCATAGAGTCAGGTGACCGGCTCGAATTTGACGTCGATCACATTGGTGGCGTCGAACCCGTCGTCCTCCAGAATCGCGCGCTCGCCGGGAATGCACTCGCAGACCCCGATCGACCGCAAACAGTGACAGCAGCGCTCGGTGTCGGCGTCCGGCACCGGCACCACGAGCACAACCATCAGATCCCGGTACTGATCGATGTCCACGAGCACTGCCGGGTTGTTGCGAAGTTGACCACTCATCTCGTCCTCCTTGAAGAGAAATAAAACTGCCACCGTTCTCGTTGGTGGCCTACGCTTGCAGGTCGTCTGCAAGGCCGTCCTGTTAGCCCCGAACAGGAAACGGGAAGGGATTGCTTAGCGCATACGAGAGGACGCTGGATATACCAGCGACGTAGCATGAGCTATAGGTCCCTTACTAGATATGCCCGCTTTTTTGGGTTTATTTAGCCCACAGCAGTGGCGGTATTGCTGTTGTGATAGAGTTGTACAAGGTGTTCTTGCAGCTCCATAAACCCGCGACGGTCTCCAGCTTCAAGTGTCGTGTGACACGTCCCTTTGTGGGCGTGTAGTGCCCGGCTCGCGGGGTAGTTTTCATCTACAAACGCAACTGCCAGCGCAGCGTCACGAATAGGCTGCTGGCAATGATCACAAAGCACACACGACTGCCGCCGGCCATCAAGTTTTACAATCGCAATCATCGCGTTCTCCTTAAAGTGATAGACAGGTACCCACAGGATATGCCCGGGTTTTGATAGATATTTAGCTGGGCTGGAATAGCTAAAAAAAAAGCCGGCAGGGGAGCGCACCCCTGCCGACTAATGACGAATTAACGAGTCGCCACCCGTGCCGAAGCGACCAATCGGTCGCCAAAAGAGCGTTAGCACATGGCATGCCTGTAAGGACAGGTATCACTACCCGCCTACGTCCTGCAGCCGTTTGTTAGGTCACAGACAAGCGCGCAGTGTACGGCCGCGTGCTTTTGTTATTTAAAACTAGTCTGACAGGGCTTTCACCTGCACCGCCCGCTCCCCTAGCCATAATGTAGCGTAGTCGAGCGGAGTCGCTTGTAGTAGCCACGAGGCCCGGGCGGGGCTGCCCGCTACTACTTAATCTACCCTAACGGTTCCTGCAAAACATTTCACCACGCCTGCTCGTTACAAACGCGTACGTGCACCTAGAGATAGGTTCATACACACGCTTCTTACAGGCATGCCATGTGCCAACGTCGGGATTCTAGCGTCCCTGTTGGCTATGTCAACGTGTCGATATAGTGCTGGATGGCACATATCTTTCTCAGCAGCGCCTCTTCGGCCTCGGGGCCAATATCTTGCGCGTCCATGTCGTTCACCAGCCCGACCAGCGAGTTTTTGATATTTAACAGCCCGCGGCGAAGTTGTTTAACTTCCACCTCAGTTTCTGTCTTATACCTCGTCCCGGCTTTCGTCGTCACCATCGGTTCCAGCGCCTCCTTCTTGTGTACTACTTCGGTCCACCACTGGTTGTTCCACGTCACTGCTGTCGAACTCGCTGCCATTGGCTTCCTTTTCTAGCACATCAAACGCTACGGCTGTGACGCGATCGACAAGCTCGTTCGCAAGCCCGTCGACCGTGCGGCGAAGATAGTTGATCTTTGTCTCCATCTCCGCCAGCTCGTCTCTCGTTTTAATCAGACTTCTGACCAAGTCAAGCGTGTACTTGCTCACATTACCATCCTTTCCGGGACCGCGTCCCGCTCCAGCTGCATACGGATCTGGTACATCCGGTCCAGCAGCAAATCGGCCAGAGTGTTCTCGTGCGTCAGCATCTGCAGAAAATCAAGGATCTCGGGCATCATCACGACGAATGCCAGCGTGGCCTCGTTCACCGTGCAGGTGTTACTGAACTCCATCAGCATATCGTCCGTCTTGGGGTCGTTCACCCAACCACGCAGGTGCGCCGGCGTAGCCTGACTACCCAGCGGCTTCAGCGTCACGTTGAGCATGGTCACTCCTTTGTGAAATCACTCAATCGGTCCAATTGCCCGCTGCACGCGAGGGGGCAACACGACATACTTCAGCTTATTGATAGCTTTGTAGTCGTAGTCCTTTTTCTTCGTCTCCGAATAGTTCAACAGCCACAGAAAGGGTTGATGAAACCAATTGGGCAGAAAATGCCCGTGCTCGCGCAACTGCTTGAGATGCGTGAGCAGACCTTCCCTGCCGTCATAATGCCCGGCCCAAACCATCGTGCCGTCTGCCATCGCGTCATACCCGCCGGACGACGTGCACTGGTGCGCGTTGTCCAGACTGGTCGGCACCCAGTTGTAATACACCTGAATCATATTCACGTTGCGCTTGCCGCCCGTGTACGACTCAGAAGTTAACAACAGCCCGGCCGCATGCCACCAGATCTCGTACACGTCGTTGCTCTCGCCGTGCGTCTCGTGGTAGATCTTCTCGAATCCTGCTCGCTCTAGCACTCGCACGCACTCGTCGTAGAGCATGTTGAAGTGTGTGTCACCCAACACGGAAAGCGCGTCTTCTTTATCGCGCGACACCTGCTGCATCAAAGCGATGCCCAGTTTCGTGGCGTGATCTCCGGTTCCAAGAATTTTTTCTGCCTCGGCGAGCGTGTCGCGCTTCAAAAGGCCAAGCGCGTGGTTTTCCAGTGCGTTCACTTTCTACTCCTTTGTGAAAAGAAACGTATCGTTCACCAATTCAATCTTTGACGGCGTGTTAGAGTTATTAACAAGCCGCGTACTCGGGTCATCAACGATCTGCCCGTTGATCTTGCACCGACCTGTCACGATCTCACGCCGGATCAACGACTCCGGCATATCCGTCTTTGTCGCCAGCCAGTCCACCAGCGACACACCCACAATTGGTTCTGCTTCGCTCATGGTTAATCCCAAAGGGCTTGATAGTACTTACCGAACAGAGTCGTCCCACGACGGATACGCTCCTCGTGGGCTTTCAAACCTGCGATATCGACCTTCAAATTGCTGTAGTGCTTTTCAAAGTTATCAATATCGGCTAGCTCTTCACGGCCCGTGTAGAACTGATCTTCACTGTCTGGGTCGTTCAACTGCTCAAACGCCCAGATCATTTCACCTAAGATCCAGTTCCACCGTGCCTCGTGGTTCGTGTCGGTCGGATCGTAGCGCTGTTCTTTGGCCGTACGCGGCGTTGCGGCTGTCGAACGAAGTTCCTCGGGCACGTCTTCGTCATCCGTGAACGGGCTGCCGGGCTGAGTATCCCGCAGCTGCTTAAGCAGCGGCAAGATAATCGGCGCGAGCGTACCGTCTACACTCCACGTGTCGTAGTAGTGGATTTTGATAACTTTCTTCTGCGTGCGGAACCGGCCGTGGAACCACTCGCAAAAGTCACCCAAACCTTTTTTGTCTAACCACTTACCGATCTGGTCGCAACGGTCTTCCGAGAAACCGACACGTTGCAGCAAATTGGCGATCTGATACGGACCCCACCACTTCTTAGGCGGACCGATGTATACCTTCATCTTGCACTCCTTGCGGATTTACGAAACCGGGGAAACTGGTGTTTACAATCCGGACACTCCCAGTAACTCACTCCGTCGTAATGGTCCGGGTGGGTATATGGAAGCTCGACGCCAACGAGCCGCGAGAACTTATACGGCGGCGAATAAAACGTTTTAATATGCTCAAACAGTTCGGCGTCGCTTTTGTCTTTGCACCAGTCTTGAGGGCGCAAAGTGTCAAAGATGTTGCCCGCGCACCAGTCGGCTTTGCACGCCGGGCAATGGCCGTGATGATCAAGATTTCGGTACTCTTCATCCATTTAACACCTCATATGAATCGACCTCCGGCAGCAGCATCAACCGCCGCCCGTTGTCCCAGTTCACGCCGATCTGCTGCCATTGCGCCGGCCCAGACAGATTGACGTATGTAATCGTGCCCTCCAACCCGGCCGGCATATCTTCTTCTTTCGGCATGCGGTCGGATTTAGGGTTTGTCATCTCTTTCGTCAGCCGCACGCGCCGACCCACCAGCGGATGAACTTTTTCGTCAGTCACAATCACGATGCGCTCCTTTACTCGGTTTCGCCAAAGTTGCACAGATCTTCTAACGGCACACGCGCGCCGTAGCCGTTTTCCCGCGTGAGATCTTCGGTGATACCCACGTCGCCAAAGCGCGAGACCATCACGATCCTGACGCGAGTACCAGCCGGACACATGACCTTATCAAACTGCGGTTCGTTACCAACCCACCGCTGTTTGTAGTGCCACATCTCGACAGGTTTGCGCAGGTCAGCAAACTTGTACTGCCACGTTTCGGGCTTGTGCGGCACCCAGCCTTGATCCATCGCATGCCCTTCAAGCGTTTCAACCATGACTGGCTCCTACAGGGTTTTCATAGCAAAAAGAATAGCGACGTGCCGTGCTGGGTTACGGCACACCATAACCCAGCACGGCAACGTCTCACAACATTAGCGCCTACTTCTTGATCACCGTCGCGCCGTTCCACTTTATTCGCGTATTGCGCAAAACAGTACGCGTAGGAGCCGCCCGCGCAGCCGATCGCCGCTTCTTCGGCTTTCGAATGACGTCAAAACCGCGCTCTGACGACTCTGCAAAACTTTGCCACCGAGCCGTAACGCGCGACTTTTTCTTCTTATCCTCTGCGCGCTTGCGACTACGAAGAATCGGCGTCATGGGGTTGAGCTTGTACATATTCGGGGGCAGCGGCCACGGCTTGTTTTTATCGAACATGCCGGCTGCCCGCGATAACGTACTGGGGCAGTGCCATCGAATCTCGATTTTGTTGACAAAATCCCAGATTTTGATGATGCCTTTCCCCACCTGAAACGAGTAGTTCTTTCCCCAAAACGCTTTCAACGCTAGCGCCAAAACACAGTGCTCCGGCGAACCCGGAATCGCGCTGTCGATCATCTTTTGCGTGATGTGGATATACAGCGGATCACGACTTAGAACGACGGTCCAGTCGTGCAGCGCCGGATAAGACGGCCCACACTGTTTAAACGGATGCTGCGTACCAGCCTTCGGGCGGCCGGCAGATTTCGAATTCTTTTCGATATTGCCTGATTTCCTCGTCATAGAACGATTCCCTTCGTTATGGAACCAACGGAACAACCCGTAACAACGTGTTACAGGCAAGAAGAAAAAACCGGGCTGGGCCATTTACGCCCCGGCCCATTATCTAAGCCCAGCTGCAGCTGTTCTTAGTACTCCCCCACGCCGAAGATCACGCCACGAGATTCCCCGCAGCGGTAGTCGGAGGCAAGGAGCGCCCGGTTAAAACAACGTTGCGCTCGGGTATGCTAGCCGAGCGCGGGATATAGGACCTCGGGTTCGCGCATACCATTCCACCCGAGTTTGTGTCCTACATCGGAACGTTGCGTGTTCTAAATGCCGATGCTGGGCACTACTCCAGCAGTTTTGGTCGCGTGCTCGGCATTCACACACGCGACGAGAGAAGGCACGCTAGCTAGTCGTGCCCTCAAAGAAGCGCACAGGGGTCGAGCCTGTGCGCCTCATCGTGTGCAATGGCCAAGCTGGTGATGCACTTTGTAATAGGGCTGGTTGTGTTCCAGCATTACAATTTCTCGCCGCGCGGCAATTAGCACTGACTTGACCCACTCAGCCGACGGTAGTGTGCTGAATTCCGGCCGCAGATGATCAATTAACATATCAATGCGTGCCGTAATTTCAGTGTTAGCGTCGTTGGGTTCTGGCAAGTCGTGGCGAGTAAACGTATTGTCGGATGCCGTAACATACGTTGTTGTCTTTGTTGGTACACCAGCGGCCGCAAATACGCTAGCTACCGCAGCTTTTCTCAGCGCTGTGTTTTCAGTCTTTAGCTCGTGTAATGCGACGCGTTGCATTGCGACGATCAACCCGAGTGACGCTACACCAAACAACCCAAAAACCCAACCCCGCATAAAGAGTCCTTTCTTTTTAAACGTTACATAACCAGTGGAGGCGGCGGGAATCGAACCCGCGTCCTGTGATGTTTCCGTTCAGACGTCTACGTGTGTATCTGGTGAATTTGGTCTCACCTGAGTGTCACCCTACCAGCGCGGTAACAGTACAGGCCAGCCCTGAACGAATTTAACCTGCGTAACAGAGCAATGGGCAGGCGAGTCGGATTTGGCGACCGCTAGACACTCCAACCGACTAGGAGTGGTTCGCGGGCTGCTGGTTTTACTCAGGCAGCGATGGCAAGAGTGTTGCCTACTAACATTTGATCGAGTTTTAACGTGGCCACCCGATCAACCACGACACGCAATCATGAACTTCTACCATCCAGTCGATACCAGTACGCCCCCGTCAACGCATTACGCCACTGCCTCTTCAGTAACCGGCGTTTCGCGCATTTTAACAAGCGCCTCCCGCCGATCAACCAGCGGAAGCGTGAAAAGCGCGTTGTACTCTTTCTTAGTGAGTTCCGTGTCACCAAAGAACTTAATTCCGTACATCAGCATGCCGCGGGAATCAAGCCAGTAACCAGTCGGCGCCATACAGACTCCTTTCGTGAAAAGATATCAAAAAGTCTCGCCGCAAGGATGTGGTGATCGCACGTATTGCTACGCTCCCACGCACATTAAGGCTCGTAACTTCCCCTTGCATTTCGCAACGCTGTACACACGCTGCCGAGACAAGAATTAAAAGCGCCCAACTGGGTGCGGTGATGACGGCTTACGCGCTTGCCGCGTTGCGTCGCCTACGTTTCAGCCGATTCCCGCGGAGATTAAGGCTCGTAATTTCCCCCAGCCGGGCTTTTTGTTGTGCGGTTTATTGTACAAATAACCCGGGTGGGAGTCGAACCCACAACAAGTAGATCCTAAATCTACCGCCTCTGCCAATTGGGCTACCGAGTTGAACGTGGTTTATTCCGGTTGCACCACCACAAGGTTTTTTATCACACCGGACCTTTGCCTGCTGTATATCGTAGGGAGCGCAGCAGGCCGCGGATTCCCTTGAACGTGCCCTTGCGGGCATGACCCCACGGGGATTCGAACCCCGGTAAACGGAACGAAAATCCGTTGTCCTAGACCTCTAGACGATGGGGCCGCCTCAGTTATTTAGCAGCTTCTTGGCTCCAAAACAACTGGGCGCGTTCAATGGCGGCCAGCATGCGCTTTCGCCCGACCGGGTTGGCCGAATGAATGCGCACCTCGATTGGCGACAGGCTACCCTTGTAGGCCGCTTCCTCGATGAACTTTGCGACGTCGTAACCCGTGCCGTTCTCTTCTGGGCCAAGATCGTGGTCCAGCGAAATCAGCGTGATACCGCCCACACGCAAAAGCCGAATGGCCGTTTCTGCTGTTTTGACGCAGCAGTCAAAGTCAGCCGGCTTGGGTCGCTCATCATCGAGCCAGAGTTTAACCATAGTTAGCGCATTCCTTCTTTTCAAGCGTCCGCTCGGTCTTCCAAAACAAACGTTTTCCGAACTTTTTCATGTGCTTGTTCCAGCCCATGATCTTTGGTCGCACGTGCAGCAGTCCGCGCTTCTTCGTGGTCATGTTGCTCCTTTGATAACAAAACCAATACGCCCGGTGTGATTCGAACACACGACCAAGGGATTATGAGTCCCCTGCTCTTACCGCTGAGCTACGGGCGCTCGCGTGGGTGGGGCGCCAAAGGCTTGGGCTACCTCCAGCGCCCCACCGTCAGCGAGTCTACGCTTCAGCGGTAGCGCTTGCACGCATACCACCGGCCATCCCTGCCACGCGCGACCCCTTGGTCTACGACCGCTCTGCCGCTATTGCTGTAGCAACAGTTGCCCAGCGCCTCGTCAGGCGAACGGCCCATGCCAACACCTTCCAGCCCTGAGTTACCGCCGTGGTGACCCATGCTGCAGCGGCTGGCCTGCAGCTCGGCTACGCCCTGTGCCGTGGCCGTAGATCCGCTGTAGGCGTACCCAGAATGAGTAGGCGTCGAGACCATTGGTGTCGTGTAGTAGCGACGACGTGGGGCAGCATGCGCAACGCTGGCCAGCATCAAAACTGCAACGACACACGTGGAAAAACGGAACATAACGATCCTCCGTGACCCCGCTGCTGGTGTGCGCAGCGTGAAAAGAAACTAGCCCCACACCGGGCAGTAGGCGCAAAGGGACTCGAACCCCTAACCCCCTGCGTGTAAAGCAGGTGCTCTGACCAATTGAGCTATGCGCCTAGGTTTTATTTGTACTTGCCGCGCCACTTGTCGAAGCGCAGCCTGTACCAATTCCACCTGTCGTACACCCGCAACCGCTGCCGGCGGAACCAGCGGCGGAACCGCAACCCCGGCGTGTTCAGGCCGTTCTCGTTGAGGTACTTCCTGTACGACCACTGAACAGCCTCGTCTGACCCGGCGTCGGTAACCGCGATGTCACACGCATCGCAGCGCAGGCAGGGCACGCCGTATACCGGCACCTGATGCACTTTGCCGTCAATGCGCATGTCGTACACGTCTTTAAACGTATACGCACGAAACGGCTCGCCACACTGATAACAACAAATCGGCCTGTATACGCAAGCCGGATTTTTTAACAGATTAGGCGACAGAATATTGTTGTCGGTCAACAGAAACTCCTTTCTACTGCGACTAGGACCGGTGGGACTCGAACCCACACTTGAAGGATTTTAAGTCCTTTGCCTCTGCCATTGGGCTACGATCCCCCGATGCTTTTCACACCAGCTCGGCTTTTTTCTCTTCCGGCGCAGGATACTGCTCAGGATGCGCGATGTGCCGAAACCGGGCTTGCCCTGTGCGGCTGTGCATGCCGAGGATATCTCTGCTGACAACGGCTTTCTCGAAATACTCAAACGCCCGTTCCACTTTCAAGAAATCGGCGTAAGACACAGATCCGCCGTCGTCGATCTTACGCCGGAGTTCTTGGCCGATCTCGATCAGCTTGTTTAAGTCTTCGCCGATACGGCCGTCGTAGTACTCCGCAGAACTCTCGTTTTCATCGTGTCCGTGTGTTCCCATTCCAAGCGTACCTCTGATTGCCCATTTGGCACCACCACTGCTGCCCGTCGTTCCAATAAACGGGTACACCAGCCGTAGCGGGATTCATCTCGTCGTTCCCGGTCCACATGTACCATTGCCCCTGCTCACAGCGCCACCAACGACCTTCGTGATACACCACGTAAGCCTGCTGCTGGGGTTGCTGCATTTGCTGCACACGTGCCTGAACACGATCTCGTAGCTGCTCGACGCCCGTTTGAATAACAGGTTGCACGACCGGCGTCAAAATACCAACAAGCAGCGCGATTAGCCAATTCATCATTTCCTCCTTGAAAGATGACAATTAAACAATCGACCACTGGGCCCTGTGGGACTCGAACCCACGACCAAAGGATTAAAAGTCCCTTGCTCTACCAACTGAGCTAAAGGCCCGACGCGTTTTTACCGTACGCTAACGGTGACCATTTATTTCATGGTCATGCGCGGCCGTGCCGCAGGAGTTGCCGGCCACTGATTCGGGCATGTACCATCTGGACAGCTGTCTTCTGTCTGTACAGGTTGTACTGCCTTACCCGCGACTTTGCGCTTTCCTTTTGCCGATGTCGGTTTTGTAACTTCGGCAACTGGGCGCGCAGGCAGTGCGGCCTCTTCAGGCCACAACGCCTCCGACATGTTCCCATTGATTACATGGGCTTTCCACTGACCATGCTCGACGCGGGCGAACAGCTGATATTCGCAAAGTTCCCATTCGGGCAGAAGTCCCGAACGGTGGCGATATTCAGTGTATTCCACGTCGTCGTCCTTGGGCATGGTCCACTGTGTAATCTGCACAGCGGCCCACAGCCCATTGGAATCTTCCCAGCTCGTAATCCAGCGGCAGTCGACGAGCCTGATGTAGACGTCAGTGTCGTCAAACATCTTCTGGCACTCCCGCATAAACTGCACACGATCCGGGCAGTTCGATGTCATCGTCGCCATCACTGCCTTCAGGTTTTCCGTAGAGCACGCCTGAAAGTTCTGCTCCATGACTTCCCTGATCGCCGCAGTGGCCGCTTCAATATACGCAGGGTCATGGGTATTACTGACGCGATTCCACTTTCCGGTCTTTGCGTTGTGCTGCGCTTGCGCGACAACACAAACAAAACACAACACTAACGACAAAAAGAACTTATTCATCTCGCTGACTTTCTCTGATTAAGCACGCGTAAGCAAAACCGCCAAAAAGCGACCAGCCCACGAATGCGCCTGTAACGTTTACTGCTTCTCCCATCTGGAGCGAGCGTGCAGCCATTAGCCCAATCACTGCACCCAGCACAGTACACGTCACAAGCAAGAACTCACGCAGAATCGGGTGGCGCATGGTATCCTCCTTGCTTTGCCCGACCGTGTGCCAAGATCCGCAAACACGTATTTGCGGGGCACAAGAAATATGCCCGGATATTGCCAAAAATTTAGGCAATTAAGAGTGGGCGCAAACGGGCCCAAAGCAGCGTTTATCGTTGCCCAAATCTGTCGGCAACGTATACCAGCCTTTGTCATAGAGCTGATAGATCTTTTGAAACGCTTCATCGTACATGGCGCCACAGGCTTCAAGGCTATACGTACGCCGGGCGTTCTTGGCGATAGCGGCCCGATCCAGCGAATGTACCCGTTTGAGCGCGTGCAGCCAGTCCGCCAGTGTTTTGCAGCGGAAACCATTGACGCCATGCTGGACGGTCTCAGTGAATGCGCCGTAGTCAGTAGAGATGAGCGGCGTCCCACACAGCAGGCCCTCGACGCCCGACCCACCAAATGGCTCGATAAAGTCTGTGGGCATCAACGAGCAAATGGCGTTGCGCATAAACTCGCTGCGCTCGGTGCCGGCAATCGGGCCCCTGTAGATGATGTTGGGGTGCGCCCAGCGTTCGTGGTCGCCTTGGCCCGCCAGCACGATCTTCGCCTGCTTGTCTACAAGATGCAGATTCTTGGCTAGCTCATAGATCGTGTCCAGCCCTTTGCACTTATCAATGCGGCCGAGGAACGCATAGTACTTTCCGGGTGCAAAGCTGGGTTGCCAGTCTTCGATATCAAAATAATTGGGGATCACGAACTCATAGTGCGCACCCTGTCGGCCGTCTTTACCGGCGTGATAGTGCCGCCACGCATAGCTTTCAAATATCTTAATCGTGCCGTCTACCAGCGCCGGATATCCGATGCCAGTTTCAACGTGAGTGTTAGCGGGGAAATCGGCCAGCAAGCGCGAATGTGCGTGCCCGAACGGGTGGCAAATAATGTCTCGCGGCTTGACGCGCTGCTGCATAGCGGGCACAAGCCTGTCTTCAAATAACTTGTGGTGCGGCGCGCCGACTGTAGCGTTGTCGCCGTGAAACGCTTTCTTGTCGCGGTTGCCCAGCATGTTTTCAAACTCGTCATGCGCGAGCATTTCTACTTTTTCATCAGCAAGACTTTCACTCCCGGCGTTGGCGTACTCAATGACGCGGTAGCCGTACATGCGCATCATCTTGGAAAAGCGCAGGGCTTTACCGGTGAACGCGCAGTGCGAATACGCAGCTGTGTGCCGCGTGTGAAAGATACCAACCAGATGAAGTGTCGGCCGTGACATTTTGGTTCCTATTGATCGAACGGCAAGTACTGCTGTTCTGGGCCAGCGACTGGGGTGACTTTTTTCTTGAGCTGTTTGCCGGCCGAAATCAGGCTTGCGCTCAGCTGTTCTCGCGCCTCGTCAGTGACCGCGGGAATAAACAGCGTGTATTCGCTGTGCGGCCCGAAAGAGATCGTTACGCCGGCATCCTCGACTTTAGCCTTGCCGGGCGGAAACAGCCCAAAGAGCGTTTTTAGGTTGTTATTCTCCGCCACGAGCGCCGAGATCACAGCGGCTAGCTCGTTCAGATTGTCGTTTTTGAAACCGACAAAGCGACTGCCGCCCTTGGCGATATCGAGCAGCTTGCTCAAGACCCACGAACCGTCGCCGACTAATGCCAGCAGCGCGTCGGACCCCAGCATTTCTTCCCTTGGCCGGTCGCAGGTTTTGTTGCCACAGCAACCCATGTCGTCTCCTTTGATAATGATATGTATCTCGATACGCGACGTACAAAATAAACGCGGCCCAGACGACTATTACGCTAATGAAGATAGTCCACTTTATGAGCATGTCAATCCAGTCTCATAAGGCGACGAGCCGGGTGAAACTCGACGCGACACGGGCAACGGTCAGTAAGCAGTTCTTCAGAGATTGGCACGTACACCACGTTTGTCTTGTATACGCAACGCCGGGCGGTTTCACTGGGTGACCAGCCCCGCCGTATTTCTCGCGCGCGAATGGCAATCTCTTCTTTTGTTGGCGGCGGTACCTTAGCGGCCATGGCAGCTCCTTACCCGTAGAGTTTAAATATCTTGCGCTGTTTGGGTGTCGTATCCAACGTTGTGCGGGGAGCCGGCTGTGGCTGCGCCGGCGGTATTACGCGCGTCACGTGCGCAGCCAGCCGCTCGCGAAACTGCAGGCTGACTATCTCGTCATGCCGCCTACGCGCTTCGGCGCGAAAGTGCTCCATTCGATTCTTTCGCTCTGCCAGCCACTGCCGTTCGCGCATGAAGTCAAAGCGGAGCCACAAGAAATACAGCGCGATAAGAACCATCGCGCCAATAAACCCAACAGGGTCAGGTGTTCTGGCCGGCGTGGTTGGCAACGGCTGCTCAACGCGCGCGACTGTTGCTGAGTCCGTGTTTAGTTGCATAACACGCGGCGCAGGCCGGTAGATACTTTTCTTCGCAACCGAGTTCTACAGATGGGCCGGCGAGAGTTGGCTGCCCGTCGCACATTTTAAGATTGAACACAGCTTTTCGCAAGCAGAATGTACAGATTGTTTTGATTTCTTCAATAGCGTCTGCCAACTCCAAAAGGCGCTGTGAAGCTGGGAAGAGTTGGCGACGAAAGTCTGTTCGCAGGCCGTAGCAAATAACCGGGATTCCGTCTCGGTTATACGGCGGATACGTGCAAGCGTGGGCGACGTTATGCAGCTGGTCGACGGCTTCTACTGATAAGAACTGCGCCTCGTCTACCAGCAGGCATACGACGTCGTTAAGGTCGGGTAACTGGCATGGCCCGCTGGCTGGAACAAGTATGTCAGCCGGGGCCTCCAGCCCTGCGCGCGTTTTAATGACATCTTTGCCGAAACGCACATCCAGCTCGGGCTTCAGTAGTAGCACCTTTTTGTTTTGCTGCCGGTAGTTGTGAGCTACAGCCAGCAGATTCATTGTCTTTGCGCTACCGACGGTCCCGTATCGAAAATAAAGCTTGGCCATAAATTACGGATTTGAGGTATCTGGGCACACATTTATTGCAACAGGAGATTCGCCCGCAGTTCCGTCAAACAAAATTTCGCCTGTCGTCGGGCGTGTAACTTTGAGTTTTGCAATTCCGCGATGGCAGTCCGAGTATACGCAGTCAAGTTGTGCATAAAGAATGCAGCAGTCTTCAGCGTCTTTGGTAATGTCTTCTGCTTGTTGTTTGCTGATTGTGTGTCGCGAGAATTTTCGTAAACCGTCGCTGCCGTTGTTAAGATTGACATTGCCGATCTCAACACGTTCTCCGCCTTGAGCAAAAATGTAAAGCGTAAAACTTGCGCGATCGCAAATGTGGCCCTCTTCGGGGCCGGCGGAGTACTCTAGCTCGACGCCTTCAATACCGCAACCACAACAGCAATCTTTGTCGCTTAGTTCGCCCACAATGAGCGTCGGCGAGCTGCAATCTGTCACGCGCAGTCGCCCGCCTATAGTAATTAACTTTGCCATTAGATGATCGTCAAAAGCGCTGCGCGGCTGTATCCAATGTTTGTCGTGCCGCAGCCCGCGCGGACACGATATTGATTTCCGTTGTCGGCACCGGGAGTGAGCGCTGTATCTGTAACTGACGCGCCAGTTGCAAACGGAATATCTTGCCAACCACCATCAAGGCCCTTCTTTTGCCATTGATATGTAAACGACGAATAGGTTTGCCCAGTTGTTCGCCCAATACCGGTAGCGGACGCCGTAAATGTAACCGAACCCGTGACACTAGAATCAATCACCGTATCTTGCGGCTCTGTGGTAAACGAAATGCTCAACGGTTCGACCGTTAACAAAGCGGCGTCGCTGACGGCTGTTTGAAAACCGCTTTTTGCTTCAATGCGGTAATACGTTGCATTGTCTGCAAACGTCAAATTTGTTAGCGCAAGTGTAACGCTCAGAGGCTGCGCAAACTGCAGCGGATATGTTTGAATGGTTTTCCAGTTGTAACCGTCGTTGTAGTACTGCCACGAGCCGGCTGGATTTCCGGCGCCATCAGCTTCATGAATAATCCAATAGCCGTCATACCAAAACAAACAATACATATTGTCAGCTTTGCGATAAAACTGTTTACCGTTGTACGCGTTGTTTGAGCTAACCGACGGATAATACGTGCCATTGATAGCGCGTTTACCAGCTGCTGTTACTTGCAACGCGTACAGGTTTGTGCCATTGTTTAATGCACTTGGCGGCGTGAAATTTGCCGTATATCTTGCCGCGCGGGTAATCCGCAATTCGTCGGTGTAATCGTTGGCCGCGGCAAAAATAGTTGTGGTACGTTCTGTAGTAGTGTCGCCGACTTGTCCGGAGTATGTGAAATCGCCAATGGACAAGCCATTAACATAACAACGAATAACAGAAGACGAAGACGCCACATTGCGCACAAGCGCTATGTGTGTCCATGTCTGCGCGCTGACATGTTGCGCGCCCGTCAGCGTTTGCGGAGAACCGCCGTTGATCTGCAGATACAGTTTTGAGTTCTCTAAATACAAGTCAGTTAAATTGACGCCCAGCGTGCCGCTAGAGAACAAATAACGTTTTGTTGTTGTGGCGTTGAAATAAAACCACGCTTCAACGGTAAAACTACTCGGCAGAGTAATGTCGCCGGAAAAATTGACAGATGCGTTTGAAAGACTGTACGTGCCATACTTTTTATTTGCTGACGTCAATCCGCCCGGGCCGTTGATTACCCCATAAAATCGATTGTTACTGATATCACTCAAGCCGGTTTCAAAATTAGTAAATAGCGCGACAGCACTTGCCAGCGCGTCTGGGTCAGCCCACGTAAGCTGAGCGCCCAGTGTCGGTGGCGTAAAATTTGCGGTGTAACGACATACGCCGTTTGTAATTCTGACTTGCGCCATCTGCCCTTCAAAACCACGACTGGTGGCGCCCCATACGCCAGCGTAATCGCCAATTTCTAGCGTGTTACCGGCAGTTACAGGATTTGTATATGTCGTACCGTAAACGACCTGTCCGTTAAAAAAAATTTGAAAAACAGCTCCGCTGCGTGTTACCGCAATGTGCACCCACGTATTTAACGGCGGCGTAATACCGGTGTCGGCACCCATGGCCCAATAATTGCCGCCCCACCAATACGACATTGGCGAATAAAAGTACAGCCGATTGTTACTTTCCAAAAGAAGAATCCAACCAGTTACGTCACTGTTGGAATGCGTCATTACAAGCGCTTGATACCCTTTGCTATTGTTTGAAAATTTAAACCAACCCTCGATCGTAAAATCGCCGTTAAACGTGAAGTTTGAGCCGCTGGATACTGTCAATGCGTCGTCTGTGCCGTCAAAAGTACCCGCTCCGCCGTTGCTGCCGTCAGGTAGAACAGTTGTTGTTACCTTTAAATTGCCGCCGCGCACTAACGTGTTTGGCGCTGGTGACACATCTGTAAACGTCAAAGAGTTATTGGACCCGGTCATTGGTACCAGTAATGCAACTTGATTAAAAGCCGGGTCAAGATTGCTGGTCGGGAACGCGGCGGTTGGCGGAGAAAACGACGCCGGATAACGCGCCACGCCGATTGTCAACCGTAAGTCGTCGATGTAGCCGTCAAAATACGGATTTGAGCCGGCGTTGTCCCAACGTTTTCCGACGTTGAAGTTAAGCGTCGGGCTGTTGATGCTGCTACCCGTTACACCAAAACCAACCACTACGCCGTCGTAAAACAGATAAAAAAAGTTTCCCTCGCGCACAACAGCGACGTGCACCCATTGATTCAACGGCAAATCTGTTCCGGCTGTGATATGAATGTGCCACCAACTGCCGTTGTAGCTTGCAAAAAACAATCGGCGACCTAGGTCTTCAAAGCCGTTTGGGCCGTGAAAGCCGAACGCAATACTAATAGGCGTGCCGGCGTGTTGTTCGCTGATGATGCACCCGCTCATTGTATCCGACCGCATGTACACCCACGCTTCAATCGTGAACGGGGCGTCGCTCAGCGCCATATTGTTATTTGTAGCTGTCGTAACGACGCCGGTGCTACCGTTAAATTCAGCGCTGGCGGCCCCGTACTTTTTAAAGTTTGTGCGAATATTTGCACCCGACGTCGCCTGCAGTGCGCGCGCGTTCACAGATAAATCCACAAACCCGGTATCCATCGTCATCAACAGGGCGACATTTTTGAAGTACGGGTCGCCTGATGAGTTTGTTGGAACCGCCGTCGTTACTTGCTTGAGATACGGTACAGGCGCCGGAGCGTTTGCATACTGCGGATCGCCCCACCCCGTTTGCGGATCATCGGCGATCCACGGGTTGCCGGTAATAGGCGTGTCAGAGTTTTTATCGGCCTTTTGCCACGAGACCGTAATCGGATCTTCCCAACGGCCGGTTCTATAGGCATTAGCCGTAAATGTCGCGCTAAACGTGCACGACGCGTTTACGTCTGACGGATTTTGCCCGATGCCAAAACCAGTCGTTTCGGGCGCGAGTACTGTCGGCCAGCTGGAACGAAGAAGGGCGTCGTTCGCTTCTTGCAGACCCCATACGCCGTTCGCGCCAGAACGTTTCGGCAACGAGGTATCACGCGCACCGAAGCGCCCGCCAACACGACCGCGACTCATTAGGCGATCTCCTCATACGAGCAAATGTAGTCGAGCCGGTTATCCGCACTGGCAAAACAACTGATGCGGTCACCTTCTTCTAAATAAAGCGGATTCTCTTTTGATAATACAGCTAACGTGCCGCCGGCCGGAACTGTGATTCTGTGCGCTATACGGCTTTCCGCGCCGATGAACGCACTCTGCGACGTTTTGATAACAGCCCCGCCAATACCTGTAATTGCATGCGGCGTCAACACGCTGTCCGTAAATGTCGTGGACCCATTTGCGCCGTCGGCGTGCATAAGCAGCACAGTGTTGGCGTTGTTATCTGGAAACGGCGCTGCCGGCGGCGTAAAGTCACCGGAGTAGCGCGCAATCGTGCTGACGCGCAACTCTTCAAGATAACCATTCGCGTATTGTCCGTCCATGAGGCGGCCAATACGTGGATTATTATTGTTTGCCGTGACTGTGCTTGTATTAACAAACGACACGCCGGTATCACGTATGCCGTCAACATAAAAACTTATGATGTTACTGGCACGACAAATAGCGACATGCGTCCAACGCTGCAGAAAGATTGGGATTGTTGAGTATTGTGTGCCGGGCGCATCAATCCACGCAAGGCGATAAAACCCGTTGTTTGTTACGTAAAATAAATAACCCGTTTGATTTGCTGCCGCACGTGTTTCAAGCAAACAAAAATGATTAGGAAGTGAATCTAAGTACACCCATCCTTCAATTGTGAAATCGCCGGTAAACGTAAGCCCGGTATTGCTGTTCATCGTTAGATATCCGCTGTAGCCGTCAAAATACGCGGATGATGCGCCAGTAACGCCGCCGCGGCGCAGAACGGCAATGACATCAGCATTTGCGGTGCCCGTAGTGTTACTGATTAACAGCGTGCCGACACGGAGCGATTTAAAACTGCCGCTTGGATTCAACAGCACATCAACGCCGTCAGCCGGAATTCTGCCTGTTACTGTCTTACCGTAAATCGCTGTTGTAGAAACAATGTTTGTCGGCATGTCATCCTCCGAGAATAAGTGCAGCCCAAATTGAAGGCGGTCCGGGCGGGCCTGATGGGCCGCCGCTAGGACCTGTTGGCCCGGCAGGTCCTGTTGGACCAATCGGCCCAGACTCACCGGTTAAACCGCGTGCGGCATATACAGGAACACCGCCAATTAAAATAACAGAAGGGTCAGTAGTGGCTTCAACCTCGGGTGGCGGGCCTGCGACGCCTGTCGCGCCCGTTGGACCAGTGGGTCCGGTAGCGCCTTGCGCAGCATATACCAACACGCCGTCAACATAAATAGAATCGGACGTCGGGCCTGCTGTAACTGTAAGCCCGGGACCTGTCGCGCCGGTCGCTCCGGTCGGGCCGTCGATGCCTGTAGCGCCAGTTACACCTGCACCTGTGGCGCCGGTCGCCCCGGCCACACCTGTTGAACCGCGTAAACCGCTCGGACCAATTAATCCTGATGGTCCTGTTACGCCAGTCGCGCCTTTCGTACCGGTGGCGCCGATAGCGCCGGATATACCTATAGGCCCGCTGGGTCCAGCCGGACCTGTCGCGCCGCGCTCACCTTGAATGCCTTGCGGACCAGCTGGCCCAACAATACCGGTCGCACCAACGGGGCCTTGAATGCCGATAACGCCTTGCGGGCCTGTTGAACCCCGCGGGCCGGTCGCGCCAGTTACGCCGGTAGATCCTTGCGCACCTGTCGGGCCAGTTGAGCCCTGTACGCCAGACGGGCCGGTTGGTCCGTCAACACCTGTCGGGCCAGTTACGCCTGTTGCGCCAACGTTTCCTGTTAAACCTGTAACACCAGTTGCGCCTTGCGGCCCAAGAACGCGCCCAATGTTTTGCCAGCTCGTGCCGTTCCACGTATAAGCGACACCTTCGGTTGCGTTTGCAGGTAGATCTTCATCGGTTAAAGCGCCGGCGCCAATGATCCACGTGTCGCCAATAACGGGTGTACCGGCGGGCGGCCAACTCTGTAGCGTACCGTAGAACCGAATACCGACACCGCTCGCACCTGTCGCGCCAGTGAGCCCAGTTGCCCCGGTTGTCCCCTGCTCGCCCTGCGGGCCAGTGTTGCCGGTTATACCTTGCGGTCCTTGCGGCCCGGTAGCGCCCTGCGGGCCAGTCACGCCGATCACGCCCGACGGACCGCCGGGAACAAACAGCTGCCAGTCGCCGGTGTTGTCAGCCGGGCTGATGCCGGTAACAAGCGGATTATCTACGCGGATATAAACTGAGTTATTGAACGCCGCAAGGTCGTTTTCTCTGTAATCGCTTTCACTTTGATAATCACCGGTCCAGAGAAAACCAGCGCCGGCCGCTCCTGTGGCGCCTGTGGCGCCGGTAACACCAACGAGTCCAGCTACACCTGTCGCGCCCTGTACACCGCTTGCACCTGTCGGTCCTGCGACGCCGGTAGCGCCCACAACCCCGCTTACACCTGTTACACCTGTTGCGCCCTGAACGCCACTGGCTCCAGTTGGGCCGGCAACACCGGTAGCGCCCACATTACCCTGCGCGCCTGTTGCGCCCTGCACGCCGCTTGCGCCAGTCGGACCCGCAACGCCAGTAGCGCCGGCCGGGCCCTGTAAACCTTGCGGACCAGAAATACCTTGAGTGCCTTGTGGGCCCTGCGGTCCCGATAAACCCTGTAAACCTTGCGCGCCAGTTGGGCCTTGGATGCCGGTTGCGCCCGTAGCGCCGGCAGGCCCTGTTAATCCTTGCACGCCAGTGGGGCCGGGCTCGCCTGTCGGACCAGTGGGGCCTGTCGTACCCTGAATACCTGTCGCGCCAGTTGCGCCGGCTACGCCAGTTGGCCCGGCGACGCCAGTCGAACCAGCGAAACCGCGCGGGCCCGTTTCGCCCTGCGGTCCTGTAGCGCCGCTTGCGCCAGTCGGGCCGGCAATGCCAGACGCACCAGTAGTGCCTGCAGGGCCTGTCGCGCCTGTGGGGCCACGTACACCCGTGGCACCCGTAGGACCGCTGACGCCCGGCGTACCGGCTGTACCCTGCGCGCCAGTAGCACCTGTTGCGCCAGACGCGCCAGCTGTTCCAGCAACGCCGGTCGCCCCGCTGGCGCCCGCTGGGCCGTCTACGCCCGTTGCACCTCTCGGCCCTGACGGACCCATGGCGCCGACCATACCGGCTACGCCTTGCGGCCCTGTCGCGCCAGCCGGGCCTACAGCACCTGTTGCGCCTTGCGGGCCTGTGGCGCCCTGCGAAAAGATATTTAAAGCAGCCAGCAGATTGCCGACTGTGGTTTTTTTCGTAGTGGGAAGCTCTGCCTGCTGATCGACAATTGCGATTAAATCGTCAGCGCCCGGTATTGGTTTACTGGGCAGGTCAGATATGCGCTTTTTAGCCATCGTGCTATCCCTGCAGACAGAATGCCTGCCCTATAAAATAGCATATTCAGGCCAATCAGTCGCCGAGTGTTTTATCCACGTCTTGAAACAGTTTGCTAAGCCGATAGTCGCTGTCGTAACGGGAGTAAGACCGCCGGCGCAGCCTGTGAATTTGCCAGCTGCGGCGGGGATAAAACCGATACCGGCGAAAGCGCAACGTGTGATAGTGCCGGCGGTCTAATTTGGGCCACGCGTTATACCAGTAAATCTTTCGCGCGGCCCAGTGCAGCACAGCGCCTACGACAGCGCCCGTTAGAAAACACAACACGAGCGGCAGCATTACAAACTCCTGTGGAACTATGTTAACGAGACGCGGCGTAATACATGCCGACGTTGCTGAGCGCGTAACCGAAAAAAGCAAGCGCAAGGCCGGGGTTGTTACGGCGCCATTGCTCACCAGCGCAGTACAGGTATACCAGCGCGACACCTAGAAGCAACCAGCCACTCATAGCTTTCAACTAGATCCGTTGTTAGAGCGTTGCGGCTTCACGAAACGCCTGATCGAGTTGCAGTTCAGTCATACCTAATGCCTGCGCCATAGGTACGAGCCACGGATGCGCGCGCTCAACGTAGGGCGCATATTCCCATTCCACGCGCACGCTGTCACGCGTTTGTTGGTCGGGAATAGCGTCAATGGCTGTTTCAACTGTCGCGAGAGAAATACCGTTGCGGACGAGCCACAAACGAATCTGACGCGCCGATACGGATTCTGGTACAGGAGAATTGTCGGGCGCGTATTCCCAACCTTCTGGTAGTTCGTCGTTTGGTACGGCTGTGCAACCTTCCGGCGGCTGCCAACCTTCCGGCACATCAAGCCGCACAAACGTCACGACTTTGCCGGCGCTGTTCAAGATTGCAAGTGAGTCTGCCATTGTTAACTCCACACCGTGATACGCACATATCCGTTTGACCCGTTACCACCAGCACCGGAATTAAATCCGTTGGCAGACGCACCGCCTCCGCAGCCGCCATAACCAAAACCTACTGCGTTAGCTCCAGCAATTGCCGCAGCCGACGAAGATGCCGCGCCGCCGGAAATAGTTGCGCCAATTTGCGTTGTAGACGCAAAAAAAGTCGCCGGCAGCGTTAACGCTCCTACAGCGTACGCGACGCTGGCGCCGTCAAGGGAGCCGCCGGCTACGCCGCCTAAAACAGTATTACCTGTGACTGATATACCGCTGGGATAATTCCCCAACGCGCTCAGCGCTGCAGCCTGACCAGATGTGCCGCGGTAGGTGACAATACGGTTGCTAACAGCTGTACCAGCAGTACCCGCCGTAGTCGAGCCACCGCCTCCGCCCAGTCCAAGCTCTGCTGTAAATACGGAAGAGCTACTGCTATTAAATGTTACAGTTGTTTGAGAACCGTTACCGCCGTTATTTCCGTTTGTGTCGTCCGCGGTGACGGCCGCGCCGCCAGCGCCAGCCGAACCAACCGTGATTGAAATAGCTGTTTGAACTAATGACGCTAAAACGGTGGTGTGTATTACGCCGCCGGAACCGCCGCCGCCACCACCATAACGCGCTGTGCCGGCCGCTCCGCGCCTGCCGCTCCCACCGCCGCCACCACCACCAATCATAAAAAATTCAACAAGTTTGGCGCCAGCAGGCAGCGACCACGTATAAGCACCAGCGCTGCCGGTTGCCGTTGCCGGGGCGCTGGACGTGGTGAATTCAAAAATTTGCGCTTTTGTGATCGTAACAGCACCGTTGCTGCCGTCGACGCTAGTAACCGGCGGCGCGTCCACACGCCACACAGCGCTGGTTGCGTCATACACAATGCGAGCGGCGCCGTTTGGATTCAAAACAAAATTACCAGCCCACGCGGTCGAAAATCGATTTCCCGCTGAACTGTTAGATGAATTGTGCGCTAAAGTGATCGCGTTAGATCCAACATTAACCAACGTTTCAGTTTGTCCGTCATATCCCGCAACAACGCCTGAAATTGTGACGGGCGTCGAGGCCGTAAAGCGAAAGATGTCGGCTGTGGTTGGGAGCGCGTAATTGTTTTGATCGGCCGCAAGCGCTGTGGGGCTGTTTACCAGCGGGTCAGTAGAATAACGAAGAGAATTCCATGCCGTTGTGCCGTCGCCGATTTTGACTTTGCGCGTGTCAGTTTCAAAACCCGGTTCGCCAGCGGCGAGCGTCAAATTTAGCGCCGCCATGCTGGCCGCTGTGCCGCGCTTAAGTTGAATCTGTGTGGGCATGGGTATTTTCCTTGAACGGGTTTTATTCTATCAATTTGCGGGAAGGCGGTAAATAAACCGCCAACGACACAAACTACTGTCCTCGGTTTAATGTGTTGCGAAAAGTTACAAGTGCGTCATGGTAAGCGGTGCGCCCCTCTGCTGTTGTAAACGCGGCGCCAAGAGAATACGAATCAATCCAATGAGGGCTGTAGCCAACAAAACCCGTACCAGTCTGCTCGCCGGTAAAAACATAAAACTGCGTTGTTTCTGTTGACACATATGCCCCCGCGCCGCCGCCAAACGCGCCTAAATCAATATTTCTTGCAAAACTTTGCAGTACTGAACCATTGGCGGTTTGCGCTAAAAACTGCGTGCGCCCCGTTGCCGGTGCCGCAGACCCTGTAGGTTGAAACCCAACGCTAAACAAAGCCACGCGGGGCCGACTAACGCTGTTTGAGGTTGGCGTGTAAACAGCTTCTAACGCTAACGAGTTTGATAAATTAGCGCGAGACGAAAGTTGATGCGTAATGCCTTCTGTTGTGGGCAAAAAACTGACAAACATGTGAACGAGATTTGACCCAAGAAACGTCATCGGCAAACCCGTAGCAAGGTATTTGCTGCTGCCGTTGCCTTTCAGGCCGCCGCTTGAGCCGCGTTCATTGTAATCAGTTGCAAGAAAATTAACATTTGTGTCTGTCGTGTTTCCAAATTGCGTACCGCTCAAACTTGGACCACGATACAGCGGCGTTAAACAGGCTTGCAAATTAGTCCCACAGAACAAGTTAAGCCGATAAAACCGATCACGAATACCGGCGGCGTCGATGGCGTTGCAAAACGTGTTGACAGCGTTGGCGGTGCTTTGCGACACAGTACCGCCGTTTGCGTACGCGCGGTTAATCCAACTTTGAGCGTCGGCATTTGCCACGATTGGCGGCGCAATTGAAATACCCCAGCGGTCGGCCAAGTACCGCACGACTGCTGTACGCTCTGCAACTGACACTACGCGCTGAAACGCAATTAACTCACAAATATGTCCCGTAAAACTATTGGTGCCGCCGTCTGACGAGCCAAGACTTGTTACAAAATTTGCTAAACCAAAATTACCACCATTACCGAGCGCAGACGCCGGTGTTGGTGTGATATCTGCGCCATTAAAAAGTAACGTAACGCTAACGGGGGTTGTTGTCGTTGCGGTTTTTTGCACGACATATATTTGCGCAGCATTATTATGCACCGGAAACGCGGGTGTTGCGCCGGCATGATACCAATATAAAGCTGATGCGCCGCCAAACGTTTGAGACAGCAACGCGTACTCAAACGTCGGGCCGCGGTAACCAATCGCCACGCGACCCGCTATACCAGATGTTTGAGTTGTCTCACGAATAACAACAAACACAGAGAACAACTCATTGTTGTTCGCTGGCATGTTTGAAATTGCTAGCCGCTGTGCGTTTGCGGCCGTAGAAGAACCCGTGAACAACAGCGTATTTCTATTGTTCGCCGCCACTGCTCTTATTGGCCTGTTCGCTGCTGTTGGTTGCGTCGCATGCCTGTTATTGCCAGATTTGTCGAGCCACGCACCAACGGGGTCGCTTGTCGCGCTGGCGGTGACTGTACTGTGAACGTTAGATACGCCCCATTTTGCCGCAAGATATTTTTCTACGCGCACACGGTCTTGCGTAGACAGCGCCGCGCTGTAAGCAATAACTTCAGCGATGTCGCCGTTTAGCGGGTGCGGGTACGCGTTGCCGCCTGCGCCGTCACTCGTACTAATACTGCCAATAACAAAGCCATTGTTTGTTGGGCTACTTGAAAAAGTAAATGAGTTGTCAATAGCTATTTGCGCGGCACCAACATTGCGTAACTCAGCAATTGCAGACGCCGATGAAATTAAAAGTGACGTAATAAACGTGCCTAACGTATCGGTTGTTGCGCCGACGCCCGGATACATAGTCGTGCTTGATCCGCCTAAAGCGCGAATTGCCGCGCTGTTAGAATTTGTTGTCAAACAAAAAAGGCTGTCACTGTCGTACGAGTTTGTGGCTGGTTTAGAAAGAGAAAACAAACCACCGTCGGCTTGTGTGTTGTCTTTTCGCGCTACAACGAACAACGTCACGGGGCGAACAAAATTTGCCGCAGACGCGTCGTAGTTTAAGCGGTCGTTACTGCCGTCGAAACGGATAACGGATTTCGAATTTAAACTGTTTGTAACTAACGTAGGGCGTAAATTTGTATTTGTTTGCGTTACGTGCCGTGTGCCTCCGCTTTTATCTTGCCAGCGCGCTACCGTGCCGCCGTTAACAACTTGACTCCCGCCGCTCGTTGCGTCAAACATGGTCGTTGTGTCGGCACCGTCAAGCCACAAAATACAGTTGGCGATGTCCAAAGGGCTCGTCGCAGCGGAGAAATTTGCGGCTTCTGTTTGATACAAAGTAGAAGTATCAGACGAGTCGAGCCACAGCGCCAGATTAGATATGTTTAACGGCGTAAACTGCTCGCCGCCGTCTGCCACGCTAGGCTCTGTCAATTCCACGACAGTCCCAGCGGTTGTGCGCGTGTAGGCTTTTCCGTCGGCCGTGTTGAGCGCAATTTCGCCCACGGTCAACTGAGAAGCCAGCGGTGCAATACCGGCGTTGGCGTTGCGTTTATGATAGATATTATTCGGCATCTTCCACGCTGCTCTGTTTGGGCTGCTCGTCGGTTGGAGTCAGGGTCGCCAGCCATTCGCCATAGGTTTCCCACGTCTGGCCGGGGCCGCAGTCTGTCAGTAGGTCAGCGCCAACAAGCATGCTGCCCTGCTCACCTTCAACGGCTTGGATCTGCCGGTCAGTGTGGTGGGTGTTTAATTCTGCAAGAACGTCAAGATCAGGAACGATAAGCCAGTTCATAGGGTTCTCCTCAAGTTACAGCCCGACTTAAAGCAGACTGAAAGTTTTGCATGGCGGTGTTGTAGGCTGCTACAACGTCATTAGTTAAATGCAACCCAACGCTATATGCCGCAAGCAGTTGATTGCTGTACAAAGATATCGAGTATGTTGTACCGTCCACGGCCTGCGAGTTACGCGCAAATACGGCAAACGGTAGAGAAATCGCCACTACCTGTTCGGTGGCAGCGTTGTCTTGGCTAAATTGATCGTTACGAAACGCCCGTACGAACTGGCTGCCGGTATTAAACGTGCGCGTAACTCCTAGCAGCGCGTTATGCGTTCCGGGCGCGCCGAAGGAGCCACTTCTGCCGCCCGCACCATTTCCGCCGCCACCAAACTCCCAAACTTGATTTTGAGCCGCGGCCGCCGCACGAATACCGGCGCCAAGTAGCGCGCCGCTATTGACCGGCGTACGTTTGTAAACCGACAGATGCGAACCAAGATTTAACGCCACCCACGCGCTCGGCGCAATACCGGTTTGCAAATACTTACTGCTTCCGTTCCCTAACAGCCCGCCGCCAGAACCAGATTCCACGTAATCCGCAGACGAGAAATTAACATTCGTGTCTGTCGCGTTTCCAAGTTGCGTAGCAGTTAACGCCGGTCCTCTGTATAGCGGCACAAGACACGCAGTCAGATTATCGCCGCAGAATAGATTGAGGCGGTAGAAGCGGTCACGGATACCGGCGGCGTCAATCGCGTTGCAGAAGTTATTGACAGCCGCTGCGGTGCCGGGCGAAACAGTGCTGCCAGCCAGATACACGCGGTTTAGCCAATCTTGCGCGTCGATGTTGGCTACCTGCGGGACAATATTCAGTCCCCACTTAGTCGCCAAGTATTGTTCAACGCGCCGCCGCTCGGCCGCCGTTAAAACGCGGGAGTATGTGATTAGTTCAGCGATATCAGCCGCGAGCGGGCCGCCGCCTTGCGTCGAGGGATTGTACGCACCCATTTCAATTGCACCCGCGTCGGTGCCAGTGCCAGTTACGGGATCAGCGTCTGCTAATACGCTATTGACGTATAAGGCTGTGGTGCCGCTCGTCAGAGTACCGCTAAAAAGCGCAGGCGCGGTTACGCCCAACGCCCCGGCAGGAGTAAACACGGATTTATTTGTTCCGCCCGTGAGCCACATTACGCCGTTGTCGACCATGAGGTTCGGGCCTTGGTTAGACGTTCCCGCGCCTAAAATTGTGCCGAATCCGCCGCCGCCTCCGCCGCCCCACGTAGTCGGGCCGCGCTTCACGACCGCAAACAACGACATTGTTTGTCCCATGCCCGCGCTGGTCGTAGTTCGCAAACGAGACGTTGAACCATTCCACGTTAACGTATTACGGGCGTTAATTGTCGTCGCAGAAATAGTCGGACGATTTGCTGCGGTCGTTTGCGTAGCGTGGCGGGCGTTACCAGATTTATCGTACCAAGCACCTACACCGGGTGTTGGCTCAATTCCGCTTGTTCCGCCCCATTTCGCGGCAAGATACTTTTCAATACGGGCGCGATCGGTCGCTGACAACGCGACGTTAAAAACAATGAGTTCGGCAATGTCGCCGCTAAAGAAACCGTACGTGCCGCCGCCTTGCGTTCCAACATTAACAGGCAACGCTGTCGCAGGCGTATTTCCAGCGTCCATGTACGCCGTGTCAGTACCGAAAGAGACTCCGCGAGAAAAACCAGTAAGTGTCGTTGTCGGATGATTAACGACTGACGACAAAACGTAAGTGCCGCCGAGAGTAAGCGTGCCACTAGCTGCTGTAACGCTTCTGAGCGTTTCTGCGCCAGTTCTGCGTCCGCCTATAAACGGGCGGCTGTCTTGTTGCCCTAAACGGTAAATGACTGTACCGCCACCAAAACCAAGCACAAACCGCTCGCCGGCCGCGACGCTATTCGGGCGCACAACCGCAAAACACGTATAACCCGTGATGTTTTGAATGGCGGTTTGCGCAGCTGAATTACCGGTTAGCGTATTGGCTACTCCGTCAAAAGTTAAAACAGAACGGCTATTAATCGTGGCGGTATACGTCGGGCACGCGGTCAAAGCCGCCGTGAAATTTCGCGCATTTCCGCTTTTATCAGCCCACTGCGTCACAGCGTTGCCGGAAAGCGTAACTGTTGCGGCGTCAGCTGCGTCGAGCCACAGCGCGCAATTTCCGATATCTGTAGGGCTACTTACAGCCGGTATTAACTGCGACAACTGTTGATGCAGCTCAGTGATGCCCCATTTATTCGCTAGATAACGCTCAAGTCGCGCCAAATTGGTCGACGACAACGCGGACGAAAACTGTAACACTTCACAAAAATACACGTTTTGAAACGAACCGGCCGCGTTTTGACGCCCGCCAAAAATGACGCCATTTGCGTTTATTGCTGTCGCGGCCGCTGAACCTGACGCAAGTTGAAACCCGTTATGGCGCAGCGTGACGGTAGCGTTGTTATTCGTCCAGCCCGTGATAAAACGCTGCCCGAGCGTCGGCGTAACAGCAGGTAAAAGCTGTATGTAACCGCCAGAACTATTGGAGTACCAATAAAGCATGCCGCCTTGCACCATAATCGACGCCGTGGCGTTTAAACCGATTGTGGCGGAACCGTTTCCCGGCGTAGTAAACCACTGACCGACAAATAACCACGTGTGCGTAGAAGAACCGGTGACACTTGCGTTTAACAGGTCGTCAACGCCGTCAAATAAAACGGCGTTTCGATTATTAACGGATGCTAGTTTAAGTAGCGGCCGCGCGGTTGACGTTGCCTGTGTGGCCGCGGGCCGGCCTGATATTTTATTAGCCCAGCGCCCTACGGGAGCGTCGGCGGCAGTGGCGGGTATTGTTCCTGCGCTATCCTGAAACAGCGTGGACGCGTCGCTTGCGTCCCACCAACCAACACAGCCGGCAATGTCTGTCGGGGCTGTGACTGCAGTGACTGGGCCGGCATCCGTAGTGTAAAGCGTGCTGGCATCAGACCCGTCGAGCCACAGCGCCAAGTTAGAAACATCTAAAGGCGTAAACTGCGCGCCGCCGTCCATCACAAGCGGGTCAGTGAGGTCTACTACCGTGTTATCTACTTTCTTGGTGTAGACCTTGCCAGAAGCAGCGTTGACGGCCAGTTCGCCTTGAGCTAATTGCGCTGCTGTAGGAACTGCGCTGGCGGTCGTGCTTGTTTTGTGGCGAATTTCGTTGGGCATTACACGGCTCTATTTAGCGCGAGTTGAAACGTCGTCATGGCGGTACTGAAAGCGGCGGCTTGCGTTGCCGTCATTCCGGCGCCCAAAGAGTAACCGCCCAGCCGCAAACCAAAAAAACGCACCAAGGAACCATCTAGATTTTGTCCAAACACAAAAAAGGTAAGATTCGACGCAAGAAGCGACGCAGTCACGTCTGTTGTGTTGGTAATTTGCGGTAAACCGTTGATATAGCCGTCAAACGAAGTGACGGACGTTCTGTTAGTTAGCCAGTGTTGCGTTGTGGCTAAGGCAGGCGTCCCAACGATCAAATTCAAATTTGCGCCAGCATCAAAAATAACAGTCGTTTGCCGGTAATCGAACCCCCACCGATTTGACGGCGCCGTGCTAGAGCGCACTCCGATAGGGACCGCCTGATTACCGGCTGAATTTGTTACCCCGAATACAAACGCACTGGCATGAAACGACGAAATTACGGGCCATGAAGAAGGCGCAAGCCCGGTATCGAGGCGTTTAGCACCGCCGGGAACGGCGTCGCCGGCGGCGCCGGTCGCTATTAGTCCTGCTGCCTCGACGTAATCGCTGGCCACGAAATTGAAATTCGTGTCTGTCGTGTTTCCGTACTGTGTGCCGCTTAAACTCTGCCCGCGGTAGAGCGGCACGCAGCAGGCGGTCAGGTCATTACCGCAGAACAAATTAAGTCTGTAAAACCGGTCCCGCAAGCCAGCAGAATTGATTGAGTCGCAAAACGTGTTAACCGCATTTGCCGTGCTTTGCGAAACAGCGCCGCCTGCTGCGTAAACACGATCAATCCAACTTTGAGCTTCGGCGTTTGCGACCACGGGCGGGCGATTTAAAGATGTTTGAAACGCGGCCATTGCCGTAGTGTATGTTGCAACTTGAGCGTCTGTGAGCGCCGCGCCAATGCTGTAAGCGCGCAAAGGTATGCCCGCGGGCCAATAGCCGCGGGATGTCGTCCCGTTGTTATCTGCAAACACATAAAACGACCGAGTTGTGCTGGCGGGCGTTGTACTTGTAGTATTTTCAGAAATAAACGCGTTGCTGCCGTATAACCGCACAGACGTCGCAGACGTGCGAGACACAACAAGAAAACTGCCGCTATCTTTGTTGGCTTGCGCCATAGCCACGACAGTTACGCCGCCCCATATGCCGTCGGTGGTATTACTGCCGCCCTGCCTGAATAGTCGATAAAGATGCGTCTCTGTTTCATCGCGCACAGCGACTATATGCGAATTGTTGCCGACGCCGGGGGCTTTATATGCGGCAATGTGACCAGTGCTTAACGTGGGCAGCGCGCTCACCGCCAACCCAGTGTCTAGATATTTTGATGAACCGTTGCTGGATAAACCACCAGACACACCTGTTTCCGCGTAATCAGGCGACGTAAACGCAATATTTGTATCCGTCGTGTTGCCGTACTGCGTGCCTGTACGTGTCTGCCCGCGATACAACGGCACAAGGCACGCGGTCAGGTCATTACCGCAAAACAAGTTGAGCCTGTAGAACCGGTCGCGGATACCGGCGTTATCAATTGTGTTGCAGAACGTATTTACCGCGTTAGCCGTGCTTTGCGAGACAGTGCCGCCGGCAGTATGCACACGTGTAATCCAATCCTGCGCATCTGCGTTTGTCGCTGTCGGTATACCGCGCGTTAAAGCCGTTTGAAACGTCTGCATCGCGTTGTAATACGCGAGCGCTTGCGCCGCGGTCATATCCAGTCCGACAGAATAGGCGCCAAACGTCCCGCCAGAATAGTCGGCCAACGAATTTGCGCGATTTAACGCAAACACATATAGCGAACTGTTGTTTGTTGTGCCGCCAAGCCCGTCATTTGTCCCATTGTCGGTCGTTGTTACAGCGGCACCGTTTTTATAAAGCGAGCCGGTTGTGCCAGTCTGCGAACCAATATACATCGCGCCTTTTTGCGTGTAGTCCGAGTCGAATTTGAAGTTCGTACCACTGCTGTAACGAAAACCGTAATTTGCGCCGGTAGCGCCTGTACCGAGCGAAAATTGTTGAGAAAGTTGACCCGGACCTTCGGCGCCAATTGCGATGTCAAATTGCGTAGCGCCGCGAACGATTTCGTAAACGGCTAGATGCCGGCCGCTAGTTGGCACAGTGTTTACAGGAAAACCAGTGTTTAAATACTTTGGGCTACCGCCTTTTAAACCACCAGCAATCGTGCCAGTTTCAACGTAATCGCCGCTGCCAAAACTGTTGTTAGTGTCAGTCGTGTTTCCGTACTGCGTTCCCGCTAAAGACGGCCCTCTGTAGAGCGGCACTAACGCTGCGGTTAAATTATCGCCGCAGAACAAGTTGAGCCTGTAGAACCGGTCGCGAATTCCGGCCGCAGTAATCGCATTACAGAAGTTATTGACCGCAGTAAACGTCGTCGCGGATACAGTGCCGCCAGCCGCTATGACGCGCGTTTGCCAATCCTGCGCGTCGGCATTAATCCCGGCAAGAGGCTGCGCGCCGCCGTCTGTAATCAACGGCTGGCGCAGATCGAGAACAGTACCGTCGGTTCGCTTTAGGAACCACGTACCGTCGGCGGTATTTAACGCAAGTTCGCCGTTGGCTAGAAGCGCGGCGTGCGGCACAACGCCTGCTGTGCTGCTGCGTTTATGCAGAATAGGATTTGGCATCGGTCGTCACCTTACACTTAGAAGGTGCCGCCGTCAACTGTAGACTCGTTGCTAAGAATAGTGCAAGCGGTAATACTTGCGCCGTGATCGGGGAGTGAGTACGTACGGCTGGCCGTGAGCGTGGCTGTATCCAGAGTGGCATTAAATCCGCTGCTGCCGCCCGCGCGGCCTCTGATAACAATACCGTCGTTGTTGGCCGCCTGCCGGAACGTCTGGCCGGTCGCATTCACGAACGTATTGGCGCCGGTGAAAGCGTTGTTGCTGCCGACGTAGGCCACCGTGCCGCCAGCGCCAAAGGCTACTGAACTCGCGTCAGTGCCAGTAAAAGTCAAGGTGTTGCTTACCGTCAGCGTCTTACCGTCCGCGATAGTCAGCGTCGAGCCGGTGGCGGGCTGGGTAAACGACACGCGATTGATGGACGTAGCCGTAGCTGCGCCCAGTGCCGGGGTTGTAAACGACGGGCTGTTGGCGAACACCAGCGCGCCAGACCCAGTTTCGTCTGAAATAACGCCCGCGAGCTGCGAAGACGTTGTGGCGGCGAAAGCACTTAAGTTATTGCCCGTATAAGCAACAGTACCGCCGGCTCCAAAAGCGACTGAAGAACCGTCAGTACCGGTCAGCGTCAGCGTGTTATTAGCCGTCAGCGTTTTGCCGGACGTCACAACTACCGGATTAGCCCCCGCCGTGACGCGACCGTAAGTATCAACTGTGACGCTGGTGTACGTTCCGGCAGAGACACCCGTAGTAGCGAGGTCGATACTGTCGGCGTTCACAACAATACGTTGCGCGCTGGCGGTTACAACGTCAAGCGTGTTGCCGATTTTAGTTAAACCGGCGCCAGCAGTAATTTGACCCGCGCCGGAGAATTGGGCAAACGTCAGGAGCGTCGTGCCGAGCGTAACCGGCGCAGCGTTTGTCAACACCCAGCCAGAGTTAGCGTTTAATGTGCCCTCTTCGACAAACGTAAACAGGCCGGGCGTGACTTCAGCGTTTGTATCGGCGTCTGTTGCGCGCGTCCACGCGGCGGTAGCAACAATATAAATACCGTTAGCGGAAGCCGACGACTGATTTTTAACAAGTACGCGATCACCCGCGACTAGTACAACGTCGTCAATTGTCTGCGCACCTACCAACGTAATATTGGCCGTAGTGGCAGCACGCACACTAGCTTTAACGTCGAGGCCGGAACGAGCAGCGTCTACGTAGGCTTTAGTAGCGGCGTCCTGTGGATCGACTGGATCTGCGAGACTTGTAATGCGCTGCGCGTTAAACGCTACGTTTGCATTCGGAACGGTGAATTCGTTCAGCCGCTTGCCGAGAACGTAGGTGTTGATGCCGGTGCCGGTAACCGTGCCGTCGAGCGTGACTGTGCCGGTGTTAAACGTGTAGCTGCCGGTGGCTGTGTTGCTGCCAGTCAGCGTCAGAAACGCGCCGATGCCACCAACTGCGGCGACCGTCAGATTTGAGCGGCCGATATACAGGACGTTATCGACTTCATTGTAAGCCAGTTCAGCTGTTGCGAGAGAAGCGGGCGCGCCGGCAGCGCCACTTGTACGGCGCTTAATCTGGATGGTATTTGGCATTGATCACTCCTAGAAATTTCCGCCGTCAAGAATGTTGTTTGTGGGAATACCCGAAGCCAGCACCTCAACCCAGTTATTCAAAACAGTGGCCGGAGCTGTCGCCAAGATAAAAGTCTTGCTGAGGTCAAACCGCACAGCCACATCGCCAACCTGCGCTGGCAACGCTAACATTCCAGCTTCTGAGTTTACAGCAAACGTATCATTTATCGCAATTGCTGGAATGTGCTCAGTCGGGATCTTGCCCTGTGTGTCAAGACCGGCAACGCCGTTGGGCACGCCGATATTGTTAGTTTGCAGCACGTTAAGCGCCGACAGCACGTTTGCAAATGTCGTACGCTTGGTGGCCAAATTGTTCGGGTTGGCCGTATCGACAATCGGCAGCATGTCTGTGCTGGCGGGCGCAGACTTGGCCGGAAGTGCGGAAATCTTTTTATTTGACATGTGTTGCCATCCGTGCGCGTCGGGGTATTGCTATTTTAATCTGTCAACACACGACAAAAAACTGCCGCAATTAAAAGTTGTTGTCGTCTTCGTCCTCGCGGCGGGGGCGGTATTTTCGCTTCTTATCGGCTTTTACGCCCTCTAAGTCGTCGGCCGCGCGGTTGAGCCATTTAGCCAGTTTGCGGGCGTCTGCGGGCGACAGCAACGGCAACTGCGACCCAAATACGTCAACCGTGATGCCCGATTCCGTGTGACTACCTGCGTCCCAATCACCAGCCTGAAAACTGACTGTTGGCGAGTCGTCTGGGTTCTTGACGGCGATTACGTTTTTAAATTCTATGTGATCGGGCGTGTTAACAACAACGGTAGCCACGAATTATTCCTCTTGTAGGTCATCAACAATTACGGGCGTCATATTCCCTACGCGCGTGGCTACAAATTTGCACGCGTAATACTCGTCGGCGTCTTCGCGAGAAAACCCGTCGGCAAGTAATTTGGCGTACAGTTTGGAGCGGCTGTAAACAGGCACGGGGCCGTCGCCGCCGATGTAACCCACCCCGATCAGGGCGCAGTCCATGTTGTCGAACAACACGGCTTCCGGGTTCAGGTCAGCTAGCTCGGCGAGAATGTGGTGCGGCGTTAAAGTCATCGCTTCATCCCCAGTTGGACATCTTCTAGGAATAAGATAGCAATATCGCTTGCGCGGCGGTAGCCCTCGCGCACACCTTTTTGATATTCGGGGTCGCCGGGTGGGGTTGTTTTCTCCGGCATATCGGCAATTGTGGCTAACGCCGCAATAAACCGATTGCGAAGTTTACGGTACTCCGGCGAGTTAGTTACAACAGCGTTTTCAACAGATCTTGTCGGCGCGCATACGTCGGCTTCCAGCGCCGGATTTAAGCCTAATCGCTGCAGCGCCCGAGTGGCCTGCGTCAGCGCGTCAAAGTCGCGAAATGTCTGCGCTGACCGCGGCGTGTATTTCTGCGCCAGCTCGTGCAAAATCAGGCACAGGTTTGTTATTTCTAGCTCGGCTACGCCCGGCGCCTTTTTGATATTTGCCCGTTCTTCCCGTCGGCGCGCCTCGTTGCGCGTCAGCTTTACAAAGCGGTCGCGTTCTACCTTTTTCTGTACGACTTCAAAAGCGGCGACCGTTGGCGTCATGCGCATCCTTTCGCGGCGGGAGTACGAACTGCGGTGGTACGAGAAACAGACGAAAACAGCTTGTAGATTTCTTCGTGCGTCGAATCAACCGGCGAATCAGCGTTGATGTGATGCACGATGCTGGCGTGCGGCCGGTAAAGCGCGTGCGTCTTGTACGCCGCCCGCATCCGATGCTGGTCTTCGATGCACCGGCGCTCGTAACGATCTGGCCGGGTATGGCCGACTGGGCGCCGCTGGCGGACGTTCTCAGGCGCTATGTCCATAAGAAAAAGAATGTCCGGGCAGAGATACGACGTCTCTCGGAAGATGTTGATGATCAGGTCAGTCGATATGTTATTTATTTCGCCCTGATACACCAGCGTTGATAGCAACCAGCGATCACAGATCACGACATGATCTTCGGCGAGTAGCTGCTGGATATGCGCGGACAGCTCAGCCCGCGCGGCCGAGAAAAGCAGCATTTGCGCTGCCGGAGAAATAGGCGCGTCATTGTGCAGCAAGATCTGCCGAATGGCGGTGCCGATGCTCGTCGTGCCCGGGTCAGCCACAATTGTCGCGGTTATACCTTCTTTGTTTAACCGCTGTGACAACATGCGCGCCTGCGTTGTTTTGCCGGCGCCATCGATTCCTTCGAAGCAGACGAACACTGGAGTCCTTTCGTTTAGCGGCCGGTGATCTGAAAGCTGGGCGCGTCGCCAGTGATCGGCTTGGTGATTTTGCTTTGCGTGCCGGTGATGTTGACAGTCTCACCGGGAACAGGAATGACGAGTTCCGCGGGCGGCTCGAACAGCAGCATTTCGCGACCGTCGGCAAAACGCAGCGCCAGTCCGTTCGGTGTGTGGCCGACGCCGACTACGCCTTTTGTTGCCAGCCATGTTGCCGCGTATTCACAAAACGCGCGCAGCTGATCGGTAACCAGCTCAGACTTTTTTGCTGTAAAGTCGTCAAGGATGTTATTCAACACTTCGCTTGCGGGCATAACGAACCTCCTTCTTCTTTTTTGTTGGCGCCGATTCTTTTTCAGCGGCAGCGGCGCGTTCTCGTATCCCGGTTGTATGTTGCGCCACGAGTTTGTCAAGTTTCGCCTTATGCCGACATTCTTTGATTGCGCGGCTGACGTCACCCAACAGATTACGGGCAGCGTGCGAGAACAAGCGCAAAACATAAAAGCGCTCGGTGGCGCGCAGCGCGAGTAAATCACCGTCAAGCTGGGTAAGCAGTTTTTTGGCTTTTGGAATAGCCGTGGTGCCTCTGGCGTTGACCAGCGTCATAATATCGCGGGCCGTGCAAATGATGTCCGCGAGCACAATGATCTGCGCGCCTACTGGGCTACCGCTGACACGCCCCCGAAACTCCATATCGCGTTTTGTCTCAACCATGCGGAAATCGCGGCTAATGTCGGCAACCATGGCAGCGACCTGAACCGTCGAAATTTCGGCAATATTCTCAAACGCGCAGGCGCTCACGTTCAGCACGTCATGGAGCAAAGCGCCCTGAATGATGGCCGAAATGCTTTCTTTGCTGTCGTCCGGAAGATAATCGGCGCGTACGTCCTGATACAACTTGTGCGCAATCGTCTCCGCCTGCTGGGCCACCTGTTTACTGTGCGCGATTAACTCTACGCCAACAGCAGTGTGCAGATCGCGGTAGTGCTGCGCGGCAAATGTCAGTATGTGCTGCAACGGCGACTCAATTGGTTTTTTCATTGCATCTCCATGTGCCCCTATACAAGTTTAAGTAGTGTTTGCCAGCCAAGATCAAACGACTTACGCCGCGTCGAGAGGTTGTAATTCACGCGTCGATTTAAGTTATCAATATGGTTTGGCTCCGCAATCAACGCTTGTAAAGTCGTAATCAACTTTTCGTAGTCCGGGGCGGCGTGCGGAACACCGTTCTCATCGTAGTCTACGCGTGTTTTGACAAGCACGCCGTTTGCGTCTTGATACACGAAGTCAATTTGCGGCGATAGTGCAAAAGACAAAATAGGTGTACCGCAGCTAATCGAGGTCAAACCGCAAAAACCGTAGTTGTCGCATTCGGCCGGAAAAAGCGTAAGGTCGTGCGCGGTGTACATAGCCGGTCGTTTGGCCAGCGGTACGTTGCGCACAACTTTGACGCGGCCGGCTGTCTTGCGCCCGAGCGTCTGAAAAAACTTAGCGACAGACGGCGCAAACCGGCACGACGTAATCGCAACCGTGAGCTGTGCGTCCGGCATGCGCTCCAGCAAATAGCCGAGCAGCCCAAGAAACTGCCCGTTTGCGCAGCGAGCATTTCGGTCAAACCACGGTAAAAATATCTTTACCTGCCGGCTGTTGACGGTTTTAGTTTTCTTAGTCGCCGGCAAGCCAACGTCAAACGGAATGTAAGTGACGTTTTTAAATTTGTAGACCTTGTTAAACAATTCGCGCGATTCCGAGTTCATCGCAATCACATGATCGACGCGCTGCATAACTTTGCGAAACGGCCGCGCTAGTTCTTGCCACATCGGCACGATAATCGTGCGCACCCCAAACCGGCGCACGTAATTCAACGTGTCAAGCTTCGGCGGCTGCGTCCAAATAATCGTGTGGCAAGTTTTAGCCCACCGCGTAAAGGGGCACTTTTTCTTGTGCACAACCGCGCGGTCGTACGCGGTGTGCAGCTTCGCCGGGGCTGCATCTGCGTACAGTGAGCACTCGGCGCCCTGTGCGCGTAAAAAATCGGCCAGACGAATTGCAAAGTATGCTTCGTCGCAGTGGGCGTAATGTGTATAGATACCGATACGCATTTGTCACTGCGCCGGGGCGCCTTGGCCGTATTGTTGCGCCATAAGCATTGCGCCGCCTTGTGAGCGGGCCTGCTGCCGAATATCGTCGATGATGCTGGTGACGAGCGCGTGCATCGTCGAGTCGGACCGCTTGAGCTTGATTAGCTCCGAGTCTTTTACAGACTCAGGCATAGACAGCAGCTGGTTAGCAATAAGCTGCGCTTGCTGCTGTAGATCTTCCGGCGTGCGCGGTACGTTCGGCGAGTTCTGCCGCTGGGCAAGAAACTGATCGACAGGGCTGGGCGCCTGCCCGGGCATGCCGCCGGCCGGAGCTGCCCCGGGTGCGCCACCCTGCGGCATCCCTGTTGCTCCGGCACCGGTGTCACCAACACCCGCGGCCATATCGGGCGCTTGACTCATGTCTTTCATCTGCTGCGCCTGCTGCATTTCGGCCTGCATGCGCTCCTGCTCTTCCGCGTAGATCTTCTCTTCTTCGAGCATCTGCTTGATTTCGTCGCGGTAGTCCAGACCCACGCTGGAGAGGCCCGTGCTCTTGCTGATCTGCTGACCCTGCATGAGCTGCAGCTTGGCCATCTGACGGTTGAGATCGTCAGCGTGTGTGACGCGCTGTAACTTGGCGCCCACCGGCTCCCACGACATAACGCGCGAGACAGACGACACTAACTCGCTTAAAAACAGATTGAGATTGTGCGGGAGGTGACTCCAGTTGGCCTCGAACAGCCGCAGCGCTGCCGGAGCAGCCTGTAGCGTCAGCGTCCCGTTAAATAGCTCGACGGGCATGCCAATGCACTTCAGTAACGTTTCGAGGCCCTGATCCAATAGGTCGCGCGGGGCGAGCTGCGAGGCGTCGCCGCCAAGAGCCTGATACTGCACAGGAAACGGCAGGATGTTCCAGCGCGCCGGGTCGGTTCGGCGAGCGCGAATCATCGCATTTACGCGCGCCGTAAAGCTCGACAAGTTAATTGAGTGCACCGGGTCTGACGACTGCGCGTCGCCGCCGCGGGGCATGGGCGTGATCACGCGAAACGGAATCACGTAATCGAGCGCGACAGCTTCGTTGTAGCGCTTGAGAATCTGGTAGTACCACGCTTCGCGGAAATTCGCGAGTACGCGCGAGATGCCCCAGCCGCGATTTCGCATGCCGGCCAGCGCGTCTTCTTTCAGGTGAAAGATAATGCCCTTGTCAAATAACAAATTCTGGCCGTTCTTGATCGCTTGGATAACTTCCCAGCTGGCGCGCTCAAGATGATGAAGATGACCCTGTTTGATCAGCGTGCGATAGTCTTCAGGAATCTTCCATACGTACGAACACTCGCCGGTATAGGGATCCCACAAGATATCAATTTCGTGCGGACTCCAACGCTTGACTGTAATGTGGCCTGTGTCTCCGCTGCGTCGGTCAACGTGCTTCCACGGACCGACGTATTTGCAATTTGGGCAGGTAGCGTGAAACTGAAAGTTCTGCCACGAGAACGCGCAGGCTTCAGAATTCACGACTCGGTCCAGCGGCATTTCAAAGCCGCAGCGGGCGCAGAACAGATAGCGCCGAAACGGAACGATCAAACTAGTGAAAGAATTACCGTAGGTCATGTAATCCATGCCTACAGTTTTCAATACGTTTTGTATGCTGAGCGTGTCGGCAATGAACGTCTGGTATTTATCTTTCTCTTCGCGGCCTGTCTTATTCTCGCCAACGTCGTAAATTTCAACGTCCGTGATGAAGTAAGACACAACGCGATCAATGGCCTGCCGATACGGGCCATTCGCGTTCATGATGTATTCTGTCCACCGTAGAGCAGTCTGAATGCTCTCCGGCATTGACAGGCTGGCTACGTCACAGAACGGGTCGGGAAATCGCTCGTCGGCTTGTACGCCGCGGCCGAGCGAGTTGTAACCCATAGAAGCAGCGGGTAAGAGCGTCACAGGCGCCTCGTGCTATTTAGCAGTATTTTGAACAGTGTCAGCCGCGCGTTTGCGGAAGTCACTATCAAGCGCCTGAACCTGCGCTTTCTTTTCAGCAGGCTGCGGGGCGTCCTCGTGTTCGGGAGGTGTGACGCCGGCTTTTATAACTCCACACTTTTCCATGGTTTAAGCCTCGTCGTAATTTGCGCGAATAGCACGCTCAACGAGTAAAACACAGTACTCGCGGTTATCATAAACATACTGAAATCCCGTCGTATGAACAAGGTATAGTCGGCGGTCGTCACTGATTTGTACAGCCCACGGACGCTGATATGGATCGTTTGACGGCGGAAACCAGCGCGCGGCATTTTGTTCAAAACGCAGGTCGTAAATTAACACGATGAAACCGGCCTCCTCGATACTGTCCGGGGAGACCTGCGCAACTGACACAATTACGTCGTGAAAAAACGCCGGAACTGTGCCAATTCCCTCTTTTTCAAAGTACAGCAGTTTTTGCGGCGGCCCGGCTTTGTGTGCGGTCGCTGCGGCTGTCGGTACCGGATTGTTGGACTGCTTTTTTAACCCAAACGCGGCCATCGGACTGTAATTGCGGTCGATCTTTTCAATGGGCGGCATGGCCGGCGGCGGATCTAACTCAGCCATCATGTCAGCCACCATTTGCTCCTCGTCGTCCTGCGTTTCAAGCGGCAGTGGCGTTGTTGCAGGCACGGGCTTTTTCGCACGCACAACAGGTACACGCTGCACGCCAGCTTTTTCCATTTTCGACAGCTCTTCAAAAACCATCGCTGCTCTCTCCCTGATGGAATTAATATCATTACCGACTATAGCCGCTTGCGCTGTTGCAATGGCCTGTTCGACGGCTGGGCCGGTCATCTGATCCAAGGTAAGCCCGCCGACGTTTGCGCCGTTCGGATCTACAACATTGATTTTGATCTTTGTGCGGTCGTGCGGGTTGAAATTAATCGGAATACCGCCGGGCGTCGCGGGGGCTACAATCACGCCCTTAAGCCCCTTGCTGCCGCGCATGACGTCAAGCATCGTGCGCCCGTTTTCCATGCGCTCACTCGCCGGATCGCGATAGTCAGCCATAAAAGCTCCAATAGCTAAAAAAAGGGGGCAACGAGAGGCCGAAGCCTAAACGTTGCCCCCGAAAGATTCTGAACTCAACTCGGGGCATACCGCGTACAGCTGCGTTTTCGGGATATGAAAATACAGCCGGCCAAGGGGTACCCCGCCGCCGCACACTAGTTTGACGTGCTCTTCTGTGGGCAGTACTTCTGCTAGTACTTTGCCCGAGAGGAGCTGCGCTACCACTAAACCTGTTGCATTGTCGTCCGGAAAGAACGGCAACGTACACGGCGTGTCGTCGATGTTTAACAACCACGCCAACGCCGAATCTTCAGGTTTAATAAAGTAACGCATGTCAACTAGCTACGGCTCAATGCGCAATGCGCATACGAACACTTTCCGAGCACTCAACTGCTACCGCCGAATCATCGTGCTCCGCCGGCCGGTAATTCGACCGCTTCGGAACAAAGTCGACTGGCGCCAACAGTTCGCCGCGGTAAGGGAACGGCGTGTTTTGCCACTCCTCTACCCAGTTAACCTGAATCGCGCTGAGGCGACTCAGCACTAAAGGTTTACCCGGGTTTACCGCCGCTGTAAATAGCTCCTCATCGGTCGCTTCGCGCTGCGCCCGCTTTGGAGCCTGCATCCGCAAATACGTCGCGGCTGCTGACGGCATCTGATCAATCGCCGTCTTGACATCAATTTTCACTTCCAGCGGCTGCTCCGGTGACAACAGCGCGTCACACATCTCGCTTTCGGTCGGCTTGATATCGCCAACCTCGGCGTACATTCCGCTGAGAATGTCATCCAGAATCCACTGCGGCATCCCTTCAGCCGTCTCCAGCCCGTGCCGGGCCAGAATCTTGCCGGCCGGATTGGGTAGCGACACGGTCATATCGCTAACCGAACCAAAGGGATTCCTATCTATCGCGCCCAACACAGGCGAAAAGTCTTCAATCGCAGCGTCGTGCCTGATTGCCTTGGTTACGTCCTTTGCCGATTCTTTGGCAAGCGCAGCAACGTTAATGTAACTTTTGTTGCCGAACTCCTTAACCATGCTGTCGCGCAGCTTTCGGCGATACGTTTCAACCAGCTCGGCCGGGGCGTTCTGGACGGCCAGCGCAGTCAACTTATCTTCGTCGATCTGCATGTGGTTACGTACCGGAACATAAACCGTCGGCCATCGGCACGGGTCGAACGCCATCGGTTCGCCCCGTCTGTCGCTGTAACCGTAGTTGCAGATGTTGTGCAACATGTCACAGCCACGCTTCGCATTGAGCTTGTGCTTGTAGTTACGTTTATTCAGCTGCGGCCCAAAGCCCTCGTACGAAATGGGCGCACGGAAGTCCCACTTGCCTAGGGTTTCAAGCCACACACGACCAGACCTGTCAGCCAGCGCCATCACTGCAGACAACGTAAGCCCGGCGTGCTGCGTAACTTCGAGCACTAACGCAGACGGACGAACACTATCACCAAATCGACGAGTCGGCGAATCGAATTTCTTACCCTCACCGGCTAGCCAGCTGACCGCTACGAGTCCTTCGCAACGGCCGGCGACGCGATCGAACGCCGCGATAATGTCCATCTGTGTTTTCGCAATATTCACTGCTAACTCCTTTTCTTGAAATACCATCCCTGTCGGATTGAGTTCCAAAGTGTTTCGACGAATATAAGGCCCACTCGTTCGGCGTTACGACAATTTCTTCGTAGTCCCCATCGGAAGTCTTGTCATAAAACTGAATAAGTGTGCGAGTTACATCTAAAACTTCTTGCCTGCGAACAGGCCGTCCTTGGAATCTCACAACGTTACGCAAACATCAGTCCCCCTTACAGCGCTATAGCTGCAGTTATTAATGCGGTCCGCGCTAAACGATAAAGCGCAGTACAATAAATATGCCAGCTTATGCCGAAAAATTTAGTTCAGCTGTCGGGGTCTGGCAGCACGCCGTCGAAGACGTTTAAAGAGCCGTCGTCTTCGTCAGAGAAGAAGTCGCCCGAGTTTACAGACGACTTTGACGCGGTTGGCGATTTGATTTCTGGCGGCGCTTCTAGATGAATCGGATCAAGGCCGAGATAGCCTGTGTCATCTGGCTCTAGCTCGTCCTGCTTGATATCAAAAAGCGGAAGGTTGCCCCACGGCGTAAGAAGGTGTCGAAACGGCGGTTTAGATATCGCCAGCCGCGTGCCGGCAAAACTGAACACGCTCACATCACGATCGACTAGCTCTTTCAATCGCGCTGTTAGCTTTTCAAGGGTGTCAAACTCTTCAACCTTAAACTCGCCGTCAGCCGTGAGCATAGCCGCGTAATAACGCTGCGTCTCGATGGGGTTCGGCTTATCGGCTTCGGGCTGCGGTTGTTCAGTCATGTTAATCTCGCATGTCCAGCGGGTCTTTGCCGTTAAAACCACTCATCGCGCCGGCCCGATAAATGCCGCGCGGTAGAGACTGCAATTTACTGGCGTCGATCTGCCGAACAACAGCCGGCGCGTTTAGTTGCGTTTCTGCGTACACAACACTCTTATTCGATATAACGCCAACGACATGCACCTCAAGGATCTGCCCTGTTTTCGACGTTGGGTCTGGAACTGTGACTGCATGCAAAAACGAGTTAGCAAACCACTGTGCTTTTGGATTCGAGTATGCGATGCCGCCTAAGAACTCAAAGCATTCTTCCTGCCGCCGCTGATCAATGGCGTAAATCCGCTTATCCCAGTTTACGGGTCTCGACTTGCCGGGCGCGGGCATGACACCAAAGCCATAAAAGAACCGCTCATGCTCGCGCGTGAGGTCTACGGAAAACGGGCGCAGATCCCGCGACTCCGCCGGGAAGCGCGCGTCAAACTCGATTACTGGGTCGCGGTCAAAACCGCCGCGTGTAAATAACAGCGCCGGCGTAAACAGCACAAGCGGGTTGTCTCGCTGGTTAAACGCGTCGGCGCAAGAGATGGGCGCTAATGAATCAGCGCCGGTTACTTCGTCAACTTGTACAAACGTGTCAGGACGGTCCATACCGCAGCGTCATTTTTTAGCGTGGGTCAACCCGGCGTTGGTTGTTTGAATTAACAGCAGCAGCACAAACGCGGCGTCCACCACGTTGTCGATGCCGGTTGATTTGTATTTCGCTGAGTCAAACGCCGCGCCAAGAGATTTGTTAGCCGCCGAAATCATGTCTTCTTTGCTGGCCTTGCCGTTTCCGGTAGCAAATTTTTTGATCGTACTGATAGCAAAACCAGTAGATATCAGATCCGCTTCTTCAGCCCACGTCGCTACCGTCACTTTCATACCACCCAAAACTTCAGACGCCGTCGCGACTCTAGACAAAACAGCGGGGATCCCAAACTTCTTGTTTACAAAGAACTCGCGCGGCGGTGTGTATTTTACATCTTCGTAGCCGATAACGTCAGCCGCAACCGTGTTCAGAAAAGCCCGCAGCCGCACAAATCTAGACGCGCCAGATTCTAAGCCCTGTACAGACAAATCCCACTGAAACAGCTGCAGCTTTTCCTGCAGCATTTTTTTACCGGGGATGAAGTCGTAAACCGCGACCCCACAGTTACTGCCTAAGTCGAGCCCAAGGAACCGAATCGCGTCTGCCGGCTTTTTATCCAGCTTTGCCCCAAATTGCTTGGGGTCTTTGTACATCCTGTACTTGGGCACGCAGCGCTCCTAACTATTTCGGACCGGGGTAGTCAGTTTGCTTACCACACCAAGCAACTAAACGCCGCCACAACGACGGCTTAGTTTGTTTCGCCGCGGCGATGAGGGCGGCGGCTTCGCTGAGTTTTGCGTGAACGTCCTGTAACTCCTTATACACCACGTTGAGCCGAGTCTGCAATACGTCGTTTTGCATTTTCAAATGCTCGGCCATGAAGTTGGCGTTGTAAGTCGGCGTACCATTGCGCGCGGCAAACTCAACAACTGTAGCGGCAAAGCGAGCCATACCGCCGGCAGCAGGCGACTCTTCACCGATTACAGATACCTCGCGCACACCCTTGAACCACGCAGCGCAGAACACTTCGCCGATCGCTGCAAACAACGCAAGCCGAACAGGATATCTAAAAGAAAAAAAGTCGCGACGGTTTAGCGCCTGCTCAAACGTTCGCACCGGATCTGCGCCGTTCACGAAGTCGCGCTGCGCTGCAGCCAACGCTTCCGCGATTTTGACGATCTCGTCCTGCGAAATGTTGTGCTCTTCGTACCATTTCGCGGCGTCGTCTGTGCGGGCTGCCGGGTCAAGGTTTTCAATCGCACGCACCATCAGTGTTGGCGTGACATAGGCGTAATCCCGCTCGGGGTTGTACAGCGGGCCGCTATCGCCCTTTTGTCGATAACCAATGCTGCTCATAAACGTCCTTTCTCAATGAGCGGACTCTGCCGGCCGCGAGGCCGTATGTTTACAACGTACGCAAAGCACGCCGCCGTCTTGTGGGTCAAAAAATGCCTCTGTCTGACAACCGTCGCAATGGCGTGTGACATAAGTGCGCGTATGGGTCGCAAAAGCGCACTGATCAGTGCCGAGCCAGCAGTGCACGCACGAATGTTCGTACGCGTCAGGGCACGGTCTGGCGCGAGTGCGAACTTCGATGAGCGCACGATTGTGCTGAAACATACTGCTGCTGACGCTGACCTTAGAAAACGCTGGCGTCTCGCGGCTCCGCTCCGCCTCTACATGCGCGAAAAATAGCAGATGCAAAAAGTGCATTGCCGTCGTATACGGGTACGCGCCCCACGGAGCAGAAAACCCCAACGACTGCGAAATAGCCCGACAACTATTCTGCGAAAAAAACTGATTAAACGTCATCGGACACGGGGAACCGCCGATTGCCCGACATTCCAGCATGTACCCCTGCATCGTCTTACGTTTATACGGACGAACGCTTTCAACACGGACCGGAACAAGCTCGTCTTCCAGCTGGCGCGTCCACGGTAAAACCGGCATGCCGGCTTTCAGTTTTTCGAGATTCCCGGCCAGCCGCCAAGCCAGCGCGTACGCGGCTTGTCGAGTCAACCGAGTACCGGCTAACGCGCGAATAGAGTCAAACAGCGCTGGCTGTGACACCGCCGCTGGTAACTCGGCTAACACGTCGCGACAAACGTCGCGCAACGTGTCGCCGGAAATAACAGCGTCGATATACGGCCGGAGCGATTGTTCTGCTAACCGGTCACGATATTTGCGAAGCCGCGCATAACTAAACGCTGGGCGTGTCATTGACGCCTCGCAGCGTGATATCGGCCGGCGTAACAGGCGCGGCGGATTCGGCCGGCGCTGTGGTGATCGCGCCAGACTCGCCGCCGCGCGCCACAATCTTGCGATCAGGATTGTTAGCCTCCCACTGCTGCCGCGCCTTGGTGCAGGTCGTCTCAGCAGAGGTTGCCGTCTCTTTTACCGCCAGCGCTTCCTGCTCCAGCGACAAAATGATCGTACCCAGCTCACTCGACAGCAGGTTTGCAATGTCGCCGACGCATACCACGTTTTTGATATGAGCGACCACCGGGTCTGCTTCTTTGCCGTCCTTCACGGGGCGAAACGTGATCGCGATGTCTTCGATCTTAATGCTGGCAGGGACGGGCTCGCTCATCGACTTACCGTTGAGTTCCGCCCCTAGCTGGCGCAACGCATTGAAGCGCGTATACAGATCTTCCATGCGCGCTGCCGCTTCTTTGATCAATTCAGATGGGTTAACCCGAATTGTCTGCGGTTGCGAAGCAGCCATTTGCAGCGCCTTCGCGAGAGAGGACGCGTCCATTTTGATCGGCACGGTTACGTTCGTCGTGCCCAGCGTATTCGGGGTCTCTGACTTGACCGCGTCTACAATCGTCGTTTTTGTCATTGCTTTGTCCTTAAAGAAGTTTGACTGCGAAACCAAACCAATACCGTAAACCACTGTTCAATCCGGTGTCGGGATCATACAGCAGCTCTACGGGATTACCAGTCGCGATATAAAAATGGCGAACGGGGCCGGGAAGATAACCCGCGCAGGCTAGACCGACCTGTAGCATAAACGCCATTGCCAAGTCAGCCCGCGGACTCAAATCGTACGAAAAAAGCGGAATGCGTAAATACTCGTCGTGCTCGGAAAATGACCACGTGGGCTGCTCGCCGGGGTTGTACGCGGCATCCAAAATATGCCACCGCGAGCCCCCTACCGCCTCGACGGGTTTGACTAGTGCCGGCGCGAACGGGACGCCTTCCGGCCAGTTGTCCCGCGTTTTTTTCATATCTAAACGGTCAACAGAAATTTTCATGCTGTCATCGTCCTCGGTTCAGCGGCTTCGACACCCGCTGAATTTACATTGATTTTGACGCCTTCCCGAAAATGACAAAACCGAATGTCCTGATGTTTGAAAGCGGCGCCGAGAATCCGGTCGCCATGTTTTTGCTTAAAGTCGGGCGGTGGAAAATCAAACCGCTGCAGTAATTCGGTTTTAATAGCCCACCAGCCGCCGATGACATACGGCAGGTACGTTTTTTCAAAAGCCGGGTTAAACCACGGCTGCTGCGTTAACCAGTCAAGCTGCTCGTCGGGAAGTTTGGCGCGCTCTACAGACCCCACAAGATTGCAACCGTTCACGTTAGTCGTTACGCGGGCAAACCAGTTGTGTACGTCGTCCATCGGCTCTAGGTACGAGTCGTGATCGAACCACATCGTAATCGGCGCGCGGATAGGAGGCGCGTAAAACATCCGGCGCATCATCGGATATTTCATCAGGTTTTCGGCGCTGTGAAATACTGTTGCCGTATGAAAGTGGTCGGCAATCTGCTGCACAAGAAACCGGGTCGTGTCTGGCCCGACGGCATTACAGCCAAACCGAAACTCAACGTTTTGTTTGGCTAACTCGCGCATAGGTTCGTTAAGAACGCGCTGCGCCAGTTGAAAATGCTGGTCCTCTGCGCCGTAAAACAAAACGCAGATACAGACCGGTGCGGCTCCTTCCGCCATACACGACTCCGTTCTATTCCGGTAACTACAGCTTCATCGGCGTCATTGCCGAACGAGCGACGGCTACCGGCATCACTACCGGCGGCACGCGAGAGCGACCAAGAAGCTTCAACGCCCGCATTACGTCTTGCGGCGCAGGCGCGACATCCTTCTTGGCGTCTTTGACCATCTTATCGACCAGTTCAAGAAACGTCGTGCGATCTTTCACAGACGTAAAATTGAACCTGACGGAAAACTGCGTCACGGTTTTGCCGGCGTGTTCATCAGCAACGTCGCACCGCTCCCACGCCGACTTATCATCGCCGCGGGTGTAGACACAGGCAATCCGACCAAGAAAGTCATAGATAACAATAACCGCCGACTTCTCTACGTCCCCGAGCAACGAGAACACGTGTGGAAACTGGGTCGCCGGGATAAACGGCAACTTGGAAACCACCGTCTCGTCGAGCGCAAGGCGCTGGAGCTGAAGCGGAAACGTGCGCTGACCGCGCGTCTCGTCTTTGATGAAGAACTCAGCCTCCAGCGCGCCTACACCGGGCTCAATCACAATCGGCACATTACGTACAGAAAACATAAAACCTCCTATCGCGTCATGTCGGAACGGCGACGCGGCGAGGCTTCCTGCTCTTCCGTATCGTCATCAATCTCTTCGCGCTTGGTCAGTTCTTCCCGAACCTTAGCACACATTGCACGGTGATCAGCCACGAGATCAGACATTTTCTCGAAGTTCTCAAGGATCTCCGAAAAATAGCCCTGTAACGTAGCGTCAATCTTGGACGGCGGCGCATTTACGATATCGTCGTAAATGTTGTCGCGCTTCTCGTTGAGCCACAGAGACTCAGACCGAGAAATCCACCGCCGCTGATGCTGCAGCAGATCGTGCATCTGCTGCTTGAGGCCCTTGGGCGACTGGTGCGTCCGCCCGCTGCTCTTCTGCTTCCCGCGCATCTCCTGCAGCTCAGTGGCCAGCGATCGAGCTGTGAACGCCTCTTCGGCGCACTTCTCCTCGATGGCTGCCCGCTGCTTGTCATCCGGAATCTGCGTGAGCAGCTGAACATGAGACGTCGTGAGCCGCCATCGCGGACGATCCGGGCAGCGCATACTCAGCAGGCGAATCACCTCCGCCTCGCTGGGATACTTCTCGAAGAAGTTCACAGCGCCGCGCATCTGCTCGACCGTGTAGACAGGCGCAAAAATCGACATGAGCAGTGACGCTCCGTCGATGTGCTGCGACTGCTGCTCGGCCGTCAGAAACCGCTCAGGGTCTCCCTTAACTTCACAGATCAACTTGCCGATCCGCCAGTAGGCGCGCAGACTAGCCTCCTGCGCGTCACTGAACAGCCCGTCGATCTCTGATACGACATCCTGAAGCTCAGGTGTCAGATTTTCTGCCGCTACTAAATACGGCGAATTGCGAGACTCGACCATATCAGCCTGAATCATCGCCGCCGCTTTAGACTTCCTACCCATTGAATCTCTCCTTAAAAAGGAATCAACTATTTACGCTTTCTGCTTTTCGGAGCAGGAAGCAGCAATTCAAGCGCTGTTGTTTGCAGTAAATCGCGAAGGGTATGGTAATGCCCACGCGAGCACCGCAACATAGCACAAAATAAGTCATAGGCGTTGCGCCGCTTCAATGACTCTTTTGTGTATACGTCCATGGCGTCACGCGGCTCAAGGTCCGCGCCCACCATGACCGTGTTTCGAATAATCTGTTTGGCGTCTTCCCGCGTAATTTTGAACTTCATCAAATACGCGGTCCACTTGTCAGTCGCGGCGTCCATCGTCGTTTTGTCTGGTGAAAACTCCATCGACAGCCGCATGAGTGCCGCCACACGCTCCGCCACGACATTCATATCAATAACGCGTTCCGCTACGGTGCCCGCCAGTATGGCTGTCCGCCCTACTAAATCTGCGCCGGTGTGGTTTAACCGGCCGCCTTTGCCCGGCGATGACAATGCTGCGCCGAACTTTGTGTACAGGCACGTTGAGGCCCGGATCGCATTACCGGTGTCCTCGCGGTTCGAGAAATACCAGCCCGCCGCGAAAGTATGCCGCGGATCGGTATAGATATCAGTACGCCGCGATTTCGGGTCAATGAAGTACAGCCGAAGTTCCCGGCCCAGTAACTCCGCCCGAAAAAACTCGGCCTGCGGCTGCTTGTCGCGCAGCTCGTTGCTGACCGTCTCCAGAAAAACGCTGTTGTCCAGCATGCGGTGGTCGAGGCCCAAAAAGCCCTCCACAGACTGCTCGCGGTGATTCACGAGCAACGTCCGCTCCCGCAGGGCGTCAAAGCGGACTCGCAGCGTGGTGTTGTAAATACTCACCGCTGCGGCGATATCAGTAGCCCGCGTGGTGGTCCGAATCTGCCGGACGTTCTCGCCCGACAGCTCGTTAAACAACTGCGCCAGCCCGACAGACAGCGCACCAGACAGCGCGCGAAAACCGATAGCATTAAACCGGTAGCCGTTTTCAGCAATCCGCCCGTCGGGTCCCATGATTAACTGGGACTCCTCGACAAGGGGCACAGATTCAGTGCTGGTCGAGCGGGCTTCCAGAAACGCCCGGCACTCCTCTAACTGGCTGGCCGAAAACGAGAACGCCGGCACGGGCGCAAAGACACTGCGCACAGTTGTTGTTGCCGACGCCATCCGGGCCTCCGTGCCGCACTAATCGTAATACCAGTCTGCGCCGATCGCGTTAAAGAGCGTAGCGGTGTGCTCAACTGTAAACATATTCTTGACAGTTGGCGGAAAGCTGCAGATCCACTGAACACGGGGAATGCCGGTGTCGTCCGTTATGTGGTTGTGGGCGCACAGCATCGTACGAACCACAGGAAAACACATAATGAACCGGCGTTCTGTATTGATTTCCAGTCGGTGCAGGTTTTTGGCCACCGCGGCGAGTAATCTGTTTTTACCGTCTTTCGGGATTTTGAACAGATCCGCCATCGTCAATTCGTGAAGCCGGGGAATACGCCGGCCACACAGGACTCCGGGGAAGCGGTGAAACTCGGAGTTAAACCAGCTAAAGTTCAACTTGTTATGCCCGGTCATGTCCCGGCATTCGTTCGCCATCTTACCCCAGCTGGATATCTTAATCCCGCACTCCTTGAAGACGCGCTTGATAATGCGCTCCTCAAAAGCCAGTTGGCGCTGAAACCGGATGGCCTCAGCGCCATCACTGTCTTGATTGAACAGTTCGTTGAAAAACTGGTCGCGTGGGTCGGCCATGATCAGGGCGCCGTATTGTTATCAAAGTAACTGGCGATAGACTCGCGCGGCGGGAGCGGCATCCACAGAAGCAACTCTGTCCGCGTTGCCAATTCGCCGCCGGTCACCATGAACTGGTCGTGCGTAATAGGATCAGCGGCGAGTACCTTTTCGTCGCGCCCCGGAAGCCTGTCGTTTACGTGCGTCCACCTTCCGAACTTTGGTTCTTTCATGAATCACCTTGTCTACGTTTTGTAGTAACTCTTCAGCGTCGATAATTTTTTCGCACGCCGACTGAAACACCGGATGAATAAACTCTTTCAACGCACGCCGCGTCGCTGCCGTGCCAACACATCCGTCATCCGAAGCGTCGTTTACAACGACATCCAATGCGTCGTTTACAACGTCAGCCAACCAGCGCACTTCCTCTCGCGTAAACGAGATCGTGATGCTGGCTGGCTTGAGCATTTCTTTAATTGTTTTCTTGGCCATCTGCTTCTTTCTTGTAAGCGCGCGGCGACACATGAAATTCGCCACACCATTCGCCTTGTGTCACGATCGGCCACCACGCCTCTTGCTGGCGTTCGTTCGCGATCTCGGCGACACGCGGACGCGGCGCGTAACGCCGGCACTCCCCCACCGTATCCAGTTCGGCCGAGGCAACAAAGTATATGCAATTTATGCAGTCTCGGCGTGGCGGCGTATGTTCAACTTTCAGAGTCATCGTCTTCCTCGTCGTACTTGTCGGCGTTGTGCTGCTCGTCGTACTCGTCGACGGCTTCCATGAATTCATCAAACGTCAAATCTGGAGCGTTTTGACACTCCAAAAACTGATAGATGAATTTACTTTCGCCGGTCTCTTTGTCGACGCGTTCCATCAACCGGTAGTGCATCATGTCGCCGGTTTCGTGGTTGTACCCGCTGATAATCGTGTCAGCTTCGGGCAGCGGGACCGGCAACTTTGAACCGTCTACAGGGCCGCCAAAACATTCGGCGAGCGGGAACAAGCCTTTTTGCATGCCCATAAATTCATGTTCGATAACCCCGTCGTCTTCGTCTTCTTCTGCCTCGTCCATTAGTCCACCTGTCCAAGAGGATCGAAATCCGCTCCAACAACTTCGCCAACTGTGCTAGACGCAGCCATTAGCTCGGGTACGTCGGTCATCTGGTTTTTCTTCAACTCTTCCATCACCTGCTCGCGGTACTTGCGCGCCGGATCGCAGACGGTGTAGTCGTTAACACCGAGTAAGCCGTGCAGCATGCCGAGGACCTTTGGGTTGTCTTCGAGCATGATGGACGCCTCGACTTCCGACACGGCTTCCTGCTTGGAAATACCGAGCGCCTTGGAGAAGACGAGCGGTGTTTCGGCGTTCTTGGTGCCGTGCTTGTACTCCAGATCGCAGACCTGCTTGAGCAAGCCCGGCAGCTTGGGGTCCATGCCCGGAACCGGCTTACCGTCGCCCGCCTGTAGCTCCATAAGGAGCCGGATGGACGCAGTGTGCCAGTCCCAGAAATGGAACTGCTGGTTCTTGTAGGTCTCGTTGCCGTTCTTATCGACGGCCGGTACGATCTCGTTGTACCAGAGCAGATTAACAACGATCTTGCGCCCGGGAGCGCCGAGATTGTTCTTAGTCGCTGCTATACGAATCGACGCACCCTCATAACGCGGCGGGATGTTCTTCTGCGACGCCTTCGACATGTCGAGGATCAACGTCGGATAGTAATCCAGACTGGCGCCGCCGGGAGCGTACTTCTTGGGCGGACCAAATCCCATGGAGTTAATTTCCTCCTTGAGATGGTTCGTCGCAACAAGCGCAATCGGGTAATGCCGCAGCGTAGGCACCAGCGCCGTCCGCATGAAGTCCGACAGATTGCGGGCGAGATACGGGTGACCGGCCGCGGCGTGACCCTCGTCGGCTACCTTCTCGACGCGCCTATCAACCTCGACAGCCGAGATAGAGTCGATGCCGATACAGATAGGAATAACCCTGTCCGGGGCGTTAGCGGCGTCAACTTGCTTGTGAATAGCCTGACAGAATTCCATGTAGTGCTTTTGCCATTCTTCCACGCTCGCTGCCGTCTTGATCCGGGTGCGCGAGATGTACTGCTGGTTGTGACTGAACAAGCCCGACATCATCGTCGGCGAGCCCTTGTTTTCCGTGTCGATCATGATGGCGCCGCCGCCATACATGTGAAACCAGCGCATGATCTCGATGAGCAACGCGGACTTACCGGCGCTGAACTCGCCGCGAAGCTGCGTGAAGCGCGACAGCGGGAAAATGTTAGCCTGCAGCAGATAGCGGGCTGCAAGCGTGGGAAGCGGCAAGCCGATCAGCGGGTCTTGATCTTCCGCCGTCGCCTTGAGCACTTCCGTGATAACCGGATGCTCGCCGTTGCGGGCGAACACATCAACTTCGTCGTGATCTTCTTTGCGTTTCCTGCCCATAAATTCCCTTCTGATATGAAAGCCCCAGCTCCGGCGCACACGCACCCAGAGAACAACGTGGCGCCGGAGCTGAAGCGAAAAGATTACTTCTGCGCTGCGCGAGCACGAGCCCGCGCCAGAATATCAGCAGAGTCGCGCTTTGCGGGCCCAGCCTGCGCCATTGACGGCGGAGCGGGCGGCGCTGGCGGAGCCGAAGCAAAGATATCAGCAACGCTGGCATCTACCTCCGGCGAAACTTCAGCCTCCGGCTGCGGGTCCCACGGAGCCGGCGGATCAGCCTTTGGCGCCGATCGCTGCCCGTTCGTCGTCAGCGGGCGCTGACGCGGCGCGGGAGGAGGAGGAGTCTCCAGATCCTCTACCGGCGTCTCTACGCCCTGAAACGTCGACGTGCCCTTCGGCAGTGCCCGGAGGTACTGCGGGAAGTCACGCCACGCGTAATCCAGCGCTTCACGCGGAAACACGGGAGCCAGCATCTCAGCCTGCTCCTCGTAGGTCGGCAGCCGCAGGTAATCTTCCCACGTGCCGGCCTCCGACACAATCCGATCCGCGTACGGCTCCAGCGAAAGCTCCTGACCGTTAAACGTGTCATGGAGAATACCAAAGTGTGTGTACTCGCTGCGCGAGTGCGGATACCCAACGATGTACTGCGTGCCCTGCGGTCCGCGAGCAAACTTCGGGCACTGGAACGTCGTCGGACCTTCCAGACCTGTCGCGATCAAGTTAGCGCTGCCGCTCTTGAACGCTTCGGGCAGAATCGTAAACAGCTTCGCCGGCCCAAGGGACAGCATATCGCCGCTCAGGTACTCACCGGTGCTTTCGTCGCGGACATTCAACGCCGCGTGCAGCGCCTCTGCCGCGCTGGTCTTCAGCCCGATGATCCGCGCGTTACGCTTGGAATCGTCGGAGAAAGCGCCCAGCACGATCTTTCCGTGCTCGTCAACATAGACCGCTGTGGCTGAAATAAACAGCGTCTTTTCCGGCTTCTTAAGCGAGCCGACGTGAGAGCTGCGGACAAACTCCTTCGACAGCAGGTCCGAAAACAGTCGCCCCAGTGTCGGGTGCGGGTTGTCCTTAGAGCTGTCATAGGCAACCTTGCGCAGAACGTGCAGCGGGCTCTCGTACAGATTCACGTCGGGGTTACCGTCGTGAATGATGTAGCAGATGCCCGGATTGCCGACCCAGTGCGCGCACGTCAGCAAACGACTCCAGTCGCCCATGGCAACGTTGTCGTGCCCTTCGCGGAAGCTGGCAAACGTTTCACCGTTTTTGCCCTCCTCGTAGATGGGAAGCAGCCGAAGGCAAAGGCCGTTTCCGAGGAGTTCACCGCCTGCCGCAATCAGAACGTTATTCTGCTTGCCGTAGGCGTATCGGCTCTTGTTATTCGAGCCGCCGGTACCGATGTTGTTAGCTTTACGGTACTCAGGATCAATCGCCGCAAAATTAGCCGCGTTATAGCGTGGCATACAAACCTTTCTATGTAATTGAGGGCCCTATTGCCCTTTGTGGATGTCTGCAACTATAGCAGACAAAACCAGTCTGTCTAGCCCTTCTCATCGCAAAACCAATCGATCCCCAAACCCCTAGATTTCGCGGGTTTTAGGTTCTCTCCCCAGTGGAAAAACACGTCGCGACTCATGCCGAAATGGTATGGCCCGGCGTTCTCAATCTTGGTGCCGTCCAACCTATGCGGCCAGAACGGTACCCCAGTTACCATGCACTCTGGAATAACTTCTTTGTAAACGCGCTCGGCGTGCTCTAGCGGCACAATTAACACAATCGCGTCATGGATCTGCAGCGCGATTTTGTAATCAATATCCGAGTGCTCTTCGCGATACTTGTAGAAGTTGTAAAGCGCAATCGACACGGCGTCAGCTACTCCGCCTTGAATTGGGAAGTTCTGCGCCTGTCGCTCCTGCTCGCCACGTACAGCGCGGTCCTTGGTGGGCATGAACCGGCGGAAGCGGCCGTACGGACCAACTAACCAGCCCGGGTCTTGAGACCGCATACGGCACTCTGCCAGAAATGACTTCGTGCCGGGATAAGACTGAAAGTAGGCGTCAATCATCGCTTGGCACTGATCGGCCGTGACGTCGTGACCTTCCTCTTTGCACTGGCGCGCAAGAGCTTCTGAGCCGCGGCCGTACGGAATGCCGAAGTTCACGTTTTTGGCTGCAACCCGAAGACCCTTTACACCAGCGTCGGCCATACCCTGTTTTGTGGGCGTGACGCCGCTGAGCCGGAAGGTCTTAACCGCCTGCTGACTGTGGATGTCGTAGTGATCCGGGTGATCCTCTGGCAGAAGATTACGCCGGACGTGCTCGATCATATTTTTATCTTGGCTCAACCACGCGAGGACCGCCAGTTCCGCACCAGTGAGGTCGGTTTCGATACCAACGCAGCCCTTGGGTACACGAAGGATCGAGCGCACGGGATGCTGGTATCGGTCCTTTCCGAGAATGCGCTTGTAGTCGTCTTCTCGGCGGGAACTGAGGTTCTGCAAAGGAGGTCGGCTGCTGCTGGCTCGGCCTGTTTCCTTCGTCTGAAACATGTGAGTACGGACCTTACCGTCGGTGTGGACACAGCCGACAAGACCTTTCTCATACGTGTAATTACCGTTCTCATCGAGTTCGTATTCTCCGTCGTCTGTTTCAGAAGGTTTACGCAACACGGACTGCAGCACCTGACTGATAAATTTGTAGTCACGGATTTTCGCTGCGGTCGAGTTAATGTGGCCAAGGATGCCCAGACTTTCTTTGTCCGTGCTGGGTGTCACGGTGTCAGCGTTCAGCCCGCGGTACGTCAACTCGTTCCACAGCACGGGGCGCTTGCCGGTTGTTTTAACCGGCCGCAGATCAAGCGTCTGCGCCGCCTCTGGGATCGTCGGCGAGTTTGTATACCGGTCAGCGAAATCCCGGCCAAACAGCGCAATGGCGAGCTGCGGCTGCGACTTGGGATTAAACTCTGGCCACTGCAGTTCTTCGCGAATCTCGGCCAGTAGTTGCTCCTGCGTGTTCATAAACAGCGTGGTCAACTCGTCCGCGCGATTGCGGTCGATTTCAAGGCCAGTCATTTCCATCTCTAGAAACGCCAGCGACGCGTTATGGGCGGTCCAGTACGGCAGCCAGCAGTCGTGGCCTGTGCCGGACCGCGCGATAATTCCGTCTTTGCCGTTGGTGCCGTAAAAACGCATCATGATGCGGCGCGTAACGTCGACGTCATACGAGGCGTACGGATGGAGCACGTGCGCCGGACACTCGCCGTACCCGCCGACTTCACTGGCTTTCAATTTGTTATCAGTACGATACTTTTTCTTCCAGTGGTCGAGCGGTTCCCAATAGGTCGGCGCCGCCGTAAACCGCATAGAGCATTCGTCGAGCCCGTAGCGCGCGCACTCGTTCACGGCGTGATACATCAGGCTCGTGTCCCAGCCGCCGTGCGTGCGGTCGTCCGGGTCTTCGGCGGGCGCATACTCCGGCCGAACGTCCACACCGAAATCAACGAGCCACGGCAAGTCAGCGCGGAAGAAGTGCCCGCCAACGCGGACATGACGATCAGGCGTGCTTTTCAGCAGACGAATCATTTGCTGGCGAGCCGCGTTCAGATTTGGCTGGAACGCTTCCGCGCCGCCTTGGTGCCGCAGAACTATTGTTCGGGCCCACTTGTCTTTATTTGATATCTGAACCGTCCGCAGATACGCGCCGTCTTCCGTCGGATAGTCGCCGTGCCACTCACAATCGATGGCGATGATATTGGCGTTCGGGTCCGGGTCGGCGAGCATGGCGTCCACGACTTCCGCTAGCGCCTCTTCGGTATAGATATCAGCGTGGTCAACCGCTTCTTCGTCCAGCAGTTCGTCGTGAATAAGCGCTTTGAACCGCCGGATCTGCCCGACAAAATCTTCTGTTGCTTCAGGCTTGCGCACGACAAATGCCGGGTGCATCACCGACATGGCTTTCATAGTGCGAGTGTTGCCGTCCGCGTCGGGCGCTGAGATATCTAAAATCCGCCCGGCTAATCCCGTCACCGCGGCGTTGGTACGCATCACCGCTTTTATGGCCTCGTTGCCGAGACACAAAATAAACTCGGGCTGGACGATGCGGATTTCCTGCTCCAGCAAAATCGCGCAGTTCTTGATCCACGCGGCCGGTACAGCCGTGATTTCAAACGGCGCGGCAAACTTACACGCAAACGTGACGTACCAGCTTTCGTACATCTCGGGCGGAATACCGCACTCTTCGAAGATCTCGGCCAGCGCGGTCATGGCTGGACCGGCCGTGGCGTTCAAGCTTTCCATCTCGTAGTAGCCGGGCAGTTTGCCGACGACCATCACCCGCGCTTTGTGCCACGGGCCGTATGTCTCGACGGCGGCTGATTTTTTGCCCCAGATATGGCCGGGCAAAAACGAAACCGGAATCAGCTCTTTTGACGACTTGTGCGAGATTGGCAGGTGAAAGTCCGGCCGGTAAAGCGCATTGCGATACAAGTTCGTCAAGTGCGTCCCAACCGGCACGCTCTTCTTTTTCTTCGCGCTCGCTTCATCAATTTCATCGCCCAGCACCACTGCGTGCGCAATGAAGTCTGGGCCGGCTGGCGGCATACCCGGATCCGTAAGCGGAATGAACGGGTATGCCGCAGCCGTAAAGTCTTCTGTATTCGGATCGTACAGCGTCTGCGTCAGACGGTGCGTAAGCGAAATACCCTGTGCCATAACGCCTCACAACAAAAACGAAAGATCTGCCGAAACATCCACAGCATCTGCGGACGCCGACAACATTTCAAATAACTCAGACCGGGAGTAGTCAGCTGGATCACGATCATCGGGCAAGATGACCGGCACAACATTAACGTTCCGCTGGCAAAGAGCCGACACGACCTGCTCTAGCTCTGTCTGCGCGTCGTGGTCGAGCACAACGAACACAGGCTTATTTGCCCATGTCGTTGCGATCGTGTTGCACTGCCACGCTGACAACGTCTTACCAAAAATGCAGACGCCGGCAACCCCTAGCCGCCAAACGCTCGGCACGCCCTCGACCACGACGGCAACCGGCTGCGTAGCCGCGTTGTCGTAGTTGTAAAGAACCTGACTTTTGCGCATGCCGTTGTAGTACTTGACGGTCATCTTGCTGTTGCCAACAACGCGACCCTGCCAGCCGACCAACTGCCCGTGAAAATGAACCGGAATGTAAATACGGCCGTGCATAATCCGATGCTTGTCCAGCCGCGGATTTACGCACACGCCGATTTGAAACATTTCGGCTAGCTCGGCGGGGTCAAAACCGCGGCCGGTCAAATAATCAATCGCCGGGTGGTACGCAGGCAACGTAGCAAGCGGAAGTATCTCTCCCGGCGGTTCAATCGTCTCGTGCGCCGTGTCGAGCGGCACGGAGCGAATTGGTGTCCGCAGCATGAGTCGCCGGCCGGCGCCGAAAACCATGTCTTCAAACTGCTCAAGCCGGCCGGGCTTATCGAGACAGTTTTCGTTGTAGCACACCACCAGATGCGTGTTTGCCCGACGACCGTTGCGAATGTCTGCTCCGTACCGGTGATTTACCCACAGACGACTTCGCTGGTCGCGACAAAACGGACAACACACGCAGTAATACTCACCCCAGTTTCCGCGATACGTAACCTTACCGCGGCGGAGTGGATCATCAAATTGTTCGACCTGCGCGGGCACACCTTCGTTTGCGATAGTTACCTCGCCGAACTTGTGCGCGAGCAGACCGTACAGTACGGGATTCAGGGGATTTGAACTTGGCGTCTTTGAAACCGCCATTTTCATACTGACTCCTCTCACGACATCATGTCTTCAGCAAATGTGTCTACCGGAATAATACGCCGAACAGCCGAACGCGGACGGGTGAGTGCCGCCGCTTCTTCTGGACTAACCGGCGCGATGTCGCCGCGCTGAATGATGCGCTTGGCGGCTTCAGACGCGGTGTACTCGTCGTTTACAAGACGAATCTCGGCAACTTTGTCATCAATCTTGATCAAACCTTTGAGGTTATCTGCCCGAAGGTAACGCAACTTCGACCAGTAGATCGTCGAAACATGGCACGCCTCATCGCGCGCATTTACGCAAAGGCACGCGTGCAGATTCTCCGCGAACGACTTTGAACCGGACGCGTCAGCATGCGAAACGTACCGATACGGGGGGATGTTTTTAACTTCACCCTGCGCGAGCTGATGCGCCAGCATAATTACAGCGCCCGACGGCACCGCAATCCTCGCCCGTAACTGGTCAACTGCGTTTTTGATTGGCCGCGCCATCGACTCTGAATACTTCGTCTTGACGTTGGCGTTCATTTCACGCTCAACCATGACGCCGCAATAGTCGATGGCCACAAACCCAATTTCCATTCCACGCTCGCGGGCCAGTTGCTCCAGCGCCACGACAATCTCCGCCACGCCGCCAGCGCCGCGATTACCGGTCTTCTCGTTCTGCGAAAAGTCCAGATACATAAAGTTATGATTAAACCACGAAATAGCGGCGACCCAACGCTCGCGTTCACCGAACATGACTTCGCCGTTTCGATTGACCGGCAACTCGCGATCGTAGTCTTTAAGGTTGTCAGCGGTCGACAGCTCATTCCAAAAGTCACGCCCGACGGCAAACAACGAACGATCAATTTGCGCAGCAGCAGACCAGAACGTCGGATTCATCTTTTCGGCCGGATCTTCGTAGCCGATAAATACCGACAGTTTATTGGGCGAGTTTGCGGCATACTGCTGTGCCATACGGACAGCCGTAACGGCCAGAAGTGTCGTCTTACCGCCGCCATAGGGCCCTAAGACGCCAATAATGTCACCTGCCCGAAAACCTTGCAGGTACTCGTCAATAAACGGCAGCGTCGTTGGGACCGCGACCGGCGGGAGCGCAATGGGCGATCCGGGCTCAGGCATCATGGCCGCGTTCTCAAACCGCTTGCCCAGTGCCTCGACCGATTGTGCTTTTCTCGTCCACTGCGCTAACTGCGACTCTAGGTTCTCCGGCGCGCCGCCCAAAGTATTCAGTACGGCCTGCGCCTCGCCTTTGACCATGCGCTCGCGAATAAACCGGCGAGTGATGTCCTCGATGTAGGACTTCTCGGCGCGAGCTTCGGTTTCGGCCAGCGGAGTAACGCTAAAAGACGCGTCGACAAAACGGACCAACTCCTCGACCGCGTCGTTACTTAACGGAAGGGCAGAGGTACCGGCGACGGCGCTGTCACGCCACGCCAGTAATCGCGTGTTGATCATTTCGGCCGTGAGCGCGCCGAACTGTTCGTACAGTTCTTTCATCGCCGCAAACAGATAGTAAAACGGCAACTCGTCCAGCGTCTGACCGAAATGGCCGTGTGTAAGCCCAACGCGCAACGAATCACGCAGCAGGGAGGAGTGCTGTAGAAACCCCGAGATCATCGTGCCAATCTCGGACGTTGTCACCGCGTCGACTGTCTTTAATTTTTCGTCTATGAACTCACTAGGCATCGTAATTTCTCCAATACTGCCTTATCTCGACAACGCCGAGTTTAATTTCGTTTTCTATCCACCATGCGTATTCTGGATGCGTCGCGATTACGGCGTCATATGACCGCTGCTGCGCTTCGTAATCCAGCGCGGCTTTCCATAAATAACGCTCGACGGCTTTTTCGCAGTTACGGCGAGAGGCAAACGCGTTTCGAAAAAACGGAGTCGCTGTGACGTAACTTTCGTCGCAGAGTACGTATAGTTCCTGCGTGGCCTCCGGCATTTTGTATATCGCGGTTGTTGACATTCGTAACTTCAACGTCTCTGCCGCCACGTGAAAACGATCTTTAAGTATCCGCGGCATATGAGTCATGTAGTCGCGGTAAATCTCGGCTGACTTGGCGCTGTACAAAATCGCTGGGCGCATTTCCGTCAAACGCTGATTGCCGGTCGCAATGCGTTCGGTCGCAATGGCCGAAAAATGCGCGTATACCCAGCCGCCAAGATCCGCGTCGACACGTTCTGCGGCGCGAAGAATTTTGCCCCAGACAGGCGTGTGTTTTACGCCGTAGGAGTCTTTACCGCCGTCCCATGACGGCCTACGCCGAGTATGCGTATTTGCGTCCCAGTCGTGGACGCGTTCATTTAGATATATGTACTGGTACCGGATGTAAGCAAGTTTTTGCTCCGGCGTCAGAAACCTGTACCAGTCAGCTGATAATAGATCTACATCATTCCCCGCTATCTGCTCCGCGGGTTCGCCAAGAGCGCTGCGCGTCATGCCAATTCTGCTCCCATCCGAGGAGTTTATAGCTGTTTCGTCGCCCCAGACTCTTCCGATAGAAGGTCGGGTCGAACGTGTCCATGCAATCCAATACTTCGCCAAACTCTTTTCGCGTGCCGTCTGGAGCTGTGTAAATTCGACTTACACGCCCCGGACCCTGCACGTCCACAATATCGCTATCGCGGTCATCGGCGCGGACAAGAACATTTAGTTGTTCAAAGTCGACACCGGTGGCCCATACGTCCGTGGCGATTACGCGCTTGAGTTGTCCAGCCTCGAACTGAGAACGCATGTCGTACTTTTGAATGTCTGTGAGCGGCTTGTAGTCGGCGGGCAAAAGGCCCTTTTTCCGATAGCCGGCACAGTCATAAGGCGACATGTTTCCATATACGAGACTGAAATCAGGCAATTGCGCGCCGAGATGAACAGCGTGTTCAATCGTCTCTACGAGGATCAGAATTTGGTGAGATTCTGGATATCCCCGCACGGCTTCGGCGATGATACGGTTCCGCTCATGGTTTGTCCAGATGCCGTATCGCTTTCGCGCCACACGGTTGTTGTAGCGCTCGGCAGGGTTCGCACGCAGCCGCATGGGAAGCCAATTGACTCGCACCGGCACAACCAGCCCAAGCTCGACAGCGTTCTGGTAGGTCAACTCGAATACCATCGGGCCGAACATGGGCTCAAGCACCGCATGAGCGTTGTCCATTCGGGCGTATGGCGTCGCGCTCAAACCAAAGTTGCGGCTTGTGCGATAGCGGGCGGCTAGCGCCGTAGAGAAATTGATCGTAGCGAGCTGGTGAACCTCGTCGGCAAACAGGAAGTCTGCATCGCCATCCGAGTGCGCCAAGCTGCCAGCCGTGATCACCGTGACGCGCTCCCACTGTTTCCAGCCGTCGCCTACGCGGCCCACTTTCGGCAAAAGCCGTTTCAGGCTGCGCACGATACGGTCGGCTACGTCCACGGACTTTGTAACGACGTGGATCTTGGCGGTAGGAAACAACAGTGCGGCAGCGCCGATCAGGGTCGTTTTGCCGAACCCGGTGACCGCCTTGATAATTCCGCACGGCACACGAGAGATCGTGCGTAAACATTCTTCCTGTCGGGCGCGAAACGTAATCCGACCGTCCAGATTCTCCCACTGCGGCGTAAAGCAGTCTGGCCGCTTTCGCTGGCCGGACCGATCTACAAGCAACGTGGGACAACCAAGCTTTTTCAGGCGGTTGACCATGCGCGCCAGATATCCGCTCAGCACAACAACATGGCCGTGCTCGACGCGGTATAGCTTGTATTCTTTTGTCTGAAAGAACATGCGCTGTCCAGTAATCGGATCCCGGCGCGCTTGTCCGTGAACCTGCTCGACGTGAGAGTATCGCAGGTCGTGTGTGAGCCGCTTGATCAGCTCTTCGTTTAATGGCGCATTGTCTGCGCCGGTCAGCGTTAAAACGTTGCCAACGCGTGTAATTGTTACCGGTTGTGCAAGCATGCTATCCGTCGCTTCCCGGCCCTGAGACGGGTTCGACGGAAAGGACTTCAAATGTCCCATATTTTTCCTGTGCGTTGTTGAACGGGGAAAACCCCCGATACTTCCCGACCAAGGTGAGTAAATGCACAAAGTCTCCCAGTGAAATCTCCTCCGGAAGCACCGCCGACAATATCACAATGTCGCCGGGGCGAAAAGCCTCGTGCAGCGCGTAGTGGCTGCGCATCTGATTATCGGCCTGTTGCGTCAAAATCGTGCGGCGCCAGTCGTTTCTGGGCTCGCCCATGACGATTGGGCACCAATCAATTTTTTTGACGTCGCTGTGGTGCCGGTTGGCGATCTTGGCCGCATACCGCATACACGACAGCCACGCCGACGGCAGAAACATGACACGCTGGCTGGGGTCACGGTCGAAGCAGAAAATAATCTGTCCGTGCCGCCGCTTTTTGGCGGCTCCGAGGCACACGCGGTTGAACCGGATTTTGATAGTTATTTCCTGCATGTTATTTCTTGCTCATATGCTCCGCGTACGCCGCCCGTTCTGCCGGTGTCTTGAAAAACAAGTTTGGCGCGAACAGCCCGTCTTTTGTGCCGCGTCGATTTTCAATCCCGTCTAGCCAGTTGTAACGCAGATAGCGCACAAACGCCTGCGACGCTCGAAGATCGCCCTTCGGGCCGCCCTTGGCCGCTTTGTAAATGCGATACAAAAAGTTAGCGGGATCTTGTAAATCAATTGCGTCTGGTTCCACGGTCTTCCACGTCCGCAAAACATTTGCGCAACGCAGCTCGCGGCCTTTGTGCAGCAAGCGCTTCGGCGTTGACACGCTTGTTTGTACCTGCGGAGTCAGACCCAGAAACAGCTCCAGCTTAGCCGCACGATCCGGTGACTTACGGTCCACGTACCAGCGCGGATCTACAATCGTGGCCAGCAGCTGCGCGGCCACTTCCGCGTCCAACGTCGGAATAAACGTCAGCGCTTTATGTGCCGGGTGCATCCGAAAGTACGCCTGCGCCGCGTCGTCAAACACAAAGTTTGTCCGCTGCATGCGCCCGAGAATCGCGTACGTCGGGTAATCGTGGACCGAAAGCGCATGCCAGCCGCCCGCAGCCGGCGCTACGTCGACACTGCGCATGCGACGCAAAACAATCTGCGGGTCGTCAATATCTTCGGCAGTGTGCAAGACGTTCGGTCCGGCGATCTCAACGCGGTTAATCTCGTTTTTATGGCGGCGTAAATACAGCGCCGAAATTAACTCGGCGTTTTGCGGCAGCCCAAGTACGCGCACCTGTACGCCAATGCCGTTTAGCACGGGAGACAGCAGAAACGAATCCAGCAGCTGCTCGGAGTTGGTTGCCGGGCCGATTCCGGTTGAAAACCAAACCCGACCATCCGTATGCGTGTGCAGTTTAATTACTGTTTCATCAGTTACGCTGTACATGCCGCAGCTCCGGAGCTTCGAGTTCAATAGCCGATTCAAACAAGTGAGACAGATTAACCGCGTGGGTTACCAGTAAGCACTGCAACCCCTTGGCCGTTGACAGCTCGCGCAGCTTTTCTAGCACCGGGGCCAGCGCTTGAATACGCGGCTGATCCAGTGACGCAGTCGGCTCGTCCAGCGCAAGCAAGCCGATTTCTTCGGCAAACATCGCGTTGACGGCGACGCGAAACGCAAGTGCCAAGACCGTTTTCTGCCCGACAGATAGTCGTTGAGCGACTTGTCGTCGTCCGTCAAAGAACTCGGCGATAAATGTTGGTGTTCCATCCGTGGCCACCTTGATAACAAAGTTTACACGAAACACCTGCAGCAACTCATTAATCGCCGCTTCAAGCCGCTGCAGGTTACGCTGTGCTACGAGCCGCGGCGCATTCTTCAAAGCCTCTCGCGCTGTTTCTGCCAGTCCAGACCAGCGCCGCAGCTTACCAGCCCGAACTTCCTGCGCTCGCACTTCTGCGCACTGCTCGTCAAACCGCTTCTTCTCGAACAGGATTTGCGCGCGCTGATCCGCCAGCCCCGTGCGCGTTTTCAGCTGCTCCTGTAACTGCTGCAACTGCGTCTGCGCCAGATGCGCGTCAGCATGTGTGACAGATATCTCAGCCAACTCTTCTTCGAGCTGCTTCTTGCGGGCCTTGAGCGCTTCGATTGCGCCATTGACCTGCGCCCGTTCTTCCCGAGCTTTCTGAGCCAGCGGTTCAATCTCTTTCTTGACGCGCTGAAACTCTTCGTAATCCACGACCGCCTGCTGCAGCTCATCCTCGCTCGATTCTGGCGGCTTTACAGCGAGTAAGTCTTTTTCAGCTGCGTCAAGCTGCTGTTCTTTCGCTTCGCGCGCTTTCTGTCGCTTTTCCCAATCCTGCCACACGGCCTCTTTGAGTGTCTGACGACTGGCAGCGTTTTTCCACTCCACTAGGTCTTCTTCCATTTTCACAAGGTCAAGCTTGTACTGCTCAACCTGCGCCGCCAACTGCGACGACGGTGTGTGGCATGTGGGGCATTCGGCGCAACCGTCAGCCGAAAACATATCAATAAATCGTTTGGCGTCTTTGATACGCTGCTCACGCGAGTGCTGATCGCGGCGCATTTCTTCAGCAGTCGGCAAACCCGGCTTTTCAGGCTGCTGATCTTTCTCGCATTCGGCGGCTAGTTGCGCGCGCGTGGCCTGAAAGTTTTCCTTGGCTTTCGCGACGCTCTTGTAGCTCGCCCAATGCCCGAGCGCGACCCGGGCGGCGGCGTGCGCTGATTCCTGCCCGTCAGCCGCCTGCGTCAACGCCAGCAGGTCTGCGTCGTACTGCGCAGAGGAGTTTACAAGCGCTTCCAGTGCTTGCTGTTGCTGCTCAAGTTGCTTTTCCAGCTTGGACAGCTCCGCCGCGCCACGCTCTCTGGCGTCCCACTGCTGAATTGTCGTCTGGTCGGCCCGCATGAGCGCCAGAATGTTATCTGGGTTCGGCAGTTGCGCGATCTGCTCCGCCAGCGCCTGCGCCCGCTTTGCCGCATCATTTGCCTGCGCCTCCAGCTCGTCAGCGGTATGCACGATCTCTGGAATGCTCAGCTTAGATAGCGACTTGCCAATTACGTCTTGGCACTTGTCAGCCCGCGACGTGTTAAACAGCCGCTGAAAAAACTTATCAGTGTCAGTTTGGTTGTCGTCAATGAACGAAAAGATCTCAGTCTGCGAGACAATGATAAACCGACTGATAAACTTGGCGTCGACACCCAACAGCTTCTCGATGCCGGCGGTTACGCTCTTGTCGCCGCGGCCTATTTCTTTGCCATCCACGAGTAGGGTGGACTGCTCTTTCTCCGGCAGTAGGTGCCGTGTCACAACAGCGATATGCCCGTTATGTTCGAACTCTAGCGTGGCGTACGCAGGTTCACCTTCGCGAGCATATTGCGAAATGTTGTCGGACTTTACGCCAAAATTTGGATTCTCGCCGGTGAGCAGCCATCGAATCGCGCCAAACAAGCTGCTCTTGCCAGAACCGTTTTCGCCGAGAATCGCGACTAACCCGCGGGTAAACTCACACACTCGATAGCGGTGGTGTACCCAATTCTTCACTTCCAGTCGCAAGAGCTGCATCGTTAGGTTCTCCCGTCATGTATTTTGAAAACTGTACATCAAGCTCTTTGGTTGCATCTTCGGCCGCCAACAGTGACGCCGCTAGTTTGTAAGCATCTGTGCCGTCGCCGAGCAGGTCGGCCAGCGCAGACAATAAATCGTTCTTGGCGCCGTCACGTGTACCAGCGCGCTTGTCGGCGTCGTACTTGTTCGTCAGCGCCTCGCAGAACACGTGCGCCGAATCACCAACTGCCGTGACCAACCGGATATACGCGTCGGGCAACCGCTTGTCGAATTTCATGCGCACAATTGGCTTCATGATTTCCAGCGGATGACCAGCCTGCATAGCCTCCGAACGCGCCGCGCTAATATCTCGAACCAGCCACTCAGCGCAGAGATTGTCGAGCAATTCTTGATCCTCGACGCGGTAGTCGAGAAACCGGCGGGTCTTCAGCGGCACAGGGCGGAACTCAAAATTGCCCTGCCCGTCGTCATAGATAACAAAAAAGAACTTTGACGGATCTTCGCCGCAGTCCTGCATGCAAATCGAACCCGGCGACAGCATCTGAATCGGCTGGCCTTGCGCGTTTGCGGCGGTCACTATCTTGGTCACATGAAAGTCGCCGGCCAGCACGGTCCGGACATGATGCACGTCAAACAGGTCGCACTCGGTGCGGCCTACGTTGCCCATGAAATCTTTCCAGACCTGATGCACAATCAAGATATCAGTATCTTCCGGCACTTCTTTGAACGCCGTCTGAATCTCGCCGCGCGGTAACCAGTCAAGGCCGTACACGCGCACACCGTTGATCGTTACGGTTTGCTTATGGATGTGCCGCGACCACTTATGCACGCTCAACCACGGCGCATTGCGGTCGTACTCGTGATTACCCTGAATGTAGTTCACGTCGAGGTTCGCGGCCTGCATGCGGCTCAGCCCGTTACACAACTGCGCAATCGGTCGAGCTGCGTTGCTTTTCTTCTCCAGCACGTCGCCGCCCAGAATTAACTGCAAGCCGTGATTGATGCAGTAGTCGATGATCTGATTAAAACTGTAATACGCGTCGCCGTAGATTCCGGGCCGCGTTGACCATGCACCATCTTCAAGGTGCAGGTCAGCGGTAAACACAAAAAGAGGTCTCACGCCCCGCTCCTAGTCTTTGTCGTCCTCGTCGTCGTACTCGCTGTCGTCTTCTTCATCTTCGAAATACTCTTGTTCGTCATACTGCTTGCTGTTGTTCTTCTGGCCGTACGGAAGTTGCCAGTATGGATTTACCGGCGCATCCGGTACGCCGTAGCCGTAGTCGAACGGTTTAAATAGCTTTATCAACGTGGCGATGTACGAACCGGCAATCTTAGGTAATTTGTTTACATCAATAGATTGAATCGTGTGCGCCATTTCCTTCCACGATTCGGGTTCGCCGCTGAACCACCCGTCGTCTTTCTTTTTGCCTTTCGGCGTGGTGGTGACCACCTTGAAAAACGACAGCGTGAACAGCTCAGCTAGCTCCTCCATCGTCGGCGGCGGCGGCGCGATCGCTTTGTGCTTGAGTCTGTGCTTTTTCTGCAGCGCCATCAACTCGCCGTCGAATTCGGCCTGCAGCGTCCGCAATTCACGGGCTAGCCGGGCTGTCGGCACGATCTCTTTGGCGCCGAGGTTCGTGGGGTTCATCAGATCGAGAACCGACCACAGCAGCAGATAGTCACGCCTCATGGCCGCGACATACGTGCGAATAAACTGGCGCTCTGCTTTAGAGATGTTGTTCAAATTGAACATGCGGCAGCCTTGATTACACGCACGTTGTTAACAATTACTCAGCCGGCGGTTCTTCCGTATCTGCGGCGCCTGCGCGCTGGATTATACCGTCGCGTTCAAGATCCTCCAGAAGCGGTTGCAGGCGGCGCAAGAACGAGCAAGTCATGTTTAACCAGCTCACCAACTCTTCTGGCGACCGCGTTAAAAACTTCGCCTTTAGCTCCTCTTCTGTAAGATGCTCAACTTCTATATTGTGCCATTCACCGTCGCGCTCAACGCGCAAATAAGCCCCTGTCATAAACACTCCGTAGCTAGCGTCAGCCTCCGAATAGCCGGGGTGAGATTCGAACTCACGGTCCCTAGCTTATGAGGCTAGTGAGGACGACCAGACTCCTCTACCCGGCGGCAGCTCTTATTGTGCCGCCGGGTGAGAAAATAGTCAATCGTAAACAGTGTCGTTGATCAGAACGACATGCGCCGTGTATCGCCCGCAGTACGTAGCGAACACAGACCACCCGCGATACTCAGGGAACCGAATAAACGTCCACTGATCTTTTTTATCGTGGTTTGTATCAAGCGTCCGTTCGTTTGCCGACACCATAATTCCCGGCAGAGGGTTGCCGGGATGTTCAGGGTCGTTGTCGCTCATCAATCCGTCGATCTCGGCGTACTTGGAGTCAAACCCAAGTTCGAGTGCGACTACGGTATCGGACTCGGCAACAATGCCGGCTTCGCGACAGCCGGCTTTGACTTCGCCTTCTTGTATGTCAAGCGGTGTAGTTTTGAATTGACGCATTGGTCTCCTTCAGTCGTAAACGCCGTGTTCTACGCGCGTAGTCGTGTCGTCGTCCACTTTTTGCTTGAATTCGTCAAGCTTAAGCGTCGCCTTAAAGCTATCAAAAGCCTTATCGACACGCAGTTTGGTCATTGTCGAAATGCCGAGCAACGCATTAGCGACATCATCCGTATCCATGTCGCGCTCTAAGATCGCCTCTACCACCAGATCAATGTCGTCGGCGATGTTGTAGAGGTTTGTGATATCCGTCTCAAGTTGAAAGCGATCAGCCATGTTTTTCCTTTTTACACGTTATCGATTAATAGTTTTATTCTGTTTTGGCAGACGAGAAAGTTGACTATACCACCAACGCGACCGCGCGTATTCGCAAAAATCGCGTAGTTCGACATCAAGACCGGGCCAAGAAGCGAGCGCGTCGTACAGATAATACCAATCCGTAATTGCGTCTAATTTCCAAGCACGAATAGCCTTCATATCAGCTGCGATTTCTTTCAAATCAACACCGACGAGCGGCGCGTAATCAATCATTATGCGGCAAATGTTTTTAATTAGGTGTTTACGCAGCGGCCAACCGACTAACCGCCGTTCCGTTTTTTGCTTGGCTGTCCGGTAAGCCTGATAAACCAAATTACGCTTACGCATATTATTCTCCAAAAGTAAAGTAAAACAAAACCAATGCCCGACTAGGATTCGAACCTAGACAAAAAGAATCAAAATCTCTTGTGCTACCGTTACACCATCGGGCAACCGCGCATTGATTCCGTTCATTTACGCTCTTCTGGCGCCCACCTTGAGTACCGTCTTGTTGAGCGTCGCCAGCTCGTGGTTATGACCCACTCACGGTTTGGGTGCCGGGCCGTCGACATACGTCACGGCTTCAGGGATTTCAACCGGGGCGCCGGCACGCCCGCCGAGTGTCATTCTTCTTCTGCCACGACGTCGTTGAAGCTGACGAACTCGCCGCCCTCGTCGTTAAACAACAGGCCGGGTTCGCCGCCGTCGCCGGCTGCTTTTGCGGCCCGAGTGGCGTACTTCTTCAGTAGCTTGTAGATCGCTGCGCCCCGTTTGTCGCCAAACTTGATGCACAGTAGCGCCTCTACCGTTAGGTACTCCTCGTAGCCTTCTTCAACGTTGTCCTCTTCGTACGGATTCTCGTCGTCGATAAACCCGCCGAAATCAAAATTTTCGTTATACATAGTGCTGCCTTAATAAATCACGGTCAATGAAACAGCGCAATCGGTGAGCGGAAACAAGTACACACCGCGCGCAGAAAATTGCCTTGGACGATCCAGCCGCATAACAACGCGGCCAGAATGCAGAAGTGTCGCCACGACGTAAGGCCCGGTTGACGAAACCGAGGCGTCGAGCGAGATAACATAATCCGTACCCGGCACAGGGACTTGGATCGCCGCGCCTTGCGGGCCTGTGGCGCCAGTAATTCCAAGCCTAACCGCTTCTTTGCCGCCGTCAATAACGCGTTCCAACGACGCTACGTCCTCACGCGGTACAAACGCCCAGTGCACCGGCTTTGTAAATTCGCCAAGGTACCCGGGCCGCTCAATCTGCTTGCGCTGCGCTTCGCTGATGACCGCGGCGATCTCAAGATGCCGCGCAGCAATGTTTACGTAGGCAAGCAGCGCCGGACAGATAGACGCGTAGTCTTCAGCCGTGTTTGTGCCGGTAACCGACGGCGCTGAACGCGGGTTGACCGGGAAAAACTCGCCGGTCTCAAGTAGCAGGCAATGCGTGTTGGTGCCGTTGTCGAATGAAATACCGCGGTAAGCCGGGCCAAGTTCGCCGCTGGGAAGCTTATCGCGAAAATTCACAAGACTGGCCGACAGCGCAGACGCCATCGTGTCTGTGAACTGCGCGGGCGAGAACACACGCGCCAGCATGCGCTCGTTGTAAATCTCAGGCGCAGACGGGTTCACTGTTAACGGATTTTTTGGGGACTCCGCGACCTCTGCGATCACGGCGTCAAAGATATCTTGGGCAGGAACTTCAGCGCCCGCCAATCCGTTCTCGATCAGGTCCGAGAACAACACAAGCGCCGCAGTCACAATCGCGGGCGCTGTTTCTTTGGTCGCGCCGTACTGCATCGCGACGTCCAGCCCGCGATTGAGCGACGCGTGTGTAATCGAAAACGGCACGGCGCCCCAGTTGATGTCGCCAGCTTTCTGTGCCAACGTAGCCAGCGCCTTGATGAACGCCGGATCTTTCTTCGGCGTGCACGACTGGCGAAACAGTTCGAGCGTGCAGGCCAGCAGCCGTAGCTGCCCCAGATCGTCCGATGCTCGAAACTTTCCTATGAACTCCCTAAGTAGAACCGACGGTTTTGGTGATTTGTCCACTGAATACTCCATCACAAGCGTGTAAAAGTGTCATCACGTTCGATTTAAAAGTGCCAGAAAGATTGTGTGCTGTGCCGCTGTGGCTATTCACATAAGGGGCAAAGTCAGGTTGAACGTGACGGTCGATAAGAACTGCGTGAAAATCTGCCGCGCGCTCCTTGTCGGACAACGCGCACCGAGCTTGAATAAACAACTGCAATCCGCGCATAGCGTCGCCTATAAACAACACTACGCCGTTTTGCGTTTGACATATCTGACGCACTTGCTCGGCAAACACCAGCAAGTCTACGTACGTCGCGGCGCCAAAAGCCGCGCCAATTTCTGCGCCGGGCCCGTCAGGATAAATGTGCCCAGCCATCTCGCCCAGTTCGACATGAATAGTCGCCGGGACACCCATTGCGTACGCGGACCGCAGCAGGCTGCGCTCTGTCGCGGCGCTAGCTGAATACGCCCACCGACCAGCCGCCTCGCCGTAACCTAGCCCCTGATTGGCCGCCATACGCGCCACGTAATTCAGGTCGTGCGTGAGTCCCGTTTCGGCCATCCGGATGTCAGCCACGAGGCCGGCGCCTGTAGTCGCGACGGCGGTCACGTACTTTTTGCGCAGTAGTTCAACGGCAGCGATGCCAGCGCCGGAGTTAATCGCCGGCGCCGAAATAAATAACAATACCGGCTGGTCAGCGCCGCGAGCGTTATAGATTGCGCGCGCAACGTCTACGTGCTCGTCGCTAACGGGACAGGGGACCTCAGCGGTTACAGGCGGCATGGCGTCACACGGCGGAGTCGTGGCCCGAAGGGTGTCGAAAAGCGCAAAGGAACTATTAAGCTGCTTCGGCAGCGCAAGCGCGCTGGGGTCGTCGCCGGCTGTGGCGCGCAGCATAGCGCCGTTACCCCAAATGAGCCAATTGGCGCTGACGTGTGTGCGGCTGAGCACCTGCGCCAGCAGCGCCGGCGTCACGCGCAGCCGTCCTGCCAGCACCTGACTCAAGTGCGACGGGTCGAGTGCCAGCGCCCGGGCAAACGCCGGCACATTGTTATCAAAAAGCGTGGCGCAGATGTAATCAAGTCTCTGCAGCCACGGTTGGTCGCCGTGTTCCAGTTTGCGCTTGTGCTCTTCGAACTTCTTCTGCTGGTGCGGGCTGCGCTGCCCGTTTTTGGGTCTCGGCATGGTCGACCTTTCGTTTCTGCTGTGTCACCAAGCTACGCCCGGCTGACCGCAAGATACCAGTCCCCGCTAGTAAACGCATCCGATGCACTGCGCGCAAGTAGGCGGCTACCAGTTCGTCGTAACCGACGAGCAGCTGTTGCGGGTACCGCGTAAACTCACCAAAGATATGAAAGAAGTCAGACGCCGGTTCGTTATAGCAGTCCGAGACTTTGATCGACTTTATGTACGTCACGCGGCTACCCCGCACCCGCACTGCCGGCAGCTTTGTCTTTGCCGCGTGCAGAAAAAACTGGCGTGCTTCAATCAACCAGCCGCCGTCTTGCGGAACTACGGCCAGCCGCCACATCGATCCAAGCACGTGCCTGTTTAATGTCTTAACGCATTTGCTGTAGGCATCGCGCTCACGCTGAAGCTCGCCCCACAACAACCGCGCGTACACACGCACTTTCTCGGGGCCGCACCCGACGCGCGGATCCCAGTCAGGCGCCGCAACAAATCGCGCTGCCACCCGGCACGTCGCGACTAGTTTGGTGTCTTTGTTGTGCCGACCGACAGCCCGCAACTTGTGCTTGACGTCACGATACTGAGCCGCGCTGATGCGGGCATAACAAAACGGGCAGATGTGCGCCCGGTTGCACGGACGATATACAGCTTTTCGGCGCCAACGAAAGTACATGTACGTCGGCCGGCAAAACATGCACCGTTGAAACGACAGCCGAAACTTATCAAAGTCAAAGTCAGGTGCGTTCGAGTCGGCATTTGTACCGGTCGGAAACCAGAGCGCCCGAATGGCCAGCTCTTTTAGTTTCGACACCCACTGCTGCCGAATCGTGTTCGTGCGGCCAGTCACCGTGTTGTGGGTCTTGGCGCCGGTCAGCCCCAGTACAAACTGCTGCACAAAAATATGCGCAGTCCGCACGCTAATCCGCCGCACTCGCCACGTCGGTATTCTGTACCGGCGAATGAACTCAGCAAACTCAATTAGTGCCATGCGTAGTGAGCGTCTTGGGCCGCGGCGGAATCTTACCAAACCATACCGAGCAGCCTAGCACGATAATACGCATAGCCGGCGCGCTGTGCATGCCAATTGACAAGACGTGTCCCAGCCCGACCCAATCAAACCGCACACCCCAGTACCGTTTATCAGTAACGGACAACGTAACCGTCCACGATTCATAGTTGTTAACACTGTGACTCATTTCTTCGCTTTCTTGCGGCGCTTTGGTTTAGTGGCGTTTTCCAGTTCAGTCCACAACTCTTCAACCGTAAATTGATCGCAGTCAACGGCGCGCAGAGGGACGTATCGAATCTCATGTAGAAACTGCCGCACGAGCTTTTTCAGTTTTTTCAGTTCGGCGCTCATCGTTTTCCTCTGTTTCGTTTACCAATCTGTCCAGCGCGGCCATATACGAACACTCCCACTCGTGCGGCGGTTTTGCAGGATATCGCGCGTTCACGTTGTTAAGCAAATCGCTAATGGCGCCACGCAAACGCATTACCTCAGCGCGAAGTAGTACAACTTCATCTTGCGCCGCGGCTAATGCAACACCGTCAGCAAGCCATTCGCCTCTCATGCACAAATAGATGTCACCACCAAGCTCACCGCTCATCGCGCATCTCCTTTTTTATTTATCCAGTTGCGCACGTCAACCGGCGGCGGATCAATAGCGTCACGCATTTTGGCGGCAAACGCGTCACACGCAGATAAAAAATCACGAACGTGCGCGTTTACATACGGCAACGGCACGTCGATGTGATGCTCTAATTTGATTGTGCAGCGATAACCACCGACGAGCGGCAAAGATGACATCGCGATAGTTTCAAATTTTGATTCGGTGGTCATTGTTCATTACCTGTTTGATCTAACGCCCACCACGCACCCATCAGCGCCAAACAAATCGCGAGATATACGCTCGCAATCACCGCGCCCAGCGTGCGTGATTTTGCGCCTGCAACTGAACAGGCCACGCCGTAGGCTACCGGGTACAGCAAAGACAGCCGCAAGAACGATCCGGCCACCGCAGTTTTTAGCCACGGTGTATTTGGATTTGGCGGCGCGGCCAACCCCATAATGCCCGCCATAAAAATACCGGGATAAATGCACAACGGTAGCGCGCACAAAACCAAAACAATACCAGCAATTCGGGTACTCACTCATAACCTCCCGCGTGCCGCTTCAGCAGTTCATCGAGCGCTTGCGCGTCGGCCGTATTGCCAACGCGTTCAGTCAGTCGCCTTGCTCGCGCAATGACGTCCCGCTCCGCGTCGGTGAGCGCGGGCTGCGGCCTCTCGTACAGCGGCACAACCGCCATCGCATGGGCCGCAATACTTTCTGCCTCATCCCTGTTGGCCGTCACCCGATATGTAGCGCCGCCGTTCATTGAGATTGCCTCTATGGCGTTCAGCACAACCGCCCACGCCACTGGTTCGTCCACAGAACCAGTCGATGCAACAGACCGCTCATTCGTATCGCTCATGTTTGCCGCCTCCTTCGTTCGCGGCTGTTGATCTTTCGTGTTCTGTGGTCACTTCAGCCGCTCCAGTAGGCCGCGAAGGGTGGCAGGAATGGAGTCATCAAGCGGATACACGCCGATAGCAAACTCCAATGCCCGACGCTCCCCGCGAGTGAGTCTCCCAAACTGCCGCAGGCGTTCAATCTCCTCGCGTGCTTCCTGCAAAATATTCTGCACGTCCGCTCTTGCGGCAACGCTGCTCAGCGGCATCGTTTCGGTATCGCGGATGCGGTCGATGATGTCACTCATTCGCCACCTCCTTTGGTTCTCTCCAGCAGGGCGCGAAGAGTGTCTGCGTCTTGCTCTGTTTGTGTTTTCCCGTAGTCCGCCTGCAAGTAGCGAAGCGTCTCCGAAGCCCGATCAACCGCCGCACGCTCCGCGTCAGTGAGACGCAAGCGGGCAACCTCAGCCCGCAGTGATTCCACTTCTGCGATAACAGCGGGGGCCATATTTAGCACGATATGGTCGTCAGATTGCGCGACATATTTGCGAAACGTTTGCCGGTGCCACAATTCTTGCAACGCCTTTGCCGACTGAACAAACGGCGTTGACGCAGCTATGTTACCGCTGGCCTGCAATTGACCGGCGCGTTCGTACAGCAGGTCATATGCTCGCGACACCGCCTTTCGCTCCTCGTCGGTGAACTTAAGCGGCCCGGGCACAAGCATGACAGCACGCTTTTTGTCGCGCTCAATTGCCGCGGCCAATACTGCACGTTGCTCTTCGGTAAGTTCAAGTTTTAATTCGGTTGAGCAGTCGATTGTCACGTTGCCGTTGCAGACCGACAGCGTGGCATCCTGATCGGCTAGACGGCGAATAGCCTCGCGCATCATGTAGATTTCTGGTTCAGCCGCGCGCATCCCGTGAATAAACCCAGTCGTCCAATACCATTGCGCTTGCGCTGGGCCGGCGCTATCAGCGTTTTCATACGCGCCGTCAGCAACTAGCTCGGCCCATTTGTCGTCAGCCATCTTCAATCGAACGGCGTGCTGCGCCCGTTCTTCTGGTGTTGCTGGCTTGCTCATTCGTACCTCCGAAAGAAAAAGTACATGAACGCAATAGCAATCACTGCGCCACAAACTTCGCCTACCCACGCACAATTCACGTTGTCTCCTTCACAAAAATACCTTCGGGCGTCAGTGTGCCCTTGCGGTCTTTGATGGTGTTGTACGCCTCATCAAGGCAGTACGTCAGATCCAGCTGCGCGTTGTACAGCTTGACGTACAGAATCAGCGTTACGAGAACGTCGCCGATTCCGTCGATGATTCCTTCGCGATCGTTTTTGAGCGTCGCGTCAGCTAGCTCCCCTAGCTCCGACATGGTCTTGAGCAACTGCGCCATCGGGTTGCTGTTCGGGATGATCTGGCGCGCTTGGGCCCACTGAACCACGAGGCTCTGTAATTCCGCAAACGTCCGATCCTTTTCCTCCGGCGATTCCTGCGTCATTGCGCTTCAACTCCTCGATTTCTTTCGTTAAGGCTTCGATATCCACACCGCCCTTGATCATCATGTCAATCACCGGCTGCTGCGGAAGCTGCCGGCGTTTCTTGCTGACCCAAATAACAGGACCCCATTCAGGGTTCTTCTCAAAGTGCATATACACATCTTTGAGTTCGTCGTACGTGATATCCTCGGCGTCAGCGCAGCCCCACGCAAACATGTCATTCATGTTCAGGAAGATGCAAAACTGCTCGCGTGCTTTCTCGGGCCAGTCTTTCTCCCACCAGTGCTTGTTCATGCCGATCCAGCCATTTGCTATCAAAACGGCCAACATGCCCGGCTCTTCGTACATCTCTTCCTTGTACGGTTTGCCGGGACAACCCGTACCTTCCCAGTCCATCGTCCAGTGCGCGTCTGTTGGGTCGATGGTGTAGTTAATTTCCTTCGGCATTGCTGCGCCCTTTCTGCCGATCGTATGCTTCCATATCGTTCAACAGTTGTTCTTCGTGTATCGAAAAAAGTTCGAGCGCATACGCGCGCAGCTTCTTCTTCATCTCTTCGCGCTCGGGGCGCAGCAGATTAAGCAGGGCGAGAATGTTCCGCATCTCTTGCGGCGTCATCTCGCCCATTGCCAGCCTGATAGACTGCTTGTCGCCGGCCCAGATGGCTTCAAAGTCTGTAGGCACGGCTCACCACGTTGGCGTCCACGTTGGCGACCACGGACCTGCCGGCCAGCTCGGCGCGTCTGGCTTGTGCGGCTGCGGGTACGGATACGACATCGGGATACGAGTGACAGCAGTCTTTACTTCGGATAGTTGCTGCTGCAGTATTTCAATCTGTACCCGCAGATGCGCTATCTCCAGCGCTAGCTGCGTCATTGGTGACGGCTTGCGGGCTTTCTTCTTCTTTGCTTTCTTGGCTTTCTTGGCCACTGATTTGCTCCTGCATCTTGGCAATCCGAGCGCGCACTAACTCGACGGCGCGCTCAACACTCTCTACTTCAACAAACGGCAGCTTGGCCTGTAGGTGCTCCCACTTGGTCGGGCCTACGCCGGCTACGTTGATCTCGCCGGGCTCTTGGCTGCCGAACTCGTCCAGCAGCGCCACGGCGGTTGCAATCTCGCGCGACGGAAACACTAGAATCTTGTTGTCGACGTCGGAGAAAAACTTCACGCCAGTACGATCGCAGATTACATAGCGCACAGCCGACTCACCAGTATCGATGTACTGCATGGCTCGCGCCTGAGTAGCGTACTGGCTTGCGTGGTTATGCGGGGCGGTTGGGCTGTGGCACGATTTAAACTTTTTGCCGCTGCCGCAAGGACACCGGTCGTTGCGCTTGATAATGCTATCTTTGCGAATCGTGCTCACGAAAAACCTCCGTGTTGCCGTTGAGCTGGATTAATCTCCGGCCAGTTGGACCGGGTTGGGCTATTGTCTCTTTTTCTCTCGCCTGTGCAATACGTAGCCAGTTCAGGCGAAACTCTTCAATCGTGACCCCTTCCCGCGGCAGCAGCAGTTCAAGCGACATGCGGCACGTATTGCGCTCGTCGTCGGCCTGCATTGTGATACCGATGAGCTGCGCGTTAAACAACAGCGCAATGCCCTCCTGCAGCTGCTCTAGCGGGTCGGGGTTCGATTCAAACGGCGCCCTCATGGTTCGACCGTTACCTGCGCCGTCGTCATGATCAAGCCGGCGCGCATGGTTGAGATCCCGTGAATGGTGATCCGGTCTCCCACCACGATCGTGTCGCGAAACTGGACACTGAGCCGTTCAGGCGCCGTCGGGTCGGGGTAGATCAGCTTGGGGGCTCCCTCCGCAAGCACAGTCGGACCCACAGGCGGGCTGCTGGGCGGCAGCTGTGGCTCGCGCGGAATCGTCACTACTCCGGGTGTTGTCATTTTCGAGACCTCGGTTAAAAAAGACGTGGAAGCACAACTTACCTGTCGGGCCGCGAAGCACAATGCTGTCGAGAAACGAACGGGTCTCGTTGGCGGCAGATTCATCAGCGGAAGATGCACTCGAATCGTTTTGCATGGTCAGGTCACCTCAGCTCGCGGATTATGTTGTCATAATCAGTGGCGAGACGTTTGTAGGGGGGTAAATTGGTCAAAAAACGCAACGCAAATGCTTGTGCCAGTTGGACTTACAACACGCGGTTTGCGCAAATTTTGTCCGTTTTATGTGGACCTAGAGTAAGTCCTTCGGACTTACAAGGAGAAAGGCATTTTTCGAGACATGCAGGCATTGTTTGAATGCCTACTGCATGATCGGGGGGTTGTCCAATTCACGTTGGGCAAACTGGGTAGTTTGCACTCAACGTTTGGATAGCAAAAAAAGAGATGGCGTAGGGGCGGGGAAATCCCGCCCCTACGCCATCTCTTTGCCATTAACGGGTCAATCCGTTGTTTTTCTTTTGCCACCAATAGTCTGGCATGCCTTTGTTACTGCAGAATTTACGGTGCCCCGTAATGTGCTCTGCGCGGGTATTCGCGTCGGCATAAAACAGCTCAAACAAGGATTTGAACCTCGGCAGATAATCCGTTTTCGGCTTGTTGCGATCTTTGAACAGCTCGGCTACCTGTTTTACAAGCGCCGTGCATGTTTTGACTGCTCGTCCGTCCTCGGAACCCAGATCTTTTGCTGCTGGGCACATTACGCGGTTGAACACCTCGCTGGCAATCGGTTTGGTGATTGGTGCAGCTAGGTTTTCAATCAACGTTGGCGTTGTGTTGTGCAGCATGTGCGCCGTCATATTGCTGTGAATGAAACCGGGGCGCTCAAACTCTTCAATATAAAGCGCTAAACCCGCAATCATGTCGGCGCGCAATGAAGACGCGTTGCCGTGCCAGTGCGTAAACTGTTCGTCTCCAAGTAGCTCAAAGACACGCTGCAGTACTTCTACGCCGTATCGCCGCACAATGCGTTCCAGCGTAGGCACCGCGCCAATTTCCGGCCACGGCTTGATGCCTACGCGCAGCGCCAGAGAAAACCCGTGCGCTTCTACAAGTTCTTTGAGCGCCAGAAGCCGTTCTTCTTCAGACGTCAAGCGATTCTTGAGGATGTCAGAGATTGAGTGTGATCGTCGGCCGTAATTGCAATCGCTTGAAATCTCGGCTTCTTCTCGCACATTTTCCACAATCTGCACGCTGGCTTTGATGTGCGTATAACCTAGTTCTTGCGCGGCAACTGTGCGGTGTACGCCGTCCGGCAGTGAGAAAATGATATCAATCAGTTCCTGCCGCTGGTCGTAAATACACCGCACTGACACGCTCGGCAGCGACATCGATTTTGGGTGGAAATCCATGGCAATGTCAGCCACGTGATTCCAGTCCACAAGGCGATTGCGCGCCCACGCGTCATCAACCGTAAGCATGTTAATAGGAATCATGTGCGTCGGAATATCGAGCAGCTTGATTCCCTGCTGCTGCATACGGGCAACGTCCCGCTGCGAGTCTTCATGCAGCATTAGGATTTCGTCGTACAGCTCTCGTTTTTCGGCGAGCGTTGCTTCAGTGGTTTGAAACAGCAGCTTTCCTTGTCGCGCTGAGTCAAAGTTTTTGAACGTATACTTCTTGTGCGGGTTGCGCTTGCCGTGCACCGTAAATGCGCGCTGTTTTACTCCGCCAATAATGTCATCGTTGCTAGCGTTGTCGGCGTCGTCGGCATTGTTTGTTGCCATAATTTTCTCCCTAAAAATTTAGCTTTGCGTAGCTACTTCCGGTTCGCCGCGCTCTACCTCTGCCGGCACCTCAATATCCGGCAGCATTTCGTACATCCCCATTTCCATGTCGAGAATCAGGGGATTTTGTACGTCTGGGCCGCCGTAGATCAGGCAGCGCATATGCGGGTCTGCCGGTTTGCCCGCAATATGTTCGTGGATCATAGCCCACGTAATGATATAAAAGCGCTCGGCCGGCAGTCGGTCGACAAGGCTCTGCGGCAGGCTGCGGTTGTAGTGCAGCACGTCGCGAGAGATAAAGTTAATCTTGTCGAGCAGTTCTTTATCGAGGTACTTGTACTTACGGGGCTCAGCCACCGTTGTCTCCTAGCGTTTCCGCGCTTCTTGCGCGTTGTGAAATTTTATGATTGCTGCGGCGGCTTCGGCCGACTCTTTGTCTGAATAGCCTTCGAGCTTGACGCGCTCTTTGACGTAGCGGTACTCGCGCGAAGATGTATCGGGCTCAAAAGACTGAGTGGTGCTGGTTGTTGAGCCGGAAAATGACCCGGCAAGTAAACACCCAAGAACGAGCAGCACAATGAAAACCGGCCACATGGATGCGTTGTTATTCTGATTGCTCATGTTTTTTCCTGTTGGTGCACCATTCGTCGATAGCTTTTATGGCGTTGGTGAGTTCGGGAATCCGTTCGTCTTCGTCAAAAATACCGTCGCCACGCGTATTGGTCGTGTAGACAGTCTCGCCGCCGCAGTACGGTACGTCGGCTCTAAAGTACCCGTGTCGCAAGCGCAGGTAGCCAACAAGTTCAATAACGCCCGGTTTAGTTTGCGTAAACACGTCGTACTGTTCTGGGCAGGCCGGGCACGTGCACTTGAGGATGTAGTCCCCGATTTCGTAGTTGCGACCGTAGTACTCGTCGTCGCCGTAATCGTCTTCAGCTGGTTGGCTCATCTGGCATCCGTTGAATATTTGGGAAGTGCTGATGAAATTGCTCTCGCGTCCAGAACAGCTCTGGCGCTTTCTCAGCTGCTAGTTCCATTTCGCTTTCCATGGGGTAATGCCTGAGAACTCGGCGCGCCCAGCCCCGGATATCTTTTGGAACGCGTGGTGTCTTCTTGGGGTCCAGCAGCGCGTACATGAATTCGCGCGCATAGTTTACGGCGCGCAACCGTTCGTCAGGCATTGTCATTTGATTAACCTCTTGTGTTACTACCTACGTACGCCCGCAGCCGCACAATTTCGGCTGCGGTAATAAGCCCGCCGCCCCATTCAACGAGTTTGTCAATTTGATCGTGTGTCCATTCGTCGTGGCCTGATTTGATGGAATCCCAGTCAATGACTTCCCATTCAACGCCTTTATCCATTTTGGCGTCGGCTAGGCCGCCTTCGACGACCACTAGTACGCGTTTTACTTTTTTAGCCATTGTCTATGTACTCATTAAAATCAAATCCAACTGCGTCGCCTAGCTTTTTCATATCTTCGCGAAAAGATTCGTCGTTGAGGTCCATTTCCGTCAGAATACGATCGGTTTCTTCGATGTAGTACGTGGACGCTACTCGGACAAACTCTAACGCCGTGATTAGCTCGCTCTCGATACTACTGATTGGCTGGCGGGTTTTCTTTTTCTGGCTCGCCACTGTCGTGTGGTGTCCTTTACTCTAATGAAAACGAATTATTTCTGACGTCGTAATGATATGTAGGCACGGCCCACTCTTGCCGTCCTCGATCTGCGACGTAGCGCGCTTCTGCTTCTTTTTCTGTCCAGCGGCTGCGGGTTTCAAGCAGCAGTTGTTCCATTTCTTCCGGAGTGGGGTCAACGCCGCGCGACTTACCAGCGCCTCCGCGGCGTCTTCGCGGCAGCTTGTGTGCTTTGACAAGCCGCCGCAATTGCGAGTCGCTGATGCCCAGTTGCAGGCACATGTCCGCAAGCGGCACTTCGTTGTGCCATAGTTCAAACAGCTTCGGTATGTCCGCCTTCGGTCGCGGCGCCATTGTCGTCATCCTTGTCGTCGTCTTGGCGATACGGTACGTAGTTGTTTTTCTCGGCTTCAGTTGGGGATAGGGTGCGCATCCATGTACCAGCGTGACACAGTTGCCCGCGTTCGCCGGTAACTTCGCACACAACGTATGACATGAGTTCCGCCATGTTGCACACACCCGACACGTATTCGTCACCGCCTTGGTAGTACAACCGCAGCCCACCGAACTTTTCTTTGATCTGCACAAACTCAACCGGCGGACATTCGGGTCGGTACTTCATGTGACTGGTGATGAGGTTGCACGCGCGGTTGATAATTTCAAACCACCCGTCGCCACACTCACAGCCAAAACACATCAGCGATTCCGTCGGGGGTTTGTCTTTGCCCTGAAACAGCTCTGGGTAGTCTTTGACGAGTTTCTGTTCAAGTTCGTCTCTCATTTTTGCCGTCCTTTGGCGGTTTGCGTTTCTTCTTTGGCGCCGGTTCGTTTAAAGCTTTTTCCAGCTTACGGAGCAGATTACACAACGCATCTTGTACGTCAAATGCCTTGTCTAACTCGGTGTATTTTGGCTCTGGTACGTACGGATCGTCCTGTGTTTTGCGGCTCTCGTTGTACTCTCGAATTAGGTCAATCTTGTGCTTCACCAGCGCTGCGTTTACGACGCGCAGCGCTTCATACGCTAACTGCGCTTCTTGCGCTGTGAGTTTCATGTCACTCTGCCGCGGCCATTACGCGCCGGCGGCCTTTCTTTTCGACGCTGTTAACAGGCTGAATGTGCGCCAGTTTGTCGATAGGAATAATACCGGCCATGTGCCGGATAAACGACTGCTCAAACTGTTGCTTGGTCATCGTTTTGTTGCATTCCAATCCTTCGGTAATCTCGACAAGGTCGCCTAGGTATTTGACCTGTCCATCTTTAGCGAGCCGGCATTTCCACGTGGCTTCGCCGCCACCTCGTCGGCGCATTTTGATGCCCACGATTGCTTCGCCGCAGCGAACATAGCTGCCAAAACGCGCCAGCGGTATGTGTAACTCGTCGCGTTCAGGAAGAAAGTGCGGCACGTCTAGATCGAGCTTTTTGATATTTTCCCAAAGGTCCGGAAGGCACGTCTCTAAGAACGCTTGCTGCCGGCGGGCTATTCGGTCTTCTTCTTTCTTCTCTTGCGCACGCAGCTTGTCGCAAACTGCTCGCTGCTGCGCCACGATTAAACCTAGTAGCTCATGGTTTTGCTGTTCCATTGTCGTTCTCCACGACCTCCCAGCCGATGTGTTGAAAGACGCGCTGTGTCGCGCGGAAATCGTCTCCGTCGTCTAAACCCGGGATAACCAGCACGAGCGTTTTGTTTTTCTTATCAATACGAAACGTCGTGCCGGATCTCGGGATGCCCCACACTGCGTCCTGCGCTGCCGCAGCTACAAGGCTGCGGCACCAATCCAGCACAGACTCAGACGGATTGTCCAGCTCAAAGTTATCATTGAGCGCTACCATCAGTTTGCTCTGCTCCGGAGGACAAGGGTTCCGTTTTAAAGTAATTGTTAGCGACCGCGGCCCGGATATAGTCGCCCACCAATAGATCGTGCCCAACTTCGAGCTTGGCAAACTCTCGCAGAAGGTCGCTGGGGTACGTGGTTTTGTAGTTCAGCACGTCCGGCCAGCTGGCGGCTTCTTCGGCGTAATGCTGGTCAAACCCGGCGGCTTTGTACAGGTTTACTACGGCCGCGTGGTAGAAATTCTCAGCGTTCTCGCCCTGAAACGACACCGGGCCCGCTGGCTGCGGCTGCCCGTCTTCTAGTTCGTCGCACGCGGCTTGGTGATCAAGTTCTGCCAGATCGACGAGTGCTCGCGATAAGGCAGACACAACGATCTCCGCCTGTTCAATTTTGTCGTCGTCACAGAAGCTGGCAGCAAACGCACGCAGCGCTAGTTCCCGCAGACTGTCCGCGGTTGCCAGCTCTTTATTGGCCACGATATAGCGCAGCCGCAGATCGTCTTTGCTCATACCGAACTGGTCTCCGTTTGCGTTTCAAAGTATTTTTTTATCTCGTCGCGCCAGACATATGCCTGTGACCCGCGCCCGAATTTAGCCGGCGCAATAATCCCAAAGTCTCGAATCATGCTGGACAGTGCGTCGAGCCCGTAGACCCCCCGCATTTGGTTTACAGGTTTACCGTCGGGACCAGAGATTGTGTATTTGGGGTTGCTGAAGTCGCTTTCGTAGATCGACGTACACCGGCTCACCATGGCCGGCGGGACACCAATTTCTTCAAACGCTTTTGGGTCCATGATCGTATGGCCGTCACAAAGTTCCGCCGCGGCTAGCACAATGTCTTTGGGAATGTCTGTCCAGCGAATTGTCGTGTCGTCAAGCGTCATCGATTTGCTCCTCGTATACGCTGTCGTAGTTGTCCTCGTTGTCTGCGGTCAGACCTTCGTACTCGGCAAGGCACTCAGAACAAACAAGCCGGTTAACCCAGCGCTGCGCGTCCGAGACTTCAATCTCTTTGTCGCACGCGGCGCACGGAATGATGGTGTCGTTCAGGTAGGCCAGCAGCTGCTCTTCGTCCAGCTCGGCCATGTCTTCGACTGTGGAATGGATGGACTGCATGGGCGTCTCCATATGAGATGCCCGGGCGGTAGTTTTTGCCTACCGCCCGGGCGAGGGGATTCTTTTAGATATCAGTCAAGCACGCGGGCCACAGTGTTGTCCCGGGCAATGGTGCGCTGGTACGTGATCCGATACGTTCCGGGCGGCAGCAGCCAGTCGCCATGCTCGGGATGCGTGACAGTGTTGGGCTTTTCCAGCCGGAAGATCGGGCCGGCAAACTCCAGCAAGGCGCGGGCGTCCTGACTGAACACGATACCTGTGCTGTTTGATGTGGCGGCGTTGAAGTTGCTGCGCCGGCGGATCTCCCACTCGGCGTTGTTCAGCTTGGTACGCCAGTCAGCGTCAGCCGACGTCAAGCCGTGCTGCTTCGCCAGATGCTGCCGCATGGTGTCGCTATCGCGGCCGACCGGCTGGTACACCGTCACGCCGTCGCCGTGTGCAAGGCAGTGTCGGCTGCCCTTGGTGTTACCCTCAGCAAGCTGCATGGGAAAGCTGGGCGTAGCCGGCTCGTACAGCATGGGCGCCTTGTCGACGTCGGGGATCAGCTGAATGTAAATATCGCCCTGCCGAACGGCGTCGCCAACGCTGGCGGCTTCCGGAAACTGCTGGGGCTGGTCGTTTTTGATCTGCTCGACAATATGCTGCGCAAGGCGTAGCGCCGCAACGGTCGGGTGCGTGGGGAGAGAAGGGGCGTCAAGAACTGCAGTGCTCATGTAAACCTTTCAGGAAGCGCCGACAACGCGAATAGGCGATGCGGCATAGGAAAGCGCAAGACTAGAACCAGAGTTAGCCATCCAAGCCTGTGCTTCTGCGCATGAAGTAACGTCGCGCGGAACGCTCAGGAAATACTGCCGACCAGTAGACCGGCAGAACAACACCATACGATTAGGTCCAATCATGGCAGAGCTGTCATTAGCTTGCCGCGGCGGACCAACCAGCATCTCGACCGTGTTGTCGACGTCGTTACGCCGCTGATCGAGTACCGGGCAGTCTGCCTCTGCAATAAACTTTTCCCAGCCGTACTTTTCAATGGCCAGTCGCCGGGTTTCTTCGTTGCGGATCTGGAGAATCTGCGACGTGGTTAATTTGTGGGGCTCCATGACGATGCGCTTACCGCACTCGTCCATCTGGTGCCCGTCGTTAAACCACAGCCGCGTGCCGTCAGCCCACGACACAGCTGGGCCAGAAGCGTTATGCAGGTTGTCTTCGTCGTTCAGGCAAACCGTTGGCCGATCCGCGAGCACGATGCAAGACTTCTGGAACGTGACAAACGCCGTGCAGTGGTGAAACACTTCGTGCTCCCACGTCATCTCCGGGTCGTCGATCTTCAGGATGCGACACAGAATCTCGGCGTCGGCGGCCTTTGGAATCATACCCAGAAACACAGAGCCGTTGTCTTCTTCCTGCGTTTGCATCAAGTCATTGATATCAATAGCCCGGCGCAGGCTGTTGCTGGCGTGCAGCGTCGTGTTGCTGTCCCAGATAATCTGCCCCACCACCGGACGCAGTGCAAGCTCTGCCTTTTGCGTTACGCTGGTTACGGGCCGACCATCCCAGCCGCGCGACGTTTGAGACACGCCTTCAATACCGTAGTGGTCGTACAGCATGGACCGAAGGATCGGTACAACGAGCGACGTGTCGTTAGACCGGTAGGCCAGCTCTACAGCGTTGCTCTGATTAAACACGCGACTGCGCCACCAGCGCCGGTTCAGGCCGGTCGTACTTGCCGCGCTGTGCTCACGCGTCAGATACTCTTCGTGAATGGCGCGCAGCCACGTACGGATAAATTCGTTTTTGTTGGCGTGCCACCACTTGTTGGTGTCGGAGTTCCACTTGGAGAGATTGTCTCTGCGCAACGCGGACAGAAAGCCGTCGTCAATATCCAGCGTCTTGCACAGTTCCGCGGCGTCCTTTTTGTTCATACGCCCGCGGACAACCGTCGTTGCAATCGCCAGCGCAGCGGGCGATTTGACGACATGAAACGTCACGTCTTGATGCTTGTTGCGGTCGTAGCGAACTGCGCCAATGCCGTTTTTGTAGCCGGCGCGCAGATACTCCTTGGCTTTCTCAATATTGGGCGTGCCCTCGGTAAGCGTGTGCACCCAGCGTTCAAGCGTATTGCGGACAATCGTGCGATTTGCTTTTGAGATTTTGGACTTCATGTCAGGTTTACGTGGACGATCGGGTCAACAAAGCCACAGTCGATCATGTTGTTATTGATAACAATTTCGAACGTCTCGAACTGGTCGCAGGCGTCTTCCCAGCTTTTGGGAATTCGAATCACTTCTGCAAAATCGTCGCCGCCTACTAACTCGCGGCTATTGTCGTACCACTCGTCGTCTTCGTTCGGATTGCAGTACTGCGCGTAGACGACGTGCGAACCAGACTGCGCGGCGTCCAGATCTCGCGGAATGCCGTTGCTCATCAGGTAAATACCGCGGTCGTGCACGAACAGCAGACCCGGGCCGACTGGCGTGCGCTCGGTCGGCGGCGTCAGTCCGAGCTGTTCAAACTCGGCGTCCGTCATGTTTTCGTGCCCCATGTCAAACTCAGTGGCGGCACGGGCATGCACGATAATCCGCTTTAAATCAGCTGCTTTGAACCGGCAGATCGGCATCTTTTAACTCCAGTACTACAAAACCGACGGGGTTGTATTTGGTCAGCCGGGCCGCGTCGGTTTCGGCTTCGGTTTTATCGGTGTATACCTGCCCGGGTGTTACCCCGGCGGCGGCACACGTCGGCCCGCGGTATGCCCACGGGGCTGTGGCGCCTTCAAACGCCCGCGACGACTTCATGATGATGTACTTGGTCGGCATCAGCCAGCTCCTTCTCTAGGTTTTTACCGCGCCCAAACATCCACGCGTCGTTGTCGTTGGGCTTGATGCAGCGGAGCCAGTCAGCGAGGGTGGGTATGCGCCCAAGATCTTCGTTGACGTGCTGTTCGCCGATGTAGCGGACTGGCACAACGCGGCCGTCGCTGTTTGTGATCGTTTTGCCAAAGATCCTTTCTGATAAGAAAATACCTTCGGAGTGGTGCCGCAGCGCGCGGTGGCGAAAGTCGGCCATGTGCGCCTTGGATTCATCAAACCAGTCATGAATCGGCTGGTAGTCTTCTACGCAGCCGCCCCACTTGCGCACTGACGATAGCGCGTGGTGATAGGGATGGGCCATGTTACTCGTTTGTGTACATGTCTAAAGTCATTTGCAGGTCTTCGTGCGTAGCAGACCAATCGTGTTTGTCTTCAACTACAGACGCTGCATGCTCCCACGCGTCGTCGTCTTGTCGGCTAAACTGCAGCGCGTCCCACCACGCCAAAATAATGCTTTTTACGCCGCGGCTTTTTGCGTCTTTGAGGTTTTCAATTGCATCGTCAATAGTCATGTCACCACTCTTGCCGGCTTGTGTTGGTTTCGACAATGCGCTCGTTGTGCACAAGCTTGACTTTGCTTTTGAGTACGTCGATTTCAATGTCGCCGTAACTGCCTTCGTTAATCTCCCAGCCGCCGGGCAGCAGTTCAAAAAGCAGCTCGTAGAGCGCGTCGAGCTGTTCGGCCGTGATCAGCGGGTTAGGGTTGGCCCCTGTTGGAACAGCGTACATGCCTTTAAACTGCTCAAAGTACATGTAACGGCCGTTCGTATTTGAATCTATTGCGTCGCTATCGTGCGTTGTATACCTGTCTGCGAAACAGAACCGGGTGTCAGACAGGTCGCCGGAATCGCCGCTATTGTCGTACGTTGTTAAAACGCGCGTGACGCCGATCGCTGCAAGCAGCGGGCAAAACTCTTTAATCTTTTCGGCCGGGGGAAGGATTTTTTTGGTCTTAGCCATATGTCAGTAGGAGGCGTAAACGGTGCAGGGCTTTCCGGTTTGTCGTTCTTTCTCTTCTGCGAGCGCGACAAAATCTCTAAACGACTTGACCACGCGTTCGACGTGTTCGCTGTCTTCGCCGTATAGCCTACGCTGGCGTTCGCGCACTGCTTCTTCTACGGTCATAGGGCGCGTGTTGTCGCTCTGGATGCCGCCGCCGGATACGATTTCGGCGCCGGTGTCTTGAATCATACCGACGAGCATTTGCGCAAGCTGGTGACCTTCGCCAGTCATTGCGGGCTCAGTGACGTGCGTTAGCCGCTCGCGCATAATTTCAGCCGGGATCTGCGCGCGGCAGTCCTCAGCCTCGAATGCTTCGCGGACAAGGATGCGGGTGGCGTACGGCCCGCCGTGATAGGCTTCGCGCAGGTAACCCACGTTGCCCGACGTGATGGAGAAACCAGTTGCCTGCGCGCTTTTCTCCTCTTCTTCCATTCCGTCCCATTCCAGATAGATATCAATACCCATTACTTGCGTGCCTTTTGCTGCTTGAGTGCGGCGGTCCAGCCAGCTTTGTCGGTCTCGGCGGCCGCGATTGACGAGTTACTGCTTGTACCCAGCTTGACAATCTTTTTGTTGTCGCACTTACCGAGTCCGTCCGCAGTTAGCGCAATGCTCTCTGCCGTCTCGCGGTCCGGGGCCATAACTACGTATTGCGTGCTAGCACTCTGCGAAATGTCGATGTGGAAATAAGGCATGGTTGCTCCAGTTAAATGAGGAGGGCGCCGGGGCCGAAACCCCGACGCCCTCCATGGCGTCAAAAGTCGTTACCTAGGACCGGTAGTTCACCGGCAGCCGCAGCTGCCGCGGCAGGCACGGCCGGCACGGACAACCCGCACCGGAGCCGCCACGACGCGCACGGGCACTTCGACCACAGCGCGAGTGACGGTACGCGTCCGCTCAACCGTGCGGCCGAACAGACCAGCGCGGCACGAGCTGCGGGACGAGCTTTCCGTGCAGCAGGTGCCTTCGGCGCAGGCCGTGGCGGGCTCCGCAGCGATAGCCGGCGCAGCCGGTACAGGCTGCTTTAGCACGCTCTGCGGCTCACCGGCATCGCCAGCGAAAGCAACGGACGAAACGAACGCCAGAACCACCGCAACAAAACAAGACTTCATGTCAGTCTCCTTGAACTACCGAACGAATACCGCGACACGCGTCGCGGCAACCCACTCGGCTACACTACTTGTATAACCGCGTAGGATTTGATTGCAACCCCAAAAATCCACGTGGATTATGGGGAGTTTTGGCAAAATACGTAGCGCTATTCGCGAACTACGTGCACGTTGTACCAGCGCATTTTGTCGTTTAACCATTTCGCCTCGGCGGCGAGGGCGTCGGCTCGCGACTTAAACCCGTTGAACAGCGGACCGCCGACAGGCGCAAGATCCGCGATCCATTCGCCGGGTTTGGTCGCATCTGGTTCAACGTGGCTCGCGCGTTTGATATCCAATACGCCGAGCGCTTTCAAATCAATCTCTTCGCCGTAAAGGCACTGGGCTGCGCCGTTAGGCCGCACATAGATTTGCATGGGCGCCTCACATCGATATTAGACGGCGGGTCGGGACCAGTTCATTCATGTTTACAGGCGGCCGGGCGTTTGCGGCGGCTGGGGGTCGGTACAGGTTCTGCTGCCGCTGGTCTGCGCGCGACACATTAAACGCGTTGAACTGGTCGATCCGGTCGATAAACGTGTTGGCAAACAACGCCTGCTCATGTGTGTCAAGGCGCACGTATCGCCCGAGCGAGGAGTCGTGCTGCGGACGGAAAATGATATGACCACCAGCAACAACGCTGTGCCCGCAGAACGCGATGAGTGCGTTGATCTGGTCTGAGTTTGCGATGATCGCGTAGTCAACGACTTTGAGTCGCGACAACTCAACAGTTGGGTCATCGTCATGACGCGAGTAGATTGACACTTGCATTAGCTTGCTGCCAATCACCTGTGCTTTTCCGGCTACTGTTATGAAACCGCGCAACGACGAACTACTTACCTGCGCCTCGCCGCCAATGTAGGACATGCCCTCTATCGCCACTTGAATCGCGATTGCTCGACCCGCAATTCCGCTCTGTCCGCGAACGGTGCAACTGACAACGCGCGCCGAGTCACGAACAAACGTTTCGTCGTAAAGATTGGTAGATCCTGACACCGAGCCGCCGTACACGCGCGCGTTGCTCCACAGCTGGGAATCTTCGCTGACGAGGCCGCGGCCGCTAACGATAGCGTTATTTCGCACCCGCACGTTGTCGCGCACGACAGCGTTTCCGCATACATGCGAGCGGTCCATGACGCTGACTCGGCCCTCTACGGTGGCGTTGTGGTACACCTGCGCCCACTTAGTAACTAATACAGAATCAGCCACTTTTGCTGTGTCGGCTACCCAGCCGTTACCGTTTACATGTCGGTGCGCAAACACGCGACCGCGCCCGTCTTTGAAATCATGTTTGGACGCCCGCTTCTTTCTTGGTTTGACAGCGGGCGCCACGGCCGCCGGCGCGTCTAATACGCCGACGGCTTCGTCTTTCTGTTCCTCCATCACGACTCCATAGGAAGGACACGACGCCGCGGGGCGTTCGTGATCAGGTTGTCCAGCGCGGTCTTGACCTCACCCATCTGGTGGGTCAGATTCTGCCGCAAGTTGGTGTTTTTGCGCAGATCTTTCACGTCGACACCCGAAACAATGTCAGTCGCGCGCTGGATTAAGTTATCAAGCTGCGCATTGGATCGAACGTTCATGCTGCGGAAGTTATCGTAGAACTCTTTGAAGTTCTCGATAGCCGACGCCTTGAACGTCTTCTTGGTACCATCCGGCTCATCTGTCAGTCGCTCGATCAGGTGCGAGATCATGTCTTGCAGCTGCTCGGCAAACGCGTTCTCGGCCATGACCACAGCGGTCTCGAACCGGTGCTGTACGCGCTGCTGCTCCTGCTGGTACAGCTCGGGATTGAACGTCATGAGATAGTTTGGCGGGTCAACCGGCGGGTACTCCCACCGCAGGTCAAACACGCCCTCCAGCGACGCCGGGTAGTCGCTCGGGTTGTATAAATCGCCCAGCTTTTCGCGGGCGGCGACCTTGATTGCTTCGTACTCCAGCTGCAGGTTTGCAGCAGCAGCCACTAGCTGTTCTTTGTATTCGCGCATCCGTTCCTCAAACGCGCCGATGTCGGACTGTTTGATGAGGCGAACGCCTTCCTGCGGATACGGCAGCGTCATGGAACGCCAGTACGCCGAAGCCTGACTCTTGAGCGTGGTCAGTACGCGATAGGTCGTATTTTTTGTATCAATCAGGCGCTTAGACGCGGTGACCAGATCGGTAGCGGCGTGAAACGTGTCAGCTGCCTGCTTGGTCTGCGCGTCCGAAAGCTTGCGCTGCGTCCCTAGCCACGAGAACGACAGCTTGACCGCGCCCATCGTCTGGCGCAGCTCGCTAGCTGTCTGTTCAACTGTCGTGTTTTCTTCGGGCGTTGTGTCGGCTGTAGACATTCAGTCTCCTTCTTCGTCTGTGTCGAGTTCGTCTTCAATTGTTTGTTCCACCCACTCGTTAATTGCAAACGCTTTAATGAGATCTGGCGGTAATTTTGCCAGCTCATCAAAATTGCTTGGCACGCTAAACTCTGTAACTTTTCCGTTTTGGTAAATACCACAAAACCCTACGCCCGGCTCAAAGCAGTAGGCTGTGATATCAAAACCTTCAACGGTCCGCAGGTGGTTATAGAACTCAATTGGGGGCGACCACGCAGAATCAAATACCAGCGTGAGTCTTTTGGCTTGTGCCGGGAGCCGCCGCAACGGATGATCCTTCTCGCGCCCGACGTCCCACTTTGTTCCCCAATTACCGATCTGCCATTCGTACCAGTTTCTAGCTCCGTACAACTCAACGTTTTGTCGCTCTTGCGTTTCTAGTGCAAGCTGCGCCGCTGAGCCATCAGCTCCTGCGCGGCCGGCGACCGTTGCTTTTAACTCTTCTGGGCACGGCAGAAACGTGCCCATTAGACAACCACTGTTCCATGCACGCACTAACTTGTGCAATTGCTGCGGGTCGGTGTGTTTAAACGTAACTTTGTTGGCGCACCAGTTAGGCATTGTGTTGGCCCGCAATCCGCAGCTGCGGGGCAGTGACGCCCCGCAGCCGCAGTATTGCTAGCACTTAGCCCTTTGCCGGCGCGGCGACGCGACGGGGACGCTGACCGACGACGGCCGGCTTGCCAACACGCGTATAAATACCGCGGTTGTCAGCCGACAGGCAACGACCTTCGGCCCAGCCACGCAGACGCTCGATCTGCTCGGCAGACGTCACCGAAATCGGCACGACATTCTGCGCAGCTTCTACCAGCGGGATATCAAGCAGCGCAGCGAGCCTGCAGCACGACTTGATCTCGGCGCCGGTCCAGTTGGCGTCATCCGGCTTTTCCTGCGACTCATCCACGCCGAAGTGCTTCAGGTAAATATCCCAGATCGCGGCGCGCTGTTCAGCGCCGGGCAGATCCACGAAGAAGATACCGTCGAAGCGCTCGGCACGGGCGAACGGCGCCGGCAGTTGGCTGGCGTCGTTGCAGGTGCCGATGAAGAACACGTCGGACGTGTGGTCGTTGAGCCACGTCAGCAGCGTACCGAACAGGCGCGCCGAGACACCAGAGTCCGTCTGGCCAGAGCTTCCGACGCCGGCAAGACCCTTCTCGATCTCGTCGACGAACAGCACGCACGGGGCCATGGCGTCGACCTGCTTGAGCGCGCGCCGCATGTTACCCTCGGACTCGCCCACGAACTTGCCCATGAGCGAACCGAAATCCAGCATTACGGTCGGACGGCCGACCTCGTTGCCAAGTGCTTTGGCAAACTGCGACTTGCCGCAACCCGGAGGCGACAGCAGTAGCACGCCCTTGGGGCGCTTTTCTACGTTGGTCTCACCCTGACGCCGCATGGCGCGCAGGCAGAAACTCTTTAAGTTTTCGAGACCACCAAGGTTCTCGAAGTTAGCGTCGCCGCGGTACAGCGTCATAGTACCGCTCTTTTCGAGCGTCTGGGCCTTGATACCCCAGATCGTGTCCGGCGACAGTTTGTTATTGCGTACCAGCGACAGCGCAAAGGCGTTCTCCGCCTCCTGCCGCGTCAAGCCGCGCGAGGCGTCTACAACGGCGGCAACGTCCTGCTCCGTCGGTTTGGCGAACGGCGAGCCGTCCGGGAACAGCTCGTTGCAGACCGTGGTCAGCTGCGGGAGATCCGGCAGCTCGTGATGCACTACCGTGAACAGCTTCTCAACCTCGGGCTGCAGCTGCAGCACCGGCGCCACGATAATGATATGTTTGCCCTCGCCCTTGCCCTGCACCACGCGGTTGGCCAGAGCCTGCAGCACCTCGGGGTTGCCAAGGAAGCGGTGGAAGTTCTTCAGGACGAGCAGCATCGGCTGCTTGGGCTGCGGCTGGTCAAGAAACCGCAGCGCCTGAAGCGGGCCGGGAGCCGGAGCGGCACCCGAATACAGCTGGCGGTCGATGTCCCACACATCGAAACCCCATTCCTTCTCTTCAGTTACGCGGCGAATCGACGCAATCGCGTCATCGCACTCCTGTGATTCAACCCAGATGCCGGAGAAGCCGGCGCAAACCAGCTCCTTGATTTCTTTTTCGAGCGACACGTGTGACCCTTGGTTTTGTTTGGAAAAGACCCGCTATTGTCAGTTGCTTTCAGCGATCTGCTCATCATTTCTGGCGGCGTAAAACTCGCCTGTCAGCTGCTCATCAACCTTCGCGCCCAGCGCCTGCTCCAGCGCGCGGGTCGCATCCTGACAAGAGCTGCCCGTAAAGCCGCTCGTTTCGATCTTGGTGCCGCCCTTGGGGTCAACGATAATTTCGATGGTCTTCGACATGTTTAGAAACCTCCCGTCAGGCTGAGTTTGACCGAACCGTCCGGCAGCATCTCCTCGAACACCGAGTAGCCGCCCTTCTGCGCCTCATAGATCGCCTTCTCGACCGCGTACGCCTGCAGGAAATGATCCAGCTCTTCCTGCTTGCCCCACGCACCGTTGTAGTTGTCGTACGCCGCGGCGCCCGTCTCCGTGTTGAACACGGCCGGGAACTGCCACCCGGGAAGCTTTACGGCGAGACCGTCAGCCGACTGACCGGCAAACAGCACGTGATGCCCGGCCTTCGGGGCCTCAAGCCCGAGACGCTTGCAGGCCGCTTCAATCGCGGCGGCGTCTTTTACTTCCGTCTTGATCTGAACAATGTGAGACATGCTTAGCCTCTTCTGTCCTTTGTTTGGTTAGGGTAGTTCTTGAAGTGCACACACAATTGTGTTTTCGAATTGTTCCGGCAGGATGTAATCATTGCCGGCAAAGTATTCCAATACGGTGACCGCTGTTTTGCGGTCATATACATCTTTAAATGCGCGCGGACCACGGGGCGTGTCCAACCGGTAATCAGTGATGTCGTGAAGCGTCACGACTTCCGGTATAGCTAGTACGTCTTTGTATTTCGTACGTAGCGCATCCAGCTCATCAAGCGCCGTTAAGATCCGCTCGCGATCGTCAGAGTAAGAACTATCGCTCGCGTAAATATTCATCTGTAAGCAACAACCTCTGCTTTGGTCTCAACCCAGACATGAGCGCCACAAGAGAGCGGGGCATCTGGGGAGTAAACAACTTGCGACGCGCCGCGTATGTCGACGCTTTTCGCCGCGTATGTTTTATTTCGCCACTTGATTGTCAGCGGCGGGACGCGCAGGTTCTGACTTTTGTTGCTGCGAATTATGTGCTGGTTGACGTGTATACGTTTAATCGTCCCAGCCGGCATTGTCATTTCATCGGCGTCCCCCGGAAAACGCAGCGGAATGCGGGGTTCCAACAGGCAGACGTCTTCTGTCGCCATGGATAAAGATATTTATCTGCGTCGGTGCGGTCGTCCATGACCATCACCGGACGCGGATAAAAACAGGCTTACGCCACGACCGAGCGCAGCTTCTTGTGCTCAGTCAGGATCTCGTCGGCTTTGTCGTAGCAACCGTCGCAGGCCGCCAGAAACGCCGTCGCGGCCTTGAGCTGGTCCATCGGCAGCGTCGTCGAACCAGACAGGCTCTTGGCGACAGGGCGCTTCGGCGCCGCCTTCGCCGGCTCGTCCTTCCGCTTGTGCCGGGCAGCGTCCCGGGTGCGCTCTTCGCCGACCGCCACCGGGGTCCGCTTACCAGACGCAACGCCAGCCTTCTTCAGCAGCTGGCTGACCTGCGCCGGGCTAACCGTCACGCGCTTCTTGGCGAGCGCCGCCACGATGTCTACGCCGCGGAGCGAATCACCAGACTCCTGCCGACGCTCGATCTCCTCGCGGATGTGATCGGCGCCGCTCTTCTTCTCGGCCATATCCTTCACCTTCCCTTTTTGGGTCTTGGTCGCTTTGGGCGCCTCGACCGGGTCATCGTCTTCGTCGGTCTCCACAGTGGAGTCGACAGCCTCGTCAGAAACGTCGTCATCGCCCTCTTCGGGTTCGTACTCGGTTTCGTCGTCGTCATCGCCAGCAGCTTCTTCATCCGTCAGCTCTGCCGCTGTCTCGCGAACATCGTCGCCGCTTTCGTCTTCGTAGTCGTCGCCGGCATAAGCAGCCTCGTCGTCGACTACGTCTTCTTCAAGCTCGGCGTCGACATCAGCGTCAACATCTTCGTCGTCGTACTCGTCGGTCCGCATCCGTGTGACCTTCTCTTCCTTCTTTTCTTTGGGTGCCTTGCTGGTTGCGCCCGGCAGCGGTTTCCCCCACAGATTCGCCGGACTCACAAACTCTTCAGCCTTGGCCATGTTGTCCTCTCCTATAGCGCCGCGATCGAAACATATCGATCTCCCGTGCGGCTAAATGAAAAATACACTGCCGAAAACAAAAAGCAACTAACGTGCAAAATAGCCGTTATTTGCTGCTTTTGTATTTGGCCGGCACGTTGCCGTCTTTATCGCGCAGCATATCGGCGTTTAGCTCGGGCCATTTCTCTAACGAGTGAATAGCCCCGATGACATTCCACGCAGCGTGCCCGAGATGGTCTTCGCTGCGATCGCCGTTCAAGAAGTTGTAGATGTGCGCAATGGCGTGATTCAGCAGGTCCGCTACGGGCATGCCGTTCTCCCAGTTGTACGGACCAAATTTTTCGGCGCCTTCGTGATAGGTTTGAGCTAGCGCGCGCAAACCAATCGGCGAGATTAGATCGTAGCGCACGGCGTCGCAATCGGCACTGCGCACGGCGCCTGTGTTGTACTCGTGCCGTTCGTTGCTCATTTGCAGGGTCCTTCCGGTCTAAATGCAAAGTAGAATCGCGGATCATCGTTGAAGGCTACAGTTCCGCGCGCCCCGTCTGACTTGCGAATCACGTGGACGTATGGCGGATCAAAATGCGACACCTCAAACGTGTCCATGAGTTGTTCGCTATTCCAGACCTGCTCGTTGCACTGTCCTTCAAGAACTGCGCGTATCTCGTCTGGGCCCCGTAGCTCTAATTGTTCTTTGATAACATTGCGCAGCATTACGTGCCCAAGGTCATCTAACGGAACATCGGTTACGAGATCTTTAACTTTGTTGGGCATTGGTGTCGTCGGGTACAAGCTTGTCCAGTTCTTCTTTCTGTTGTCTGATTTGTTCTGCCACGTGTGCAGCATACTGGTCAAGCATTCGCAACTGGCCGACAAGATCCTTGTGCACGTCGACGCTAAACATCGACAAGCGCCGAAGCAGCATGAGCAGGCTGGCGGTAAACGGCGGTTCTTTGCTGCGCAGACTAAGTAAACCGGGCGGAGCATTTTCTGGCTGCGACGACCAGAGTGGCACCAGCGCAATGCCGTGCAGCTCCGGTACGGCGGCGAGCACCGTGTTGCAGAACTCTTCGCCGCGTCGCATGAACTCGACGTCAAATGGTAGGCGGTCAGATTGAATTTCAGTTTGCTGATCAGTTTGCTGCGGC